CCGATCCGGCCTCCGCTGCGGGTCCCGGGGGGTGGGGGGGTGTTTTTGGCGGGGGGGCACTAAATTGGCGCAAGGTTGCGCGTGTCGCTTGCCGCGGGCGTGCAGGGAGGCCGAAGCGGCGGCCGGAGCCGTGCAGAAACACGTACGTACGCACGCCAAACCAGTCCCCGCGACGACCCGCCGGCCCGAAACACGTCCGACCGGCCGGCCCGCCGCACGCCGCCGCGGAAACCGGTTCCGTGACTCACCGATCCCGGCCACGGCAAACACGCGCCACACTCGCTGCGCGGATAGACTAGGGTGGTAGGGCAAGTTTCCGGATGAGACTGTGGTGGTGACAGCGGGTAAGGAGGGCAAACGATGTGGGCGGCGTGCTGTGGAACGAAGGTGAGTGTGTGCTGGCGCGCGGCTGTGACTGCAGCTGTGTGCTGGCGAGGCCAAGCCGGCGGTAAGCCAGCCGGTGAGGCAGCGTTGCGTCACAGGCTCTGCCAGCGTTGAGTCACACCGTATGCCAGCTGTGAGTCCGAGAACGAACTGGAAGGAGACTGAAGGTGAGGGGAATGAACTGGGGGGAAGGAGCTGAGGGGAATGCACTGCGGAGAATGAACGGACAATGAACGGACAATGAACGCACTGCAAGGAGGAGAAAGGACGGGCCCCGGGGGGACGCGGAGGAGGGGGGCTATATAACGCCGCGCTCTTCGCGCTCGCATATGCGAAACTCCACTATGCTGAATGAACCCTCGATTTCAACAACACACATTCCCAGTGAGGGCGGACCCCTGGGATATCCTGTCTCCCGAGAAGACATGAAACGTGGCGGCACCGAATGGATCGAAGGCACCGACTACCCCGAAGACTGCTGGTGTATGTGGGGACGCTTCGGTACACTAAACCGCCGTCCGGTAGTCCGCCTACTACTCCAAAGACAACTAGAAGGCCGCTGCGACTGGAACGTGGTCCGCTGCAGAGGAATGGGCTTCCGCGCCACCGACAACGAGCACGGCATGGCCATCTGGCGTCAACACCTCGTCTTCCTGCTAGGCGGACACGGACAACGCGTACAGCTCGACCGACCATCGGCGGGCGAGGCCGAAGCCAGAGGACTCCTACCACGATTTCACCTCAAGCCACGCACAGACACTAACCACATTCCTCCCCTATGTGAACCCACCCCCGGGGGGTTTTACGAGGCCCGGATCACCTCAGATCTACCTCATACGAACACAACACACACTTCAAACACGCACGAACAACACACACAACCCGAACACAGCCCCTACCAAGACATGCGACCAGACTCGGAAACAGAGGAAGATAGCGACACAGACGGCTCCCATGCATACATGGAACTGATAGAAGACCAAGACGAAGACGTGCTGCTGGACCCCGACACGTTCTACGACGAAACGCCGACAGAAGAACACGAGACAAACAACACCAGGGAACGCCGCCTAGCAACCAGCGGACAAGGGGACGGACTATGGGGAACGCCGCTACACCGCCATGAGACACACAGCAACGACCACGAACGCCTCAGGGGATGGCGGTGGGCGAGAAGAGGAGAACGCGGAGCGTGGATGCCCGCGGAAACCTTCACTTGCCCACAAGGTCGCAGACCCTGGTAACCCAAACGTCAATAAAGATACTTTTTTTCCTGCTACACGATGACTCATGTCGTCTTTCAGTCCCTGCTTTGTTGACTTAGCTAACGCGACTCCATCCGGTCCCCTCCCCTCGCGTTCCTCCCGCGACCGCATGACTCACGCGATAACTAAACACACACAGACCAAAAAAAACCACACACACGCAGGTATTATTCAGTTCAATGATACTGCATGCAAACTTCTATTTTATTGCTAACAGCTACCTACTAATAAAGAAAGAGAAAGCGTATATCGGAGATATTAAGCAGAACGAATAATCCGTGCGACCGAGCTTGTGCTTCTTTATCTGCGAGGAGGCAAATATGAAAAAACAGGAACGAGAGGAACCGAGGTCTGGGAAGGACGGATAGAATAATAGCGCATTTTCCATACAGAGGTTGTTATTTTTGTGGATCCTAAGAGGTTTCAAGTGCAATTCTCAATGTTCTCACGCGAGAAGAGAGAGAAATGGTTCTATGCGAGGTACATCAAAGTTTACTTTTTCAAATAGCGAGATGTCATGACGGGAGAGTGTCTTCAGTGCAGAGCTGTCTTGATTCCTATATCCGAGTATCTATTTTCTTTTGTACGGACAGTCGCCGTCGTCCGCGATGACGATGGTACGGACGGGATAGAGTAAAAGAGAGTATTCTTCTTTCATGCGAGTACATCTCCACGGTGTATTATTCTTTTCCGGGCTGTCTCTAAGGTGTACTTTGATGCTGGAGTTTTCGCTGTGTTGATGTGAATAAATACTATGCAAAAAAAGTGATTATGCGATTATGCCGAGACAAGATTGCATTGGCTGAACTGTTTCAAACGCTTGAACTTATCAATAAACCTATATGTCCAATTTCTATCTGAGTCTTTTCATGTAAATGGTGATACGTGCGATCGAAAATGTATTCCATGTTTCCATCCTTTCATTTCAACTTTTAGGTTGCTTCGAGAGCGAAGAAGTGCGAGGATTGAAGGTTTCAGTGTTTTTTTTCCCTATCCTTTTTGTAGTCTTCAGCGTCTTCATCCTTATTTAGGATATTTCCATTGTCATTATCATCTCCCCGGAACGCCACTCGTGCGGGAGCGCCGTCACCGCCTCGCTGGCTGGCTGCTGCTACTGCAAAGGGACGACGGAGGTGAAGGATGCGTGGGGTTCCACGTTATACGTCATACACAAAAATCAGGCGGGAGTAACCAGAAAAATTGAAAAAACAACAAAAAAGCCGACGGCAGAAGCAATATCATCTGTATTTTACCTTCTTTTTTCTATAACCATATATACACATACTATCATGAAAAGCCGGGGTCGGCAGTCCAACGTTGCTGTAATGGGTGCCACGGAGATGAGCAAAAAGAATGATAATTGAACAAGAGGAAAAAATGATTCTTCATCGTCGTTGTTGGGATCACCATAAGCTCTATGATGATGCTGAATGCGTGATGGTTCCGAGTTTTGTTTTGTGTTTTTTTCTTTCCTTCTGATGCTGGACGGTAGAGAGAGAATAAAAATAAATTCATCATAAAAATAACAGGATGGCACGCTGCGTGGCGACAAGGGCAACAGCAACCCGAGCGGTGTGTGCGTGTTCGGTGATTGTTGTAGTTTGTCGGAACCGTTTCATCTTCTCTTTTCTTGAGTTCGATGATGTTTCTCGATATTCTTGTTTGGTGTCTGTTTCTCTTATAACTGTCAGTTTTATTCTTCCCTTTTTCTTTCTTTCGTCAACTTGATTTCTGCTTTTCTTTGGGTTTCTCGCCCGACGCCGGCATCCGGGGATGGGGCCACTCAGACCCCCGCCATGCCGACGCCGAGGGCACAGGCTGCTTCTTCTTGTAGTCGTGTGGTTGTCCTCGATCTTGAATGCGGATCAAGTTAAAAAGACTAAGGAATAATAATAGTGCTAGTTGTCTTTTAATATTAAGTAGTAGTAGTTTTGATAATAAATTCATTATTTACGTGAGATTCTTGCATGTTTATCGAAGGATGTTGTTGTTCTCTAGCGTGCCACGGCCGCCGCCGTCTGCCTCGGCGGCCGGGACCCTCGTCGGATGCTGACGCGGGATATAAAAGGGCGGAGGAAGGAAAAGAAAAATATGTACAAGGCGACATCGCGCCGGGATGGAGCGAGCCCTGATGTTGCTGCTTTAGTTATGAGTGGAGCACCCGTGACTCCTAATTCCAAGATGATTTAAAAACCTGGATGAGGAAGATGGTGTTCAGATTTGTTTTTGGAAAAAAAGAATATTTTTGCTGCGGGCTTGAGTGCACCCGGAACGATGTTTGTTCGATCGTTATTTATGTCTCTGTATAGCTTGTTTCATTCTTCTGACTCTTCTTTTATTACACGCGGAGGGGAAGGATCAGCAAAAAAATAAAGAGGTGGGTCAAAAAAGAACCGATAAAATGAAATCCAAAAACGGGAATATGAAATCTTACCCGAGGGCGAACCAAATTCAAAGAAAAAAGTGAAAGGGGAAGGAATAGGGTGGGATACGGGAGCGGGCCGGCGGCTCTCCCCTTCCCCAGGACCAGCCTACGAGGAAGGGGACATGGGAGCCAGGTGAAAGGAAAGGGGGTTTGAAGCCGGCCCCGGGAGGAGGACCGAGACGGGGAGGAGGACGAGAAGGACGGCGGAGCCGACGAGCGACGCCGAACGACGACAAGGCAGAGGGACGGCCGGGGGCTCGACCGTCCATGCCTGGCGCCACCGCCGCCGGCGGTTCGCTCATCGCGGCCCGCGTCCCGCTCGCTCACTCACCCGCTCGTGGACCTCCTCCTCCCGGCTTTCGCGACTCCCGGAGAACGCCCGAGGCGATCTGAAGGCACCGCCTGCGGCCCCCGATCTTTTATCGTCCTCCCCCGTCCGGGCCCCGATGAGTAAGCGGAAAAACGGCGATCACGCGCAGGGTCCCCGGGGAGTCACTACGGCCGGGGCACACGCCGGCCTCCGGTTTGCTAACGGGCCGCGCGGGGGAACATGACCTCACCCGCTCCGTCGGCTTTCCTGCCACCCCACCCATCGTCCGCTAGGTCCCGCCGGCGACGTCGCGCGGTCCCCCCCGTCCCGTCCCGAAACAGTCAAGAGACACACACAAAACACACGGGCCGACACCGGGTTGAACTGTGATTAAAGCTTTCATCAGGTTTATTTTGGCTGCTGCTAGTCTTTTGCTTCAAAAATCTGAGACTGGATAAATACGTATCATCAACAAACGGGATAATAGGAAGAAGTTCTGAGCCCCCCAGGGAGAGACAAAAGAATCGAAAAATTTACAAAAATATCATAACAGGAGAAAGAGGATATCTGGTGTATACTGAAATGCTGCTGGTTCATAAAGGTACTTAATGATGCTATTACATCAAGATGGTCTTATTCGCTGGTTCCTAAGATCATGATGTTTCTGTTACGATGGTTGACTGGTTCATGAGATTCTGCTGTTAAGTATGATGGTTTCGCTGGTTCATTCTAAGATTGTACTGTGTTTGCGATGGTCGTCGTCTCTTGCTGGCATCTCTCGGCTGCTTAGTGTTTTCTTGGTACAAAAAATAGTGATTTCTAAAGCATGATTCTTTTTAAATGTCCGATACCGCGGTGTCGAACAGGAAGAGAAGTTTCTCGGGGTCGGTTCTCTGTCTGCTGTCGACGGGTCAGAGGTAACGGCGACAGTGGTCGTAACGGTCGTGGTAGTGTAATGTAGTAGTAGTCCATGATCATCTTCAAAACTCTTTTGTGTCTTGTGACATCCGAAGAAAACGTATCAAAAAGGTATCTAGGTGTAGCAGGTATCAAAAGAATCGTGATATAAAAAAGCTGTCGAGAAGTACAAACAATAATAAATTACCCCGTTCCCCCCTTAGATCTGGCCGTCTCGGCAGGAGTAGCAGCAGCGACGGTGACGGCAGCCGGCGCGGCCGCCGCCATCGTTGTTCCGTCCGTCGCTGTCATCACCGGCCGTGTATTCCTTCACCACCCAGAGCCACATGAGGATCCCGTCGCGGGAACGGACCCACATGGCGGCGGAGGGTGGGGGGTCGAGACACGGGCGCCCGTCCGCGGGGAACGGGCGCCGTCACCGGGGTTATGTGTACGGCCCGGGCACGGCGCGTGTCATGGTCATGACGAGAAAGATGACGGGATGACGGACGGCCTCATGAGAGGAGTACGGCCTCCGAGACCTAGGGGTGGTGCCGGGTCCCGGCGACCGGGGCCCTTTTATGCGATCCGGGCGCGGGCACAGGAAACGATGAGTCAGCGGGGAGAGAAGGTTCGGGAGGTCCGCGTGACCTGACGGACCCGAGACACTTACGTTTTGCTAAGCGCATCTCATCCGAACACGACGCCGATGCCCACGCTATCGCCGTCCCCGTCGTCGTCTTCGTCATCGCTGTCGTCGTCGTACCACTCGCTCTCGGGCGGTAGCGGGTCGACGAAGGGAATGCGACGGCCGGTGCGGCGGCGTTCCGCCACGGCTATCTGGTTGTGATAGTTCAGGAACAGCACCAGAAGCCCCAGGAAGAGCAGCAACCCCTGGCGGGGCCAGGCGCAGAACGAGACGATCTGCGGCAAGTGACTGTGCGGCATGACGGCGGTCCGAATGGAGACCGGCGCTCCCGCGGACGCCGAGACTATAGAAAGATGACGTAGGTGAAGATCCACAGAGCGACGGCCAGTCCGGTGATAATGATCATGAGACTGAGGATAACGCGCGCCAGATCCGGATCCCAGAGGGGCCGGTCGGGGTCGCGGAGGGGCGCCGCAGCTACCGCGGCGGCGACGGGTCTTGCCGCCTCGGGACGCTCATTGACGGTCATGACGGCCGAGAAACACCGGCACGACCAGGGCATGGCGTGGGATCGTGAGAGTGTGACGGTGTTTTGAGTTAGAGCTAGCGGGTACCGGAAGCTTTTCACGGACTACTACACCGAGTTCCAGGGTAACGTAGGGTAAAGGGATCAGAGTGATGGGGCGCGGGGCCAAGTAACGTGTACGGTGCTTGTGTGACACGGTGTTTTAATATGAGGTACGTGACTCTGTGTTCCACTTTGCTTCTACTAGCAATAGGCGCTACGGCGATCCACAACGATGTTTGCACTTCTCTGGACGGGCAAACACGGCTACTGTGTAAATGTAACAGGTGGAATAACAATAGCAATCCTAAACCCACAGCTACAAGTGGCACTCACATCACATGTCTCGCTAACTGCACCTGCAAAAGATACACAGAGCCCCTGCCGCTCATTTCCGTGTTAGGCATCTACTCGGCCTGGGGCGCGGGTTCCTTCATCGCCACACTGATCATCCTGCTGGTCATCTTCTTCGTCATCTACTCGCGGGAAAGACCGGCAGACGACGATAATGGAACGGTAGAAGATCCTTTCCTGGCTTACCGCGACCTAACGCGAAAGAAACTGGACAGCCACGCCAGTAAAAAGCAAAACATCTACGAGCGGATTCCATACCGCCCATGTCGACAACTCAGGGACGACGAGCCGCCGCTAATCACAAACGCGGAGGACGACGACGAGGAAGAGGACAACTTTTGATCCGGACATCATGAAGCGGGACGCCCTCACGCTGAAGTACGTCGTCTCCACGGCGTTCTGCATACTATCATCCGCGAAACCTACCCCAACCACGGACGCACTAGGCCCCCTACGATTACGCGACACCTACACCACCTGCGAAACGAGGAACAGGACCCTGGCCTCGCGGCTCAACACCACAGGTCACTCCGTCTCCTGGGTACGTTACGCCCTGCCCGGCCACAAACCCACGCAAACGATGCCCCTGTGTTCCATCACGGACGCGGCGCACAGCACCACGCGGGACGTGCGAAAAGCCCGTTTCATCTGCACGCGACATTCGATGACGCTGTATAATGTGACGGTGGAAGACATGGGTATGTACGTGCTAACGGACGAATACACCGGTGACGCGGAATCCTTCTACTTCTTCATATTTTCCAGAGCCGTGTGCGAAGCCTATGCTACGCGCTGCGCCTTCTGGAAATACCTGGACAATAGATGCCAGACGCTGAAGCCGGCGGGCACGAACCCGCCCCCCAACGATTTAAGGGACTGGTGGTTAAACATCTCGATCCATTGCGCCTGGATCGCCGGACTGCTGATCATTGTGGCTTCGCTAGTGGGATTTTTGCTGAGATTACGGCGTGTCGGGGTGCAGAACGCCTACCGAAGACTATCGAATCGCGATACAGAGCCTCTGTTGCAGTTCGACGCATATTCGGAGTGAGTACAAAGGGACTTAAACTGATACACAGTGTGAAGATCATGTCTGAAACCTGCTCTGTTGCAACTACGTTATTGTTAGTGCTAGCTCTATCACAACTAACTGAAGAAGATAATACCACCAATTCTTCTGTTAACACATCCACAAATGATAGTAATATATCATTCACTACCACATCTAGTCCTAAAGCAACATCTACATCTCCAACACCATCATTCACTCCTAATCTGACAACCAGCACCGAATATCTAAATTCTACGGTAAACAGTACACACACTCCAACATTAACTACCACGTTACCCACAAGCACCACATCAACACATTCTTTCCAAAATACTACCATAACTGAGTATAGCACAACTTACAATCTATGTAACACCACGGAAACCGTCAGCAGCAACTCTACAGAAAGTATTACCGCAACATCATCGTGCAATACAGCAAATACAACATTTGACAATACTACAATATCAACGGCCATTCAAACAACTACTACCGAAATTGTTATTAAAGCTGTATGGACCACTGTACACGGCAAAGAAAGTGAAAATGTAACTTTGCACGTCAACTCAACCTTCCAAAACTGCACTCGCACAGTTTGGAACCATCCTTACAATATCACAATCCACAAAATGAGGAAAGAAAATAAGCCACATACACTCTGCGAAGCCAGCTCTGGACACTCCGTGAAGCATAATCACCATAAACTATGTCTGCAATGTACACCAAAAAACCTAACTTTGTTTGACTTGATGGTAAATCATTCTGGAAAATACATAGCAGAATGCGATGACGGTCAAAATCATGCTCAACAAGGCTTTATACTAACGGTAAATGCCACCCACATAACCAATTACACTAGAGTTTGTCAACCGGATAAAGATACAGTTACCACCAGACCCATTAGTACGCACTTGTTTAACCAAAATTACTCGTATCAAGGACACTATCCAGGAGCTTCTGCCAATTCACACCGCGGTGCTATGGCTGTCGGACTATTCCTTATGGCATGCGTGCTCTTATTCTTCGCTAGACGTGTATACAAGAAAAAATACCGTCCATTGAGAGACGACGTTAGTGAATCCGAATTCGTGGTAAGGTATACGCCAGAACACGAAGACTAACGTTTCCGGACAGAGGATGATAAGGAGCAAGAGAAATCTATCTAACATGGGAGTCCAAACACGTCTGTGGCTGCACGAATGCCCGTACACGGGAGTACAGCATGGTCGATCACTTCGCGATTACTTGGACGTTGGTGTTCTTAACACTGGCATCAGGAACAGTGACTTCTTCATGTCATACGAGTCACTCCGTAAGCAGTACTACCGTCGCTACTACTAGTTCGACTCCCTCAGTTAATACGACGAACTCTGCCGATACGAGTAACACGTCCACCACAGAAAGCAGTACTACTTCTATAACATCTACATCGAATACAACTTCTACGAGTCTCACTACTGGGACATCTGCCGTTTCTTCCGCCTCAACCACATCAAAACCAACAACGCCATCTACCACTATTCAGAGCACTACCACTACTAAGACCACCACCGTCATCACTAGCACCTCTACAGTACCTGCGAGTCCCACTAACACTACAAAATTTGAATGTGATACCGCAACAACTAAGACGTGGATTAATATCACAGCGAAAGTTGGTGACAATGTAACGTTTCCAGCCTGTAATACGAGCGGCAAATACCATACCGCCAGATGGACTAAGGTGGTAAATACAAAAGAAACAGACCTATGCCTCTTTGGGCCGGATTATTACTCCACGTCACCACAAGCCGGTATATGTTTCAAATGTCATTGGCAGAGTATGACTATTTATGATGTGACGACCGAGAATGCTGGAAATTATATCGTCAGAGTTCATGGTGATGGCAATCACCATTATGATAAAGGTTACCGTTTACAAGTGACGTCCAACCACACCACGGGAACGAACCGAAAAAAATGTCCCAATGACTTCACTTCGTACACTCCAGATCATGACAAAAACAAAGAGACGAAAACCATTGAAAATGAATTTGGAATGAACTATGATCAACCTACTTTTCCTATGGGTATGCATGCCATCTGGGCGGCAGTGGTAGTGATCGTAGCATTACTGGCATTGTACATGGGCAGCCGCAGCAGCGTGACCATTGTCAAGGGCGGCAAACCGCGCTACAAGAAGCTATCTAACAAGGATCCGGACGAGTATTGGGCCTCTCCCTAGCGCGCGTCAGTGTCTATGTATAATAAAGATATATTTTGTCCCAGAAAAAGTCTCCCGATGTGATTTTATTGTCCTGTACATACACCGTTTTAATGACACGGGGAGGGGGGAAGGACAGACACGAAAAGTCCTCAGAAGAAGTTGTCACGCAGGAGTTTGATCCACATCAGAACCCAGACGACCACCGTCACGTAGAATATTCCCCGCAACACCCGGAAACTATAATAAGCGTGCGAGGCGTTGAAGCTACCGAACGACGGTAGATCGAGATCCTCAACTATAAGGATGGATACCGCGTCGCCCCGCATCTCAAAAACCGCGTGTCGGCGGTTGTCCGCGGCACGTGCGTTTTCGAACTCGGGGACGGGGATAACGGAGCATGCGCCGGCGGGGATGGCGTGGCCCCCCAGGCGGCGCGACATTCAAGTATGGACTGCTAGTGGTGCTGACGTCGTGGGTGTCAGTAATCGGCGGCATCCACTACGGGGCTTACGATCACCACGTAGACAGGAGGGTGATTAAGTCCGGGGATAACGTAACGTTGACGTCCCCGTTCTACCACCTGGGGTCCAACTTCTGGTACAAACGCAACGCCACCGGCACGTACCCCGTGTGTTACTCCGTCAAGACAATATACACGTTTCCGGTGGACGTACGGGTGGAGTGTAAGCACCACATGAACATCACGATCTTCAATTTCACCGAAGACGGCTGGGGCATCTACTCTCTGGTGACCGAGAGCCCGTTCCTGAACGATAATAAGCACTATACCGCGGAGTTCTACGTAACGATCGACACGCGTAACAACGGCACGGAGGAAGAACTGGACTACGACTATGATGACTATGGGTCAGGTTTCGGATCAGGTTTGGGATTGGAGTCGTCTGGATTAGGATTGGAGTCTGGATCAGGAAACGAGGAAACGTCAGGGTCCGGAGATGAAATACAAAACGGGTTCCTAATTACTTACTAAGTAGGGTGTCACATGGGACACATGCGGGTATAAATAAAACCCGAGCCACCAAAATAGTACCACACACCTCAGCTACAACAGCAGCCGAGGATGATCCCGGTGAGGCAGCACCTGTCTTCAGAGCCGTCGCGCCTCACGTCCACGTACATACCACCGTGAACGATGACGGCGAACGTCGAGCCCGCGTTGGGGCATATCACGCTACTGTACAGCTCTGCACTAAGCACTTTATACTCTCACCGGCACGTTCGACGTCGCTTCCACACCGTCTAATCACGTAACCCGCCCACGCCATGTGTCTACTACAACCCCGTCACCATGAGCCTATATAGTTTCTTCTGAATGTTGAGCGTCATCGTACCGACGCCGACATGTTTCTAGGCTACTCGTACGACTTTATGCGATTCGGCTTCGCTCTATGTCGCGCACCCGGGCATTACCAGACGTCTGTGACTACTCTTGTTCTCCTCACATGTGCTGTTTCGTCTTCCCTCACCGCAAGCACCTCCGCGGCCCGCGGGTCCACTGGCGGGTATCGCAATCTCACCCAACGCGCCAACCTATCGTCGCCCGATACCCCGACTACAAGTACCCTGCCCAGACAGATAGCTGCACCACCGGCTCATTCCTCGTCCGGCCTCTTCGAGCAGTTCTACCACGGTTTGGCCATCCACGCCGCCTGGGTGACTGCCTTCGTCCTCGTGGGGTTCCTGATTTTCTTCGCCAACGTCTTCCATGTGCCACAGACCATCCACGGCTGGTATCGGGACCTGCGAGATCACCGCACGCTCTTCGGCCGCAGATATCAACGCCTTGTCAACAGTTAGCTAGTGTTTTGTGTTAGCGCCGCTTTGACGCCGTGTTTTGTGTGTATCCCAAGTCAGAGAGCCTGAAACTCGGGGGGAGGGAGCTGTATCTGTGTACCGCATGCTTCGAAGGGAGGGGAACGCTCGGGACTCTTTGCGGTAACTGTTTGAAGACACGCTCACACACCTCTATTAATCGGACACTCGGGTATTTTTGTGTATAATCATGCCGCCGCCGCGCTCCTTCGGGTGCGGCGGCCTTAATAAAGTGTGGATTTGTAGCTGCCTACTGATCCTGGTCTTGGTGGTTTGCGCGCCGCGGGGTTCTCCTCACTGGAGTCGGGTTCGACGGCAGACCTCACTCTCGCTGCCGAGCTGCAGTCCGGTGAACTGCACGGTCGGTGGAGACGTCTCCCTGAACTCCACCATACCCGTCGCGTGCAACTCCACGGAGTGGGGCCGCTACTATAACAGCAGCTTCTGGGTGCCGTTGTGCCAACTATGGGGCGGTCATATGAGGCTGTCGGGGCAGAATCTGCGTCTATCGCTGACCTGCTCGCGGCAACACCTGACGCTGCATAGTACCTCTGACGGGTATACGGGTACGTACTATCAGGTGGGAAATAACTGTCCTCATCACCACGAGATCATGAAGACGTGTTTCAACCTCACCGTGCTGGCCAAACCGACCACCACGGCGGCACCCACCACGACCAGCGTACCTACCCCGACGCTGATTTTGACTACCCGAAACACCGTGATAGTGGGCGTGTCTTTCCCGGCTAACACCGTACTGAGCAGTACGTGGACCACGACCGCGGGTAACGCGAGCGTTGCCAACGGTATGTTCTATCGGCAGTACCAACCATTGTCGTTGGCCCAGACGCACCGAACCGCTCCGCTTAACGCCACCGACAATGCCGAAGACGTGGCCAACCTGGTGGCCACCTACGCCAGTTGGGGGCTCGTGTTGTTATTACTCGCCACCGTGTTGGTGCTTTTCGACCTGGGACTACCACAGACAGCCTGGCGCTGGTGGCGGGACCAGGGCCGGGAGGAGCAACATCTGCTGCTGTAAGGGGGAGGGAAAATGGTCGGGGGAGACTGTTTGAACGTGACTTTTTTATAACCGCAACGTCGCAAATACGATGGCCGCCGACCCTCATACGACGCTGTCGATGTTGTCTGGTTTATGCAATAAAGCACTCTGGCTCTCCATCTGCCTGCTTATCGTCGCGTTTCTTCTCGCGTCATCATCAACAACGACTATGGTGTACGTCTCAGGACCTCCCGGACGGCCGCTGTCACTGCACGCCAACTTCACCCAGGACGACGACGTACACTGGTACCGCCTGAAAGGGAACGAGACGGTATCGCTGTGTAGCTGTATGGTGGGTGACGGCGTCTTCATAGCCAGATCCAACATGAGCCTGGGCTGCCTGCCGTGGCAACTAATCCTGTTCAACATGACGGTGAACGACGGGGGCCTGTACTACGTGAACGGGACTAATGGAACTACGCGAACGTCTACCACCGTGTGGTTCAACGTGACAATAGGACTACAGTTCGCTCCGAAAACGACGAAACCGCCGAAGAAAACGACAAATAAGAGAGCTAAACTCTCCGAGAGAACGGGCATGAGCCTGTTCCGCTACGCGCGCGACTTGGATTCGGTGCGCAGAAAGGACGACGACAACAATATCCACCTGGGTCTGGTGGGTGCCGGGCTCTTCGTAGCCCTGGTGATCGTGTGCCTCATGGGGTGGTTGAAGATCTTGTGCACGCACTGAACAGTTTACGGGGAACTAGACAATAAAACACAGAAAGCCCCGGTCTGTGTATATACGTGGTATTTTGATAAGAATACCGTATGAATTTCACAGGGAGGGATTGTGATGAATGTGACCGGTCAACCCCCCTCTTCCCCTCCGTTTCCGGGGCCGTCGGAAAGCACCTGGAATGTGACGACCGGAGGGGAGGATGGGGGTGAACGTTCTGTCACGACCACGACCGTAGCGGTCTCGACGAGACCGACGACCTTGAGCGGTAAGACAAATGCCAGTACGAGCACGGCGACAAGTACCGCGCCCGTGACTACGACGAGGACGACTACGAGAGTACGGACAACGCGTACAAATAGCACGAGCGGTGTAACCACGAGGACGACGACGACTACGGTCCGTCCGCAGCCGGATTGCTTGCTCAGAACACAGCTATCGTACCACCACACCGTACAAGCGCAACCTCAGAAGATCGCCGTTCACTACACTTGGCTGATACTGCTGATCTTATTTATCGTTCTAGTGATACTGTTTTGCCTACGTATCCCACAGAAACTGTACGATAAGTGGCGGAACAGGCGTCGGTACGGGCAAGTATACGTGGTAGACACGGAACTGTGACCAGTCCGGTTAATCATAGTAATGTTTTATACCTTTTCTGTATTAACTTATGTGTGTAATAAATTGCACGAAGTACCACGAGAGGTAGAATGTAATAAGGTTACGGGATACATCGGTCAAAATGTTAGTCTAAAGTCCATTACCCATGTCTGGAGCAACTCCACGTGGTCTGTACATACGGTATCTAGCCTGTATATGATGTGTGAACGGGAATCTAATGATGCCCCTTTTAATTTTTACAATGTCACCGATATTCAATTTAACTGTACAGAAGAAGAGTTACTGCTTCTGGAGCTTACGACGCAATATACCGCGGTGTACTACTATAGAGGATACGATACAGTACCACGGCCTTGTATGCTATATAGCACATGCTACAATGTCACTGTGAAAAACCGTACCTATGAAGCGGAAAAACATACATTTGCTTCTAGCATCTGGATTCCACCGGTAGCTGTAGTGACGTTGATCATTTTGTTATCAGTTATCAAAATTCCTCAAAGAATATGGGAAGAATGGATGCAGTACAGGTACAGGGATACAGTTTATACCTAGAGCGGTAACAGGTGTCTACGGTGATTTTTTTTTCACTGTTTGACTAACCTAAACGAAAACATGGCTCGGTGTACGGTTTCGATACCGATACCTAGATTATGCCGTTCGGCAGTTACATAGTCAATTGTGGCTTTTTGACCTGGTTCGTCTTGAGTGCTGTGTTCAAGTATGAATTTTCCGAAGCCTGTGAAGAACATACAACGTACGAAACACATCCTCTATTGCTTGGTGGTAAACCATTACTCGGCGCGCATCAAACAGCCTACTGGTATAAACATAAATGTGATTCGATGACGTCTAGTAACGACAAATTGACTCCACTTTGTTACTATCCGCCACGAAATTCCAAGGGAAAGTTAGACGAATCGGCGGAAAATACCTTCATTAATTACTTATGTTCTAACAGCACACTTATAATCGCTAGGCTGAATCTCACGGATGCTGGAGAATATTGCAGAAAAAAGAATTCCACGAGACACGATTCATGGCCCACGATGTCGTGTTATCGTGTGATTGTGAGACCGATCACCAAGACCACGAGTAAAAAACCAGAGAGCGGACCAACACGGGTAAAAAGGACTACGTACGATAACTATAGTGTGACACTGTTGGAAGAACCATTACTCTTCCAGACGCATCGAAGCACTCAGAATGCACATATCGCCTGGCTCTTCATTGCTGTCGTTATTATCGTGGTCATTATCTTGTTTTTCTTTAAGATACCTCAGAAACTCTTTGATAAATGGAAGTTGCATAAATCGTACGCGAAAACCGGCCACTTCAGCGCGTTTCATTGAATACTACAACGGACGCTTAGTTTCGTTTTCAAAGTCACTGTTTGAAGACCGAAGATGTATTGGCAACACCTGATAGCATGTCGCAATCACACCGTGTACGATGTGCCATCGGCGCCTGGAATGGTTCTGCAAAACGTCGTTCTACGCGGCGATGATATGCGTCTTCGTAACAAGCACGGATCTCCAGAACGCGTGTGTAGAAGAAAAAGCCCGACAAGGCAGTAATGTGACTTTTGATGCGATACGATATTCCGGTAAGAACCAGTCCACGTACTGGTTTAGAGGCTCGCGGTACAATGCTGATATGATGTGTAACTTCACGGGTAACTTGACAGTACATTCTACAGAAATACGCCTAAACTATACCTGTCAGAGAAATTTTAGTCTCACGCTCATTAACGTTACGAGCGAGTATAGTAACAAGTACTATACCAGAACGACAGTACGTTCCACTAGTACTAATTCGTGGAGTTTTGACACATGTTTTAAACTTACGGTTACCATCGTTAAACCGCCAAAGCCTAAGAGGACGACTACTCTAAAGAGGCCACAAGAGCCGGTAACTAAGCCTAAAACGACGTACGTCGACAGGTACTACGACGGTTTCGGAGCCACAATAGCGGTCAGTCCGGGAATAGTCAGTTCGCAACGACAAAGCGCTACGACCATCTCCATCTGGATCTGTCTGATTTCGATCGTGGTTATCGTCGTCATTCTCTTCTACTTTCGAATTCCACAGAAGCTGCTGCTCCCCTTCATGTGTCCGCGTCCTAAGGACGAGACTCTGATGATACCGCAGACCGAATTGTAACCGCGGGTCCTAGGAAATGACCGCAGGAAATCCCCGGCGACAGTCGACTCAGCGCGAGTCACCGTGACGGGGGCGTCTGGCCACCATATTTGAAGCTCCACGGGCTTTTTAAGCGAGAAAGCTGCGCCTGCGAGGCGACCGGGGAGGACGGAGGATGGTGGTGGTGTCCAGAGGCCTGACTTCTTACTATCTCATCCCGCTGCTGCTCTGCAAAGTCCCACCGCTCCTCCTGACCTGGCCCGACTCGGCCCACGGCCTGGACATCGTCGACGAGGAACTCTCGCACGACTACGAGGAGATCTCCGTGGTGCGCTTCGCCATGCAGCAGGTCGGTTTTCAGATGCTGCCGGCGCCCATTATGGGGCGCAGATCCGAGATCGATGAGGACCGACCGTCCTCGCCGGCGCAGGCGGACGTCTACGACGTGCGTTCCCCGCGGCCGCCTCGACCCCCTCGGCCGCGCCTCCAATCACCGTATCATCACCAGGAACGACCGCCGTTACCGTCGGGGATTCGCTGGCAGCACGAAGAGCTGCAGTTTCTGCTGCAGTATCGACAGCAGGAGCTGCTGCAACAGCGGGAAGAGGAGCGACGACAACGGCAGCACCAGCAGCGCCGACGATACCGCTGGCGGCGACCCACGTTCCCGCCACCGGACCCGCCGTCGTACCCGGCGAGGTCGTCGATCCTGCCGGCGCGCTTCGCCCGACCCTCCCTGGCCAACGGGGCCGAACAATTAAACGCACGTCGGGGCTATGGCGAGAGAAGAGCGTCGCCGTCGCGCGGTATGGCAAGCGAGCCGGCGTCTTCGGTGGAAGAGGAGCAGTATCGGCGTGTCGTGGGTAACGTGACGCGACGGAGACATCATCCCCAGCACCGTTCTTACAGACGGCGCAACGCGCTGGTGGCCAACGGCCGAGACTCGTTGCTACTGGCGCGACTTAGGATCAATCACCAACGCCAGACCCGTTTCACAGGTTATCGCTGCCGTTACTTCGGCAGAAACCGCGGCAGCGCTCGGAGGAGAGACGACGGCACCGGTAGCGGCGCCGCCGGTCACGGCGGTTCCCGGCCCGGCGGCGCGGGATTCAGCCAGTTGCGCGAACGCATCGTCACCGATCTGCAGCTGTTCCGCCTTCGTTGCCACGGCTGGACGCGCCAGGCGTCGCGGCGTATACGAACCCGCTGGGAGGAAGAGAACACCGTGATGAGCGATGCGGCCTCCAGACTGCGGGCGTGGTTCTCGCGGAGGACCACATACTGGCAACGCACGTGGGTGCCGGGGGAGAACCCGTCGGCCGAGGCCGGGGAACTGGCCGTACCGCCGGCGGCGGACGGTCAGGTGAAGGAAACATCGCAACAGTCTATGACAGTCACGACAGAAGGAGAAAGGGAACAGAAAACTGAGCAGCGTGTGGAGAAGGCAGCCAAGGGGGGAGAGGAAACGATAGAGAAGGTGGAGACAGACGAGACGAGAGTGGCAGAGGAGACGAAGGTAGTAGAGGAGGTGCAAGTGGTGGAGGAAGAAGAGAACGTGGTAGTAGAGGAGACAGGAAGAGAAGAGAGAGATCGGGACGAGGACGCTATGATTATCCCGTGGGGGGAATGGTGGGACGAGGACCTGTTATCGGACCTGGAGACGACGGCCGCGGGGACGGAGGAGGTAGCGGTGGAAAAAGAGGAAGAGACAACAAAAGGAGCAGATGCTGACACGACGACGGTGACCGCTTCGGAAACCACAGACGATGTGATTCAAACAAATGAACTACCGTGTGAACTCAATAACGCCGAGGAGATCTCCTCGGGACGAGCGGTGGTGGGGACCTGCCCGCGACGGGAGGGCCCGCACCGCAGTTTCTTTCGCCTGTGCTTGGGACTGTGGGCCTCGAGCCATCTGGCTCGTAGGGCGATTTCGGTTTCCTAACGAATCAATGATGAACTGGTATGTGGGGGGAGAGATTCGGGTGGTTTGTTATTAGCCTCGGTGATGGGGAACACAGAAGAAGTTCTATATCTAGGCACACTCTAAAAAAAAAAAAGCACACGCTTGCTGGCATGTCCCTCGTAATAAAGAACAAAACTACTGTATTCCACCCGGGTTTCTGGATCTTTCTCTGCGGTCGGGGCGGTCAATAGGGCCTTTGTGTACCCAAGGGGCCACGTGTCGACGCGACTCAAGCATATATACACGGCTCGGGGAGCAAGGTGTGACTGTGGTCGTGTGTGGTGTCTCTGGTCTGGGGTTTCGCCATGGCCGGCGCGATCCGGCTGTGGCTGCCGCTGGCGGCGGCGATCGTGGCGGCGGTGGCGCCGACGGGTCGCTGCTGCGACGGCTGGTGCCCCCCGCCGATACTGCGTTCGCCCTGCCTGCAGATGCTGAGCGACCGCAACCGCGAGAGGCGGCTGTCGTCACCTAAAATGCTGCCGTACGGCGACCGCCTGGACGTGTCGTGCATCTTCCCCTCGCACGCCTGGCCCGAGGTTTCGATTCACGTCCGCCTGTGCTACTGGCCCGAGATCGTTCGTTCCCTGGTGGTGGACGCCCACAGCGGCCAGCTGTTGCACAACGATGTGACGTGCCAGATATCGAGCGGACGCTGGAGCTTCGAGGACGGCGGCGCGGCGCAGACGCTGACGCTGTCGTTCCGCTTGATCACCCAGACGGCCGGCACGTACCACTGCGTGCTCGGCAACGAGACCCACGGCGTGGTGACCGAGAGCACGGCGCTGGTGGCCGACGTGCACGAGCTGCAGAAGACGGATCGCTCGTGCGACCTGGCTTTCGGCTCGCGCACGCAAACCAAGTACCTGTGGACGCCCGATCCCAGCAAGTTACGTAGCCGAGATTGCGGTTGGGAGGGTGAACGTCATCGCTTGGTTCACTATATCCCGGGGAGCTCCGGCGAGGAGCCCTCGTGCGAGGAGAACGAGCACCAATTGTGCGTGCCCTTCATCTGGAAGAGCCTCGCCGACAACAACTGCAGCCGGCAGGACCGGGAAGACGAAGAGGAGGACGACGAGGACCCCTCCTCTACCGCCGCAAAGCGGCAGCCTTCTTCCTCTCAGCTGTCGCGGGACTACTGGCCCTCGGACCCGAGGATCGGGGTCTTGGCCGCGTGCTCGGTGGTCTTCACCACCACGGTCCACCTGCTGTGCTACTGGTGTTCCAAGTCGTATCGACGCCTGACGGACGAGGGAGAAGAGGCGTTATATAGACGGCAGGTGGCGCCAGAGACCGAGGAATCTGACAGGCCAGGCCGGGACAAGGGCGATGAGAAGAGTGATCCGTCGTCACACCTTAAAGACGAGTGATCAACAACTACCTCATGCTGCATACCCAGGTTCACCACAAGATGGCGAGCGCCGTCGCAGTTCTGGCCTCCTATCGTCTCCTCCCTTCTCCGGCAGCGGCGGGTACTCGATTCTAGATAAGAAAACAATCATCATCACGACAACGGCGTGCGGGAGCGGCTGGTGGTCCTGGACGCCGCAGCAGAAGGCGGAAGCCTACCTGTGGCTCATGTTACTGGTTTTGGGACTGTGTTCGTGGCTGGCGGCGTGGATTCACGCATATTAAAAAGAGATTTACCTGCTGAAACCCTTTTGTGTGTATGGTGTGGTTTTTTATTTCGGGGGTCTAGACCGCGTTGACGTAGGACGTGATCTCAAGGAGACGCTAAGTACTTAGGAAGAGACCGCACAGCGCATCGCGGCTCAGCATGGCGAAGGACAGAGGGAGCGTTCCCATGATGGGAATCGCGTGGATCCTTTTCGTCGGGGGATGTTTCGGGTTGATAGACCTGGAAAAGTACTCCAACTGCACGTACAACGCCACGGTCATGGGCGAGAGGAACGTGACGGAGACCTGGACCTCCACGGGCATCTGTCTGTCCATCTGCTACTACTCCAACGTGTCCGACGACGAGGTCCTCGGCGTGGCCTTCGTCTCGCAGTACAACGAGTCGTATACCGACGCATGGCTGTACAAAAACGGCACGGAGATTCGTAATTTTACAGTGATGCAGTACAACATCCTACAGAACGGCCTCCAGATGCGCCACGTACCCTGGACGAAGCTCTACACACACAGGATAATCAACAACCATACGGCGGGGCGCTACGACTGCTTCAGATGCAAGAACGGCACGCTGGAGATCGTGGAGCGCACCTACGTGAAGCTGGGTTCGCTGTACAAGAGCCTGGAAGAGTACCGCATGATGAGGCACCCCTCGATGAGCGGCGAAGAAGACAGCGAACCGCCCGCCAACCTGGCGCGTGACGTGATGATCGTCAGCGGACTGACCCTCCTGTTCTTTCTGTTGGGCATGCGGATTCCGCAGAGACTCTTCCAGCGCTTGAAGTTGCGCTTCATGTTCCAGCGACAACGACTGCGGGACGGCGAAGAGAAATGAAGAAGTTCCGTCGTGGGAAAACCACGTGTAACGTGTACGCTATAAGAAGGAGCAGGTCCCCGGGGACCGGTCTCAATCGCACGCGGGTCGGAGCGAAAGGAAACCACGCCGTCGTCGATACCGTCCGGACATGGAGTACGCGCTGTTCGACCACTTTATCGGTAGGTCTCGGGAGACCCAACTGACGCTGTTGTTTCCCGATGAAACCGTCGGTACTACCACTCACTATACCCCGCTGCGCCAATGGAGAGATAGACCGTTGCCTCCGCTGCCGACGACCCGCCAGAGATCCCAGAGTACCGGCAGTCGCCGATACTTCTCTTTCTGGCGGGGCCTGTGCCTGTTGCTGCGAAGACTGTTCTCTCGGCGAAAGAGCGACACAGAACCCCTGCTGGCGAGCCCCACACAGCAGGACGGAGAACCGATGACGGAATGAACGGGAGATAAGAGAAGTCGACGAAGACTCGGGGCCGCCATGATGGATCGCCTCACTATATATCGGACGCTGTTTCTGTACGATATACTGTTAATAAAACGTTAAGATGTTTGTAACGTGTGTGGTAACGGTGTCTGTGTGTATCTGGTGGGAAGTGCTTACCGAGGGGATGCACACCCTAAATTACCGGTATACAGGGATACTTCATAACGAAAGTATGGTGCTGAGTATCATGGGCTACTTCGACGAGCAGAACTTCATGTCGTACTACGCGAACCTAACCAACAACGTCACGGTCACTCGTATAAACAGCACCGTGGACTGGATGAGAAATATCACTGACTCCTATCCCACCTACTGGGACGGGGAGAAACACAAAGCCGATCTCATTTTTAATTATACTCAGATGAACCTGATAGAACTGTTCTTCCATCTGGGTAATGAAAATGAAAACGTACTGACATGGTTCCACGAATGCAACACCACCACGAACGGTTCGTTCAGAGAGGGTTACGAAGTCTTCGGGTGGGACGGTTACACCATGATGGAACTGAAAGGTAACCTATCTCGATGGTCGAAGCCGGATAACACTCAACGCAACTGGGTGTATAAAAAAAACTCCACTTACATGGAGGGTAAGATCAAGGGCGTAACAGAGAATGACACAATGATACAAAGAAATTACCTCACGGGTAATTGTACCGAGTGGGCAAACATCTACGGGGGGCATCATACACCCGTCACCCACCCAGAAGTCAGAGCCGGACGCAGACACCCCAACGGAGATATGATAGGAATGTTCTGCACGGCTTACGGGTTCTACCCAGGGGAGATTAATATCACTTTTGTGCGCCAGGACGATGCGACACTTTCTTTTCATAACTACGATGATTTGGAACCTGACAACGGTCCGGTTCTTCCTCATTCGGATGGGACTTTCCACAAGGGATCTTCCCTGACTACGTTTGACAACTTCGTCTACACCTGTGTCGTACACCACGGCAATTGGTCGGTGGAGCTACCCATCCGTGACGTTGAGGAAGAACATGGCGTCCAGGCTCCTACCTTACCTTACAAGGCTACGGCTATCAGTGGGGTCTTGTTCGTGGTCCTGTGCGTTTTATTGGTCGTGGCGTTACACTACTTGACCACGTTGAAACAATACCTGCGTCGCTTGGCGAGCGGGTGGCGCTATCGCAAGGTTTCAGCGTCATGACCAGCAACGCTCTATACGAGTTGTTTCGACGCCGGCTCCCACGGGCTCCCGTCAACACGGTCATGTTCCTGACGCGTCGCACCCGTGACGGCCCCTGCGGTCGCCTGACCTCCGTTGCCCGGGACACCCACCGCACCATGTACGTCTTAGACCACGGGTTCGTACGCATCGAGCGCTCTCGTGACGGGGATCAGGATTGCACCAGTTTCGTGGACAGCCTGAAACGTTGTCGCCTACGCAATTCTCACCTGACGTTAGACAAGGAACCTGACGTAACTCCTCGTGACGTAGCTATCCGCGCGTGAAGTGACCGCAATATGCGTCAATAGCAAGTACAATGCACCTACGTGTATTCACCGTCACCATGGACGTCAATTATACGCATATACGACGTGTCATGACGGTCCTTATAATCAGAAACATCGTTCCGTGTAGTAGACCGCTGAGATGGCTCGGGTGCACGTCGTGCTGCTGGGGCTCTGCGCCTGGTTGACGGTGATAGCGGCATCCGAGGAGGCCAATGGGACGCATATCTTCGTGTCTCTTCTAACTGGGGATGGTGGATTCACTCGCACTGCCATAGGAGGCCTGAATCTCACCATGAACTACACTAACCTGCTACAAGCATGGAACTTCACGAACCATAATCAAACCAACAATAATTCCATGGTCACCACCAGCAATCTAACGAGAACCTGCGTGAAATACGATACAACCTACGTGAGTACCATCTGGATCGTTGATTGCAATAACAATTCCAGCTTCTGGTACAAGGGAAATGCTTATAATCACTCTGATGATACTAACAACTGTAGCAGGTCTGTGTCCGCGTACCTGCAAACCATGTGCCAGACGTGGCAGAACTTCTCCCACGGTAACGTATCCAATGTTACTCAGATGGAATACGAGACGCGTTGTATGCTCCCAAAGAAATACAGTGTGAACGCGACCGCCATCTGGTACGGGGACTACTACGGTGATAATGGTGTACCTAATGAATTTATGGAATACGGCGAAACGAGCAGCCTCATCACGGTGACATGCAGCTTCAGCGAGGCCGTGATGATCGACGAAGTTCGTTACTTTGCCTTTATCGCAGAAATGTCCTTCATCGGCATCACGGGTTTCACCTGCCTCATCACCACGATCGCGGTATTCCTCATTCTCATCTGCTATTGTCACTGCAACCGACTGTTGGTGTGTCCGCGCGGCTTCCAGATGCTAAAAGAGTACACCGAGGAAGAGGAACAGAGCGATCACAGCGACAACAGTTCCCCTACTGAAGAGGTGAGCATCTCCATCCCGGGGAAAACCCTGACCAGCGAGGACATTCAGGTGCAGGTACCCATCAACCCGCGCCGATTGCTGATTCCTTGGGTCCGGGGCAACAGCGTATGGGGTCGACCGCCTCCGCTGCCACCGCGCCCTCCTCACCTGCGACGACCCTCATCGGTCTCGCCCGCAGAGGTGGTGTGCGTCACCATCTGATGGACATAGACTCTCATTCAGAGACATAACACTACGGCTTTCCATGAAAGCACAGAGACTGTACAAAATTCCACTTTTTTTATTGATGTATACATCATGTAATAAAATACAAGCTTGTATTTTCTTATTTAAAAATGTTCCCAGTTCTCTTCGCGTATCACGGGGTACTCGCGGGGCACTCGGAAAGGAGCGAAGCCGGGCGGCATGGGCGGAACGTCGTCCAACAGCAGCACCAGCGGGTTGGGCAGCGGGCGGTCGGGCGGTATATCGGCGGCGACCTGGATCTCCCTCGGCAGGTCCATCGGTATCGCTTCCTCGTCCCCTCCGGGCACAGCGACGATCCGATGAATCGGCGGCGGGACCTGAAGGTGCTGGTGATGCTGATGGTAGTTCTCAAAAAGCCGGCGCCGGGCCCGCGGAGCATAGAAAGCCAGACGGCGCAGGGGCCGGCGGGCTCGGAACAGGTCCGCGCGGACCACGGGCCTCACACCCTCGGTGGCCACCGAGAGATCGGGGTCGGGACTGCCTCCCATATTGCGCACTCATGATGATTCCAGGCACGGTACATTACTAAATACCGTAAGGCCCCTGACGTCGTTCCACGTCTAGAACGCGTCACCTCAGGGGCGAGGTGAAAACCGCAGGTGTCTAAACCGCTACGCCGAAAACCTCCATAGAAAAGCACGCCGCCGTTTCCTAACACCGGGATACCCATGACTCAGGGTATGTCGTCACCCCAGGTATTTAACGGCACACCCCGTAACGCGACATCAATCGACCCGCATCCGTCGTCACGATGAGCCGAAGAGTGTTGCTTTTAGGCCTTTTGGCCGTCAGTCTCTGCGTGGCGCTGGCCGCACCTCAGAAAAGGAAGCGCAGGTAAGAGAAAATCCGTTTAGAAACAGGTAAGAGCTATATTAGACGTCGATGCTAACGGGAATCTCGTGTGTTTGCAGCGTGGAGAACGAAGAACCTGCCGTCACTAAGAACGGTGATGGCATAACCCTCCAAGGTGAGCTCAAAGAAACTAGCGATGGAGAATATCCTGACGACAACGAAGAAGATTATGATGTGCTGATTGAAGGCACGATGCCCCCAGAGCCCGTAGAGGAGACAAATAATGAGAGCCCACAAGACTCCGAAAAGGAAGACAGCAGCGAGAAGTTCGAGGAGGTCAAGACAGAATAAGAACATGATAACCCTTCCTGTAATTTACGAATAAACTTTAGCTTTCTATATAAACCCTATGCATCTGTGTCCTTTATCGGCGAGCGTCGGACGCACTGTTGTTTTCCCATGGCCTGTGTAACTAGCCTTCTAGTGAAAGTTACCGAAAACGCATTTCACTAGAACGCTGGTTCAGAGGCTATGTGTGACTTGGTTCCTCGGCGCCGGACACCCTGCTCCCAGACCCGCGAAACAAAAACAACACACCATTCATTTTTGATATCAAAAATAAAAAGGCTTTTATTCTGTACACAGGTAAAAAAAATAGAAAATATCTTCGTTGAGATTCTCGGTTCCGTATCATCACCGCCTCTCTTCAGGGAGAGCGACGGCGGACGCTGTTGTGCAGGCGGCCGCGGGGACAGGTGGGCTTGTTCATCCTGCGCATCCCCTTGGTACCGTAAAACATGCCGTTGTAGTGATAGCGGAGCATACCGTGTGTGGCGAACTCCAGCAGGTTGTCGGCCACGATGCAAGCCCCCTCGTGGCTGGTACCGAACACGCGCATGTACTCGTCCACGAAAATGTTCACGATGTGTCCGGGCACCACCAGGCAGCCCAGGGGCTCCACGCGGCTGCAGCCCACCATCAGCTGCCAGCCGTACAGTTCGCTCCAGGCGTACAGTTGGGACACGGAGACGCGAACCACGCTGTGATCGCCCAGGACGATGGTCTGCCCGCTGTACATGTTCCGCCAGGTGGCAAAATCCAAGATGTGCTTGCAGGCGGCCAGGGTCTTGAGTTTGGCGTTCTTGGGCACCTCGTCGGGCACGGTGATGAAGCCGCAGCGCCGCAGACCCATGTGCAGAAACTCGGTGAAGCACTCGGCCACCCAGGTCAGAGAATCGGAGTAGATGTGATCGGTGTAGAGATAGACGGCTCCGGAGTCGGCCAGGTAGAGTTCGGCGGGCCGGCTGCTTCCGCCCTTCTTTCGGAGAAAACGGTAGGTACAGATGCTGCCAACGAAGCGCAGCCGCTCGCTGCAGCACAGGTATCCGGCCAGACGTTCGGCTTCCAGCCCCTCGTCGCGCACGGAACGCCAGCGCTGCTGCACCACCAGGCACCGGTCTCGAGGCCAGGCCAGGGCCACGCGCTGTCCGCGCTTCCAGGGCCGGCTCTCCAGGGGAGGCTTCCAGCGGTCCAGCACGCTGTAGAAGCAGTCTCTGATGTGATCCCTCACGATGTGAGCCATCGTGAACGACGAAGACGGCCAGGTAAAACGACGGATGAAGAAAACGAGGAGAGGAGCGAACGGAGGAGAGAAACGACGTCCACGGCGGATCGAGAGAGACTGCTTGGCACAAGAGGCACGGAGCCAAGGAGCGTCGACGCTTTATGCCAGCGACGGCGTCAGGGCGATTGTGACATTCAATGGTGCTGACGTCCTTTGGGGCAATCGGGCACGCGGTCGTGTACGCCATTGTGACCGCTGAAGCGTCGATTCTCGAAAAGCAGGTTGAGTCCCAGGCACATGAACATGCAGAGGTTATCCCCCAGGCGGATGTACTGCTCACTGCGGATGTCGCAAGCGTAAACTCCCCCGGTGTAAGAGATGACGATGGGGACGCGCTCGGGGGGCCACCGCAGGTATGGGAACGGCGTCTGTTCCCCTTTCAGGTTGACCGTTCCCAGACCGATGACGCGCGAACCGAAGCTCTCCTTGATGGCGCGGAGCAGGTGACCGCCGTCCACGCAGCTTTCGAAACACTTGAGGTTGCACAAGCGGAGCTCCGCGCCCGGCGGGTACGTCAGTGGTAGGAGTTCCCCGTGATTGCGAATGATGAAGCGGGCCACGGCATCGAAACCGAGGCTCCAGGCGCGGCGCAGGGGCCGAAAGTAGCGTTTCACCAGCGACGAGCCCAGGTAGCGCAGGCAGTGCAGGCTCTCGACGGCGCGCAGGCCGGTGCGGGCGAACTCCATGAGGTTGCGGGCTATGAAGTAGACGGCGTCATCTTCGCGCACGTAGCAGAACACGTAGCCGTCTTCGGAGACCAGGAAGGCGATGGTCTTCTTCTGCTGGTCGGGCGAGAGCACGGGCTCGCCGATGATGCGGCCCACGAAGGCCAGGCGGGTCTCGCAGCAGAGGTAGTAGCTCCAGGCCTTGACGTCCTCGGGCTTGAACTCCTCGTCCACCTCGGGCTCCTGGAGCACCAGGCTCCAGCCGGGGGGCCAGGCCACGGGGATCTCGTGGTTGTTGTTGATGCGCACGTAGGCCTCCAGGCAGCCCAGGCCGAATTCGGCCGTGAGCGCCAGGCTGGCCAGGTCCGTCATGTGGCGGTCGGAGAACTCCACGGGGGGCGTGCGGCCCGAGGCGCCCACGGTGGCGTAGACGGTCTCCACCGTCGTCCGGGCGGTCGACGCGTCGGACTCCGATGCGGTCTGCTCTCCGTCCTCGACTCTCACTATATAACGTCCCCGACCCCCTTCCATCCTTACCCGCGCACGTGGGACAGACACACGAGCGAGCGCGCGGAGATCACGAGGAGAGAAACCACAGGAGAGTGGAGAGGCAGAAAGACAGAGGAGAACGAGCGCCGCGATGTCGTCCCGACGGCGCAGCTCCTCGCGTCGAAATGGGGAGCACTGCACGGTGATTTATATCCCTTCCAGCGACGAGGACGTGTTCGTCCAGCCGCGGTCTCGTAACGGCACGGAGGACCTCGACCGCATGGAGGCGGGCTTGTCCTCTTACAGCGCCTCCTCGGACACCAGATCATCCTTCGAGTTCGTCAAGGAAACCGCGGTAGAAACGCCAGGCGGCGCTCACGGCCACGGCGGCAGCGTGAGCGGCACCTCGCTGTCCTCCTCCAGCACGCCGCGGGGAGCGGGACCCAACAGAGGCGGGGGAGAGACAGGAGGGGGGAGGACGACGGCGGGGAAGCCGAGCAGGCGCTCGCCCAAGATCGAGGCCCGACCCACCAGCCTTGCCCTGGCGACGGCGGCGACCATGCCCGCGACGCCCTCTTCGGGTCGCATGGCCAAGTCGCCCAAGGTATCGCAACCGCCCAGCTTCCCCTCGCTGACGGAGGAAGAAGACGGCGCCGAGAGGAACAGCGGCGGCGATGACAGCAGCCACACCGACAACGAGAGCAGCGGCAGCGACCCCGGCGCGGCCTGCGGACCGCCGGTGGCCGATAGCGAGTTCTCCTTCTGCGACAGCGACATCGAGGACTTCGAGCACGAGTGTCGCCAGATCAACGCCTCCGACAACCTGGGCTTCCACACCTCCGTGGTCTCGCCTCACGAGGTGGACTTCATAAAGTTCGTGCTGACCGAGTCGAGCCTGCAGCACGTGGCGAGTATCAACGCCTGCGTGCCCATGCCGGCCTTCGCCCTGGCCAGCCTGGTGGACCCCGTGTTCAGGAACGTGTCCCCCGGCGAGCGCGACCTCACCCGCTACGTGGTGCTGCACGCCGTCTTCATCAACTACTATTACCAGGCCCTGGGCAAGGCGCGGCACATGGACACGGCCCTAGAGAACACCCTGCAGAGTCCGACCGTGCGCCAGATGGTGGCGCACGCCGACAACCAGACGCGCGCGGGCCGCGCCACCGCCCTAGCGCTGCACTTTCTGCGCTCCGACAAGCCCGTCACCGACGGCCAGTACCTGGCGTGTCTGCGGCGCCTGGACGACGAGCTGCGGCGGCGCGGCACGGTCGAGTCGCCCAAGCTCACGGAGGTCTACGAGACGCTGCGCGACTACAACGTGCTCTTCTCTATGGCGCACTATACCACGCGCGGCGCCCTCTACCTCTACCGTCAGAACCTGCAGAAGCTCAACGACGACCACCAGGGCGCGCTCAAGCTGCTCTCCGGAGAGCAGTTCTCCACGGACCACACGCTCAACGACCTGGCCTTCCTGGTGGGCATCGAGCTCATGGTGGCGCACTTTCGCCGCACCATCCGCGCGCTGCGCTGCTACATCCAGCACCAGCTGCAGACCGTGTCCGAGCTGGCCTACTTCATCTACCTGCAGCTGCCCTCGCTGCGCAACGAGTACCTGGAGCTCATGGAGATCCTCTACTGGGCCTCCAGCCGCGGCGACGACCAGCCGCTCTTCATGAGTACGGGGGCGCTCTTCGACTTCCTACGCTACGTGCGCAACCAGGACGCTTTCATTTGCACCGACTACGTGCGCTGCGCCCTGCGCCTCATGGCCTGCCCCGACCGCGAGGCCGAGGAGGACGACGACGAGGACAGTCCGGGCCCCGGTGACAGCTACAACCAGCGCGTGGGCCAGTTCATGATCCGCGACCGGCTGCTGCGGGACCCCAACCACTCGCGCCCGCGGGACCGCCTGTTGACCCGCGATCTCTGTCTACCCCGCATGCAGGCGCGACCCACCCACCGACACACCCCGGTGGAGCACGTGTGTATTCCCAACAGCCTGCTGACCAAGACCTTCACCAACCCGCCCCCGGAGGAACGCGAAGAAGACACGCTCCGGGCGCTGGCTCTCAAAGCCTTTATGGACCGAGCCGCCAATCACTCGGAACCACAGTCGCAGCACCAACAACATCCCTCCAGTCCCCCGCCGGGCAACGGCGACAGAGCGAGAGCAGGAGGCTCGGGACCCAGTTCGCCTTAGACGACGAGAACAAGGACGACTCGGAAGAAGAGGGAGCGGGATTAGCAGGTAGTTTTATGATCATGAGGCTCAGGCAGAATCATATGATAGTGTACAGACGTGATGATATACAACAACTACTACAACAAACGAGCATAGACAATGATGAGAACGTGTGTCTCTCTTTGTTTCGCTCTCTATACCCTGTGGTGTGTCTTTTTTTTCTCGGGGTTGTCGTCCTCGCGGTGGGAAAAAAGGCATTATTATCTCTGTGGTACGTCTCAGTCTGTGCCGTCCCCGCCGGCCGCTCACGGTAGCAGCGCCGAGGGCTGGTTGCCAGCCTCAAACATGGCGTCGGTCAGTTCCTGTTGCCTGTGTCTGGGCGTCACGCGTTGTCGCATGAGCGCGCGGTTGACGTAGAAGGCCGACTCCGAGATCGGCCGGCCGTTGGCGTCGCGCTGCAGGTCCGCGCGGTTGCCGTGGCGCAGCTGACCCTGGCGGGCGCGCTCCACGTCGTCGAAGTAGCTCTTCAGCAGACCGCGCTCCAGCAACTGCGCCAGCGAGTCGGCGGCGCGCACCACAAAGTTCTCCTTGCCGATCTCGTAGCACAGTACGCTGCCGTCGCCGCCCACGCCGACCACGCTGCGGTCCCAGCTGAACATGTCCAGGCGGCCGAGGGTGCCGATGACGCGCACCTGCCCCTCCGTCACCACCAGCAGTTTCCAGTAAGCCATGTCGCGCTTGGTGAGGATGGTGTCCTCCACCTCGCAGACGAACAGGGTGTAGCCCTCGGGGTAGGGCAGGTCCAAGTGCCGTCCGCGCTGACGGTGCATGAACTCGTCTATATTCAAACCGCCACCGGCGGCGCGCCTGCTCGTCATGGCGCCTATTTTCCGCGCGATGACCTCATGAGGCTTATAACAACGCGGCGCCGCGGGCTCATGTCGCGTGACCTCCGACCTCGTGGGGTCGAAAACGTCGCACATAGAGGCGATCAAAGCGCTGGATGTGGGCGCGGTAGCGCACCGAGGGCCCGCCGGCGAAACCCGCGAACTCCACGGGCGCCTTGCGACGGCAGCGGTTGGCGTTGTTGCTCAGTTCCGCGTCCGAGAGGGCCGAGCTGAACTGCGGCAGGCGAGAGCGGTCCTGGGGCACGTCGCCGTGCCGTAGGTAGTGCCAAGCCAGGCGCTCGGCACGCAGCAGCAGCTGCGGATCGGGATGGGGCGACGACGGCGCCGGCGAGGACGCGTTCGTGGTGGTGGGGGGTGGGAGGACCACGCTGTTGTTATGGTGAGAACCGGCCAACAGCGACGACGGCGGCGGCCGGTACACGCGGCGCAACTTGAACGTGTGCAGGCAGAGCAACTCGCGCTTGATGCGCAGCGAGATGCAACGGTAGTCGGGGATGCGGTGGATCACGTCGAGAAAGTCGCAGAAACTCTCCACGAAGCCGTCCACCGTAAAGCGAACGCGCTTCAGATCGTGGACGTGCTTGCGGAACCGCGACAGTTCCCGGCGTTGCACGGGGTTCTGCGCGAGTCCCTTGCGCAGCATCGCGGCCTCGCCTTTAAACAGCCTGATGAGCCGCTGCACGTCGCCGGACAGCATGCGTACACACGCCGTTTGTTCGTGACGTATGCTGGCGTGCAGCAGGCGGATGATGCGCAGCGCCAGCACGGCGTTAGAAGCCAGGTACATCACGTAACCGCGTCGCGGGTTGGCACAGGCCCAGCCCGTGGGCAAGAGGAAGTAATCGTCCACCAGCGTCTGCGACCACTCGGCGAAGCCCAGGTCGCGGGACACGCTGGCACGGATACGGGAGATGTCGTCCACCGTCAGGTGGCGGATGGCCGGTAGGTGGAAAGCGCCCAGGTGTCGGTTGTTCTCCAGGCGCAGCTCGGCGTTCTCCAGGTGAAAGTGGGGCGGCGGCAGCATGTGCGCGTGCTGGGACGCCGCGGCCACCGCCTCCGCCGCCTCGACCGGCACATCGGGGTCGCGCCAGTCGCCGCACTCGCAGAAGGCCGAGTAGAGGCGTTTGAGCGCCGTCTCGGCCCGGGCGCCGAAGGTGGCGTTGAAGAAGACGGCGGCGCGGTGCGAGCGGTACCGCACCGCCAGGCCGCGGCACAGGAACTGCGGCAGGCAGCGCGCGATGACCTCGCGCTCCTCGGGGTCCAGGAACAGGCACATGGTGCCGTCCAGCCGCATGTACAGCTCCTCGGTCAACGTGCACAGCTGCCGCAGGTAATTGGTGCGCGTGCCGAAGGACTTGTAGTCCAAGAGACTACAGACCACGTACTGGCCCGTGGCCACGGCCAGCGCCATGCGTTTGGCGGCGCGGCTGATCTCGGGCAGGTAGCGGGCGCGGTGCACCAAGCGGCGGAAGGCGCCCGCGTTGTTCCATCGAAAGTGCTGCGGGTCGGGCATGGTGGGGATGGCTCGCAACGCGGCCCAGACGGCCAGGTCCCACTCGAGCGTCAGGCCCCGGATGTCATACTTGCCGTGAGCCGTGACCTCGGCCGAATGGGCCAGACAGCTGCGGCGCACGTAGACCATGGCGTGCTTGGAACGTTTGCCGGAGCCGGCGGGACGGGGCTTTTGGTGGCGCGTGGCCAGGTCCTCGGGCGTGCGACACAGCAGCCCGTGGCGCACGGCCTCCTGACGGTTACGGATGGGCGTCAGATAAGCCCGAATGAAGTTGCGACAGAACTCGTCGTCGTCGCCGCGACAGTCGTCCAGGTACTCGTAGGTGGTGAGCGGATCGCGATAGACCCGCTCGTCGTCATCGAGCTCTCCATGCTCGTCCTTAGCATGCTCCTGCTGTGGCTCTGGTGTCTGTACCTGCGACTGCTGCAGTTCCGTCATCGCGGCGGCGCAGACGACGGCGGAAAGTCGAGCAAGGAGCTGCCGGATCGAGGCGCCACGGGGCTAATATAGCTAGGGTGGGGGGTTGGCGACGCCACCAGCGGGCGCGGAGGAACCTCCTTCTCTTCCCTCCCGCTTCCTCACGGCGAGAGACCCGCGCCCTCCAGCATACGGCGGTCCGAAAAGACGTACTCGCTGACGTCGCAAACCGGCAGGGTCTGGAGGCCGATCGGTTTGGCGCCCGCGCCGCCGGTGCTGCCGCCGTGCCCGCCGCCCCCGGCGTAGGTGGCGGCCGGAGAGCCCAAGGGCGAGAAACAGAAACGGCGCGGACAACGGAACCAGAAGGAGCCCTGGCGGATGAAGCCCCGCAGGCTCTCGGCCAGCTTGACCAGCGCCGTGCCATAGAGCAGCACGTGGATGCCGCCCAGCGGGTCCATGAAGATGGCCTTCTGCACGGGCTCCAGCCAGCCGATGACGGCGTAGCGGGCCTTCTCCAGCACGCCGATGACGAAGCCGTTGGCCTCGTCGGCCTCGGCCACGTTCCACGAACCGAAGGTGAAGGTGCAGGCCGGCGAGCCGCCCAGACGGATCTTGCAGCCGGCGTTGAGCTGGCACACGCGCAGCAGGCCGGCGCGATCGTGCAGCAGCTGCGAGAGCTCGTACATGCCGGCGAAGGTGTGCTTGAACCAGGTGCTCTCCACCACCTCGTCCACGTAGTCGCGCTCGAAGAAGCTGTAGACGGCGAAGAGGCCGTTCTCGTAAAACTCGCTGAACGAGAGGCCCAGCACGTAGACCTTGTCCTCGCCCGGCAGGTAGGCGAAGGCGTGGCCCTGACTGGAGACCCAGATCTCGGGCGCCACGCGAGCGTCCGGCACGCACTCATAGACACTGATGAGGCCGATGAAGTAAAGGCGGCCGGCCTGACGCAGGCACGAGAAGCGCCGGTAGATCTTCTGGTCGCGCACCACCCCGAAATAGTTGCTGTCGCCCAGCAACAGGCCGTGGAGGGGCGGCCAGCAGAGCGGGATCCAGCGACCGGCCGTGGCCCGCACGTAACGCTGCAGCTGGACTCCGCCCAAGCGCTCCCGCAACTTCTGACGCTTGTGGATCCAGGCGTCGCGTAGTCCCCGCCAGAGGCTGCTGAACTTGGGCTGCCCGCGCAGGTAGAGTGACGAGAGCGGCTCGAAGTAACCGACGATCAGCCTGCGGTCGACGATAGAGGGAGATAGAGAGGGAAGGCGCCAAGTTCAAACCGCGACAGAGGACGGTGAAATCACAAAGGAAAGCAGCGTGACTTGGCACGCAATTTTCGGTTGTGAAAACTCCGTAGACCCCAGGGGATGCCGGGAAGTAAAAATAAAATCGCGCGCGATTTTTCAAAATAATAAAGACGGGTACTACCTGCGTTTCTTGAAGGGCAGCTTGAGCTCGGGGTTGACCTCGTGCAGGGAGGTGTGGTCGATGGGCCCGATGTTCTCGTAACGAAAGTCGTCGATGAGCAGGGCCAGGCCCACGCGCACGAAGGCCTTGAGGTCGCGGGCCAACTTGACCAGCTTATCGTGGCCCACCAGGGCGGCGTAGACGGCGCCCGTGTCGCCGCAGAGGATCTTGACGTGGTTGAAGAAGGTCTTGCCCTCGGGTCCCTCGATTTCGCCCAGGGCCGTGAGGGGCTCGCGCGTGTACAGGGAGCGTTGGAAGCGGCGCAGGGCGGAGGCCGTGAGGCCCAGGTCCTGGGCGTTGCGCACCAGCAGGTGGTGGCGCTCGGGCCAGGTGAGGATCAGCTGGGCGTCGCGGTGCGACTCCACGTAGGCGCTGCGGGCCTGGGGGTCGTCGCCGCAGGCCAGCAGCTCGCGGAAGCAGAGCAGCGAGCGCAGGTAGCGGCCGCGGGCCGAGACGCGCGAGCGGCGACAGAGTTCGGCCTTGTGGTCGGGGTGCACCAGGCTGACGCCGGGCTGCAGGCGCGCGCAGATGGACTCGTGCACGGGGTCGCAGCGGATCATGCCCTTGGCGAAAAAGCCCCCCAGGTCGGAGGCCAGCTCGTAGAGGCAGTCCTCCTGCGCGTCGTAGGCGAAGACGGCGCCGTGCGCGTCCACGAACACCGGGTACCGACAGGCGGCGTACGAGACCACGCCGATGAGGTGCATGTCGCGGAACTCGCCAAAGAAGTCATTCTGGCAGTGTTCCAGATCGATCTCGGTCAGCAGGTAGGGCGAGTGAGAGCCGCCCACCACGTAGAAGCACTGCGAGGGCCAGCCCAGCGAGACGCAGGCGCCCTCGAAGCGCAGCAGGTAGCGGCGCAGACCCTCGTAGTCGCGGCGCACGCAGAGGTCGGCCAGATCGCGGGCGCAGAAGGTCTCCGGGGCCAGCGAGCGCTTGCGTCGTGCCCGGCGGACGCGGTTGGGCACGCTCATGCCGTGCGGCGCCACCACACAGGTCTTCCTCCGGGCGCTCGACATGCCGGATTCGAGGCGGCCCGAGCCCCGTAAACACTTCGCCGCGACTGAGCGCGGGTGCGCCACGCGCCCGGGCCTTTTATATGGGTTTTACCCCCCTTTCGGACCCAGGGACAGGGGGCGCGCGGGTCGGATCGAGCGTCCTCGGGGCGCGAGACGGCACAGAGGTCGGGAGACAGACAGGATCACACAAACAAGAACGGGAGGGGAGACCTCGACATCTTTATTATTATGGTTGGTGTTATTCTCATCGCGAGGAGGAGTGCCGTCGTCGAGGAACGACGCCGAGTCCCCCTCGGCGAGGACGCGGGCCGCGCGACAGAAGGCCTTCTGCTGTCTGCGGGTGAGTGCGTCGTGATAGTCCATCATGCCGCGCAGGTCGTGCACGGCGCAGCTGCCGCCGCCGAGGAGGCGCCGTAGGGTGTCGAGGTGTCGAAACTGGTCCGCCATGCCGTCGTCGCTCTTTTTCTTCTGCCTGGTCTCTGCGATCTCCTAACCGCCCTGGCACAGCGAATCCATCTTTTTCAACAGGCGAGCGTTTCGCAGGTCCCGCACGCGCTGCGAGCGGCAGGCGAGCTCGACTTCTTCTTCGAACTCCTGCTGTTGGCTCTCTGAGAGGCCGCGATAAAAGGCGCTGAAGTCCTGCAGATCAGCCACATGCGGTTGCGGCTGGACGCTCCACAGCGTGCGCAGACGGACGAAACGGATCCATCGGGCGTCGCGGCACGCCGTCGTTAGCGGGTCTCCCGCATCGGGATCGAGGTCGCTCTCGGGTGCTTCTGTCTTTTTTCGTCTCGCGCTGGCCGGTGCCACGGCACGCACTTTATATACATCGGCGGCCACCGTCCCGCCGCGCGGCCAATCGCGAAAGCGGAGGATGGGCGACGAGGACGACGAACCGGGCTTGGTCAGCGACGGCGACGGAGGTGGCGGCCCCACGACCGTCTTGGCCCTCTTCGCCGTAAGCCCGCCGCCGACACAACAGGGCGGCGGCGGCGCCTCCATCACCACCCTCGCCACCCTCCCCGCCGTGGTGGTCACCTCGCTGCCCTCGTCGACCCTGCCCGAGGAGGAGGACACCCCGGACGGCGTGCCCACGCACCTGGCCGAGCGGCTCAAACGCTGTCGCCACATGGACCCCGAGCAGGACTACCGACTGCCGGCGCGCGACGTGGTGGATTCGTGGATCGAGGCGCTGCGCACCTCGGACCGCGACAACTACGGGCGCTGCGTGCGCTACGCCAAGATCCACCGCTCGTCCTATCACCTGACGGCCTACGAGCACTACCTGATGAGCATCACCGAGCAGTACAACAGCGCCTCGAGCGTGACGGAGAAGGCCTCGTACGTGCAGGGCTGCATCTTCCTCTCGTTCCCCGTCATCTACAACAACAGCCAGGGCACGGGCTACAAGTACGACTGGAGCAACATCGTGACGCCCAAATCGTCCAGCGCCGAGCTCTTCTTCCTGCTGTGCTCCACCAGCGAGAGTCCCGTGATCCTCCAGCCCCTGATCACCAAGGGCGGGCTGTGCTCGTCCATGGTGGTCTACGACGAGGAGACCACCAAGAACTGCCAGAACGTGCACATCGGCTTTCTGCACACGCAGCTGGTGATGGTGCCCTTCGTGCCGCACGCCTACCCCAACTACGCGGTGCCCTTCCTCTCGCTGTCCAAGGACGCGCGTGGCCTGGCGGGCGTGGAGGACGCGCCTTTCGGGCAGGCCGTGATCACGCGCCACGGGCCGGCGCTGCTGTGCCGGGTAGAGCACCTGACGTGGGCCGGCAAGCGGGTGACCACGTACGGGCACAAGCGCATCACGCGCTACATCTCGCAGTTTCGGGGCACGATGGAGGACGAGGAAGCCGAGCTGCCCGGCGAACATGACGTGTGGGTCTCGTCCAAGAACGTGCAGTACGAGTTCATGGGCCTGGTGTTCACCGTCAACGTGGATACGGTGTGCGTGGACGCCGAAAACCGGCAGCTGCTGGGCACCATCTCCACCTCGTACTGCCACCGCGTGTCGGACAAGATCACGGCGCGCAACATGCCGCGCGGCTTCTGCTTCTACCTGCTGACGGACGACCACAAGTCTCGCGACCTGCAGTTCAGCCGTAACCCGGGACTGTTCTTCAGCGGCGACGCGCTCAACTGCACGTTGCTGAACGAGCCTAACCTCTTCTCGCTGACGGTGCACGCGCCCTACGACATCCACTTCAACCACCAGCCGCGGCAGACGGTAGAGATCGACGTACGCTATGTGCAGACGACGGAGCGCTGCTTCTTGGTGGCCAACCTTCCGCACGAGGACGCCTTCTACACGGGCCTGACCGTGTGGCGCGGCGCCGAGCCTCTGAAGGTGACGCTGTGGGCTCGCGCGCGGGCCACCGTGGTGCCGCAGGGCACCCCCATCGCCACGCTGTACCAGATCAGCGACAGCAACGGCAACCTGTACTCATACAACCACAATACGGTGTTTCGGCAGGTCCGCAGCACCAGCAGCACGGTGTTCTTTCTGGGCGACTTCAAGCTGCCCACGGATAATTTCCTCACCACCCCCCGTACCTGAATAATAACGTTTATTTTTTTACACAAATCTGTGTCCGTGGTCCTTATTTCGCGCGTCACTCCTCATTCTTTCTTTCCTTCTCTTGTTCTCCTTTGATCTTGCTAATGATGCTTTCAACGGCCTCTTTACCTGTTTTGGCACCGGCTATCACCGCCGAACCCGTCTTGGCGGGCGAGCCGCCCGGAGACTGTAGATCGAAAGTCACTAATCGACTGGTTGTCGTGGTCTTGCTGGGGGACATAGTGATCACGGTAGCACCCGGCGGTGTCACATAAGGCGGAGGTAGTGATTTCGTGCCGCTTAATAACGACGCGGTTTGTGGCTTCAGAATTGACGGTAGAGTAGTCGCCGGCGCTGAGGCGGGTTTGTTCGACGGCGGTTCGACGGTAACGGTAGCTTTACGCGCCTGTACAGGGGTTGTGGTGGCCGTCGCTGGCAAGACCCGTTTCGACGCGGTCATCTTTGGTGCCGTACCCACTGCAGCTTTACCGGCGTGGGTGGGTTTCAGAGACGGTTGCGGTCTAATCGTCAACTTGACAGGCGACGATGTAGCGGACGATGGCGCCGATGTAGGGGCCGAGGAGAGCATTGACGCCGGTGATCTCAGCGGAGACGACGTAGCGGATGCCGGTGTTTTCACGGCAGTTGTTGCAGGCCGAGGCACGGCCAAGGGCGATGGCGTTTTAGGAACGTTCGCCGGCGTCAAGAAGGACGCTGGCATGGTAGGTGCCGTACTTATTCGAGACCCCATGGGTTGCGCCTGGCTTTTCACCGGGGGCGCGGGTGACACGGGTGACGATGAAACCGTCTGGGCTCTGGCGGTGGGCGCCGGCGTTCTTACTCGAGCCCCGAAGACTGGCGTCTGCGTACCGGTTGAAGGAATAACGGGTGGAGTGAACGTTCTCGTCGATTTCTGAGGACCCGTCATGGTCGGCGTTTTGAAGGTAAAGGGTCGTTTAGGAGGCACAGTTCTCTGGCTCTTGACGGAGCTCGCATCCGAAGAAGTGGCCTCCTCGCTGTCCGAGTCTTCGCTATCCGTATTGATGATACTCGCGGGCGTCCTGGTGGCGCTACTTAAGCGCGTGCTGCCGATGGAGGATTTATTCGGGGAAGGCTGCCAGACACTGGTCGGTACCAGCGGTTGAGTGGACAACGCAGCAGGTGTCAAGGTAGGTTTAGTTGACTGTGCGTAAGGAGCGAAGTCGTTGACCGCTAGCCAAGGTACCTTGACAGCCCAAGCTCTATTGGGATTGTTTCGGATGGCCGCCGCCTGCTGTTCGGTCATCGGCGGTGTGGTACCTGAGTCAATAGAAATGAGTGGCGATTCGCTATTACCACCCAAGGTAGGTGTCGAGGCCGGAGCGGGCGCCGCCGAAGGATTGCTGGGCGTCTGGGTGCCCAGACGAATAGGCATCAAAATGGACGAGGGTTGCGGAGTTACCAGTGGCACCGTCTCGAACTTGTACGAGGTTTGCTGAGGCTGGGCAGCATTGCCACCGGGCGTCGTCAGGTCTACTAGCGTGTTGCTGACGCGCGACGACGACGGTCGGGGACCCGTAGGAGCATAGCCGCGCAGCTGGTAATCGTCGGAGCCCGAGTCTTCCTCCGTTAACCAGTCCGAACTCCGGGTCACCGTCAGCGGCGTCACACTCTCCCAGGCAGCATCGCGACGCAATCGATTATCGCTGGCCCTGGTGGGTATAGGCGAGAGAATGTCGAAGGCTGTCTGACGGTAAGGCGGGGCGATGTTGGAGCCGAGTTTGGGCGCCGAGAAAATGCCGCTGCCGGCCGAGCCCGGCGCCGAGGGCCGCGTCGAAGGATTGCGGATCGGCGCAAAGGTACGGCCATCAATATCATCGTCGTCATCATCGTCAGAAGACTCACGGAAGAGCGATGGAGATCCCCTCCGAGTTCGCATCGGAGTCCTGCCGGCGTCGGCGGTCCTGCCCTGGGTGGCGGCGTCTCGCAATGCTTTTTGTTTTCTCTCCCATTCCCTGTCACGTTTCTTTTCTCTTTCTATCTCCTCGCGGGTCTTTTTATCCAAGAAAGGGTTATTATTCACATCGAAGTGGAAAGGCGTCTGATGACCTCCTTTCGCCCCTCCGTCTCTGTTCCAGGGGCTCGTAGTCCAGGTCCAGTCGCTGCTAGCTTTCGTGGGACCCGTCTTGGACAGTCTCGCGCGCGCAAACAGGTTCTCGTCATCGTACTCCAGAGACGGCGATCGGGCGCCGTACAGGGTGTTGGCCGACTGCGGGAAGGCGTCGATGTAGATGTGGATGTCCTCCGCCAGCAGCTCCAGCAGCGTATCGGAGGAATCGCCGTCCGTCACGGCATGCTTGAGGATGTTACGGCAGTAGTTAGACTCGAAGCCCAGGCACGTGCGCAGCTCCTTGACCAGCTGTTTGCACAGACTCTGGATGCGCGTCAGGCACTTCTTCTCCAGCTCCTCCCAGGCTCGACGCACGTTGATGATCACGCGGCCGGTGTAGACCAACTTATTGACCTCGTTGATTAGCGGCGCGTTGGCGTGCCGGTCCAGGTTAAGCTTGAGCGGCTTCACCTGGAACATGTTGTGGCGCACCTTCTCCAGATTCTCCTCCATCATCTGCATCTCGCGCTCCGCGAGGTTGACGAAGACGATGGGTTCGATGGCGTTGAGCCCCTTGGCCAGCTCGGTGCGCGCCGCCAGTTTGGCCAGGATCACGGCGCTGCGCAGGGCCTTCTCCACGATGTCGGCGTCGTGGCGCACCTCGCTGTCGAACTCGGTGCTGTCCACCACGGCCAGGTGCTCGCGCGCTCTAGCCCGGTCGCGGAACGGATAGATGTGTCCGCGGCGCGCCACGGCGCCGCAGCGCATCTCGAACTCCTCCAGCAGCGGCGACAGGTCGGGGTTGTGGAAGCGCAGCTCGCGGTAGTAGCCCAGCCACAGCATGAGCGTGTTGAACATGGTAGTGCGCCGGTGCAGCCGCTTCTCGCCGCATCGTCGGAGGACCTTGGGATGCTTCTCCAAATCCACGTCGGCCTTGTTAATGAGGTGCTTGAGAAAGCCGGTGAGATGCACCACATCGCGGCGCTCGAGACCGATAAACTGTAGACTCATGCCGTCTGTCTCTCCAGAAGCCGGAAGCTCGGCGACTCCGGACTCCCGGCGCGGTCAGCTATTCGCCTCGGGGCGGGGCCCGCGCCATGGACACCTTGCTGCACAACGTCACGGTGAGCCGCGGAGGGAAGGGACCGGGGCGGGGGTCAGTTTAATAGCGGAGGCGGGGGCGGCCCGGGGGAGCGCCATCTTATCTGAACACGATGTCGTCTTGCCTCGACCCCGACAGAATCGCAGCGGGGGCATCCCCCACGTCAGGGATGCCTGCAACCAGACGGAGACGCTGCAGGCCATCCGTACCACCGAAGCCTTCCTCAACCTGCTCATCATCCTGGTGGGCGGACCGCTCAACGCGGTGGTGCTGGTCACCCAGTTGCTGTCCAACCACGTGCACGGCTACTCGACGCCCACCATCTACATGACCAACCTCTACTCCACCAACTTCCTCACGCTCTCGATCCTGCCCTTCATCGTGCTCAGCAACCAGCACCTGCTGGGGACGAACGTGGCCTCGTGCAAATTCCTCTCGGTCATCTACTACTCCAGCTGTACGGTGGGCTTCGCCACAGTCGCGCTCATCGCCGCCGATCGCTATCGCGTCATCCACCGTCGCACCTACGCGCGCCAGTCGTACCGCTCCACCTATGTGATTCTGCTGATCACCTGGCTGATGGGGCTCATCTTCTCGACCCCCGCCGCCGTCTACACCACGGTGGTGGCCCACGACGATAAAAACGATACCATGAACGCCAGCGACACCAGTAACGGCAGCGACACCAATAACACCAACGCTTCCTATCACACCTGCGTCATGTACTTCGTAGCCGACGAGGTATACACGGTGCTCATGTCCTGGAAAGTGTTGCTGACCGTGGTCTGGGGCGTGGCGCCCGTGGTCATGATGACCTGGTTCTACACCTTCTTCTACTACACGGTACGACGTACGGCCCAGAAGAAAAAGAGCCGCACCCTGACCTTCGTCAGCGTCCTGCTGCTCTCCTTCGTCATCCTGCAGACGCCCTACGTGTCCATCATGATCTTCAATAGCTACGCCACCGGGAAGTGGTCTCTGGAGTGCCAACATCAGACGCTGAGGCTGACGGTCAGCACGCTCTCGCGCCTGGTGCCCAACCTCCACTGCCTCATCAACCCCATCCTCTACGCCCTGCTGGGCAACGACTTTCTCACGCGGCTGCGACAGTGCATCCGGGGGCAGCTGTTCGACCGCCGCGCCTTCTTAAGGTCGCAGCAGCAACACGGCGGCACGACAGACGCCGCCGGCACCACGCAGCTGCTACCCACCTCGCCCACGAGCGGCGCGACCAGCGAGCACGGCAAGACCTCGTCTGGCACCAAGCCCGCGCGCGTCAAACGCGGTCAGACTTTCAACGTGCCGGGAGACACGCCGAAATCGCGTCCGAAAACCACGTGCAGACAGCACGGCGTTTCCCTGGGCCAGCGGCTGTCGCAATCGCACCACAACCTCAGCCTCGGCGTCTAGCCCGCCGAAAGCGGTAGAAAGAGCCAGAAGCGGCCCTCGCAGACGGTACGCATCCCCCTGTTTTTGGCCCCGCTCCCCCGCTTTTGACATCACGGTACAGCAAAAAGCCTGTCGACACCGCCAGCCGACGGCCAATCGCGTGGCGTAGGAGTGGCGAACCGGCGTCATTATAATCAAACGCCGGAGTCGCCGCCCGCCACAACGCCGTCCGGCGCTACTTCTTCTCGAGTACGGTACGATATCCGACGTTCAGCGTCGACGCGGTTTATCCCAACCCGGAGCCCCCCAGCGGTCCTCCGCGACGCCCGGCTGGCTGTCCGGCGGCCGAGTCTCCTTTTCTCCTAGTCTATTACCACGGCCGCCGGCGGCGCCGTCGCCGCCATGGAATTCATCATCACTACCCGGGACTTCTCCAACGACGACTCAGTCCTCAGAGCCGCCGAGATGCGCGACAACGTGGCCGGCACGATTTCCAAAGCGTACAAGGGCACCGTGCGCGCCGAGGGCAAGAAAAAGCTGCTGCTCAAGCACCTGCCCGTGCAGCCCGGCGGCTGCACGCGCCGCAACGGCAATCTCTTCGTTTTCTGCACCGACCGCGACTACCGCAAGTTCCACCAGGGCATCGCGCAGCTCAAGCGCGCGCCCGTCGATCTGGAGCCCAGCGAGATCCAACAGGTGACGAGCAACATCCGCTGCCGCCTGCAGCCCAGCGAGCGCGACCCGCCGGCGCCCACCGACGACCTGCAGACGGCCGTGTCGCGCGTCTGCACGCTCTTCAACCAGCTGGTCTTCACGGCACAGCTGCGCCATTACTGCGAGCACCAGGAGAAGATCGTGGCCTACGCGCGCGACGAGCTGACCAAGCGCTGCGGCGAGCGCTCGGCGCTGGGCGTGGAGGTGCACGCGCTGGTGGCGCTGCTGCCGCACGAGCGCCACCGCGACCTGTGCAACGTGCTCATCGGCCTGCTGCACCAGACGCCGCACATGTGGGCGCGCTCCATCCGCCTCATCGCCATCCTGCGTCACTACCTGCAGAACAGCCTGCTGAACCTGCTGGTCAGCTCGGGACTAGACATCTCGCAGGTCTTCGACGCCTGCTACCAGAGCGAGGCCTACCGCATCCTCTTCCAGATCGGCAACTCGGACTCGCCCGCGCCCTCCCCTTCCTACTGCGTGCCCGACGAGGAGGCGGCGGCGGCCCTGGAACTCTCACAGCGGGCCAGCGCGGCGGCCGTGCTGGCCGCGGCGGCCAACATCCGTCAGCGCCTGCCGCCCCCTCTCCCGTCGAGCCGCCCTCCCGCTCCCCGCCGCCGGCGCCGCGTCAAGCACCGCTCCTCGGGCGGCGACGAGGACGACGAGCGCGACGACAACGAGGACGAGGAGGAGGCGGCGGCCGCCGCCGGAGAGCAGAGAGGAGGAGAGGAGGAGCAGCAGCAGGAGGAGACGACGACAACGACCCCCACCCCCCTGTGTATTTAACGTGCCCCGAATAAAAAATTTCCCCTGGTTCGTCCGACTCCGCTGAGTTTTAGTTTCGTTTTCGAAAGGGGGGCCGCCATGTCGCAGCAGCCGGGTCAGCCGCCGCCGGCCGCGGGCCCGTCACAGGCGCCCCGGCCGGCTCCCGGGCCGTCGCCCACGCTACCGGTGCTGCCGGTGGACGACGCGCTCAACTTTCGTCCCGACCTCTTCGGCGACGATCACCGGCGGCTGCTGCTCGACATGCTGACGCAGAGCTGCTCGGGGTTCGTGGGCCTGCTCAACCACGGCCTGCCCTCGCCCACCTACCTGCTGGAGTCCCTGGTGGACTTCCAGATCCGCAACCCCTACCTGCGGGTCAAGCCGGTGGCCCAGCAGATCGTCAAGATCTGCATCCTGGCCAACCACTACCGCAACAGCCGCGACATCCTGGTGGACCTGCGCACCCAGCTGGACGTGCTCTACTCGGGCACCCTGCGGACGCGCATCCTCAACGGGCTGCTCAAGCTCTGCCGCCGTGCGCGGGAGTCCGGCGTCACGCCGGAGGAGATCAGCGTGCACCTGGGCGCCGACGACGTGACGTACGGGGTGCTGAAGCAGGTGCTGGGCAAGCTGCACCGCATCCGCGACGCGCTGGGGCTGCGGCCCACGCCCGAGGCCGAGGTGCGTTATTCCACCCTCACGGCCTACAACCTGCTCTACCTGCCGCCGCCCTTCACCACGCAGGAGGCGGTGGAAGTGTTCGCCGAGAACCTGTCCAACGTGACGCAGCGCAACAACCGGCCCATGCGCTGCATGGCCAGCATCAAGCGGCCCGGCACGCGCTCACATGAGGACGCCCTCAACGACCTGTACTTTCTGGTCAGCGCGCGACACCTGCAGCTGCGACACACGCTCGAGCTGCAGATGATGCGCCTGTGGGTGTTGGAGAAGTGCAACCGGCTCTGCGACGACCTGTACTTCTGCTACACGCAGGTACCCGAGACGCGCCAGATCCTGGTGACGCTGATCCGGGGTCTGCAGCTCTCGCGCCAGTCCACCTCGCCGGCCTTCCGCCCGGTGCTCTACAACCTGCTGCAGATGCTCACGCAGCTGCACGAGGCCGGCGTCTACCTCTGCCCAGGGTATTTACACCACGCCGCCTATCAGTTGTTGGAAAAGATCCAACGGATCTCAGACGGGCGCGGCGGCGAGGACGAAGACGAGGACGACGAAGAGGACGGGGAGGAAGGGCGGCGACACCGCGATCCCCGAACCCTGCCGCGCGAGATCTCGCTCGATCTGGAATCCGATCCCACGGCCGTGCAGGGCGAGACCTTCTTCCTCTCCAAGAACCTGTACGGAAACCCGGACATCTTCCGCGTGCCCGATCACCCCAGCCGCTACCTGCGGCGCCGTATGTTCGTGCACCGGCAGGACATCCCGCAGATCTTCTACAACATCCACAACGGAGAGATCACCACCGAGATCTACAACCTGCGACGCATCTACAGCATGATGATCGAAGGCGCCGCCCGGCAGACGGGCCTGACCCCCAAGCGCTTCCTGGAGATCATGGACCGGGCGCCGCTGGGCCAGGAGCCGGAGCCCGAGCTGGCCGACGGCTACGACCTCTTCGCCGACGTGGAACGGCGACCCATGGTCGTTACGTCGTCATCCACGTCATCGGCCGCCTCTTCGTCGGCCGTGGCCTCCACCTCCTCGGCCTCCGATTACGGTACGGGCGCCTCGTCCTCGGGCGTCACCTTCACCCGGCCCACCACCACGGCAGCCTTCTACACGTCGCCGTCGAGCCGCATGGACTTGGAGCGGGCGCCCCGTCAGCGGCGGCGAATGGTGAGCGTGGAGCCCTTCTCGCCCTACTCGGTGGCCTACAACCAGCACCGACATCAGCGCCGACGCAGACGGCCACCGCCGCCGGCTCCGCGGGGTCCGGCGCACACCCGCTATCAGGGGCCGGACACCGAGCGGACACCGTACCGCGGCGACGATGACGAGGACCCCCGCGACGGACTGGCCGAGACCCTGAGAAACCTCTGACGAGACAGAGGAGCAAGAAAAGGAAGACGACGAGGACGCGCTCTGACCCCCTTTTCTACGACGCGACGCCCCAAAGAATAAAACACCGTCAACGGGTCTTTTGTACAAAAAAATCAGAGAGCCTGTTGTCTCTTTTTTATTCGGGGAGAACCTAGCAGTTTATAGGAAGATAACAGGGAAAGTCAAGAAGCTTTTATGTACAGTCCGCTGAGGAAAGAGTCCTTTTTTTCCAGTTTCCTCCCTTTCTTTTCTTGGTCAGACGTGGGGAGGAGTGAGGGGCGCCATGACGTTGGCACCGGGCGGGATGAGGTCGCGACGCCCGGCGTCGCAGACCTTGTAGCGCCGCCTCCGGACGCAGCGTTCGCAGGGAGGCATGTCCCAGAGGAAGCCCATGTAGGTCTCGGGCTCGTCGTCCTGGAAGCGGAAGGACAGCTCAAAGTGGTTGAGGGTCCCCACCTTGCCGAGGATTTTCTGTCGCACGGCCTCGACGTCGCCCTCGGTGGCGGTAGCGCAGAGGTGCATGACGGAGCTGTTGTCCGCCAAGGCCTTGAGTTCCTGGGGCCACATGTGGGTGGCGATGTGCGAGTCGCTGAGGACCATCTTGGCGGAGGCCAGCATGCTCTCGAGGATGGCGTCGCAGATGCGTCCCTCGGCCTCCTCGTGCGAGGGTATCCGGCGGGGCTGCGGGGGCTGGTCGGCCTCGTCGTCGTCCTCGAACATGGCCATGGGGTCGGGGGTCTTCTTGGGGTGCTGGCACACGGGCGTCTTCTCCAGGCGCACCAGGGCCTCGCGCCGGGTGCTGAAGCGGTGGTTGCGGTAGCCCTTCTTGCCCATGACGCAGGTGAACATGACGACGTCCTCAGCCAGGCGGTAGACGGCGTCGGCGGCGGGATCGTAGCCGTAAACGGTTCCGAAGTTGTCGATGAGCACGTACTGCCGCACGATGAACTCCCTGCGTTCGATGACCTCGTGCCCCAGGGCCCCCAGCAGCTGGTGGTAGCAGCTGATACGGGGCACGGTGTGGATCATGAGTTCCATGGTCTGGATGACGCCGCCGCCGGTGACGACGCTGAAGGAGTTCTCCTTGAACTTCATGACCTCGCCGTCGTGGGTCCAGAAGGCGAAGTGGGTGTCGGGGCACTCGTCGAAGGGGTCGTCGATGACGTAGGAACGGTATCCCCTCCTGGCGATCTCGGCCGACATGCTCTCGACGTCGCTGCGGTACAGCATGATGGAGTTCCAGTAATCATCGTACTCCACCATGGGGCGCTGGTAGTCGCGCATGGTGTAGAAGACGTCGCAGTTACGAAAGCCCACGCGCAGGAACTCCTTCATGGTGGCCGCCAGCTCGTAGACGCAGTCGTGGAGGTCATCGTAGCAATAGACGCCGCCGCGCTTGCCGACGAGCACGATGATCTGATAGCGCATGAAGCCCGGCCCTTCGAGAAAGCCGATGGGGTGCATGTACTCCTGGCAGCAGACGTAGGCACCTGAGAAGAGAAAAAGCCACGTACGTTGAAGACACCTGGAAGGAGCGTGCCGAGCGAACGTCCTCTTTCCAGGTGTCTCCAACGTCGTGGGCTTACCTTGAGAGCAGACGGTACCCATCTTGCCGACGAAGGGTCCCAGGGCGCTGCGCGAGCGGAGCTGGATGTAGCATCGCTCGGGCCAGGGCACATGCAGCCGGGCGCCGCACTCCTGGTCGAGGAACTCGTTGAGGCTGTTGAAGTCCTCGGCCCGGACCGCGATGCAGCCGTAGCTGAGCAGCGTGTCCCGGAGGTCGTCCATGTCGAGCGGGGAAGACGGCGAGCGGGCCACGGTGGCGGTCGGAGTCCTCCTCCTGCTGCTCTTGCTGCTACTGCCCCTCTCGCTTCTTCACGCTCCGCCGCTCCCGCCGGCTCCTGAGATGCTGTGCGCCGACGACACGGCATTTATAGACACTATCAGCGTTGACGTCAGACGGCATTGTCGACGCCGCTGTCGATGAAGAAATGGTCGTCGTCCTGACGCGTGTATCTGAAATCTTCAATCAAATCGCGTCGACGCCAGAAAGAGACCATGCAGAAGAGGCTGAGTATGACGAGCGTGCCCGCCGTGGCCGAGAACATGCTGATCATGGCCCAGTGTCCCAGGGCGCGGCTCTGGGAACGCAGAAACTCCACACGGCGGTTTTTCCACATGACGGACAGCTTGCTCCACATGCCCCATGACTCCGTGTCGTTCCAAACCGCCGTGACGTTGTTGGAACCGCCGTTCACCGTCACGTTGGTTATGCTGACGTTCAAACGTTGGAAACGACGCAATAGACGGGGACACACGTCTTGCAGAAAGATGTAATTGCTTTCGACGTGCCGGGAAAGCACCGTCTTAACGACGTCGGTTGCGTTGTCAGTGTCGTTACGAGTCACGTTCCAGTACACGTGCCTTCGAGTCACGTCCACATTGCTGGCGGCTCGCAAAACGTAACCGATATTCAAGGTCGTCAAATTCAACGTCAGCAGTCCCGTGGTAATGTTTCGCCTGTCAATCAAACTCGTGTTGCAAAAAATCGCACCGTCGACCTGCGATACGTTGCTCTTTAGGTCGCTTTGATTCAGGACCCAGCTGGGAAAGAGTCCCTCCAGATGAAAACGCAGTCCGAAGTTGAGCATTCTAGCGTGCCAATGTCGATTCCCCTTACGTGGAAATGTCATGTTCAACTGCAGCGCCTTTTTGGCTCCTAGACAGGGGCCACAATAGATCACCGTTCCGTTGTACGTGCAATTCATTTTGCAGTTTTGGAAACCACCGTTGCGGTCAGTTTGATTGACAGGTGCGCTGTAAGTGCAACCCGCTGTCACTCCGTGCACCGTCAGCACGCACGCGGATAGCAGCGCGAGCAGCGTGATGAAAACCTACGGGGGGAGAAGACGGGGTTTTGCTATAAAGCCTGAAATTTTTCCCTGTGAAATCCCCACTACCGTTGGGTTACGTAACGGGGTTTATTTACCTGAGACCCGCGTTTCTCGGCCACGCGATAAAAGACACCGACGCTACGGAAATATAAAATCAACGTACATGTTTATTACGGGTTTTACACAGGAATGGGGGGAAGTAATAAGAAAGTCTCTAGACGACGACCATCTGTATGTCGTCGCTGGTGTACACCGTCTCTTCGGCGCCGACTATCAGCGGCGGGGAGGGAGAAGCGGTGCAGGTGGAGGAAGAGGTGGACGAACACGAGGACTCGTCCATCTCGCAGGGCGTCGTAGGGGGCAGTACAGTCACGCCGTTTGCGGACGACAGCATGTTGGGAGGTGCGGACAGGACCCGGTGGACCGTCGGACGGGGGGCGATATCCACAAAGTGCGCGTGGTGACCGCGGCGCCGCTGCTGCGGGGACTGTTGCGATTGTCGCGGCTGCTGCTGGGGCTGATCCGTGACGATTAGCGAATTGGCCCGCAGCGAGTCGCGGTCCACGAAGGCGACGGGCATCTTACCCTCTCGGATCCTGCGCTCGGCCTCTAGGATGGCCCGCACGTAGCAGTTGACCGACTTGGCGAAGGTCCGCGGACCTACCGCGTTCTTGTCCCTGCGCGCCTCCAACACTTGTTTCTCATAGTCCAGCTGGTGGTAGATCATCAGCAGATCGTCCATGCTCTGCGCGTACTGCCGTATGTGGTTACGCACCTCCACTGGAAACAGGGCGTTCCAGTACTCAAAGACGATGACGCCGTGCCAGAACTGCGACATACTGGGCGCCAGGTAGAAGAGCAGACCCGACTCGTAGGCGAACACGTCCCACTTGGGCGTCATGAAGAGCACCACCTGCCGCGTGGGCCGCGGCGCCGCCTCCTCCCAAGACTCGATTACCCCGAACATGACGAGCTCCTGGTCCAGCGGGGGGCAGTGGCGCTCCAGCCAGTTGATCTTGGCCAGGTTCATAGTCAGGAACTCGTAGGTCGGGTCGCAGATACACACGTAGAGCCCCGAGTCGTGCGGCAGTCGTACGCCCCGCTTCATGAACTTCTTAACTAAGCATCGGAGCGCCACCTTGCCCAACGTAGAGGCCTGGATGAGGCTGCCCACGTCCACCTGCGCCTGCTGCCGCTCGGCCTCGTCCAGCATGCTCATGATGGCGGTCGTGGCGTGCGTGGTGGCGACGGCAGCCATCTTAGAAGAGACCGCGGATCGCGCAGGGAAGCAGAGAGAAACAGATCGAGTTTATCCCTTCCGTCGACGGTCTCTTACTGTGTCTCGCACCGCGCCTGTCGTCGGCTCCTGTAGCGCAGCAGGGCCTTTTTGAGGGCGTCGTAGGCCTCCCGAGCGAGTCCCGTGAGACCTTCGGCGTCCAGAGGGTTGACTTCGGGGTCCGGCGTCTCGATTTCTTCCTCCCGTCTCCTCTCCCCGGCGTAGTAATCGGGGCAGGAGTAGTCGTTGTTGTTCTCCTCCGCCTCCTGTCCGGTCCGCCCGAAGAGCGCGAAGGTCAGGTCGCGGGGCCACTCCTCGCCCTCGATCACGCCGTACTGCCGCTGCAGCCGGGTCCGCCGCTGCTGCCGCCGCACCTCGCTCCTCAGCCAGGGAGGCAGCGGGTCCTCGGCCCGTTTGCGCTGGATCCAACGGTAGCTCAGGTACCAGAAGGTTAGCAGGCCCACACCACCGACGAGGTGGACGTAGGGCAGAGACATCGCCGACATCGCTCCTCAGCGGTGGACGGAGCCGAAAGCCGCGTGTCGGTGACACGTCGTCTTGAGACGGTGTCTTATATATCTTCTTAAGACGCCGGACATGACGCGCCCAAGACACGTGGATTTTGGCCTTGAGAAACGCATTTCTTAAGACGTTCGCGCTGTCGCAAGACCCCATCTGAGTCAGGGAGGTCCCGTGAGACGGCCGTTGTACGTATGTCGTGACTGTCGCGCGTGTCCTTGAACGTCAGATACCGGTACTGACGCGAGGACCCGACAGCTTACGAGACATTGAGCAAGAAAGTCCCTGGAACTGAAACGTCAACCCGTGCGGTGACCGACGTTTCGGAACACGTCATTTAGCGTTCCTACCCAGGTTCCCGTCCCCACTTTTTTATAAATAAATCAGAACGAGACCTAGAAAGTCAGTCAACATATTAGTTTTATTATAATTATTAATATAATAAGTAGTATCTTTTATTATTATTATTGCACTGTGTGTAGTGTGTATCCAAAGACGACTACTAAGCCTTGCCGGCGTAGTGGTAAGTCTGCAGGTTCTTGATGAGCTGCGGATAGAAAGAGGAAAACGAGCCCAGTCCCAGTAGCCCGATGGTGTACATGGCCCAAGTCTCTAGACCGAAGTTGGCGGGACGCATTCTGAGGTGGTAGGCAACCTTCTCGGACAGCCGGGAGGGCTGGTTGAGACAGCACGAGCGCAGCGACGACAGGTAAAACCGGCTTTGGTCCAGTCCCGATACGTGGACGATGTCGGTGTGACAATCCGCGGGCTGAACCGATGGTGGATGGCTGTTACACGTGCCCGTCCGGGTCTTGTTACCCACGTCGATCAGCAACTCGGGTTTCTCGGAGTTGTTGTCCTTGGGTCGGCAGCACTGGACGTCCACGGTCATCAGGTTCATGCCCCCTTTGTGGTACATCGCGTAAACCCATCCCTCGAACACCTTCTGGCAGTAGCTAGTGTTGCTCTTGGGGGTACTGGAGATGACGGCTCCCGTGGTGGTAGTAGGGGTAGTAGCGGTCATCTGCCCCGGCAGCCCGAGGAAGACGATGATGAGCAGGGTCTTCGGGGCCATCGTCGTGATCATGAAGTGGGTCCGCATCTTGGTGGCTCGGAGGCGAGACGAGTGTCGGAGTCGCTCTGATGTCCCGTCCGGTTTTTAACACGGTCCCGGGCCCGTGACGACATTAAATAGGAAGGGACGGGGTGGGGGTTGCTGCGTCAGAAATCCGTGTCAGAATCCCGACGCGGTTTCTTCTCCCACAGCGTGGTCTCCTCGTCGTCCGACTCGGTGCTCAGCATGCGATACACCTGTCGGCGACTTTGGAAGGCTTTGAAGGTGGAGCAGCAGATGACGAGAAATAACCCGATGAGGAAGCAGACGACCCCGACCATCCCGATGCACACACTCATGTCGACACCGCTGGCATTGGTGTCGTTGCCGGAATGGTAGTAACAGAAAGACGACATGATCGCGGGTGTTGGCATGAAAGATCGGTCGTGTTATCGTCCTTTGTGAGCAGGTTACATACATCATACACGGTCACCCCGATGTTCCCGTCACCGTGTTTCCATTCCTCCGGTTCAGAACCACCGTGAACACCACGGCCAAGAAAATGATCCCTAATACAGCGACCACCATGAGGGCCGCGCTCCATTTCCAGCTCTGATCCAGATACGCCGTGGTGGGAGGGTGCATCGTAGCGGGTATGTCCATCATATCCATATCGAACGTGTGCCGCCGGGGCGGCGAGCTCATCAGACAGTACGGGGGCCGGTAGGGCGGCGGGCTACAGTTGGGCAGCGGCAGGCGGTTGTTGTTGTGATCCGGAGCGGCGTTCATGGTGATGGCGACGTGGGGCCCGCCGGCCTCCTCGTATCTCGGCGGCGGACCCAGGCCCACGGCCTGCTCGTAGCTCGGAGGCGCGTCATCCTGACCGCCGTCGCGGCCTTCTTCGTCGCGGAGGATGGGAGTGGGGTCCATCGCGTGGCGGTTTCTTCTGTTGCGGCTGTCGCGTTATCCCTTTCACCGTCGAAGCAACGGCGACGACGACAAGGTGGGCGGTAGAGAGCGCGGCGAAGAAGAGCCGCCAAAGAGGCCCCTCTTCTTCCGCAGACGCCGGCAGAAGACGTCGCGCGGGCAGCTGGTGGCCCGAAAGGCCGGCAGTACGCTCTCCGGATGGCTAAAGCAGTCCCGACCGAAGCAGTAGTTGTTGTTGAAACGCAGGAAGCCCACGTTGAAGAAGGTCTGCAGTCCGCGCGCTAGAAAGTGAGCCCGGTTGGTCTCCGGATGTACACCGAAGACCAGGCCGCACTCGTTAACCAGGATGGAGATGTCCAGGCGGCGGTGCGGCTCCACCTGGACCGCCTTCACGGTGAAAATCTGCAGCACGTTGAGCGAACCCGTGTCTTTTAACCAGGTGGGGTGGTGGGGACTTTCGTAGGTTTGGCCACCATTCAAGACGCACGTCGTCATCGACTCGCGATTGTCCACCCAGCTGAAGACGCTGCCCTCGTGTTTCATGCAGAGGCGCCACAGGCTCATGAGGTCTCGCGCCACCACAAACTCCCAACCCAGGTCGCCGCCGCTGTCGAAGTGGGTCCAGCCCAGCTCCTCGCGCAGGGGCGCGAAGTTGCGCAGGCCATTCGAGACGAATCCGTGGAAGCCCGAGCGCGAGATCAGGTACACGCAGTCGCCCGAGGGCGCGTAACAGTACACGCGGCCGCCCTCGCCGATGAAGATGGCCAGCGGCGCGCGGCCCGGCTCGCCCTGGCAGGCCGTGCCCACCGGCAGCAGAAAGCGGTCGCAGCAGAGGAACACCTTCTCCAGACCTTTAATATTGAGATGGCTGAAGTAGTCCAGGCGGAGCAGGTCGCAGTAGGTGAAGTACCAGTTGAAGGGCCAGCCGATGTGCAGCACCGTCCCGCTGACGCGGCGCACCAGCTTCTGCAGCTCCTTGCGGGCGTCGGGCGCCACCGAGCAGCGGAAGGTCTCGTTCACCAGCTCGGCGGCCAGGGCGTCCTCCAGCGAGCGCTCCTTCATCACGTCGAGGCCGCTGCTGCGGCGTCGCAGCGGCCGATGGTGCTGTCCGCTCCGGGTCGAGGTGCCGCTGTCGCGTCTCTCTAGCTCTCCCGGGGCCGCCTCGAAGCTCACTTGGCTGAGGCTGCTGCTCCGCCGACGAATGTCCCCGATGCAGGCGGGCCGTCTCCGCACGTTGCTTCCGCTCCTGCCGCCGCCGGGCATGTTAGTTATACACGGTACGCGATCACGTGGCTTCTGGCTCGACTCCATCGCGTCCCGAGAACCGCGCCCTCCGCTCGCTGGCACCCTTCCCGCCCGTTAGCCGCACTTTTGCTTCTTGGGGTTGGGCACAAACTCGAAAGTCACGGAATCCTCGCTGTCGCTCTCCTCTTTGGCGTCGTTGAAGTAGCTGCTCGAGTTGCGTTCGCCGCCGCCCCCGCCACCGGCGCCCCCCTTGGACGTCAGGTAGCTGGTGATCTTGTGCTGCTCGTACTTGTCCTTGCCGTGGTCGTGATCGCGCTCGACGTTGCCCATCTTGTTGCGCGAGCTGGAACCGCCGTGCTTCTTGCCCCCGCCGCCGCCACCACCGCCGCCTCCGCCGATGCCGCCGAGCCCCAGCATGGGCTCGCCTAGCAGGTCGTTCTCCAGACCGGAGCCGTCGTCGTGCATGCTGCTACCGCCGGCGTTGGAGAGGCCGCCGCCTCCGCCACCGCCGCGCGACGTCGACTTGCCGCCACCACCGCCGCCGCCGTAGCCCTTGTCGAAGGGATCGCCGCGCTGGAAGGGCTCCTCCGTGAGAAAGTTCTCCACGGCGAAGAGGCCGTTGCGGCTGGCCACGTAGAGCAGCGCGTCGTGCTCCGTCACCAGGCGCACGGTGCACGGCAGTTTGGTGACGGCGCAGTTGAGCAACGTCTGATAGAAATTCTTGAGCTGCACGCCGATGCGCATGTTCTTGACGCCGTGGAAGCTGACGCGGTTGTTGGCGGTGAATTCCAGCTCGCTGCCGTTGCCCAGGATGAACTTGATGGCCGGCGGCCCGGCGTGGACCAGGATCTGCACGGCGCCGCTGGGGCCCGGCGGCTTTTTGACGTTGCGCTTGACGCGGGTGTGCGGCCCGATCCACTTGATGAGTTCGGCCACCACGGCGTAGTCGAGGTCTACGTGCACGGCCGAGTTCTCGCTCTCGCGCACGATGTCCTGGCCGTGCACGCAGGCCGAGCTGAACTCCATGTTGAAATCGGGCGCGCACATGGAGATCTTGGCCGAGAGGTCCGAGATATCCTGCACGTAGAACTTGGTGAGGTCCTTGCTGGAGGTCAGGTACATGAAGTTACCCAGCAGCGGCGTGGAGTTGTTGATGGTCTTGGGCTGGAAGGACTTGTCGGTGATGTAGAGGCACGAGCTGTTGAAAGTGATCTTGGACACGCAGTGGCTGCGCACCGTTTGCAGGATCAGCGCCGGCGTGGGCAGAAAAGTGACGGTGGTGTTCTCCTTGAGCGCACGGATGACAGATCGCAGCTGCTGGATGGCCGACTTGTAGGGCTTAAGGCGCAGCGCCAGCGTCGGCGGCTCCGAGAGACGCGTCTTGCGCTCCATCGCGGCCCCTAGGCGCTCCGGCGCACCCGCTCGGCGATCACCTCCGCACCCGGCGAGACGCGGACCTCAAATAAGGTCGCGGCGCGGAGAGGAGAAAGTTATATACCTCGGGCGCGGACGCTGAAACACGACCGGCGATGGCAGTCCGCCGCGCTCCGTCGGCGTTTAATACAGCCCCGAGCGGCTCGCCGGCGAGCCCGCGGGGGACAAACTAGGAGGAACAGTACTTATATACTCCGACCTTCAGGTGCAAGTGGTACCATTTCAGCATCCTCGACAGCAGAACGTCGGGGGTCATGGAGGAGTCGTAGTAGAAGAGCGGCGTCACGCAATGGTCCACGAAGACGCTGAGGTTGACGCACGAGACCTCCACGTCGTTCTGGATCTGGGCGGCGCGCTGGAAGAGGCACTGCGCCGCCTTGCCGTCCTCCTGGTGCTCCAGCCAGGCGTAGTTGACCACGGGTACGCGCAGCGAGCGCCGCGCCGACGAGGGGAAGTAGCACTCGCGGTTGAGCGGACACAGCGACCACACCGTCTCCTCGTCGTACACGCAGTCCCGCGCGGCCCACACCGAGGGCGTCACGCTCCACAGGTGCGCCACCTCGTCGTCGGGCCCCACCGAGAGGAACTGGCAGTTGCGCATCCCGTGCTCCAGCATGTCGGCGCGCAGCGCCTCCCAGCGCGCGGGCGGCAGCGACAGGCGCGGCCGGCGGTACAGCTCGAAGATGAACTTGCCGCCGGCATAGATGGTGCGCTCGAACCAGTCGCAGCGCGGCAGGCCGGCCTTGCACAGGTCCACGCTGGCCCGCACCGCCGCGAAGTACATGTGCTCGAAGATGCGCTCGATCAGGTCCCAGGAGGCGAAGTAGGTGAAGCCCAGGCGCATGAGCACCGTGTGCAGCCCCACCACGCCGATGTGCAGGGGCCGCAGCCGGTCCACGGCGTTCTCCACCCACCAGTCGGAGGCGGCCACCAGGGCGTCCAGGCGCGCGTTGCCCCAGATCACGGCCTCCGTCACCAGCTCGCGCAGCACGCGCAGATCGAAGTAGCGTCGCGTATTGCCCAGCACCACGTCGGGCGAGTGCGGCTCGTGCTGCTCGCTGCGCGCGAACACGCAGCGCGACAGGTTGACCATCAGCCGCTGCACGGGAGCGTCGTACTCCCCGAAGTGGCACGATGCCATGTCGGGGCTGAGGCAGGCCGGCAGGCAGAGGTTGGACTCGCAGGCCAGCATCGAGTACTTGACCACGTGATGGATGAAGACCACCGAGGCGCGGCCGCGCAGGGCGCACACCAGCACCTTCTTCAAGAAATCCTCGGTGTTGACCGTCACCTTGGGGCAGGACTCCTCGCAGCGCCGGTACTCGCGGTCGAAGGCCGCCTCGTGGCCCAGGTCCGAGAGGCGCCGCGCCACGGCCCGCCCGAAGAGGCAGTACTGCGGCTGACGGCCGCGGTAGCGTTTCATCAGCAGGCTAGGCACGTTGAAAGCGTAGCACACCCCCGTGGGCTCCGACGTGCATTCCTTGAGGATGTGGTTGATGACGCGTATGGCCGCCACGTCCCAGAGGTCCACGAAGAAGCGCACCACGGGCCGGTGCACCTCCCGCTCGCGCACCAGGTCGCAGTAGCCGCCCAGGCAGCGGATGACGCTGGTCGCGTCGACGTCGAGCCGCGTCACGTTGATCGAGACCGAGACGCCGCAGCTCAGGCTGCTCATCCACTTGCACATGGCCGCCCAACCGGCGTCGCGCGCGAACGAGTCGGCCGATATGAGGAAGTCGTAGCACGGCATCTTGTCGAAGCCCACGGTGGACATGGCGAAGGTGGAAAGCGAGAGCTGGCCGTCGCGACAGCGCCGCAGCACCGCCTCCAGCACCTCGGCCTCGTGCCGCACGTTCAGGAGAAAGCGGTAGATGCGCGAGTGCAGGCTCTCCTCGATGGCCGCGGTCACGGACGCCGCCACGCGGATGAACACGCCGCCCAGGCACTCGTCCTGCCCGTGTAGCTGGCGACAGATCTTGTCCAGGCACAGGATGGCCGGGTAGAGGCCCCAGCAGCCGGCCAGCTCCACGAAGCGATAGGTCTCGTCGGCCACGCGCGGCAGGTCGTCGGCGTGCCGCAGCACGAAGCGGCGCAGGGAGTCATCGCACAACTCGGAGGCGTAGCTCAGAGGCGAGCGGCTCTCGCGCGGCCAGTTGGCCTTGATGTAGAAGCGACCCAGCAGCAGGTCGGTGCGCGGCGACTGGTGGATAAGCGAGGGCCCGTGGCGCATGACCATCTGAAAGAGCCTGAAGCTGCCCAGACCGCCGCCGTGACGCGCCAGGGCGTCGATCTCGCGCCACAGCGCCGTGCGGTCGCCCACCGTCTCGCGGACGGGCTCCTGCACGCCGCAAAAGCGGAACCGGCCCCAGTAGCCGTGGCAGTGGCACTTCTTGCCCATGACGGCGCGCACGGCGCTGATCACGGGCGAGATTTTGCAGAGCGAGGCCCCGAAATCCTCCTCGTCCTCGCGCGCCTTCGAGGGCGCCGGCGGCGAACCCCGAGTCAGCGTGCCGTCGCGCTCCAGGCACGTCACGGGGGCCGAAACGGGACGGGACGGCGAAGAAGACGACGACACCGTCTGGGTCTGCACGGGGATGCGACCGCCGCAACCGGGTGAGAGCAACGAGTCGCAGAAGAGATCGCCGTCGCCCAGTACAGGACCGACGGCGACGATCCCACAATCGCCGTTCTCATCATGTTCTTCCACGACGCCCAGCTGCCGCATGAAGCTCGGCCGGTGACGCCGAACGCCGTCGCTGCTAGACACGGATTCGCCGGACTCTTCGGTCTCCATGATGTCAACGTGGCCCGCTACCGCCTCATCTTCGCTCGAGGACGACAGCGGTCCCTCCTCGATCTCGCTATCATCATCGTCCTCGCTGCTGTTGTCAGCGCCGCCGATCGCGGAGAAGAGAGAAGAGGACGACGAGGGCGCGCGCGTGTTGCTGCTGGCGGCCACCCGATACGGCGAAGAGGGCAGCAGAGGAGAGTCCTCGCCTTGGCTCATGAGTTTATGGGTGAGTAGCAGAGAAAATCCAGTCCCCTGAATAAAGAATCTGCCCGAAACGCTCGCCTCCCGTGTCTCTTATATTGAGTCCGCCCCGTCTCTCCCAGATTATCCCCGTCTTCTTCCCGAAACCCGTCAGACAAACTCCCTAAATTCCCCGATCTCCACGCAAAAGTTGTCGAGTCGAAAGACCGAGAGCTTGGTCTCCTTGTGGGTGATGAAGGAGGTGTGAATGTCATCGGCCAGACACCAGCCCAGCTTTTGTATGACCCCCGTGCACAGGGGGATCTGCCGCGGCCGCGTGATGCGGCGGTTGACGAAGCCGCAGCGCTGCCGGGCGAACTTTCCGCGCACCACGTCGACCAGGGTCTGCCAATGGCCCAGACAGGTGGTGACCACGTAGATCGCGGGCTTGTTTTCGCCCTCCTCATAGTCGTAAATGATCATTAAATACACGAATTGCAGCCTACCCTTGCTTTCTTCAAGCGTCAGGTACATGTCTTTCGGAATCATCAACGCGAAAACCTCCGTCTTGAGCGTGTTGTAAAGGTAGCCGCGCATGACGCAGGTGAGCAGCGAGGTCATGCCTAGCGAGACGGCCTTGACGCAGCCCACCGTCTCCAGGCGGCGGTGCAGCAGCCACTGCGGGCTGAGGTCCAGCCACTGCAGGGCGGCGCGCGCCGGCGACGACGCATAGACGGTCTCGAGCAGGCAGCGCGTGGCGGCCGTGACGTTACTGGCGCGGATGCCCAGCAGGTAAAGGCCCACGTAGAGGTGGCGCGGCGAGTCGCAGCCCGTCTCCATGCGCAGGATGAGCGATCCGGGCTGCGCCTCGAACTCCACCAGGCCCTCTGGCGCGAAGAAGCGCGCCGTCAGGCACTGGTGGTCGGCGTGGTAGAGGTAGCGAACCGATATAGTATTTACCTCGCGCTTGGCCTTGAGCGCCGTCTCCAGCTCGTTGTCCTCGTCGGCCGGATCGCGCGGCCGCTTGGCCAGCGTGCGCGCGTCCATCATGTCGAAGCGCACGGTGGATTTGAAAAAGCTGGTGGATCAGCTGCGGCACGGCGCCGCGGGCAGTCAGGAGACGTTAAATATCCTGAGTCGCGTGGAGATCGGGGCCCTGGACGCCCTGGAGGTGAACGTGGGGCTGCTGCGGGCGTTCGTAAGCGCGCTACAGAACGTCTCGGGCTACCACTTCGGCTTCGTACGCAACCACACCGTCTTCTACGTGCTGAGCCACGCCACGCTGCAGGCGGCGCGCCAGCCGCTGGACGCCGCGCAGCACTTGTACGACCACCTGGAGAAGTTCGTGGCACGCGACAGCGGCGCCGCCGCCGGCAGCGAGCTCGAGGTCTACGACAACACCAAGACCCTCGACGCCTTCAAAAAGCTCATCGAAGCCGTGCGCGAGCTCTTCACCATCGTCGAATCGCAGCACCCCTTTCCCGCGTCCGGCGCCGCGGGGGTTTCGTCCGAGAAGCGCGCCAAGAAGGACGGTAGTGGCGGCGGCCCCGGCGGCGACCGCGGCTCGCAGGCGTTGGTGCGGCAGACGCTGGCGCGCCTGGAGGAGCTCAGACGCCAGGTGGAGCCCTACCTCAACTGCCGCGCCGTGGCCGAGCTGGTGGACATGGCCTATCAGCACGTCACCTACTGGGCCTGCACACTGATGTTCTACACCGCCTTCCGCAAGGACACCGACACGGCGCTGGACCGCGTGCTGCTCATGTACTACTTCTACACGCACTATGGGCCGGTCAACGGCGATGTGGCCGCCGAGTTCCAGGAGTACGTGCGTAACGCACGCTCCCTCAAAGCCTTCCTGGTCTCCGACGTGGACGCCGATCAACAGCCCGGCGCGGAACAAATCCGCGACGTCAGCTACCGGCTCTTCACCGGCAGCCTGCAGCAGCGCGACAGCACCGGCCTCACCTTCCCCGTCATCTCTACCAAGCCCTCGGTAGTCAGCAACCATCACCTGACGCCCGAACGGCTCTTCTTCCACCCGGGGCTGGTGACGCGACTGCTGAGCGAGGAGGTGTCGAGCACGCAGGCCTCGCGCCAACGCCTGGAGCCGCTACAGACAGTGTGCGCGCGGATCATCGATCGATACTTCGCCAGCCAGCTCAAGGTCACCAAGATGCAGGACTTGATCGACGTGGCCCACGACCTGGTGGGGCTAGGCTTCAACTACAACACCTGCAGCGCCTACGCGCAGACGGCGCTGATGCAGCCGGCCAACCTGCGCAGCCCGCTATTCGTGGACGAGACCAAGAACCAGCTCATCATGATAATCTACAACGCCTACATGTTCTTCCTCTGCCTCTACGTCTACAGCCCCACCTTCTTCTTCGAACACCGGCGGAGGCAGATCTTGGAGCAGAATCAATCCACGCTGGTAGGCTCCCGGGAGGAGCTGCACGGCATCTGGGAGACGGTGCTGCTCAACGTGCGCGCCTACTTCCCCCTGCGGTACACCGAGGAGCAGTTCGAGGCCCACACGCGCGGCACCACCAACGCCGAGCGCGAGTACCTGTACCGCGACCTGAGCATCAAGTGGGGCACGATGCTCTTCGTGCTGCGGCCGCGCGGGGGACCCGGGGGCGGCGCGGGTCGCACCACGCCGCTGCCCTCCCTGGACGGGGTGACGCGCAACGACATCGTGCGACAGTGCGGCATGCTGCGGCTTTCCGACGGTCCCGTCTCCTACGAGCCGCTGCTGGCCTTCAGTAGCCACCAGGACTTCCCGCAGGTGTTCGCGCAGCTGGTGCTGGTGCCGCAGTTCTCGGAGATCTTCGGCATCCCGCAGGGTCAGTTCGAGACGGTGGGCTCACCACGTCTCATGACGCTCATCCAGCTGTGCCGCATCCTGATGCCCGACCAGGTGACGCTCTACCAGAACTTGGTCTCCATCTACAACCTGACGCACTTCGTCCGCCAGGTGGACGCCTCCGTCTTCAAGACGGTGCGCGACTGCACGCTGGAGATCGCCGTCATCCTCTCGCAGCTGAGCGGCGAGACGGTGAAGCCCAACATCGACCTGCTGGTGCAGCTCATGCTGCAGTCCCTCTCCCACAATCTGGCCACCACAGTGGACCCCGTGATCCGCGACATCACGCGCAGCAGCAGCGGCAGCCTGCAGAACTTCATTCGCCACACGCGCCTCTGTTACTGCTTGGCGCTGAGCCGCGCGCACCTGTCCAAGGACATGCAGACCGTCTACCTGGAGATCGAGTCGCGTCACCTGCACCTGCCCACGGCCCGCTTCCTGCAACAGCTCAAGGACCTCATACGGGCCGACAAACTGCTCAGCGACAGCATGCGGCACCTGAGCGAGCGGCTGCAGGTCATCCGCACGCGCGTCAAGCAGGTGACGCAAGACACGGAAGAGATCAGCCGCTACTCGCGTGGCCACCCTTCTACCACGGAGATGGGACGCTCGCTCAAGAAAATGACCACCCAGCTGCGGCAGCTAGAGACGCGCGTGCAGAACTCGCTGCAGGGGGCGCAGCGCTCCAACGGACGGGTGATCGCCTCTCTAGAGCGCGTGCTCAAAACCTTCGAGGTGCTAAGCACGCAGAACCTGGAGCGTCAGGGGTTGACGCTGTGCCTGACGGAAGCCGCGGGACTGGTACAGGAGGCGCGCAGTTTTCAGCCGTTCCCCGTCACCGGGACCGCCGCCGGCTCCGGCGTGGATGCGGAAAAGACGTTGCGTGATTTCTTCGAGGGGCCCTGGGAGGGCGCCGCGGAACCGCGGCGCCTGTCCATGACGACCACCACGGATAGCGAGCAGATGCCGCCGTTCCCCGACGTGATGGGTGACCGCTACGATCCGCAGAACCCCATAGGCGACCTATTAAACTGGTACATCGTCTCGGTGGACCAAGCGCAGCGGGACATCTTCTCGTCGATCGACCCGCCCGCCGGGCATGCCTCGCCCGTCCCGCGGACGCCGCAACCATGAAGACCTTCCAGGCCACGTGCGACCAGTCCAACCGGGAACGCTTCGGCGCCCGCGCGGGGAACCAATGCGTGTGCAACAGCGCGATGTTCATCCACGCGGCGCACCTGCTGGGACTGTCACCCTCCTCCCCCCTACTCGCCCAGGAGGCGTTGGACGCCGTGCTGCAGGAGGGCGCCCGGCTGGACGCGCGGCTGGAGAAGGACCTGCAAAAAAAGCAGCCCGGTAAGAAACTGCCCGTCTACCGGATGGGCGACGAGGTACCGCGACGCATCGACTCGTCCTTCGGCAGCACGGTGCACGCGCTCTCGCGCCCCTTCAACGGAACCACGGAGACGCAGGACCTCGGCGGCTACCAGTGTCTGGGCATCTTCGACTTCCTGCGCTACGCCTACGCCAAGCAGCGGCCCGTCTACATGTTGATCATCGTCAACTCGCTAGCACGCGCCGTGATCATCACCCCGCAGGACCTCATCTTCGTCTTCGACCCGCACCGCACGTCGCAATGCAGCAACGCCGCCGCCTACCAGTGCGAGAGCCTCCACGAGGTGGTCATGCTGCTGACGAGCTTCGGCGCCGCCCTGTCCAACTTCTACTACGACGCCCTCTTTCTCTACATGCTGGACCTATCTTCGGGACCCGCCCTGCCCGAGGCCCAGATCAACAGCCTCATCGTGACCACATACCGCGACCGCGACCTCGACCTTCCCGTCCCCACCAGCCTGACGGGCCCGGCGTCTTTGACGACCGTGGCCGCCTCCGTCCTACCCGCCCTACCCGCACCGCCCCAGGTGTGCCCCGCCTCAGACATCCCTCCCGGTACCGACCGGCCACTCCCCATCCCTCCCGACGACGCCCTCCCGCTCGCCCCGCTCGTTCCGCCACCCAAAAAGACTCCGGAGAAGCGGCGCAAGGAACCCGGCGAGAGTAAACATGGAGGCAAGAAGAAGCCGGCGGCGCCCACGACGCCCACCAGCGGACAGGCCCCGTCGGCCCTGGCGACGACCGCGACCCCGTACAGCTGCGCCGGCGCGCTGCCCGCCCTCCAGCAGTACCAGCAGATGGTCAGCCAGATGGAGCAGCAGCTGCGCGGGCTGACGATCGACGCGCCGCCCCAGACTAGCTGGACCCTGTACTCGTCTTCTCCGTCCGCGGATTCCGGCAGCGGAACGGCCGGAACCGGCGGCGCCGCCACCTTTGACGAGTCCTTCCTCGGCGACCGGGTGCAGCAGCTGCTGATCCACGCCATCAACCACCTCTCGTGCCTGGAGAGCGACTGCGATCCCACCTCCACGGCCGCGCAGACCGTCAGCAGCTTCTACGGCTTCAACACCGGCATCAACGCCTTCCTGTCCAACTGGGCGCACCACGGACTCAACCTGCGCAAGATGCACGACTACCTGCAACACAAGAAGTCCATCTCCAGCGTCCTGGACCGGGCGCTGATCGACAAAATGCTCAAGGTCTTCGAGCCCTGGGCCCAGCGTCACGGAGCCGCCCTCGTCACCTGGGTGGATGAGCTGATGCGCCAGGTAGAGAGGACCCAGCTGTCCGACCTGCAGCGCCGCCTGGAGAAGTACCGCACGCGCAACCCCGTGCCCGTGAACCAGAGCTTCGTGTGTCTGCGGCCCTCCGACTTCAAGAAGATCACGCAGACCATCGGAACGCGACAGGAGTCGATCCAGCGACAGAGGGAGAAGAGCCAGAACCTCTACAACCAGCTGGCGGGCATGCTGATCAGCATCGACATCCACGATATCGGTAGCACCGAAATCAACAAGCGCGAGGTGTCCAAGGCCCTGACACAGGTGGACGAGGCGGCGCGCCGGGAGCTGCAGCAGTTGGGCACCCACAAGATGCTGGAGCTGCAGCAGGACGTCAACCGGCTGAGCGTGGAGCTGCTGGCGCGGCGCCATAACCAGATCCTGGCCGGCTTTCTGCCCCTAGAGGAGCTGCAGGCGCTGGAGCGCACCATCGACCAGGTGCTGGAGGTGCTCAACGACCTGACGGTGCTGGGTCTGTGCGAGCCCGGCCTGGAGGCGGGCTTCCAGAACGTCAAAGACCAGTTCAGCTACCTGATGACGGGCAACGCCGTCAACGAGTACTCGCTGCTGGAGGAGATCACGCGACTGCGTCAGCAGTACCTGCTGGCCACGCAGCAGCGCGAGGACGTGCTCATCCAGGTACAGGACCTGATCTTCAGTCTGGAGAACCTGGTCAAGGACCCCTCCCCGCAGCGCGGCTCACAGACGACGCTGGCCATGGTACACGAGCAGATGAGCCAGCTGCAGGCCCTGGGCGCCCTGGACATGCCCGAGGTGCGGGCGCGTCTGCAGAACGTGGAGCGCGGGCTGAACAAACTATACGAGGAGGAGGACGAGACGCGCGAGTACCTCCGCACGCTGAGTTACGACAACCCGCCCACCGATCAGGGCCTAAAGCGCTACGGACGCCTCAAGGCCATGTTGCGCGACGACGCCGACGCCCGTCTGCTGCTGCTCAACACCATCCTGCGCATCTTCGACGACATGGTGAAGCGGCTGGCGCGGGACGACACGCTTCGGCCGCAGGTCTTCGACGCCGTCAACTCGCTCATCAACCACCTGCCACCGGGCTCCGAGGAGATGGAGAACCTGCGCGCGGCCAACGCCATCTATTCGCAGCTGAGCAAGAAGATGGACGCCGTGGCCAAGACGCCGGCCGGCGCGGCACCGGGCGATCCCAAGCGCCTGCAGACCCTCAAGGAGCTGACGTACTTCTTCATGAGTAACGATCAGTTCTTCACGCACATGCTGAAGCTGAACGTGGGCGCCGACGTGCGCGAGCTGTACGAGCGCTACAAACGCGAGCTGGAGCAGCTGCACGTGGAGCGGTTGGAAAAGGAATGGCAGGAGGAGGCCGAGAAGCTGCCGGTGACCTCGCACGACGACGTGCGCCGCTTCTTGGACCGCGCCCCTAGCACGCGCATCCTGGCCCGCGTGCAGCCCCGGCTAATGACGCGCCTGCACGAATTCCTGGACAAGGAGAACCGGCGCCAGGAGGAAGAGCGGCGCCGACAGCTGGACGAGTACCGACAGATGGCGCAAGCGGACCTCGCACGGGCCGTGGAGTCAGTGCGCAACGATACGCTCTCGACCGTGCCCGGCATGCGACTGGAGGAGACGCAGGAGATACTGGCCGGCCTGGATCCGCGCGCGCAAGAGGAACTGCTACGTAAATTCAATCACGACATGCTGGGGGCGCTGTCGCAGCTCCGAAAAACCCTGGATGACCGCATCAGCCAGTGCATGCAGGACGTGCTGTCCGGGGAGACGGCGCGCCGCCGATCGTACGCCGAGCACGCCACTCAGACGCGCGCCTCCCTGACCCACCTGCGCCGGGTCATGGGTCCCCGTCTGATGCAGGAGACCCAACGCACCCTGGACGAGGTGACCAGGCAGGCGACCTTCATCGAGCGCTGTCAGCTGGGCGACGCCGAGACCGTGTTCACGGGCACCGACTACGAGCAGGACTACGCACGCTACCGCCAGGGACAGCAACAGCTGCAACAGCAGCTAAACACGGCCCGCGAGGAGCTGACGCGCGCCAGCCAGGACCTGGAGAACGCCATCCGCGACCCGAAACAGCTTCCGGGACCAGGCAAGAAGGACAGCGGCGCCGCGGCGGCCCTGGCCGGCAAAAAGGGCATCGACGCTAGGACGCTGACGGGCCGCATCACACCGCCGCCGGACAACTTCGGCCGGCCCCTGTTCAAGACCATGCTGGACAAGCAGGCCGAGACGGCCAAGAAGGCCCTGCAGGACGAGACGGAACTGATGAACCAGAAGCTGCAGTCGACCGTCAAACTCCGCGAGGAATACGTGACGTCGCTACAGAACCAATGGGCAGAACTGGTAACGCGCATGAAAATGGAATGGCTGGACGTGGCCACGCCGGACACCAAGTCGCTGCTGGAGAACCCCGTGTGGGCGCTGACAGAAATGCTGGGCAAGACGGTACCCACCATGCCGTACGTGGCAGCCGAGCGAGCCCTGCGTTGGGCCGCCCTCTTTATCCAGGAGGCCGTGAAACAGATCAGCGGGGACCCCTCGCACCCGCAGCGCGCGCAGCAACAGATGTACGAAACGCTGCAGCAGCGAACCGCACAGAGCCTCGATACCGTGACGCGTAACGTGAACGTAAACGCGGCGTGCGAGAACTTCGTGAGCCAACAGCAGCAGGAGGGAGGCGGACTGGCGGGCACAGCCGACCCGGAGGTGATCCAAGCCGTGGAGGCCGCCTGGCAGCAACTGGATCCCGCTCGCGTGGCCGGCGGCGAGCAGCGACACCAGCGCGTGCGTGAAACGCTGCACCGCCTGAGCCAGTCGCTCACCGAGCTGGAACTGCAGGACGCGCTGGTGTCCGAGTATCTACAATTGCTGCACAACATCCAGACCTTCAGCTACGGGCTGGATTTCAAGGCGCAGCTGGACAAGATCGCCGACCTCAAGACGCGCTTCACCGACCTGGCGCGCCAGCGCAACGTGCGTCTGAGCTCCGACGCGCCCCTGCCCGACCCGCGCGACCCCAACGTGGGCGCGTCGCACCTGTCGACCTTCGTGCGCGGCCTGCAGGCCCTGGAGCGTCACGTGCTGTCGGCGTTGACCTATCTGACGGAACAGGTGAACCAGTGCCCGGCCATCGTGCCGCGACTGGACGACATCCCGCGGGTGATGCCGCCGGCCCAGACGGACGGTTCGCTGGTGACGCAGGACCGGCTGAAGCGTATGTGCTTCAGCCGCCGCGACGACCTGTTCATCCAGGTGCTGGACGTGTTCGGCACCGAGCAGTTGGTGACGCCCAAGGGCGAGTCCATCCAGTTCACGGCCGGCTACGGCAACGTGGTGTTCAAGTACCTGGCGCTGCGGCAGGACGAGCGCAGCCTGGCACGCAAGTGCTCGGGCCTCAAGAACGTGGTCTCGGTCAAGTACAAGGCAGTGACGGTGTCCGTGGCCATCGCGCAGACCCTCAAGGCTTTCTGGCCCCAGATCACGCGCTACGACCTCAAGCCCTACTTTTCCCAGCAGCAGCAACAGCAGCGGGCCGCACAGGACGGGGGCTCCGTACCCCTGGGTCCCGCGCAGCCGCCCGAAGCCAACACCCTGCTCAACCTGAAGCTGTTCTGCTACGTGGTGCTCATGGCCTGGGACCAGCAGATCGACCCGTGGCAGGAGGGCGGGCAGGGAGGACAGCCGCTGCGCCTGACGCCCGACGAGTTCTGCATCGTCATGACCACCTTCTCCCCTGAGTACATCTACACGATCATGAAGTACCCGTTGCAGATGTCGCTGGCCTCCCTGACCACGGGCATCCAACGCGACATCGTCAACAACGCCCTGAGCAACACCAGCATGCCCCCCGACTACTCGGGCGACCAGGTGAAGGGCTTCGCCTTCGACCGCACCCTGTGGCCCCAGGTGTCGCTGAGCAAGCTGTTCTGGGACTCGGAGATCATGCGCCAACTGTGTCAGGCGGCGGGCCCCGCGGGCCAGAGTCGCCAACACGCGGGCAAGCTACTGATGTACGCCCTGTGCACCCTAGTGTTCCCCCAAGACATGCTGCACTGCCTGTGGCTGGAGCTGAAGCCCAAGTACGCCGAGGTCTACGCCTCCGTCCAGGAGCTGGTGCAAGTGCTCTTCAAGATCTTCTCGCAACAGTGCCGGCTGCTGAACGAAGCCAACACCCAGACCCAGCTGCCCACCGGCGAGCGCGTGCTCCAAAGCATCCGCGTGCAGCGGCAGGAACGCGAGAAGAACGACACGGACAGCGGTTGGGGCGGAACGGGAGGAGACGACTCGGATCTCCTCGAGACTTTTATTAACACCGAGACCGCCCTGGACATGGCCCTGGGCTCTTGGCTCTTCGGCATCCCCGTGTGCATAGGCGTGTATGTGACCGATCTGGCCAAAGGCCAGCGTGTCCTGGTCACTCGTCACATCGAGTACACGAACAACGACCCGGACTTCAAGAACATCCAACGAATCAAGGATCTCAACCTCAACCCGCTGGTCTCCAAGACGTGGACGGAGACGCCGTACGAGCAGTGCTGGTATCAGGCGCAGGTGCTGCGTCTGCGCCAGTACCTACGTCATCCCGTGCGCTTCGTTTACACACCGCTAGTGGTGTATACGCCGCAGGAGCGGTACGTTCACCTGGCGGTGCGACCGCCGACCCCGGGACAGCGGCACGAGATCCCCCGCCTGACGGTGGAGAATCCCTTCGTCCCGTATCCCCTGGACGAGGATTCCTATCCCGCCGACGGCGCACCGCTGCCGGCCCTGCCTCCCCTCTCCTCGTCGTCTTCCTCCTCCGCCTCGGGTCCCGCGGCGACGGCTCCGCCGGCGCCCCTCAACCGCGTGCCGGTCAGCATCGACTTTCTGCGTCAGAACCCGCCGCCCCTCACCCGTCCGCCGCGACCGGCCTGGCGCCACCGACACCGGACGGCGGCAGCGGCCGCCAACTATCAGCAGCAGCTGCCGGAGAGCAGCGTGGATCCCGAAGACTACGGGACCTCGGCCTTCTTCGACTCGGCGCTGTCCACGCAGACCTTCAACGACCCCATCTTCCAGCCGCAGAGCGTGGAAGAGGCGGCCATGTGCCGCGACGAACTCATGACCGTGGCGCCGTCGGCCGCCCGCACGGACTTCATCACGCCGCCGCTGACGGTCCTGACGCAGAACATCCTCAGCGCGCTAGAGATCCTGCGCGCCGTCCGGATAGACTTGCGGGCCCTGGCACAGTCGGTCAACGAGACCCTGAACCGGTTACGGTTCCTGTACCTCTTGTGATGAGGGGCGAGCGGACAGATCGGCACAGAGGTCGGGGGCGAGACAGGAGAAGTTCTTTTTCCTAGCGTCTGGTCCGGGAGACGGCCAGCATGCGCATGAAGTCCAACTTGAAGGCGTTCTTGTCGGCGAAGAGACTCGACATGCGCACGTACTTGCTGAGCATGGCCCCCACCACCGGATGGTGATTGTTGTTATCGGGCATCAGTTCGGTCGGCAGTTCCAACACCACGCCGGCGACGTGACGTTGTTTGTCGTCACGCTTGTTGCTCGTCATGCCGCCGACGCTCCCGACGCCCGCCGCGGCCGCGCTAGACATACCCGACGTCGGCGGCACTCCCGCCGCCGCTCGGGTTCCGCTGGTGCTGGTGATGATGGTGGCCGACGTGGCAAGCGGTCTGTTTAACCAGCGCGCAGCCCCGACACAGGGCGGCGCCGTCCTCGCTTTCCAAACAGCTGTCGCGGTACTCGCCCGTCTGACAGCGCGAGCACAGCAGTCCGTGTCCGTGCCACGTGAGACGCAGCAGACGCGGGACGGTGACGGCGCGCACCACCACGGTGGAGTCGCAGGTGCGCGAGGCGCAGGGCAGGATCACGTCGAAGGTCAGACGGTGGTCGTAGACGGCGCAGGCCGCGTTGAGGCCCAGCACCGCCTTCCAGCCCACGCGGATACAGCGCAGGCCACAGAGGGTCTCCGACACGAGTTCGTAGACGCGCTGCTTGACCACCCGCTGACTGCCGCAGAGCGAGCAGTGCACCAGCTCGGCGTTGGTGTTGAAAATGACGCTCTTCTCCTGTCGGTCCCGATAATAGAACATCGAGTTGAGCGGGAAGTTCTGCTGACAGTGCAGCTTCTCCTTGCCCAGATTGAGGCAATGGCCGCACTGACGGCATACCACGGCGACGAGGGAGCGGCCGTCGAGATGACGCTCGCACTTGAGGCGACACAGGCACCAGAGCGGCAGGTCGATGACGCTGCCGATGAGGCCGCCGCGCAGCGCCACGCCCAGGCCATAGAGAACGATCTTGGTGGGCTCTACCTGTCGCGCCTGCTTCGCGACGCCGGACGCCTGACCACCCGCGCCCGCCCCCGCGGAGAAGCCGACGCGCGTCTCGTCGTGCAGTCCCAGCGAGCGCAGCGGTACCAGGTAACGCGGACACGTGTCACAAAACGTCTGCACCGCCTGTCGGGCCAGCACGTACAGCGGGTTGCCGCAGGGCACCTGGCCGGCGTGCCGCCGAAGGGCCGCTATCAGGGCCTCGAGCTGCGGCGAGCGCGGCTGCCTATCACGAGTCCACTCGTTGCGGTGGTACACCGGCAGGTCGGGTCGGCCCTCGAAGCGCTTGGCGCGCAGCAGGGCTAGGCAGGGCGAGCTGGTGGGGTGCAGCACGGGCAGGCGCAGGTCGGCGCCGAAGAGAAAGCGGTGCAGGTCGCCCAGCAGCGAGGCGGTGACGCCGTCCAGCAGGGCGTTGAGCTTGTCGGCGGGGTAGAGCCGCAGGCGGCGGTAGAGGTAGCGGGCGTCGTAGCGTTCGAAGCGCAGGAAGGCCACCGTCGCCGAAACCGCGTGGAAGCAGTTCATGGAGTATACGTAGGCTAGGAAGACAAAGTAAGGCTTGGTCATCACCAGCCGCTTAAACACCGACGTGACCGCCTCGCGCTCGGCCGGCCGACACAGCAGCCACTCGCGCAGAAAGCGCTGGTAGAGCCGGTCGCCGAGCTCGCGGTTGAGAAAGCGCTTGTCGGTCACGAAGAGATGAAGGACACACGCACGCTGCGGCTGGTGCTGCAGCTGCTGCTGGAAAACCGACGGCGTCTGCGCCGCAAGCTGCGTCGGCGCCTGCGCCGGATGTACCGGCACTTCGTCCAGCTGCAGCGCGCCGCGGCCGATCACCAGCTGCACGTGGAAATGGTCATCGTGGACGCACAGCGGCCCGAAGAGGCGCAGCAAGGCCTCATGGAAAGCGTCCCCCGCCGCCGCCTCCCAGGAGGAGAGCAACGACGACATATCGCCACACCAGGGCCAGCAGCGCCGTCAGAGCCGTCAGCGCCAGCAGGGTCCACAGCAGCGAGCGGAGCGGCTCCGGACGGAGCCACGCCGACGGAGATGAGAACCAGGAACTACGTACGGACTGACGCTGGCTGGAGACCGGCGGAGGATAGTCCCTCGAGCGCCCAAAGCGCGGCGCCATGGGCCGACGTTGCTGATCGTAGTCGCGTCGACGACGCACGTCGCTCTTGGGGGACGTCGGGGGACTCGTCGCCGCCTCCTCCTCTGCTGTTGCCTCCTCTGCCTCTTCGGCGTCCTCCAGGTCCACCTCCTCGAATTCGCATCCGCCTCGTCCCCTACAACCGCGGCACTGACAGCACAGACGCCACGATCCCGCCAACATCGGCGGAGGCGGGGGCCGCGGCACGGGCCCCTGGGGCACCAGCACCTGGGGCGGCGGCGTCCGATACAGCCGCTTCTTGGCCAACGACGACGCGCCTGGCGACGAACCCGCCGCCGCCGACGCCGTCGTCCGCGTGAGCGAGGCGGCGGCCCCGAACCTGACAGAGGACGAGGCGGGGATCGCGGGGGAAGACATGCGCCCGCTGAACAGAGAAGCGCAACCCGAAACCACGCCGGCCGCGACGCTGCGACCGACGCCGGCCGACGTCACCGAGCCCGCCGCCGAAGACGACGCCGCCTTTTTGGCGTACAGTTCGCGCAGCAGGTTCTCGTACTCGTTCTCGTTCTCCGGCCCGAAGGCGATCAGCTCGATGTTGAAGACCGAGGCCGAGTTGGAGCGGCGCACCACGCACTTGGTGAGCACGCCGTAGGCCGAGGGCTTGATCTCCTCGATGTCCTTGAGCGTGACGATGAGCGACTCGTTCACCTTGAGCACGTTAAACTCTCCGACGTGGCGCGCCGAGACCAGCTTGACCGGCGCGCGCACAAAACAACAGAGGGAGACGGCGCAGCCGGTGTTCTTAAAGATGAAGCAGGGCACGTGATCCGTGCGGCTCTCCCAGTAGCTCAGCAGGTACTCCACGCAGTACACCGTGTCGGTCTTTAACATGGCGTCGCACACCGAGTAGTTGGGGTTCTTGCAGATGAGCCCGGCGTCCGTGACGCGCAGCTCGCTGGGGCCCAGCTTCAGGATGCGCCGCGTGGCCTGCACCAGGTCCTGGTGCAGACCCTTGCTCATCTCCATCGCGTCCGACCCGCAACCGCGTCGGCGTTTTATTTACCCGACGCCAGCTCGTCTTTGCCCTCCAGGATTCCGTTGATATCCATCAGCTTGGTGACGATCGCCGTTAATAGTTGGGTCTTCTCGCGCAGGATCTGCCCGTGACTGCACGAGGCGCACTCGCCGTGCACGTACTTGAGGAAGGCGGCGTACTTCTGGCCCGCGTTCACGAAATTTAACCGCGCGTCCAGCGAGGGCAGCAGCAGATCGTAAACGCGCGGTAACATCGGCTCGAACTGCACCAGCAGGTCATCTTCCGCCTCGCCCAGCCCGTACTCGGCGTCCTCGTCGATCACCAGCGGCGGAGGCACTGAGGAAGAGGGCGAGTCCTCGCCGTCGTCGTCGCGACTGTCGTCTACCTCGAACCTCCCCTCTCCCCCTTTATAATCATCTACCTCACGACCCGGGTCTTCTCCTCCGAGCTGCGGAGGCGGCGGCGACGGTGTCGTCGTCTCGCGACCTCTCAGCGTCGCCATCGCAACCGGCGGCTCCCGCTAGCGCACTGACTTCTCCCGTCTGATCCCCCAAGCTGTCGAGCCATGAATTCCACGATGGGCCTGGGCGGCGCCCCTATTCCGCCCCGTCCACCCACGGCGCTGTCGTCCTCGGCGATCCACGCCTCCTCGGTCTTCGCCGACCTCTGCAGCCCCCCGCGTCTCGAGCACCCGCCGTCGGCGGCACAGCTCCAAGACCCGCACGCCTACCACCACCAGCAGCAGCAGGCTCACCGCGACGGCCTGGGCGCGGCGACGGTAGGCACGGCGGTCGTCGTCACCGCAGGCTCACGCTACACGGGCTGGAGCGCCGAACACACCCAGTGGGACTCGGAACTGACGACTGAGCTCCTGTGGCACGCGCATCCTCATCAAGTAGCCGACGAGCCCGCGGCGGTCGTGCCCGGGGGGGTCCAGCTCCTGTCCAACGCCGACCTGGGCCTCAACTTCGACGACCACGCCATGTCGGTGACCCTCAGCTCCGCCGGCCACCGCAGCGCCACGCAATCCACCGTGGCCACGGAGGTGCTGCACGGCGGGGGCAGCGGCGGCGGCGCCGCCTCGGCCTGCGACCTGGACGCGGAGCTGGCCGGCATCGACGTGACCGACCCCGAGCGCCTGCGGCGCCTCTGCGCGCCGCTCTCCATCGACACGCGCTGCAACCTCTGCGCCATCATCAGCATCTGCCTGCGGCAGGACGCCGAGCAGACCTGGCTGCTCGACTACAGCCTGTTGTGCTTCAAGTGCAACTACGCGCCGCGCACGGCCCTCAGCACGCTCATCGTCATGTCCGAGTTCATCCACCTGCTGCGCCGCCACTTCCCCGACCTGCACGCCGACGAGCTCTTTCGGCACCACGTCCTCACCGTCTTCGACTTTCACCTGCACTTCTTCATCCACCGCTGCTTCGAGAAGCAGGTCGGCGACGCCGTGGAGAACGAGAACATCACGCTCAACCACCTGGCCGTGGTGCGGGCGCTGGTCATGAACGAGGACCTGGCGCCCTACACCAAGATGCGGCGCGCCTGCCAGCCCAAGCAGAAGGCCTCCGCCGCGGCCGCCTCCAAGACGCCCGAGGCGCCCAAGGCGCTGCTCAAGAGCTTCGTGGAGCGCAGCGACCCGGGCCGCGACCGCTTCGTGCAGCTGCTCTTCTACATGTGGGCCGGCACCGGCGTCATGAGCGCCACGCCGCTGCCCGAGCTGACCGAGATCAAGTTCAACCGCCTGGACGCGCTGACGGCCGAGGGCAACGACGTCAACCACAGCGACGAGAGCCTCCCCCCGCCCGAGATCCGCAAGGCCGTGGGCCCCGTCTACCTCTGCCCCGTGCCCGTGTTCCTCACCAAGAACCAGACCAGCACCGTGTGCCTGCTGTGCGAGCTCATGTCCTGCTCGTACTACGACAACCTGGTACTGCGCGAGCTCTACCGCCGCGTCACCTCCTACTGCCAGAACAACGTCAAGATGGTCGACCGCATCCAGCTGGTGCTGGCCGACATGCTGCGCGACTGCGCGACGCCCATGGGCGCCGTGCAGGACGACGTGGCGCGCCACGGGGCCCAGGTGCCGCTGGCCGACTGCGCCGCGGCGCCCGGCGCGCGGCCCGACGCCGTCTTCTGCCACGTCCTGCGACAGGTGGGCGTCACGGGCATCTACAAGCACTTCTTCTGCGATCCGCAGTGCGCCGGCAACATCCGCATCACCAACGAGGCCGTGCTCTTCGGTCGCCTGCACCCTCAGCACCTGCACGAGATGAAACTGGGCATCTGTCACGACAATTACTATATAAGCCCGCTGCCACGCCGGGTCTGGCTCTACATCGCGCTCTTCAAAGCTTTTCAGATTGCAAAACGCAGCAACAAGAGCAAGACGCAGCTCACGGACTTTGTGCGCGACTTCGCGCAGCTGCTGGAGCAGAGCGGCATCAAGCTGGTGGAGCCCTCGTACGTGGTGGACAAGTATGTCTGAGGGCGGCGACGGAGCGGCGGCGCGGCGTCCCGCGGCCGGCGCGCCTCGCCGCCGCGCCAACAGCGGGGTGGTGCGCGGGACCCTGGAGCGCCGCTCGGCCCTGCGCTCGCTCTACCGCAAGCAGCAGCGACGGCGGCGCCGCGGCAGCGGCTCCCTGCTCTCCTGCTCGTCGTCGGTCTCCCGACTGGCGTCGCCGTCGACGTGGCTGGAGTATGACGACGGCGGCAGCGGTAGCGGCGAGACGCGGACGGACGGCGCCGAGCGCGACGGCGTCCCGCGCCTCACGCTGCACGACCTGCACGACATCTTCCGCGAGCACCCCGACCTGGAGGTCAAGTACCTCAACATGATGAAGATGGCCATCACGGGCAAGGAGTCCATCTGCCTGCCCTTCAACTTCCACTCGCACCGCCAGCACACCTGCCTGGACATCTCGCCCTACGGCAACGAGCAGGTCTCGCGCATCGCCTGCACCTCGTGCGAGGAGCACCAGATCCTGCCCACCGCCTCCGACGCCATGGTGGCCTTCATCAACCAGACCTCGAACATCATGAAAAATCGCAACTTTTATTACGGTTTCTGCAAAAGCACCGAGCTGCTCAAGCTCTCCACCAACCAGCCGCCCATCTTCCAGATCTACTACATTCTGCACGCCGCCAACCACGACATCGTGCCCTTCATGCACGCCGAGGAGGGCCGGCTGCACATGCACGTCATCTTCGAGAACCCCGACGTGCACATCCCCTGCGACTGCGTCACCCAGATGCTGACGGCGGCCCGCGACGACTACCACCTGACGCTCAACATCGTCAGGGGCCACGTCGTGGTCAGCGTCCTGTGTCACACCGTCTCGGGCAGCAGCGTCAAGATCGACGTAACCATCCTGCAGCGCAAGATCGACGAGATGGACATCCCCAACGACGTGAGCGAGTCCTTCGAGCGCTACAAGGAGCTCATCCAGGAGCTGTGTCAGTTCAGCGGCGCCGGCGGCGGCTACGCCAGCGCCCTCCTGTCCTCGTCCTCCTCTTCCGCTTCGCGTTCGGGCGGCGCCACGGCTCAGTCGCCGACGATGACGACGGCAACAGCGGCGCAGTCCCACCATCATCACCACCATCACGCCGGCACCGCGGTCCAGCCCCCGTCCGCACCACAGCCGCCGCTGTTCCTCAACAGCATTCGTGCTCCTTGACGCTGTAGGGCAGAAAGGCCGCCTCCAGGTGCAGACGCCGCGGCAGCACCATGCTGAGGAACCTGTCCTTGCGGCCGATCTCGCCCTCGGGGAAGATGGGCGACAGCACGTTCGTCACGGCCTTGAGCACCTGATCGAAGTACTTGTCGGCGTGGATGGGCACGTTGTGCTCGCGCACGTACGTCGGATCCTCGGCCACCTCGTAGTTACACACCCCCGACGAGGAGCGGCCCTCGCCGGGCGCCGTCAGCACGTAGAAGACTCGGTCGCCCACCGACGGCAGCTCCTCGGAGCGGGCCGCCAGACGCTTGATGACGGCGATGTGCGGCAGGTTGGACTGGCGGTACAGCGAGATGTCCTTGGACAGCACCGACGACAGCACCAGGTCCTCGACGCGCACACGGCGCAGGTACAGGTCGTCGCGGGCCTGCGTGAGGCGCCACAGGATGGGCCAGAAGCCCGCCGGCACGCCCTGGGCGCGCACGTCCTCGAGCGTGAGGCGCGAGAGGCGCACGGCCGCCTGCGAGACCTCGCGGTCGTCGAAGAGCAACGACAGCACGTCGCGCGTCACGCCCTTGACGAACTCGCAGGCCGTCTTGCGCACCAGGTCCACGCCCTTCATGCTCAGGCCCGCGGCGCCCTCCACCTTGCCGATGTAGCGCTTCTTGCAGATCATCATCAGCGACACGAAGACCTTCTCGAACTCGAGCTTCACGGGCTCGTTGAACAGACAGGCCGTGACGTAGTCGGCCAGAGCGGGACCGCGCGACACCAGGGCCTGCGCCGTCAGCCCGCGGTAGTGGACGAACACGCTGTCCGTGTCCCCGTAGATGACCCGAGCCTCCACCGTCCAGCCGCCGCTACCACCGCCGCCCCGCCGTTCCGCCTCCTCTCCTACTCTCGGCCTCTTATACGGTATGTGGCGATGAAGCCGACGACGGGTCCGTGTAGCGGTGGCACCGGCGGCGGCAGTAAAGACTAAGGAATGAGTCCTGCCACCGACCCCGTTCTCCCCTCCTCCACCACCACCTTCCTCCTCCACTATCATCTCCAGATCCCCGTGTACCACATCTCCCTCCTCTTCCTCCTCTTCCCGCGCGTCCTCGTCCTCGGAGGCGACCGCGTAGTCCTCTTGATTAAAAAAATTGCGTAAGAAACACGGCTCCGAGAAATTGTCCTCGATGAAGCGCGCGGTGCGTTCCAGCATGTCGCGGCCGATGCGCGTGATGCTGGCGGCGATGGGCAGGCACGGCATCATGCCGTTGACCACGCCGGTGAAGCCGTAGAAGGCGTTGCAGGTCACCTTGAGGGCCATCTGCTCCTTGTCGAGCAGCATGCGGCGCATGGGGTCGCGGCACTCGCGCATGCACTCGCGCACGGCCTTGCGCTGCGAGACCCACTTGTTGAGCAGCTCCGACAGCACCGAGACGCGCACCGAGGCCCGCACGAAGCGGTGGGTGATGCCGTTCTCCAGCGTGACGCTGTAGACGTCGGCGGGGTCCACGGGGTACTCGCCGCCGGGCACCAGCAGGGTGGAGTAGCACAGGTTGTGGGCCATGATGATGGAGGGGTAGAGGCTGGCGAAGTCGAAGACCGCCACGGGGTCGTTGTAGTAGCCCACCACGGGCTCGAAGACGGTGGCACCCTGGTAGGCAGCGGCAGCCGACGACGGGGCCACGGCCGAGAGGATGCCGCCGTTGGTGCCCGTGACACTGCCGCCGCCGCTGCTACCGCTACAACCGCCGCTAGTGCCGCTCGCGCCGCTGACCGTGGACACGCCGTCGCAACTGGACGTGGTTTCTTCCGACGAGACCGGCGTCAAGGCGTTGAAGACCGCCGTGGCCGAACCCACGTCACCGGGCGCGCCCGTGACGGCGCCGGCCGAGAGGATCGACGTGTTGGAACTGCCGTCGGGAGACAGCAGGCCGGGGGGCACGCTGGCGAAGACAGCCGTGGCGGCGTTGTTGGCGACGGCGGCCTCGGTGGGCGGCGTCTGGTAGTGGTTGGGCAGGATGTAGTCGCGGCAGGCGCACTCGTCAAGCAGCGAGGTGTAGATGCGGATCTGCTGCCCGTCGAAGATGACGCGACGCATGGGGATCTTGGCCAGACGGGCGATGGCGCCGGCCTCGTAGTGGAAGTTGATGGTGTTGAAGAGATCGCGCACCAACAGGGCGTCCTGCAGGCAGTAGCGGCCCACCTGCGCGCGCCCCTGCGCGTTGGCCACGAACTTCACGGGGATCTCCTTGTAGGACAGGTCGTCCTTGCGCTGACCCAGATACAGCTCGGCCATGGTGTTGAGCTTGTAGTTGGGCGAGTTGGTCTTGGCCATGCACACGGGGTACATGTCGACCACCACGCAGCCCGAGATGTACACCTTGGTGGGCGCGTTAGCGGCGGCGGCCGCGAACGAGGCACGATCCTGGTGGCGCCGATAGAGCGTGGGACTGTGGAGGAAGAAACGGCCGCCCTGAGCGACGGGCACCTTGCAGAAGCGCTGCACGTCCAGCTTGTAGAGGTACTCGAGGCGCGTGAGGATGTACTTCAAGTCGAAGGAGTTGATGTTGTAGCCGGTCATGAAAGACGGCGCGTACCGCTGAAAAAAGAGCATGAAGCCCAGCAGCAGCTCGTACTCCGAGGGGAACTCGTAGACGTCGGCCTCGCCCACGGGATCACAGGTACCGATGGTGAAGAGGTGCAGACCCGAGCGACCGAAGACGGGGGGCTGCGCGCCCACGCCCGCAGTCGCCGCCTGCGGGTAGTAGGGAATCCCCCCGCTCTCCCCGTTCCCGTGATGAGACTGTGTCGGCGCCGGTGTCGCACCCCCGTTGACGCCCACCCCGCCAGCGCCGTCGGCGCTACCACCCCCCGTCTCGTAGCAGACACACGAGATCTGAATGACGATGTCGTCGGGCTTCTCGGCGCAGGGGAAGCCGCCGTCTGCGCTCATGCACTCGATATCGAAGGAGAGGCAGCGGTAGAGCGGCCAGGAGTTGTCGTCGGGCACGGCCACGAGGTCCGAGACGTCGCAGTCGACCTCGATGTCGCAGGTCGACGAGCGGCCCTGGTGGCGCCAGTCGTAACGGTTGACGGAGCACCAGCCGAAGGTGGTGATCCGCCGGTCGATGACCAGGCGCGTCAGGGGGTCCACGCGGGCCTCGTAGACGGGGAAGCCGCGCTCCAGCAGGTACTCGCCGATCTTTCTGGCCATGCTCCAGTTACTGATCGACACACACTGCAGGTCGGGCACGGGCCGCGTACCGTAGCCGTAGATGGAGGTCTTGGTGGCCGGCGTGACAGACATGGCGTAGGGGGTCCGGGGCTCGGGCACCAGCTCCCCCACGCTGGCGATGACCTCGCGCAACCGCTCGGTGTCGCCGTACTCGCAGTAAAAGTAGGTACGCTGCCCGAAGACGTTGACGCAGATGCTGTAGCCGTGCTCGGTGGCGCCGAAGAAACGCAGCACGTTGCCCGAGGGCACCAGATGCCCGCGGTAGCGCGGCGACACGTTCTCCGGCGAGTCGAAGAAGAGCACCCCGTCCACCTGATCGTAGGTGTGAAAGCGAATGGGCCCCACCACGCGACCCACCAGGGTCTCGCGCAAAGGACACGGCCAGATCAGGTCGGGAGTCAACAAGTGTTTAATCTCGCGGTAAAACATGATGGGAACACGGCCAGTCTTGTGCTTAATCAGTCCCGTCTGACCGTCGAACATCACGCCCCGCGGCACGATCTGCATGAACTGCTTCTGCACGCCGGAGCGCTTGCTGGTGGGCAGCGGAAAGCAAGCTCCCTCGCTGCTGCTACTGTTGCCGCCGTCGCTGCTCTGATCCTGGCCGCTACTGCCGCTGCCGCCGCCATCGAACTTGCCGGGGCGACCGCGGCGCCTCGGCGTCGTCTGCTGCTGCAGCGGCGACTGTTGCGAACGACGTCCGCGACCGCCCGCGGCCGCGTTGATCCTGCAATTCCCGACTAAACCACCGCCGCCGACACTCGTACCGACATCAGCGCCGGGCCGGTGAGGACCGGCGTTCAAGTAAGGATTGAAAAACATGCCGCGGCGAGCGGAACCTGACAGAGGTCGGGACTCTACAGGAAAAGTCAACACACACTACCAGTCCGTTATCTGGCGTATAATTATGTTTTTTTGGGGGGGTTTACGAGTCTCTGTCTCTCTACCTTGTATCACACGTCCTCCTCGGAACCTAGGTGTTGGTAACCGTTTTTCCGATGCCGGATCCTGTCGAGCAAATTGGGCTTGGGCGGCTTCTGCTGCGGCTGCTGTTTCTTGTTGCTGCTGTTGTCCTCGGAGGAAGCACCGTTGTTGTCTCTGCTCATCGGGGGTGCCGACGGCGCGACCACGATGTTGGGAGCGCCCTTGTGTTTTTGCGGCCGGTGCTGCGCGTCCAGCCGCTGGAGGGCCAGGAGCATCTGAAACGCTTGTTCTGTGGTGTAGGGCTGCACGCTTGTGGTCGCAGACTTATGGCCAGAATTATAAACACTGTCTTCGTAGGAAGGCGGAGCTTGGTTCGAAGACGACGGCGCGTCCGACGTGCTGGTGACGGTGGTGCTGGAGCTGCGCGACTGGATCATGTAGGGGAAGAGCTGCTCCAGCGGCTGCATGTACATGCGACGTTGGCGCGTGTAGATCAAATAAATGATAACCAGTACGGCCAAGGCGACGAGGATGATGGTGAAGGCGCCGAAGGGGTTCTTGAGGAAGGCGGCGACGCCCTCGACGACGGAGGCCACCGCGCCGCCCACGGCTCCGATGGCCGTGCCCACCGCCTTGCCGGCGGAGCCCAGGCCGCTCATGAGGTCGTCGAGTCCCTTGAGGTAGGGCGGCAGCGGGTTGACCACCTTGTCCTCCACGTACTTGACACGCTGCTTGTAGGAGTTGAACTCGCGCATGATGTCCTCGAGATCGAAGACGTTGCTGGAACGCAACTCCTGCTGCGAGTAGAGCTCCAGCGCCCTGAAGTCCGTGTTCTCCAGCGGATTGATGTCCAGCGCGATCATGCTGTCGACCGTGGCGATAGTGCTGAGGTCGATCATGCGCTTGAACATGTAGTCCACGTACTCGTAGGACGAGTTGCCGGCGATGAAGATCTTGAGGCTGGGTAGCTGGCACTCCTCGGTGCGGTGGTTGCCCAACAGGATCTCGTTGTCCTCACCGAGCTGCCCGTACTGCACGTGAGAGCTGTTGACGAAGGTGAACATGACGACGGGGCGCGAGTAGCAGCGGCCCTTCTCCTTGGTGTGCATGTCCCGCAGCACCTTGACGCTGGTCTGGTTGATGTTGACGCACTGCGCCAACCCCAGCACGTCGCCCATGAAGCGCGCGGCGATGGGCTTGTCGTAGATGGCCGAGAGGATGGCCGAAGGGTTGATCTTGCTGAGCTCCTTGAAGACCTCTAGGGTGCGCCGTTGGTCCACGCACCAGGCCTCGGCGATCTGGGCCAAAGCTTTGTTGATGTAGTTGCGCAGCGTGTCGTAGGTGAACTGCAACTGAGCGTACATGACGTTATGGATGACGTCCGTGCTGTTGTAAGAGAGCTGACTGGTGCTGGTGTCTCTTTTGTGCCTGGTGCCGTTTCTCATCCTCTCCAAGGTCTCGTTCTGGATCTTGGCAAAATCTTCCAGATCAGCCAGGGACTTTTGCTTGATCCCCTGCCAGAAGACCACCAGTCCGCCGGTGGTCTCGAAGACCTCGACCTTACCGTGCTTGACGTAGGTCTCGTTGTAGGAAGAATTGAACATAGTCTCTAGCTGAGTCAGGGCCTTATCCTTGATACAGGCCAAACCTGGGTCCGAGATGTTAACAGGGGTCTTCTTGGAGAGGAAGGTGGCCGTCATCTTGGACGAGGTGAAGTGAAGGGAGTCGTGGGTCTCGGCGCGGATGGTGCGGTCTGAACTCTCCCAGTAGGCGTACTGACAGGTGGTATTCTGCTCATCTTCCACGTCCCAGGAGAGCACGGAGTCGCCCCGCTCCAAAAAGGCCACCAGCTTGTGGGTCTTCTTGTGGGAATTCCACTGCCCATAGTCCTCGACCATGCTGTAGTTGGCGATCAGGTAGAACTTATCAGCGTTCTCCCCGAAGTACTTCCCGTTGGTCTTGTTGTAGAAGGGAGAGATGTCGACCACGTCACCGGTGGAGGTGGCGAAGAAGTGATAGGGGTACTTGGAGCGGGCGGTGGTCACCGTCACCATGCAGTTAAGGCTGCAGGTCTCGCGGTAGAGCCAGGTGCTGCCGCGGGTGTGGTACTGCTCCTTGACGGTGACGTAGCGGGTGCTATGGGTGTTGGAGTAGTCGTCGGGGATGAGCTTCATGGTCTTGTTCTCGTAGCTGTCCTCGTGATAGGCCACAAAGACGGTGTCCCCCATGACCTTGCTGTAGGAATTGTAGCACTGTCCGTTGTTATTGATGAAATGCACCTCCCACATGGGGGGTGGCACGTACTCCGTGTTGGAGCCCAGCAGGTAGGTACTGTAGATGTAGGCGTAGCTGCGGCGGAAGGTGAGCACCTTTTGAAAGACACGTACCTTGAAAGTGTGCGCCTGGATGTTGCGCTTGTAGACCACCATCATACCTTCGTCCAGGTCCTCCTTGGTGGGCTTGACCGAGGTGCAGTGGATGTTCCGGTCGAAGCGGATGAGGTCCGTCCCCTGGGCCATGGAGCAGACACGATAGGGATACTTGCTGATGTTGACCCCGATGACATCGTCCGGCCGCAGGGTGGTGTTGAAGATGTATTCCGTACCGTTGGTAGTGCTCTCCTGCTGAGTCGTCCGGGTGGTCGTACGACCGGAGGAAGAAGACCCACCTGGCACAGAGGGGGTGGGTGGTTGTCCAGACGTGCTAGATGACGAAGGAGCTCCATACACGCCGCCGGAGGAGGGCGTCCGCAGCAAGCTAACGCAGACTACCAGGCACCAGATCTTGGCCCACATGGTCGATGCGGGCCAAGTCCAGCAACGAGGCTGCGTTGCGGGTCCGCTTGCGGGACGAGATCACGCGCGACCGGCGGGCCGTGGAGCACAGGGACGAGGTGGACGACGAAGAAGCCGACGAGAGGAGGGCACCGGGCGGCACAGGTGGAGGTGCCCAAGCCTGTTGTTGCGGGTTCGGCTCTCGGAAGACGGCACCCGCTGTTGGCGCGTCGCCACTCTCATCCGGTCTGGACAAGTGCCGGTAGAGGAGGAGGTAAAGGTCCTTGGACTTATAAAGACTTCCCTCGTGACGAAGCAATAATGGCCACTCTTTGTTATACGTGAGGATGAGATCGCGGTCCGGGTTCAACTCGTCGCGCAGGCACGCGATCGACAGCTGTTTTCCGAAAGTTTCGTTATATAGTGCGACCGACAACACGAGCTCGCGAACGTGCATCCACATCTCCTTCTGCAGAACGTTCAGGTCCTGGCACTCGCTGAAGTTGAAGAAGCTCATGTACTTGACCACCATCCACTCGCTGGGGTACACGGTGCCCTCGGCGCACTTGACCAGATCGTCCTTGGCGTGGGGGAGCACGCCTGCGTTATCGCAGGCGTAGGCCATGTCCACATTGTGCGACAGGGGGTAGCGGTCGGTGCAGTGGGTGAACAGGGGTCCGTTGCAGAGTTCGTAGATCTGCTGGCCCAACAGAGGGAGGGACTCGACAGGAAGGCTCTTGTGGATGAGGTTGTTGACCACGTACAGGTGCTCGTCGTAGGTGAGACTCTGGCCCACGTCCAGCATTTCGCGGTCCTGCCCGTAGCGGCTGCGGTAGATGAAGCCGTTCATCATCTTGGAGAGGAAATCGAGGCACACGGGGCCCACCAGGTTGACGTCGATGAGCTTGGTAGTCAGCCGCTCCTGGGCCTTGATGCAGCGGATGACTTTGCCGTAGCCCACCTCCGAGACCTTCTGCAGATAGGCGCGCTTGCGCACGTTGACCTCGCGCGTGACGTTGTGGACGCGCGAGCGGGCGTCCAAGGGGTCCAGGGCCTCGTGCTCCTCCTCACCGCGGGGGGCCTGGGACAGGGTGGCGGCGCCCCCCGCCGCGCTCCTCCGACCGCGCCCCCGAAACCTGCTACTCCCGTTGTGGCCGTAGGTACCCGTCCCCTCCATCGACTCCTCCTCCTCCGTCCTCGACCCAGTCTTCGGGTGCATCTGCGGGTGGCGCGAAGTCCCCCGCTCCGGCCCGTCGCCCCCCGTGCCATCGGGCAGCGGCCGCCGGATTTCCTCGAGGATGCGCTTGATTTTGGTGTACATCTCGTTGCTTTCGTGGAGCTTGTTGAACACGGGATTGTCCTCGAAGGCCTGAATGCTGAGGGACGTAATGAGATCGATGATCCTGCTGGGGGCGGCAAAGACCGAGCCCACGAACATGCGCTCCTCCCCGGCCAGCACCTTTTCCCCGAGCGCGAAGATGTCCTCCACGTCCTCCCCGTACAGGTGGCGACTGATGGTGTTCATGAGCACCCGACACAGGTGGTGGTAGACATTTAGCTGCTGGATGGTGACCCCCACCCGCTTGACTATAACCTCCGAAGTACGGGACCAGTAGGTAAAATCCGACAAGGAATATATTCGTTCCGGTATATCCGTAAACAGGTTGTACTCCCTCAGCGCCTCCTCCGCCTCCTGGATGTAGCTGTGGTAGGCCGATGAAGAAGAAAAGAGGCTTTTGAGGGCCGAAAGGACCCCAGCCAAACGGGGGATGCGCTCCGTCAACTCCAAAAGGTCCTGCTCCACCGTTTGGATGTTCACATCCGACTGGCTGGAGGGGCGATGCACCGCTATATGGTTGCACAGCAAGCCCTGCAGCCGCTTGTTCAGCGAGCGGCCCTGGTTCGGGATGATGGTCAGCTCCTCGTAGCACTGCGCGCACGTCGTCCCTTCGACGTAGGCTTCCTGACGCGCCACCGGCGAGATGCCGCACAGGCGTCGCAGCAGCGCCAGCAGCTGCGTGCACACCTCCAGGCCGGCCTCCGGTGCCAGGATCCCGTACACGTAGTTCATCTTGCACAGAAAGCGCTCGATGTCGTTGAGCGTGGCCAGGCTGACGCTGAACCTGACGCTGTCGGTGAAGCGCAACTCCACCGTGTGATGGCGGTCGCAGTGATCCAAACGCAGCACCGTACGGTAGAAGGCCGCCCGGTCCGGGTGGCGCGAGTAGGCCGTCAGCGCCCGGTCCAGCAGGGCCGTATCCTCGTGCAGCGCCTTCAGCAGCATCTCCAGGTAGAGCGTCAGCAGCGAGCTCTGCGTACGGTTCTGCGCCACCACCTCCGGATAGATCTTCCTGTACAGATACACGATAGCCGCTGCGTTTCTCTTGAACGGCGTGCATTCCGCCAGCAAAACGTTGGGATCGCAGTATTTTAGACATTCCAGCTCCATGGCGTATTCGTTGCATTTCGAACACACTACACAGAGTTTCTGCAACAAATTCATCGCCCGTCCCTTGCTCGGTCGCGTACGACACTGCGTCACCCGGCGCCGCGCCGGACAGAGACATGGGGCCGGCGCGCAAATAACTGGCTACCCGCTCCGCGCGCCGGCTGACGTGGACGTTAATATAGAACCACGTCGCCGTCGCTCCAGCCTTGGCCCGCGGCCCGCCGCAGGCCGGCGTCTCTCTCACCCCCTCCTTCTCCTCCGCCTCACAAGCGGCTGCGCTTGGCCGGCAGCAGGCCTCCGGTGCCCAGCCCCCCGCCGGCCTCGTCGTCCGCGCCGGCGAGAAAGGTGGTCGTCGTGGTGCCGGTGCCCGCGCCCCCGCCGGGACCCGCGGTCGTCTCACCCAGGACGCCGAAGCCCATGGCGTTGCCCAGCGACGGGCCTGAGGCGCCGCCGCCGCCGCCCCCCACCACCACCACGGACTCCACCGAGGGCGCGAAGAGGGCCGAGAGGTCGTGCACCTCCCCCCCGGCAGCCGCGGCCGCCAGCTGTTCCGAGCCGGCGTCCAGCACGCGCCGCAGGTTCTCCAGGGAGAAGTCCTCCACGCCCTGCTCCTGCAGCGCCGCGAACTTGGCCATGAGCGAGGTGGCCAGCGCCTCGCAGCCGTCCACGAAGAACAAGACGTCGTCACGCTCGGGAAAGTCCTCGCGGGTGCTCATGATCTCGTAGAGGGCCATGACCTCTGGATCGCAGTCGGGATTCTCCGAGTCCAAGGCCGACATGACCCGACTCTTGGTCAGGTCGGCGTCGAAGAGCACGTTCTCGCGCCGCGAGCGCTTAATCAGCACCTCCGAGAGCTTAGTGGCCAGCAGACAGCGCTGACGCATGAAGCGGTAGTCGTGACCGCCCAACGAGCTGACGTTGAGGTTCCGCTCCACGCCGTTGCCCGAGAAGTAGCCGATCTGACCGAACTGGTAGATCTCCTTGCTGTTGTTGACGCCGGCGTACTTCTCGATGCTGAAGGGCACGGTGACCAGGGAGCGCTGCTCGAAGACGGTGCGCACCAGCGACTCGCGGGCCACGGTGGAGGCGAAGGGCGGCGGCACGCCGGCGGCCTTGAGCTCCTTGACGTGCAGGGCGAAGTCGGCCGGCGAGGCGAAGTTGGGGGTGGCGCCCAACACGTAGGGAAACTGGGCGTGATTCTGGCACGTCAGCCGGGTGGTGAGGCCGTGCAGCGAGCCGATGTAGTCCTTGAAGCCGTAGTAGCAGAGGAACTTGTTGTGGAAGCGGTTCTCCACGTAACTGAGCACGCAATCGGGCGGCACGTCGATGAGGTCGTGATCGTTGTAGTCGCTGGTGACGTGCACCAGGAACTTGACGAAAGCGTTGAAGTCGGCCATGTCGCCGATGGGCACGTTCTTGGGCAGAGCGTTGGAGCAGACCTTCTGCCAGAACTGGAGGCAGGGCACGCCGCAGCCGGGGAAGAAGCGCTCGTGGTGGCGGTAGAGCAGGAAGCCCAGACAACCCTTGGCCGGATTCCTCTTGACGACGTGATCGCGCCGAAAGAAGACGCTGGCGCTGCCGCCCTTGCCCGGCCGCGAGATGGGCCGGTTCTTGACGCGGAACATGAGGAGGCTGGGCACCGAGAGGCGCGAGAGCTTGATCTCCATGGGCACCACCGCGTACGTACCGCGACCGTAGAGCCTGAAGTCCAGCAGGCGGTCGTGGTCCGAGTTCTTGGACGACTTGATGTTCTTGGTAAACAGGAAACCTTTCCTGGACGAAGTGGTGGAGAACGCCCCGTGGATGGATTGAAAGTGTTGACTCACCCACTTGGAAACCAGGCTGGCGGTGAGGGGGTTGTCTACGATGTAGGAGGCGGCGGTGATGAGGGCCACGTGCTGGATGACCAGGAACACCACCCTGAAGTACTCGTAGGAGAGCAGCGGGTGGAAGGCGGCGGCGTAGGGGTTGAGGTCCAGGTTGAAGGCCTGCGTGGCGCCCACCACCTCGTCGCGACTGCTCTTCATGCGCACCTCGGAGACGAAGCTCATGGCCTCGTCGTCCACGAACTTGTTGAGGGCCGAGAAGACGTTGACGAAGTCGCTCCGCCCGCTGACGTTGACCGTGTCCTCGCCGGTCAGCGGGTCGATGAGTCGCATCTTGCGGCAGTAGTCCAGGATGCGATGCAGGCGATGGGTGCGGTCCACGCTGGCGCTGACCAGACGGCCCGAGCCGGAGCCCGAGGAGGAGGCCGAGGTGGAGGACGAGGCGGCGGAGGTGACGCCGACGCTCACGCCCAGGGGATCGTCGCCTTTCCCATCCAGCCCCCCACCGACGTCCTTGGACTCAGCGCTGTAGCGGCGGCCGAAGGTGCCCAGCACATCCACGTCGCTGAGAAAGCGCGACTGCATGACCACCACGCAGGGCTCGCGCTTGGGCAGCTTGTGGATGACGGGCAGGCGGGTGCGCACGCGGACGAAGGCCGTGTTGTAGCAGGTGTGGCAGCAGGTGCCGCCGCAGGCCTCGCACAGGCTGGAGGCGCAGCCCACGATGTGGTTGCTGAGCGTGGAGGCGCCCGAGAGGCCCGTGTTGTAGATGCAGACCCGGTTGAGGTGCCAGACGAAGCCCGAGACCAGCTGCGGACAGGTGGCGCAGGCCAGGGCCAGGTGCTGAGGCCCGTAGCGCTCATCCTTAGGTACCACGCCCTGAAACTTGATGACCTTTCGCCCATCGTTGTAGGTGTCCTCGCAGGCGCTGGCCAGGCCGTTGGCGAAGTGGATGGACTTGAGCAACGACTCCTGGCTGGCCGCCGCGCCGGGCATGCTCTTCATGGACGAGAGGTAAACCAGACGGTTGTAGTAGAGCACCGAGTTGGAACTGAAGACCAGGGCGCTGACGTGCGTGGACAGGTGCAGCTTGAGCTCGTTGAGCGCGCGGATGAGGTCGCGGTGGTCGGCGGCGCCCGTGACCACGGGCCACTCGGCGAAGTTCATGGAGTCGGCGGCCTCGTAAGCCGAATCGAAGAAGACCGAAGCGAAGCTGAAGCCCAGCTCGCAGGTGACGGCGTCGCTGAGCATCAGGTGGTCCTTCTCCAGGCTGCTGAGCTTCTGGCTCATGTAGCCGAAGTAGCGCTTGTGCGGCGCCAGCTTGACCGAGTGCTGGCTGTCGTGCACGAACTGGCGCAGGGCCGCCTCGATGAGGATGCGGGTCTCGCCGAAGCGCAGCGACTGACCCCAGGAGGTGTACACGTAGTAGAAGAGCGTCTCGCTGACGTCGGGCACGTAGAGGCCGCGCTCTTGCACGAAGGCGCTGCGCGTCTCCAGGGAGACGTCGTCCGCCTCGGCGTCGGGCTGCAGCGAGTTGAAGAGGGTGGGCGGGTAGAGCGGCACGCGCAGCGACTCGCAGCCGTGCAGGCGCACCGAAACGGCCTCCTCGGGGCAGGGCACCAGCTGGCCCGCGTAAAGAAACTCCTTGAGCCCATTGCCCACAGCCACGTGCGCCGTGACCTCGTCCGGGTCACAGCCCAGCGAGGCGCAGAGGGCCGCCAGGTCGGTGGGCCGGCGGCCCGGCTCGGGGACAAAGGTCTCGAGCCCGTACTTGAGACGGGTCTCCTCGCAGAGCCGGCGCACGTCGCCGTGGTCCTCCGAGAAGTCCACGATACCCCGCGTGTTGTGAAAGAACAGGACAAAGGGACAGAAGGACGTGACCTTGGTGAGCACGCCGCCGTCGTAGCACAGCACGGGCGTGCGAACCGAGACGGCAAAATCGTGGTCCACCGTGAGGCCCACGAGCAGAGGAGCGATGACCACGGGCGAGCAGCGATCACAGAGCGAGAGCGCCGCCAGAACCTCTCGCGTCTCGTCGCCCAGCTTGGTCAGGTACAGAAATGCCGCGGGCCCCACCGGCGCCACGGCGGTGAGTTCCTCGCCGCTCATGGTGCGGGTGAACGGGCGACAATGACAGCGCGGATTCCTGGGGAATTTTATACCAAGCAAAAAATCAGCACGTCATGTTTGACGTACTGACGCACCGCGGACAAAAACCGCAAGCCCCGGGGAGACGAGCGGCGAACCGGGCCGGCGGAGAAGAATTGCTAACCGGGGACACCGGCCGACCTCCAGCGCGGAGACCGCTAACGCGCGCCGCGTCCCGCGAAAATAGCGTGATGGTACAACCCGCGTCCGCGCCGCCTCTGGCCGACGGCGGTAGTTCACCGTCCGCGATGTCGCACCCAAGCACGCACATGCCCCAGACACCGACCCAGACCCACGACACGTCGTTGTTCGCACAAGCAGCACATACACACGCCGTCCCTACCCGTCCCCGCAGAACGGCGTTTCTAAAACCGCGGATCGCGGTCCGCAGAGCGGGAAGAGCAGGACGGTCCCAGAAACCCCACGGTTTACATACCTAAACCGCGCGTCGCGGTCGGCGTAAGCGCCGTAGCGCACACCCGAAACGCCGTTTATCGCCTCGCCAAACCGCGAAACGGTCCGACGTCGTTTATTTCCGACGTCTAGGGCGAGGACGCGACAGTTTATGGGTGAATAAGCAGGAAAAGTTAAGCAGACCGGAGCAACCTAGTCCCCATATTCCCCCCGCCATCCCCCAGCGGCCCGACCCGAGGGGTCGGCGGTCCAGAAACCCGCGCGCACAGGGACGGCGCTTTCAACGCGACCACGCGGTTCCCCGAGACTTGCGCCGTGTCGGCCGACGGCGTTTCGTTCCGAGGCCTGTTTGTTGGCATGTCGCCCATACGACGCCACCTGGCGGTGTGTGAAAACCCGCACCGAGCCGAGGTTCGATCCCCAGGCGCCATCTGGTGGCGGATGAAAAAGCCGCGTCTCTGGCGGCCGTTCGGGGTTCAACCGGCGGGTGGCGCTGCGGGGACACGTTGTTTCGGTCCAGCGCCCCCTGGCGGCTCGCGCCCGCCCGTCGTCGCGCGAGCGCACACGCGGGCGGGCGCGCACGCGCGCGGTAAAAAAGAAGCGGTGCCTAGGTACGCCCCCTAGTGGGCGGATCCCAGCCCCGGATACTGATACGCCCCCTTCTTGAAACCACGCCCCGTATACCGTGATTGGATTCCACACCTAGGAACGCCCACTCTAGTAACGCCCCTTATACTGTATGCATTGTAAACAAAAACACCTATTTGCATACTAGGTACGCCCCCGTAGGGGGGGTACCCCGGTAAGAAAACTACGTACCCCTACTGGGGTACGCCCCCTGGCAGGGCTATACACCGTACCGGAACTATACGACCCTAACCTAGGTACGTACCCTAGAATGACGTAATTCGTAGGGTATACGTAGTTACCTATGCAAATATGCTCCCCTAGGATATGCAAATCTTCCCTACTAGGCCTAGTTCCCTCTGTATAGCCCGAAAACTGTCAGGTCACGCCCCCTAGGTACGCCCACTAACAAATTTGCATACACCTGGGAGGAGTGGGTACCGCCCCCTAGGTATGTACCGGAAGGAAAAAACACAGAATCGGAACCGGATACGGTACCCCGGAGGGGCGGTACCTAGGTACACCCCCTAGTGGACACGCCCCGGATACGGTATATACCCCCGCTCCGGTATATACACCCTGATCCCTAGGTACCCGCTCTGTTCCCGCATAGCTGATCCCGTATAAATATAATAACGGAGAAAGCGTAACGGAGAGCCCTTACCCCCCTCCCCAGCCCCCCCCCCCTTCCCCGGGGATGGGAGGCACCCCCAATAGAGCATGCGCGGCACAGTGCCAACGCGAAGCGCGCATGCGCACGTTGAACTGCGCATGCGTCGGCGTCGGTGTTGTTGCCGGGCAACGCACGTAACTTGTTACTGCGCATGCGATTTTTGTCGGCGTGGTTTATGGGATGGCGACGGTTACCTGGCAACCACGTTGAAAGTGATCTGCGCGTGCGCCGCACCGTGTCGGCGTGGTTTATGGGATGGATCTCGGTTGTCCGGACAACGCAACAGGGGCCCGTCTGCGCCTGCGCCGGTCGGGGATTCCCCGGCATCCCGTAATACTCCGCGATCAGTTACCGTGGCGACGTTTCAGGGCGCATGCGCCTCTGGAAGCGGTACCGCGGGCGCGTCGTGGGCACAGTACGGGGATCCCATGGATCCGGATGGGGCCCTCGGGGTCCCGTCCGGGACACGCATCTGCGCATGCGCGGTCTCGGTTACTATACGCGCGTATGCGTGTGCGCGCGGGGGCACGCGCAGGCGAGGTGCTGGTCGGGAGGACGGTGGGGGAGGGGGCCGAACCCCGGGCCCGGACCCCCGACCCAAATCCCGGCCCACAGGGCGACCGTGCGCATGCGCCTGGGGGCTTTCTATGCGCGCATACGCGCGCAGCTCGCGGGTGTATGCGTGGGTGGGGGATGGGCACCAACAACAGGCAATGGAGGTGGGCGGAGCGTCGACCGGGGAGCCCGATGGAAAATTACCAGGTCCGCCCACAAGGGGCGGTGTGTGGGTCACGAGGTGCCGATGGGCGGGATAGAATGTTCGCGAAACTCGGGAGGCTATAAAAGCCGGCGTGCCCGCGGCTCCCTGGCGCATTCCGCAGCGGGCTCCTGGGCGTGCTGCGGTCTGCGTGCCGCTCCTTCCGACCCCTACCCTCCCCCATCCACCCTGCCTACCCTACCCCGCGGGTCCCGCATCCCCCCACACCCGGGCGGCGGTTGGGCACCCCCACCCTGCACCCCCCATCCGGGTTTTGCTCTCCCATCCCCCCTCCAGGGCGGCGGACCAGGACGGCGGCGGCGGTGCGACCACGGACGGACGGACCCCCGGATCCAGGACGGCGGCGGCGATGCGGTGGACCCGGCGGCGGACCCCGTGGCGGCGAGGGCGGAACCCGGCGGCCGATCCGGCGCGAACGGAGCGGGAGCGGCGAGGCGCGGCGGCGGCGGCGGTGGGTCCGGGGGTCCCCGGGGTGCCTCCCGTAGCGATGGCGGACCGGGGGTCGGGGGGTGCGCAGGGCGGTGCCCCGGGTCGGAACCCCCGGGTGCGGTTCGGGCGGCGGGGCTTCCCGGCTCCTTCCACCGGCTCGCCCGGGGGTCGGGGCGATGCCCTGGCCTCCCCTCCCCCGCCCCTGCTCGGGTCCCGGGGTCCCTCTACCCCCATCCCGTCGACCCTCCCTGGGTGCCGCTGCCGCTACCGGCCGGAGCCGGTCGTCAGGTAAAACCCTCCCCCACCCCCGTCCCGGATCCCATCCGCCCGCCTCGCTCCCGGAACCCTCCGTCCTGCCCGTCCGCTCGCCCGCTGCCGTCGCTCCGCCGGCTCCTCCGGGTCTGGTAAACCCGGGTGGAGCCCTCACCCCCCAGCCTCCCCGCACCCCGCTCGGCTTGCCCGCTCGGGGGTCTCCCAGCCTCTCCGGGCGTGGTCCGCCACCTCACCCCCGCTTGCTAGTCCCGAGCCTCAGCCAGCGTTCCCCTCCCCCAACCCGGAATCGCCCACCCTCGGTTGGCGGCTCCGGGTTGGGTGTGGCATCCGGTCCTCGCCGGATCGCTGACGTCATGACACGGAACCGAGGGTCCCATCCCCCCGGTCGAGCAGCCTCGGCGAGGTGCCGGGTCCCTGGGACACGATGAGGTCCCAGGATCCACCCGCGACCTCCGGACCGTCTGCCTGCCCGTATACGCACATCCCGGGCACCCCAGATAAAATCCGAAAATGGGGGGTTTCGTTCCCCGGTCGCGTCCACGTTCGGTCTAAAGACGCCATTCCAATATGGCGCTTGTCTCGTAACCGCACCCCGGAAATTTCCGGGGTCATCTCCAACCCCGTGCGCTCGATACGGCAGCGACGGCGCCATTTTTCCGATCGAACACCAAAATCCCAGCACCATCGGGCCCCCCAGCAACCCCGATCGTACCATCCGGAAAAAAGGCAGGCATGGCGTCTAGCCGCCGTAGCCGCACCCTCAAAAAAGAACCCCGCTCCCGTCCCTGGCCGTTTTCCACCTATTCCGGGAGCGGCATGGGTTGGAGCTGGGGTTGGCGGTTTGGGATTCGGTTTCTGGGGAGACCACCTCCGGCCGTCGCTCGACGTCCCTCTACCGGGGCTCGACGGTCGGAGGTGCCAGATCCGATCCCTCGCCGATCAATCCCTCAGAAAAGGTGGACCGGATCAAAAAATCACGACGCGACCGGGAACCGAAAGAGACGAGAGGCTCGTTAAAAGCTTTCACTCCCATTCGCCAAATTTGTCTTCCTGATCCTCTCCCCGTAACGTGTCGAGCTCCGTGGCACGGAAAGGTCGAATCGACACCCCTAGCGAGATTACCGGAACGTGGTCGTCCTCACCGCCACGCGATCCGCCATCTCGCACCCCCGTGACGTGCGATCCAAAACGCCCCGTCCTGAGCTCCGGGGTCGGGCGCGAGATGGCGGACGGGTCTCGAATCGACCTTGTCCGAAAAGCGAGCTATCTCCTCGAGGAGGGTTAGGCGAGATTTTTGAAAAAGTGGCCTAGAGAGAACGCTGAGGACCCGGCTGGGGCGAAAGGTCTAAAACGCCGCCGCTAGTGGGGGGTCCGGGTTGCCAAAATTCCCCTGTCCCGGACCCCGGTCGGCCTTTTGGCTTTTCCTTCCCCTGACCGGCGTCGGAGAAAAGTCGCGTGAGCCGTCGGCCGATACGAAGCCCGGCTCTCCCACCACGTCGATTTTTTCGAGACTAAAAAGATGGCGGACTAAAAAACCACCGTGGTCCGGGCACGGCACTAGGTGACGAATCTCGTTCCTCCCGCCCTCTGACGCGGATGGCTTCGTACTTGGCACTTTGCCAAGGGAGTGGCTCGCGTGATGTGACGTCCGCATCCGGGATGCAGACGGACGTGGCTCTCACATCCGCGAGTAACGACGTGTTTACGAGCTAAGTCGGGAACCTCGCCCTTCCGGAGTGACGCACATAGCTCGCCGGGGCCCGCCTTCTGTCCAGGCCGGTTCCAAAGCGGCGTGTCTGAGTCACCCGGAGGCGACGCGCAACAACCCCTCCCCCCTCCTCATCCTAGTGTTAATTTTCCCAGCACGAAACGATGCACCTTTTTGAACTGCTTTATTAGATGCTATAACAAACTCCTTTGGAGATACAAGTCAAATCACTCAACGCCATTATATCACAGTGTATGAATTATCTTTTTTACATGACACATGCTGCCTATGATGAATATTTTGTCTGTTTACTATGTTAACGAAAAGACAAGTAGGATGAATTGTTATATAATATACAAAGTTATACTTACTGAGAACAAAAGATATCTCCGCTAATAGGAATTTTAGACAATCTCTCATAGTGTTAAACGACAAGAAAAGAAAAAGGGAGACGACGCGGATCCCTGTACCCGGAACCGCCCCGTGTACGGCGCGGTGATGCCTCCGGATCGGGGAGAAAAGACACGGGAACGAGGTTGGAGGAGACGGACGTTCCCTTTGCCGTCGTCGCGTTTTAGGGACGGCGGGAAAAGCCGGAGGGAACGGCAGAGAGTCTCCGCCTCGATTTTTTGGTTTCCCGTGAGACGATGATGCCAGCTCGATCCGGGACCGCCGTAGCGGGGTGTTTTTTAATTTATTTTATATATACGCTATGTATCTACTGTTTTTCCGGGTCCTGCGCGTCGTTGCTGCAGTTAGCACACATAATTACATATTTTTGATAAGAAAGATACTTTTTTTGGACTAGACTCCTCACATCTCTATGTACTTCTTTCGGTTTTCCATTTGAATACCGTCTCTTTTTATATTTTTTGAACAAAAACAAGATTGAAGAAAACTCCATATGTGTGTATGTTTTTTTAATCATACGAAATAGAACTCTACACCGAACTGTCGCTCTTTCTTATTCCCTTAGATGAAGAAAACTCCGATTATTTGCTATTTTTTTGAGTGTTACTGAATAATACATTGCTACATACGGAATAGACATGTCCCTGTTGTACTACTGTGTGTGTATTAGTTTATTTTTGTTTTGTATACCTAGTTCTATAGCTTGCTTACGTTTTGGAAAAAGAATAAGAGGATAGGGTAAGGCGGCCGCGCCGACGGCAAGGAGTCGGCCGGCCGGGCCCACCAGATGCTACAAGATAAAAATGAGAATAATGATATTTGAGAAATATGTGTAACGATATTTCATCCGCAGAGCCGGGGAGGTCCGGCGAAGATGATTTTTTTTTCGGTTTTTCTTTTTAAAAATATATGGCTCTTTTGATACATATCTACAACCACGAACTCCTTTTTTTTATTCTCTGCATTTTAGCTACACAAGTAAAAACAAGTTTTTGATTTTCTTTTTTGTAATACCTTTACGATGGTAGACAAGAAAAAGACTCGTCTTCCCTGTTGTGATACATTCTCTTTAATAATGATAGACAATGATGATCTAGAATATATTCTCCTTTCTTTCCTCTCCCCCGTGATTTTTTTTTGTTCTATGATGTCCTTCTCCTCCTGTGACAGCACAACTCTATGTACAAAAATAAGAATAGCTCTATAGGAAATCCATCAACTACACTAAGAAGAAGCAGCCGGTCACGGCGGGTTCAGGCACGAATTAGCTACACAACGCTATGATAATATATAAAAAAATCATTCTTGTTCTAGACTTGAGATATTCTCTCCGTGAGAGACAGATACTGAAACAAGGGACAATACTGTGTAAGAAAGAAAAAAAATGCAACCAAGATAGATGATGTAAGAAACAGAAAAAAAGACATGCAGATCACAGTCGCTGATGATACGTCGTCCGTCCTCTCCTCCTCTGTTCTGGCTGCGTGGAGAGACGGCGGGGAATGATCGTCTCCGATGCGGGTTGTGGTTTCCCGAGCCGGATCAGAGCCCTCACGGATGCGGTTCGGGGACCCGCGGGGAGCGATCTCCGCTGTCGTCTCCCGCGGCGCTCACGAAAAAACTACAAACGGCGACGATGACGATAAAAGAATAGGATACGATATAGCCAGATAAGGAAAAAAAGTGTTCACGCTGGAATAAAAAACACAAAAGAGAAATAGATGCACGGCCCGCCGTTGCCTCCACGTTACGATAGAATCAATCATGATATCTCTTACTACCTTTAGAACTGTATCTAGATATAACCGAAAAGCAAGAACCATTACAAAACCATCAAATATCACTTAGCAACAACTCTTTAACCTGTCGTCTCTAAATCACCATTCCCTTTTTGTCTCCTTTTCCCCGCTATTATTTCTCCATGTGTAAGAATCTCTGTAGAAAACCTGATATAGAAAAAGGAAAAAGCTAGAATCGATGAGAAATTGATCGACAGCCATCTCGTTGAAGAACGACACCACCACGGAATCCTTTGCACATTTGCTCGCTAACATAGGGGGGGTCTCGAAAAGAGATGCGTATGTCTCCCTCATCACACGTAAGGTGTTTCAGAAGAAGACGAATTTCTTCCGCTGCCTTTTTTTGTGTCCATCGACTCGTCCGTTGTATATGTTCAATCACTTCGTTATACTCTTAAGAACACAAAAGACATGATCGCACAGTGTAGAAACACGCACCGTGTATGTCAACCCCAAGCAAAAAGAGAAAAAGTTGTTAGGACCTGGAGAGGTAAACGGGTGACGTTTCCTCTGTCCCACCTTCGAAAGAAGACAAAAGCAACAATGATCAAGAAACATGACAACAGAGAACGGTCGCCGTCGCCGCCGGCAGCAGCGGCGGCGCTACGGGCACGATCGCGCGTAAAAGTAAATGAACATGAAAATGTAGAGATAGACGCCGTGACGGCGAAGTTGGGTGTCCCCACCACCACCACGAAATGGAAAAAAATAATTTCCAAGGATAGAATAAACGTTCTGTGTGTATATATATGTGAAATCTCCTAGGATAGGTAGGTACTGTATAAATGATCATTCAGGATGCTTAAGTTTCTTTTCTAGATGATTTTAGATAGACTTTTGATATAAAAAGAACTGGAGACTGTAGCTCTCTCTACCGAACTCAAAAGAAAAAATACACAAATGACATTGATCCCCCGCAATATAAGAAATGTGCTTTACTGTGAACAAAAAAACAACTGTTATATTCTGCGCGCGTACACCGATATAGCAGAGATACGCATGAGGCTCGCTCAGAAAGTTGTGATAGCTTGCGCAGCAGGCCAAAGCCAGTGAAATGTGTTTACTGACACTGTCGCACGCGACAGATTCTTTGTGTATATTTCCTCCCAAAAAAACTCCTCACCATAGCCACCATTCACATCACTAGTCGCGGTCTAAGCGAAAAAGAGACTAGAAAAGCGAACGCAGAAAACACAACAACGGTCGGAGGATCGTCGCCGTCGGTACCATCTCCCCTCCGTCTCCTCCGTCGCTTTCGACCGTCGTCGTTGCCGCCGCTTCTCACCCGCGAGCCGCCATCGGTGGCGGCTGTCTCTACCGCGGGCGACCACGGAGAGAGACGACGGCGCGAGAACGAGAAGCCAGCCCAGATGATGGAGGAGGAGTAGTAGGAGATGGCCGCCGAGAAGACACGGCGACGGCTCCGGCCTGGCCATGAATGAAATGTGCAGAAAACGATATAAATTTTTACCCGTACCTTTGGATGTATATAGATAGATCTAGTTTTGTGTAGAACAATGTGTTTTTATTATTTATTATACCTCATATTATACGCTATTTAACCATATCGAAGCTAGAAAATGATAGAATGTCTTAGGAAACAAAAAAGTGTACATATTTTAGCTCATCCGCCTTTGGGCCATCGCTAAGTTTAAAAGTGCTAAGACGTGTTCCTCTTCATATGTGAGTGTTCTCGGCCCGATTCTGAACACAAAAGTATAATGTGTATTTGTTGTTGTGTGTAGATACTTGACCCGTTCAATGCCTACCCCACGATATCAACAACGACCCGTCCCTAGGGACACATGGTAAAAAGAGGGAGGTGGTGACGATGTCGTCGTCACCATCGCTTACAGACGACTACTACTGTTATCCCGCCCTGGGAACCAAGAACGCAATAAAAAAATCGGCAAGATCGATAAGAGATGAAACAATCACACGGTGTGTCTGTCGTTTTTTTTATATATCTTATGAAAAACACGAACATCCGAATCGGGGTGGGGAGGACGGCACAGTGTTTGGAGGGAGAGAGACAGGCAAGTCAATGAGAGATGTCGACGCGGACCGCTAGAGGGAGACGACATGCTTCGTTCTTCCTCAGTACTCGTCCATGTCGTCGCTGTAACACAGCATCTCTTCCTCGTAGTCGGGCGTCTGACAGCGCATGACGACGGATTCGGGCGAAGTGGCGCCCGAGGCTTCGGCGGCGCTGCTGCTGTTATTGTCCGGTGGTGGCGGGGCGGGCGTACGGTGAGACGACGCAGAGGAGGAGGTAGTCGTAGTGGTGGTCGTCGTGGGCAACGAGGGCTGGGTGGTCGTCGTGGACATCTGGGACTCTTCGTCCTCTTCTTCCTCCGAGCCATCGTCGTCTCCGGCGGACCAGCTGTCGTGGTCCGGCAGTCCCCTCCTTTTCTTTCGGCTTCTGCCGCCACGTCGCTCCTCCTCTTCTTCCTCCTCGTCCTCTTCTTCCGCAGGTGGCTGCTTTGGCTTCTTCAGGATGGACGTCGTACCGAAGTTGACGTCGCAGCGGAGGGTACCTGCCGCGGGGGTGGTCGTCGTAGTCGTATTATTACTATTATTTGACGCGGTGGTAGTCGTCGTACCGAAGAGGAGGGACGAGGGTACGGCCGGGATCTGAGGTGACGGCGAGGAGGTGATGGTGGTGTTGGTACTGCTACCGCCGCTCGTGCTAGGGGGCGCCGTCGTCGCGGCGGAGAACATGGGCGAGTTGTGTCGGATCGCGGGACCGAGCGGAGACGGGTGGTGGCGGCTAGCGACGGCGGCGCCTTTAGGAGGCGTCAGGGGAGGTACCGCGGTCGTCTTGTAGACGATGGCGCCGGCTCCGGGCCGGTCCGAGGTAGGGACTTTGACGAGGTCTTGGCTGCTGCTGTCGTCTTCCTCATCCTCCAGTTCTCCCTCTGAATACTGGTGAGGGCTCCTTCTTTTCCTGCTCCTTCTCTCATAAGCTGTCGAGCTCTGCTTCTCCGGCCTGGGGGCTGAAGGTGGCGGCGGAGGATACGGCGGGGTCCGCGGTCCTTTGGGGGTGTGCGACGAAGACGACGTCGTGGTGGTACCTGAGGATTGAGACGTCGGAGCGATGGCTCCGTTGTTGTGGTGGTGCGACTTCGCGCCCAGGGATGACGGGTGATGAGGAGGAAGGCGGTGAGGCTGCTGTTGTTGCTGGTGGTCGTCGGCGAAGATGGTGAGGTCCAGCAGCGTCTGCTCGTCGAAGGGACAGTAGGCCAGCATGAAGCGGTAGGGCGCCAGACAGCGCTGGATCCGGAGCTCGCACATCTCGTTCTGGCACTCGTGCCGCTGGAGGGCGCCCAGGATCAGGTCGGAGACCGTGCCGCAGCGGTAGGTGCCCATGGCGTTGTTGGCGTCGAACTGGTCGAAGAACTGCGGCGCGTTGGTGACCTGCAGCGCCCGGCGGCGCAGCGCCACGGCCACCCGCGAAAAGGAGCACACGTAGGCCATGGCCCGGTGCACGGGGTTGCCGAAGGTCTCGGGCGGCCGCTTCTGCAGGTCGCAGGCGTCGTCGCGCACCCAGCCGCTCATTTGGCCCGGCTTCTTGACCAGGCGCTTGAGCAGGTTGCAGTTGTCGCCCCAGCCCTCCTGGTGGTCGAGGATGCAGCCCAGGTCCAGGTTGCTGAGCTTGTTGAAGAGCAGCTGGCGCATGGCGGCCACCGTCTCCATGTAGGGGTCGTGCGGGTTGACCGGTAGCCCGTGGAGGTAGTGGTACTTCATGTAGCTCAGCGTCTCGTCGATGATGGCCAGCAGCGTGTGCAGGTTGGGCGTGTTGAAGACGGCGAAGATCTTCTCCACCACCAGACGACGCAGCAGCGGCTCGTCCAGCCAGTCGAACTGCTGGCGGATGTGCAGCAGGTAGTCGGTGTGCATGAGCTCGTCGTGCGACAGCAGGATGCGACCCCGCGGCTGGCGGTCCTGCGGGAAGGCCGTGGGGCTCTTGAGGTCGTTGGGGTAGGGCGCCAGGCGCAGGCTCTCGGCCGTGTACCGCTGCAGGTCGTAGGCCGGCGAGGTGGAGCTGGGCGAGGTGCCCGACGACGAGCTGTCGCCGCCGCCGCCGCAGCAGCCACCGCCTTTGTGGAGCCGCGCCTGTTTCTTCTTTTCGATCAGCCGGCTCAGGTGCTGCAGCTCCTCTTCGTCCATGGCGTCCAGTTCATCGTCTAGGAGGGCGAACATGGGCGGGTGGTTGTTATGGTGATGGTGGTGAGAAGAAGCGGCGGCGCTCGGGAGCAGGGCCGCCGAAGAAGAGTGGTGACGGCCGTTGCTACCGCCGCCAGGTGGCACCGCGGGCGTCGGACGGTGCACGGTGGCGGGACAGCTGGGGATCCGACGACGATACTCGCCCTCGGCGTCCGACTTACCGCCGTAGGGGCCGGTGGACGAGGCGGCGAAGCGTCTCTTGGCCGGGGGACCTCGAAAACCGGCCGTCCCGCCGCGTTGCGTCGGCTGCGGATGGTGATAGTGGTGATGCTGATGCGGAGGCGCCGCCGCGGCCGCTGATGGAGGAGGCGGGGGGTTCATGTCGTCGTCCGGGGCTTCGCCGTCGTCCTGTTCGTAGCGCGAGGAGGACGAACAAGAAGAGGGTCGCCTGGGCTGCGACTGTGATTGTTGCGCGGGGACGCAGGGTCGGTGAGAGGCTCCGGCCGGGACTGCTCCATGCTGCTGCGTCGACTGATAAGAAGTCGGCGAGGGTGGGCTCCGCTCGCGTCGGGATTTCCGCGGCACGGGTTCGTAGTCCAGACAGAAGCGCCGTGCCCGGCGCGCACGGCGTTCTCGCTCGCTGAGGGAGGACAGGGGCGCGTCCTGGCGGGCACGCCCGTGCAGCTCCATGGCGGCCGCCGACGGCCGGATCCTGCCGTCGGCACGCGGCCTGCTAATATATAGATGACGAAACCCCGCGAGGGGGGCGGGTCGGCGGGCACGCGGAAAGCGCGGCGCGGTCTGCGTCCCTCTCCTCAGACGGCGTCCGCGCCCGGCGGGCGGATCTTGACCGAGATGTGCACGTTTTTGGCGTTGGAGTGGCACTTCTTGGTGAAGCAGCGGCTCCAGAGGCTGGCCCAGAGCGCGTAGCTGTGCTCGGTGCGCAGGTCGATGAACACCTGCACCGTCTCCTGCGGGTTGCGGTGTACGTAGTTGAGGCAGCGAAAGTCCCGGGTGCGCGAGCCGTCGCGCCGCTTGACGGCCACGCAGGAGAGCCCGTGCGGCTGGAAGAGCAGTACGTTGGGCGCGGTGAACTGCTCGCTCACGTGCGCCTCGTAGTGGCGCGTGAGGTGCTCGAGCAGCGGCGGCCAGACGCGGCCGACCAGCAGGCGCTGCAGCTCCGTCTCGTAGACGACGACGGCGTCGTCGTCCCCCCGCTCCGCGCGAGGAGCCCCGTACAGGTGGTAGCTCAGGACGTCGGCCAGGGCCCGGCGCTGGTAGCGCGTCACGTTCAGCGAGCGCGTCTCGATGAAGTTGGCGTCGGGCGAGGGGCAGATCTTGTCCTGTACGCTCAGCACGATGCGCGGCGGGGGCGAGATGGGGAAGGCCGGCAGGTCGTGCGGCGGATGGTGGTGCAGCAGGTTGCGCAGGTCCAGTTGGGCGCGCACGAAGCCCAGGGGGCGGTCGCGGTAGGCCTCGGGCACGATGAAGAGCGGCAGCAGGCGGCGGTACATGAAGTAGCCGTCGTCCTGGTCCATCTTGTACATGTAGGGCAGGCGCACCGAGCGGCCGTGGTGGTAGATGCCCGTGTCCAGGCTGTTCTCGGGGTGCGAGATGGGGTCCAGCAGGCGGTGCAGCTGCGTGTCCAGGCACAGGGCGTGGTTGAGCACCTGGGCCACGGCGCGCAGCACGGCCGGGTTGAGCACTACGGTGTTGGCGGGGAAGGGCGTGATGATGCGCAGGCCCAGCTTCTCCGTGCAGCGGCAGTAGAGGGGCGAGTTGTTCTTGTCACCGGTGGCGTCTCCCCCCTCCTCTTCCTTCGTCTTGGGGTGGCGACTTTCGCCGACCCGCTGTCCTTCTTCCTCCCTCCGCATCTCCCCCTCCTCTGTCGCGTCCCGCCCCTCGTGCTCCTCGTTCTCGAAATTCAGGTACTCGTCCCCGTCGTAGTAGGCGTCCGCGGCATCGTCGTCGTGCGCGTGGGCGCCGACGCCGGGGTGGCGGCAGGCGCTCTTGAAGAAGTACACGGGGTGCCGGTCCTGGTAGGTGTAGCCGAAGAGGCTGGTCCACACGGCGATCCAGACGCGCCGCAGGCCGCGGCAGATCTCGAAGACCGTGTGCTTAGAGAGGCCCGAGACGCCGTCGCGCAGCCGCAGGTCCATGTCGGCCACGAAGTTGAAGACGGGCAGGCGCTCGTTGAAGATCTCGTGACGCGTGTAGTAGAACTGCGTCTCGGGGCTGGCGCTGGCCACGTCGTCGTCGTGCAGCCAGATCATGTCGGTCAGGGCCTCGTCCGTGAAGCGGCTGTCGGGCACGTGCTTGAGCAGGTCGAAGGGGAACATGCTGCGGTGCCAGGTCTCGGAGAAGACGGCGCAGAAGACGTGCTGGTCGTTGGGCAGGTGCACGCGGTAGAGCGGCAGCGGCTGCGCGATGACGGCGCCGGCGGCCGCCAGCTCGGGCGGCAGCAAGTAGCGGCGCTGCGAGAAGCGCGCCAGGGCGCCCGTGGCGTAGGTCTGGGCCGTGCGTAGCGAGGCGCAGAGGCGCAGCACGCCCGACAGGGAGCGCTCAATGGAGGAAAACACGGAATCGGACAGGCGGTTGATCTGGTCCAGTTTCCTCAGTAGCTGGGACGACGTCCCGAAGAAACCCGTGAGGCTCGCTCCATCGGTACGGTAGCCGTACCCAGACATGCGCAGGTGCTGCAGACAGGGCGGGTGCGCGGGCGAGGGCTGCTGCTGGGGATGCGAAGGGGGCGGATAGGACGCGGGGTGAGGCTGGTGGGGAGAGCCCAGGGGCAGCAGGCGCGTCTCCACGTAGTCGTGGAGAAAGTTGTCCAGCGAGAAGTAGCGCTCCATGACCTGGATGAGGTCGCCGGCCAGGCGGCGGCCCAAGAATAACGGTTCGCGCGTGCACTGCTGCTCGGCCGGCGCCGTCTCGTCGTAGGCCACCACGCGCCGGTACTCCAGCAGGCGCTGACGCGCCAGCGCCGTGCGGTAGGCCAGGTAGACGTAGTGCACGCAGACCGTGTCGGGCAGCCGCGCGTGCTCGCGGAAGGTGTTGATCTGCGCGTCGACGTGCGTGAGCTCCGCCAGGTCGCGGCGGTTGCGCGCCACGGCGTAGGCGACGAACTGCGGCACGCGCTGGCGAAAGGGCGAGCCCAGCAGCAGGCGCGCGAACTCGCTCATGGAGGCGTGCGTGGGGATGACGGGGCCCAGGTCGCCCGCGCAGAAGCTGCGCACGTACTCCTCCACGGTGGGCACGGTGCTGTACTGGCCCTCGAACAGGTAGTAGGCCATGCTCAGCAGCACCTGGCCCTCCGTGTGGCCGAAGGTGCTGATGAACCACGACGGTGACGTGGGGCACAGGAAAACCAGGTTCAGGTGCCGCAGCACCGCCGCGTGGTGGAAGTAGACCAGGTGCTTGAACTCGCGCACCTCGCCGCCGTGCTCCGGCGAGATGACCGTGCGGAACAGGTGGCTGTACAGGGGCCGCGTCTCGGCCTCGTCCAGGCTGGCGATCAGCGCCGACAGGGGGATGGGCTGCCGCGCGGTCAGGTAACGGGAGAGATTGAGCACGTCGTTGTCGACCGCGAACACCGGCGCCACCCGCCGCGAGTCCGTGCATTTCTGCGTCTGCAGGCAGAAGTAAACGCGGCGCGAGGCGTGATGTTTCACCAGCAGGGGGTACACGCAGTGCTCCGACGCCGTCTGCGCCAGCACGTTGGTGACTATATGAGCAGAATCATACTCTGTCGCGAACAGAACGAGCGTCATCGCCGTGGGGACACGATGGAGCTGGCCCGGCGCCTGTGTGGCTTCTTGCTCTGTCGCCGCCGCCCCGCGCCCGTGGCCGATTACGTGCTGCTGCAGCCCAGCGAGGACGTGGAGCTGCGCGAGCTGCAGGCCTTCCTCGAGGAGAACTTCAAGCAGCTGGATATCACGCCCGAGGATCTGCGCTCCTTCTCCCGCGACACCGAGGTGGTCAACCACCTGCTCAAGCTTGTGCCGCTCTACCGCCAGTGCCAGAGCAAGTGCCTCTTCCTCAAGGGCTACCTCGCGGACGGCTGTCTGCCTCACACGCGGCCCGCGGCCGAGGTGGAGTGTAGGAAGTCGCAGCGCATCCTCGAGGCCCTGGACATTTTGATCCTTAAGCTGGTGGTCGGCGAGTTCGTCATGTCCGACACCGAGAGTCTGGAGATGTTGCTGGACAAGTTCTCCACGGATCAGGCCTCGCTGCTCGAGGTGCAGAAGGTCATGGGTCTGGTGGACATGGACTGCGAGAAGAGCGCCTTCATGCTCGACGCCGCCGCCTCTTCGGAAAACGCGGAGCTCGAGGGGGCCGTGGGCGGCGTCGACGTGCCCTCGACCGCGGTCTCTTCTTCTGTTTCTTCTCCGGCCTCTGTCGCGGCCAGCCACTTGGTGGGGGCCTTTACCTGCCCCTCGATCACCGCCACCTCGCTGATCCCCGAGAACACGGGCGTGACGCGGCCCCCCGACACGCTGGGCGAGATCACGACCCTGTCCACGCCCTCGGTGATACGGTTCGATCCCAGCCTGCTGCCGTCCGACGACGATGACGACGAGCGCGACGCCGTCGGTTACTCGAAGGTCGTGCCGCGGGGGCGCCGCGAGACGTCGGAGGAGTCTTCTTCGCTGCTGCAGGAGCGGGAACGGGAGCGCTTCGAGGACGGCCCGCCCGTGCGCGAGCAGCCCCAGGGGCGATCCCACCGCCGCCACCACCGCAGTAGCAGCGGCGAGCGCGAGGTTTTGAGCCTCCTGAGGCAGACCCCCGAGGTCCCCCAGGACGAGGTGGTGACGACGCCGCCGACGCTGGGCCCCCCGCCGATCGTGGGATCCGCCCGCGAGCTGCGCGGCGTCAAGAAAAAGCGGGCCAGCATCCTGACGGTGTGACGGCACCCAAAGACAAACCGTGGGAACGCGGACGATTCAAGTACGTGCATTTCCACGTCTGTCGTCGTCTGTGGGCGACGTGACGTTAGAGAGAGACTCAGAGACACGGGGTTTGTGGTAACCAGTGACGTGTTTTATTGTCCCGCGCGTGACGGCGATGGGGATGGGGCAAGAGGAAAGCACGTACGTGAGCTAGAAGCTGTCGTCCTCGTGGGAACTGTACGGCCTGTCGACGACGTCCCAGTGGTGTACCGCTCTCTTCCTGTGGCTCCATGTCGCGCCCGTGTCCTCGTCCTCCTCGTCGTCGGCGTCCGCCGCCGTGTCGTCGCCGCCGCCGGCGCAGCCGCTCAGGCGCTGCAGCAGGGCGTGCTCGGGCGTGTGCGTGAAGCCCAGCTCGGGGGTGGGCGGCACGATCAGTTGCCCGATGGGGTGGCTGCCCACCAGCAGGTAGGCGAAGCGGCGGGTGGTGAAGACCACCTTGGTCATGGTGGTGTTGGGGGAGATGCAGACGGTGGTGCCCGAGGCGTTAACCACCGTGACGCAGGCCACGGTGCCCGGCAGCCAGATGGTGGGGCGGATGATGAGGTCCGATTGGCTAAAGTGGCGCGTGCCCACGATCAGGGCGCAGATGCCGGGGGCGTGTACGTAGGCCGCGTCGAAGTAGACGGTCTGCGTGTGGCCGGCGCGGATGATGACCGTGTGTCGGGTGCGCAGCGTGAAGAAGCCGTGTTCGTTGGGCGGGGGCACGTTCATGAGCTGCCAGGGCTCGGGCGCGAAGCAGGGGAAGACGCCGATGTCGCCCTCGATGGTGCCCGGAAAGATGGCCTGGAAGTTGTAGCTGAGGTTGACGATGTCCATCTGGGGCATCTGTAGGCCCGGCTCGATTAGCTCGGGCATGCAGACGAACTGCGCGTCCAGACATTTGTAGAAGGTGATGCCGAAGAAGCCCTCGGGGATGTAGAGGCTGATGCCCAGCGAGGTGGGGATCTTGCGCTCCCGTGACAGCCAGATGATGTGCTTGTTGTGGAAGGCCAGCTGCGTCTGGCACTGCTTGACGATGAAGCTGGAGGGCAGCCATTTGTAAGGGATTTTGGGCTGCGGTAGCGGGGAACCGCCATCTCCGCCGCCTCCTCCGTCGTCGGGTGGCGTGAAGAGGTTCTGAAAGTCCGTGTCGCTGGCGAAGCGCACGCAGTAGCGCATGTTGAGCGACTTCTCGGCCAGCATCGGCGGCGGGGGGTCCCCGTTATCCTTAATTATTAAAGATGGCGGTTCCCAGAAGCGCTGAAAGCGCGAGTGGGCCGGTCGCGAGAGCACGATCTGCGAGTCGATCCGGTCGGTGAGGACCGTGAGCATCGTGGGACGATGCCAAAGGCGATCGATATGGCCAATAAACTGATGGTATTGATCCTGGTGGTGAGTACGGTGGCTACCAATATGACTTCGACTTCACCTTCGAGTACAAAGTCTACAAGCAGCACAACGACGACGACCACTACAACTACTACGAGGACCAGCAGTTCGACGACAAGAAAGGTTTCGTCGTCATCATCATCAGTAACCTCTGCCAGGATGAGTACTCACGTTACCACTCATCATATCTTTCATCCGATGAAGATACACAACAACAGCGACTTTTACAACGAGAACTGCACGTCGCATATGTATCACATATCTTTCAAGGTCTTCGCGGCCTGGTGGACTCTCATCAATCTCTTTATCCTGGTCGGCGCCTTCTGTATGGTGTTGCGGCACTGCTGCTTCCAGACGTTCACGAGCGCTACCACCAAAGGCTACTGAGGGACGAGACGTTCTCCGGGCGGTGTCGTAGAGTGATATTGGTACGATTGCGAATCTCTTCCTTGAAGACCATGGAGTCGATGTAATCCCACAAGGGATCGATGTAGTTCTGCCGGAGAAGGATGTGGCTCCGGTTGACCTCGGGTGCTTCCTGGTAGAGCGATGTGAGGTTCAGGGTTCCGTAGATGGTGGACGGGGTTTGATTGTGCGCCACCTGGTGTGTGTGTCGGACCGTGTCGGAGATGGCCGTGAGGTTGCGAGATCGCTGGCAGTAGGGCTCGGAGTAGTAGCGGAACGTGCTGTAGACCCAGGTCACGAGGTCCTGGAGTTGCGTGGCTAGTATGGGATTCTTGAAACACGCGCCCTCGTTGACGTCGCAAGACTTGGTGGGTAGCGTGACGCTGGCATTTTTGCTAACGCCGTTCCTGGTGACGTTGGCTGATGTAGTAATGGCGTGTATGGTGGTTGTAGTGACGTTGTTTGTAGTGACGGTGGCGTTCCTTTTGGTTCGTTTCTGCGTCTTAGGTAACGTTATCTCTTTGGCAGTTTGTTTACGTTTTAACTTTCGCATCGTGTTCTTGAGCTTGGTGCTGTTGAAGTACTTGGGGACGCGGAACATATTACGGCTCATGGCGTTGGCCAGGTAGAAACTGCTCGTGCAATTACGTTGAACGTATCTGAGAATCAGCGCGCTCAGGCCCATGAAGTAGACGGTCTGACTGTCTACGCTGATTCTCTGGGAGCCGACGGTGATTAGGGTGTTCCACCGCGGCACGTTGTAGAGCATGGGATTATACGTGGTGAAGTTACGGCAATCGTCGTCGTTTTCGCCGGTCTCATTCCGACGGCTGATCGAAATGTTCAGCATCTCGGAGAGGCAGCGCATAGATGGCACATTACCGCAAGGTGGCAGCAGAAACGTGATGTTTTTTGTTACGTTGTCGTACTTGGAGTACACGTAGCGGGCTCGGCGCAACTGGTTGGAGTAGAAATCGAGCCAGAGATATGTGACGTTCATGGTTTTGGGGCCGGCCAGGATGTAGCGCTTGGGGAACTTGGGCATGGGGGCTACGGTCACGTTGTTGAGGATCAGCGGGGCGTAGTCTGTGCTATTGTCCCTCGTCTGTGGTGTTTTGATCGTCTTTACTTTATATCTGCCTCTAGACCGCTTACGTGTTTCAATTTCGAGTTTGAGTTTTAAGATCTCCAGTAATTGTTCTCGTGTTGGTTGTCTATATTCGTTGAATATCTTCTGTATGTGTGGAGGATTGGTCTGCACGGGTCTCTGGGCCGCAACCTGACACAGGACGAAGCACCATAAGGCCAGACAGGCGCCGCACGCTAACCCGACCCCGTGTCTTGCCATTGCAGGGACCCCGCCCCGTCTGTCTGCATCACCGTCTGGCTCGCCCTGGTGTACTCGCTGATGATCCTGGCGATCCTGCTCTTCGTCTACCGCTGCGTCGTTGGCTTCGACGGCGACCTGGTCACCCGGACCCTGGCCGTATACCACCTCTGTCACTCTCAGCGGGGTCCCCCGCTCTCGTGTCAACACAATACCTCAACCTCGTAAATAAATACGCAGAGACCTCAGATTACAGAGTATCACAGTGTCACGCGTCTTTATTATTATCGGCATCTCCACACAACATTCGTACCTTTATCTGCCCCTCTCCCCGACTTCTGTTAGGTTCTGTACCGTGAGATCGGACCCTAGGCGCTCGAGGCGCGGCAGCAGCCACCACAGTTTTCTGGGGAACATCAGTGGGAGGAAGAAGTGGGTTATTATTATCATGGTGATGATTTTTTTTAGCACAGCTTGAGCAGGCGATATATCAGGTAAATGGCCACGATGGCCGACAGTGCGTAGATGGCCATCATCAGTGCGCGGCTGTCGGTGGCGTCTATGACCACGTCGGTCACCTCCAGGACCGTGCCGTTTTTCAACAGCATGAGGTAGTGGGTCCGCGGCGAGGGTACCACCACGTTGTTGCCAGCGTCCAGGGCGAACAGCACGTCCTCGCCGTCGTGCAGGTACATGAGGTTCACGATGCCCTGCGTGTCGTCGTACTCCATCAGGGCGCTCTGGCAGAAGGCGCAGTCCTCCAGCGAGATGTTGAAGGCCGCCACGATGGGTCGCGTGGTGTGCATGTTGCGCGTCAGCTCGCACTCCTCGTGGCTCTCGGTGCGCGTGATGATCAGGCTCTGGCCCACCACCGTGGTGGAGACCGGGTAGGAGGTGCCCTTGAGCAGGTACTTCTCGCCCGTCACGTAGCTGGTGTGTTCGGACACGGTCAGCGCCGAGAAGGACTCGTCCAGCGGCAGGCAGGCCAGGTCGCGGAAGGCGCTCAGGGTGCGCGGCTGCATCATGGCCAGGATAGACAGGGCCGTGGGCACGGTCTCGGGTATGGGCGCGTCTGGGAACATGCGCGCCAGGCGCTCCAGCGAGTGGTCGCGCCGGCCGCTGCTCGAGCAGGGCGTGTACAGGTCGCTCAGGTATTCGTGGTGGTCGTCGGCTAGCATGCGCGTGAAGTGCGCCAGCTCGGCCAGCGAGCACAGGCCCGTCTCGATGATGAAGATGAGCCGCCGCTCGTTCGTGTGTTCCGACATGGAGTGGATCATGGCACCCAGCAGGTAGAGCTCCTGGCGGGCGAAGGCCGAGAGGAAGGAGGCCAGGTGGGACTTGTGCAGGGTCACCGCAAACTGGCCCAGCTGCTGCATGGCCCACTTGGGGATGGCTTTCTCGTCATTGTGTCGGGCCAGGATGTAGGCCGCCCGCGTCAGGCTGGGTACCGTGCTCACTGCCCCCACCGCGGTGAAGGCCTTGCGTGCCATCTCCACGGCGCGGGGGTAGGACAGCGTCGTGTTGCCTGACGGGGGGTCGATCTGTCGCCGCAGGCACACGGTCATGAAGTCCTGCGCCTGCAGTAGGGCGGCCTGCCGGTCCAGCAGGCGGGAGATGTGCACCCGGCTCTCGTGGGCGCGCTGCGGTGACCCCGCCGACAGCAGCGTCAGTCCGTACCCGAAGGCCAGCTCTACCGCGCTGCGGTCAAGCGGGCTCTGACAGCGCCCGTTTTTCAGTGCTTTCACGGCGTACCCGTGGAAGGCCGCCATGATGGCGCTCATATCCAGATAGTTGATCTTGAGCGCGGCCTCCAGAAAGTCGGGCTCTTTGAGGTAGGGGTGCCGGTGCAGGTGGGACTTCTTGATGAGCACCAGCAGCTCGTGCTTCTGGGTCTGGCGCAGCACGAAGTTGTCGCGCTGGTAGGGGGCCTTGAAGGCCACGCGTGACAGGTCGCCGAAGAGCAGGAGCGCTGGCGCGTCGTCGATCGTCGCCCGTAGTGCGAAGAAGTCCTCCGTCAGCGTGAGCGTGAGAACGGAGCGGCGGTTGTTGGTGCCCAGGGGGAGGAATTCCTGCTCCAGGCAGGGGATCAGGGCGCTGAAGAGCAGGTCGTGGTCTTTGAACAGGTGGCAGGTCTGCTGGAAGGCGGGCCGATGCACCTGTTCCGGGTGATCCACGTACGGGAGCGTGAAGACGAGGTCCTTGGGCGAGGGCGGCTGCATCTGTACCGCGGGCATCGGCATCTCGCCGGGCGCCGGCACGGTCACGGCCCGGTCGGCCAGCGCGTCGGTGGCCTCGAGCTTGAGGTCGAAGGCGCGGTACGACGGCAGGTCCCGGGTGGAGACCAGCGCGTACACGTCCAGCCGTCGGTAGTAGGCCTCCAGGGTCTCGCTCAGGTCCACCTGGTTCAGAAGCTGCTCCGCCAGAAGACCCGAAAACAGACAGCGAGGCATCTGGAATACATCGTACTCGTTGAAGCTTCGGAAGAAGTTGAAGGAGATGGCGTTCTCTTTGACCACGGTGCTGTTCCGCACGGTGCCGTTGGTGCACTGGGTGTTGTTCTCGCGGAGGAAGCGGACGGGTCGCCCGTAGGTGTTGATGAGGAGGTCGAAAGAGTTGGGGTCCACTTGGACGGCTTCAGCGCCCCAGGCGACCCTCGTCTTCGTGGTCGTACCATAGCGTGATTGGCAGAGGTAGAGGTACAGGAGGATGCAGAGGTAGCAGAGGTAGATAGACAAATCGTACCGCTGGGGCCACGGGACGGTCCGCATAGCGCGGCCGCCCCGGCGACGGCGCCGCGGACGGTGGGCTGGGCGATGGCGCCGGAAAGTGGGCGACACGGGTCACAAGTCGCGCCCCCGTCTATTTAATACGATGTAGTGCGCGGCTCCCTCGGGCTGGGGGCACTGTAGCGCCGGACTGTAAGAGAGGAGAGACGTGTCCCGCTCGCCATGTCCTTCTCCTCGGATCCCGGCGCCGGGACTAGCGGCGACGGAGGGGACGCGCTGCAGCGGCTCCCCCATTTCTGCAAGCGGGCGGGCAAGCGCAAGCACCTGGACATCTACCGTCGCCTGCTACGGGCCTTTCCCTCCTTCGCGGCGCTCAACCGCCTGCTGGGCGACCTCTTCCCGCCGCCGCTCAAAAAGTACCGCCGGCGCCTCTACCTCGAGGTGCGGCTGAGCCGGCGGGTTCCGGACTGCGTGGTAGTCTTCCTCTCGCCCCGCGGCGACGAGGTCGAACCGCCGGCGAAACCCAAACCGCCGCACGCCGTCTGCTACGTGATCGAGTTCAAGACCACGCAGTCGGACGCCGACGTCCAGTCCGTGCGCCGGCACGCCACCCACAGCCTGCAGTACGCCGAGGGTCTGCGCCAGCTCAAGGGCGCCCTCGTGGACTTTGAGTTTCTGCGGGTGCCCTCTGGCGGCGCCAGCGAGATCTGGAGCGTGGTGCCCAGCATCGTCTTTTTCCAGCGCCACGCCGCCAGCCCCTCGTTCGGACGTACCTTCCGCGCCGCCCGCTTCGACCTGTGTACCGACGCCGCCCTCGACTACCTGGCGCGGCGGCAGGATGAGTCTGTTGCGCACATTCTGGCAGCTACCCATCGCCGTCTACGAGCCCCACCGGGAAAACGTTCTGCGGTGCCCCGACCGCGTACTGCGACGCCTGCTGGAGGACGCCGCGGTGGGGATCAGGGGCGGCTGGCGGGAAGACTTCATCATGGATCGGGTGCGCAAGCGGTATCTGCGCGAGGAGCTGCGCGACCTCAACGACAAGGTACACACTTACTGCGAGGATCTGGAGGGGCGCGTGTCCGAAGCGGAGGCGCTGCTCAATCAGCAGTGCGAGGTCGTCGAGGTACTGCCGCCGTCCCAGGGGAGTCACGGCGGCACTCTGCCAGAACACGCTCTTTATAGTCGGCACGATGCCATCACGGGACCCGACGGCGGGGTGATTGCCACACCGTACGCACGCGGCGGCTGCGGCGTCTCGTCCACCTGGCTGGCGCAGTGCGCCGACCGGCCGCCTTTCGGACCGACGCCCGCTCAGGCGGCCCAGGCGGCCCTGGTGGGCGCGCCCGGCGGGGCCACCTACTTCGGCATCACGCAGAACGACCCCTTTATCCGCTTCCACACCGATTTCCGCGGCGAGCTGGTCAGCACCATGTTCGAGAACGCCTCCACCTGGACCTTCTCCTTCGGCATCTGGTACTATCGCCTCAAGAGGGGGCTCTACACCCAGCCCAGGTGGAAGCGCGTCTACCACCTGGCCCAGATGGAGAACTTCTCCATCTCGCAGGAGCTCCTGCTGGGGGTGGTCAACGCCCTAGAGAGCGTGACCGTCTACCCGGCCTACGACTGCGTGCTCTCCGATCTGGAGGCCGCCATGTGCCTGCTGGCCGCCTACGGGCACGCGCTCTGGGACGGCCGCGACCCCCCGGATTCCGTGGCGGGCGTCATGGCCGAGCTGCCCCAGCTGCTCCCGCGGCTGGCCGACGACGTCAGCCGCGAGATCGCCGCCTGGGAGGGCCCCGTCACGGGCAACTACTACGCCTACCGCGACCCGCCCGAGATGCGCTACTACATGCCGCTCAGCGGCGGGCGCCACTACCACCCGGGCACCTTCGACCGGCACGTGCTGGTGCGCCTCTTTCACAAACGCGCCGTGCTCCAGCACCTTCCGGGCTACGAGGCGCAGACGGCCGCCGTGGTGCAGGAGCGGCTCTCGGGCCAGGTGCGCGACGATGTGCTCTCGCTCTGGACCCGCCGCCTGCTCGCGGCCAAGATGGGCCGCGAGGTGCCCGTCTTCGTGCACGAGCAGCAGTACCTGCGCTCGGGCCTCACGTGCATCACGGGGCTGCTCTTGCTGTGGAAGATTGCCAACTCGGACAGCGTCTTCGCTCCGCGCTCGGGCAAATTCACGCTCTCGGACCTGCTGGGCCAAGACGCCGGGGGGCTTCCAGGGGGACGGGCCGGGGGCGAGGAGGAGGGTTACGGCGGACGCCGCGGGCGGGTGCGCAACTTTGAGTTTCTGGTGCAGTACTACCTGACGCCCTGGTACGCGCGCGACCAGACGTTGACGTTCTCGCAGCTCTTTCCCGGCCTGGCCCTCATGGCCGTCACCGAGAGCGTGCGCAGCGGCTGGGATCCCTCGCGCCGGGACGACCACCAGCGCGAGGAGGACGCGGTGGGGCTGGGCCTCGGGGGCAACGGGGGCGGCGCTCTGCTCATGCAGCTCAGCCGCGTCAACCCCGTGGCCGAGTACATGTTCGCGCAGAGCTCCAAGCAGTACGGCGATCTGCGCCGCCTGGAGGTGCACGACGCGCTGCTCTTCCACTACGAACACGGGCTGGGCCGCCTCTCGTCGGTGGCCCTGCCGCGGCACCGCGTCTCCATCCTCGGTTCCTCCCTATTCAACGTCAACGATATTTACGAACTCCTCTACTTTCTGGTGCTGGGGTTTCTTCCGAGCGTGGCGGTGGTGTAAGCGCCGTCACGTGTCGCCCGCAGCATAAAGGGCGTTCGCGAGCGAGCCAGGTTAGAGAAGAGGGTCTCGGCGTCGACACGGAGGAGGCAGACAGACGGCAGGCGGCCGGCCGGGCACCGGCTGCAACCCTCTCCTCTTCTGCCTGGTACCGATGACCGTCGCGCTCTCCTCCTCGACCAGCCTGAACGTGGCGAAGATCGTCGTCCCCAACGCAGCCATGATCGCCGACCGCGCCGCCTCGGATCTGCTCACCGGCATGTTCGCCTCCATCAGCGTCCTCAACCTGCTGGCCATCGTTGGCTGCCTCTGGATGCTGCGCGTCACCCGACCGTCCATCGCCGTGCAGGTCTTTACGTGGAATCTGGTGCTCAGCCAGTTCTTTTCCATCGTCGCTACGGTGTTCTCTAAGGGTATGACGCTGTCCGTGTATAACGCCGCGGACCTGGGCTTCTGCCGCCTGGCGCTCTTCGTCGAAGACGTGGGTCTCTACTCCACTTCGCTGCTGTTTCTCTTCCTCATCCTCGACCGCCTGGCCGCCATCGCGCAGGGCCGAGACCTGTGGCGGCACCAGACCCGCGAGAACGTCAGCCTGGCCCTCTACGTGGTGGCCTTCATCTGGGTGCTGTCCGTCGTGGCCGCCGTGCCCACCGCCGCCACGGGCACCATCGATTTCCGCTGGCGCGGTTGCGAGATCCCGCTGCAGTACTCGGGCGTGGACCTGACTATCAAGATGTGGTTCGTCATGGGCGCCCCTATGATCGCCGTCCTCTCGTACGTCGTGGACTTGAGTTACAACGACAAGCGCGACGCCGCCTGGCCCTACGTGGGTCGCGTCTGCAGTTACTACGTGACCTGTCTGCTGCTCTACGTGCCCCACTACTGCTTCAGGGTGTTGCGTAGCGTGGTGGAGCCCGGCGACACGACCTTCGGGATCATGGACTACATGGAGCTGGGCACGCGCACCGTGCTCATGCTGCGCCTTAGCGTGCTGCCGCTGTTCATCGTGGCGCTCTTCTCGAGCAACCCTACCCAGGACCTGGACGTGTCCCTCGAGCGGCTGCTGGAGAGCTGCTCGCGCAGCGGCGGCTGCTGCGGCGTCAGTCGCCTGTTGCGAAAGCTGATGGAGATGCTGAAGAGGATGCTCCACAGCGTGGAGTTGGTAGTGCGCTTCGATTTTGGGTCCACGTCGGAGAAGCCCGACGTCGCCCAGAAACCCTGCTCCTGCGCCGTCGCCGCCCCCGTCGTGACCGCCGGCGTCTCCACTACGTCGGACAAGGCCACGCTGGTAGAACACGTCGAGGACGTGGCCTACGATGACGTTCCTAGCACCACCATCGAAGTCGTCTCGGCCGAGAGTTCCTCCGTGTTGTGCGCCGCCGTGGTCGGGGGCAGCATGCCCGTCACGGGGATTTAGAGGGAGGACCTGACGGTTTACGGTTTGGTAGCAGCGATAGGACCAAAAAACCACACAGACAGCACAGGAGGTCACGCGTCGCTGGCCAGGGCCGGCATGTGCAGGGCGCGGGCGGCCGCCACGGCCTCCGGACTCAGCGCCGCGGCGCGGGGGTGACGGTGGTTGTGCGGACGGTGGTAGTGGTGCAGGGACAGCGTCCCGGCGAATGTTCTGTAATCCTCCATAATAAAGGTAAAAATGCCCGTCTCGTGTCGACTCCTCTGGATCTCGAAGGCGTCGGGGGTGATGCGCATCTTGCCGGTACCGATCAGGTAAAAGTACCACATCTTTTGACAGATGATGCGGATCAGGGGCTCGTGCGTGTCGGCGCCCCAGTGGCGGGTGAAGAAGGCGGCCAGGCGGAACAGCCGGTGTCCGTACAGCGTGCCCAGGGAGAAGAGGATGTTGCCGTTGCGGGCCAGGTCCTCGGGGAAGGAGATCAGAAGGCCGGTGTGACGGCGCACGAAGCGCGTCAGCAGTCCGCCGCTCAGGCGCGGGTGGCTCAGCAGGCGCTGGCTCAGGCGGGCGGCGCACGCCTCGTCAAACACGGCCGCGTTAAAGTCCAGGCCCGGGAAGGCCTGGGTCAGCTCGCGGTAGAGGTGAGGCCAGTACGGTTGGGGCGTCTTGCGGCTCAGTACGGCGTTGTCCGAGACGCCCAGGTTGTTCATGGTCTCGCGCAGGAGCAGCGTCTCCAGGCCGCGGTGGAAGAGCATCACGCAGATGAGCCGCAGGATCTTGAGCTCTTCCAGGCGCAGCGAGTGCAGCGGCTGTCCGCGCGACATCTTTTCGCTGATCTGTAATATTAGATGATTGGCGCAGGTGAAGGAGAACTTGCCGGTGCGCACCTGCTGCTGCTCCTGTGGCCGCGGAGAGGAGGGAGACGTCGCCGTCGCCGCCGCTTCGTCGTCCTCGTCGGCCATCGGCTGTCCTAGAGGAGGAAACGACGGCAACGATGGCTGGGGGGGACCTTTCGTCCCCTTCTTCCTCCGTCGTCTACGTGGGCGGCTTCCTCACGCGCTACGACCAGCCGCCCGACGAGGCCGAGCTGCTGCTGCCGCGCGACGTGGTGGAACGTTGGTTGGGTAGCGGCGGCGATGGCACGCCGATGCCTCTCAACGTCAACCACGACGACGCGGCCGTGGTGGGACACGTGGCGGCGATGAAGAGCGTCCGTGACGGCCTCTTCTGCCTGGGTTGCGTCACCTCGCCGCGCTTTCTGGAGATCGTCAGCCGCGCCTCCGAAAAGTCCGAGCTGGTCTCGCGCGGCCCTCCCTGCAAGTCGCTGCGGCCCGACAAGGTGGTGGAGTTCCTCAGCGGCAGCTACGCCGGCCTCTCGCTCTCCAGCCGCCGCTGTTGCCCGTCGTCGGTGGAGGCCTCGGAAGCGCCGTCCACTTCCACGGCGGTCCCGGAGTCGGCGCCCTTCAAACACGTGGCTCTGTGCAGCGTGGGCCGCCGCCGCGGCACGCTGGCCGTCTACGGCCGCGACCCCGACTGGGTGCTGCAGCGGTTTCCAGACCTGACGGCCGCCGACCGCGACGACCTGCGCGCGCAGTGGCGCGGCTGCGGCGGCGCGCCGGCGGGAGACCCCTTTCGCTCCGACAGCTACGGCCTGCTGGGCAACAGCGTGGACGCGCTCTACATTCGCGAGCGCCTGCCCAAGCTGCGCTACGACAAGCAGCTGGTCGGCGTGACGGAGCGCGAGTCGTACGTCAAGGCCAGTGTTTCGCCCGAGGCGGCCGCGGAGCCGGCGGTCACGCCGTGCGATATTAAAGCGGACGAGGCCGCCTCCGCCGCTCAGCCGCCGCCTCCTCTTCCACCGCCACGCCGCAGCGCGCCGGCTCCCTCCAAGCCTAACCCGCCGTCGCTGCCGCCGCCCGAGGCGGTGGAGATGTCGCACCCGCTGACGGCCGCGGCGGCTCCCGGCGCCGCCGCCATCCCGCCACCGCCGTCGTCGGCCGTGGTGCCGGCTCCCCTCACGCTGCCCCACGACGGAGTTTATTTACCCAAAGACGCTTTCTTCTCGCTCATCGGGGCCAGTCGCCAACCCGCGGTCCCCGCTACGGCGCCTCCGTCCTATCCCGCCGTCGGTGCCGTGCCCGCGTATCCTCACCATCCCTCCCCGTATTCTCACCAGCCCCCGCCGCCTCCTCCACACCCGGCGACGGGCCTGTCCGGCGGGGCGTACGGCGGTATGCACTCCGTGGGCTACGACGACCTGGCGGCACGTCACTTCGGAGCCTACGATCCCGGCGTCTACTGGGCGCGGCGCTACGACCACCTACCGCCGCCCCCGTCCTACCCGGCGCCGTATGCGGCCTACGGTCCCCCGCCGCCGCCGCCACCTCAGCAGCAGCACCACCATCATCACCGTAGACGCGACATGATGGACGATGCGCCGTCGACGTGGGAGCGGTACCCTTACGACGGAGCTCCTCCGCCGCCGCCGTCCCAGCAGCATGGTGGCGGCGGACACCGTCAGAAGCAGCGTAGCGGTAAACGTCGCAAAGAGGCCTCGCAGTCGTCCTCGTCCGACGAGGACCTGAGTTTCCCCGGCGAGGCCGAGCACGGCCGGGCGCGGAAAAAGCTCAAGAACCACGGCGGTGCGCAGGACGGGGGAGGAGGAGAGCATCATCGCGGCGGCGGCCAGCACCAGCGCTACGACGAGCTGCGCGACGCCATCCACGAGCTCAAGCGCGATCTCTTCGCCGCCCGCCAGGGGTCCGCATTGCTCTCGGCCGCCATCCCCGTGCCCGGTGTCAGCCACTCGGCGGCGCCGTCGCCCACGACCACGACCGCCTCCAGCCCCGCCGAGACGCCCATGATCACCGGCGACGCCACCCCACCGCCGCAGACGACGCCCGCCGGCAAAGTCGGGGCCGCCGAGCGCGCGGCCGCCGCCGTCGCCGGGGTGGTCAATGCCTCGTGTCGGGTGGATCACGCGGTAGCCGGCACCAGCGGCGGTAGCAGCAGCACTACCACCGCCGCCGGCCTGCCCGCCGCCGCGTTGGCCCTGCAGAACCCGCCCAAGGACATGGTGGACTTGAACCGTCGGCTCTTTGTGGCCGCCCTCAATAAAATGGAGTAAAAAAGTGGACCCCGGTCGTGTGTGACTTCTTCTGTCTGTTTTCCCGTCCTCTGTTGAGCCCTCAATAAAAGATTACACACGCTCGGCCGGTTCGTTCGAGGTAATCGGTGTACGGGTGCTTTATTATCATCAGCGTCATGCAGACTGGTTGTATATATAACGTACCATGATCACAGCAGTGGCTTTTCAGAGACAGACACACAGACATACATACACGCACATCAGACAGCATGCTTATTTTTTTCTCTCAGATGCGGGGTCGGCTTCGGGAGGCGGCGGTACCGCTGGTGGAGGGCAGGCTCATGGGCGAGGGGCGCGGCACCGGCACGGGCTGCAGGTTGCTGGTGAAGTCGGCGGCCGTGCGCACGTCGCCCTGCATCTCGCTGCGGAGGTAGGAGGTGGGTTTCAGGGCTGCCTGTTCCACGCTGCCCGTCAGGGGTACCAGGTTGTCTATGTTCACGAATACGTTCCAGGAGGGGATGACGAGCATGAGGTCCTCGCCCTCGTCGGCGCCGCGGCGTGGGCGGCGGCGTCCCGTCAGGGCCAGCGCCCGAGACAGTCCCTCCTCGGTGTCCGACTCCTCCTCCTCTGAGCTCTCCTCGAAGGCGGCGAACACGGATTCGGATAGGGCGGGCGGCGTCGGGGTGCTGGAGCGCTCCTCCTCTTCCTCTTCTTCCTCCTCGCCTTCCAACGGCAGCTCGCCGGGCGACTGGGGTCGGAACTCGGATACCTCACCGCGCATCACGGCCCTCCGAGGAAACAGGCCGGCGCGCAGCTGGATCTGGGGCCGCTTGATCTTCTCGGTCTTGCCCGGCAGCAGGTTGAGCACGCCGCGCTTGAACAGGTGGATGGTGCCCAGTATCTGCATGTGCTCGATTCGCACGGAGTTCTCGCCCGTCCAGGTGAGGCGGATGGTGATGCGCACGCGGTCGGGCAGGGGTCCGGCCTCCATGGACACGCCGGGGATGTCCGCCGGGAAGAAGATCACGTCGTGGGTGTTGTTGGTCTCGAAGGCGTTCTGCACCTGCACGATGTACTCGCGATGGAGGCGCGACAGTGTGAAGCCGCGCGGGGCGTGCAGGGTGAAGCCGTTGTCGCCATGCCGGGTCAGGTGCGGGTACGGGTTGTGCCGCAGCACCACCTCGGCGCCGTGCGTATAGAGTGAGAAGTGCAGGAACACGCTGGGCGGCGGGTGCAGCGTCTCGTGCTGCAGGTGGACGTTTACCCACTGGCCGCGGGCGTCCGTCTCCGCTTTGTGGATGTAGGTGTTGCGGTCCGAGCACGACAGCAGCTCCACGGCGTCCACCAGCCTCAGCGGGATGGCCCCGGCCCGGAAGATGAACTCGGTGGTGAAGATCTGCTCGGCCTCCAGGCTGCGGTCCACCTTCCGGCGCCAGCGGGGCGACACGGTGGTGCGCACGCCCCAGTGGTAGGCGGTGCGTCGGATATCCACCCGGGCCTCGGTCCGCAGTCGGTTCTCCTCGTCGCCCCGCGGGTGGGCCTGGAACAGGTGGATGCCGCTGACGGGCACCCGCTCCAGGGGCAGTCCGAAGGCCAGCACCGAGATGGGCGTCGACGAGCCGGGCGACATGCGCCGCTGGCTGTAGTTGATCAGGTCGGCCTTGAGCTGGTCGCGCTCGCCCACCGCGCAGTGCCCCTTGACGTTCAGGTCCGTCAGGTCCACCGTGTCGTGCTGCGATTTGTTCTCCTGGAAGAGGCACAGCACCGAGGTGCGGCTCACCTCCACGGAGGTGCGCAGGTCCAGGATTTTGAGGCGGTCCGGTTCCAGCGACGAGTCGTGGTTGGTGACCAGGCGCAACACCTGGCAGTGCATCCGGCCGAAGGTGGATCCGTTATCCCCGGGCGCTCCCCCGGGACCGCCGGCCGCCGAGGGCCCTTCCCCGGGCGAAGGAGATCGAGACATGCGGTGGCCGCTGCTGCTGCTTCGGACGAAGGAGGACGGGAAGGGGGATCGGGAGCGAGACGGCACAGAGGATGGGTGCAAAGAGACAGGTGAAGAGGAGGACACCGATGCTCGCGTCCGCCGCAAATAATACAGCGACGTCCGCAGGTGTCTCCGCCGAGAGGCGCGTGTGGGGGACGACGTGGCTTTTTATAGACACCCCCCGAGCGCGGTGGCTCAACCCCGGTGCTTTTTGGGTGTCGAGGCGATGCACGGCGCGGCCGCCGGCTCCTGCCGGTAGCGTCTGCGTTTTGGCAGCGGGCAGGGCACCCACACGCCCTCCAGATCGTGGAAGATGCGGTAGACATCGTCGGCGTCCCAGAAGAACTCCTGGTACTTGAGGTTGTGGCCCTGGACCGTGGCCACCAGGGGCACCAGGTGGCGCGCCTGGATGCCGGCCTGCCACTGGGGCCAGGTGAACACGGCCGGGTTGCTGCTGTCGATGTCCGAGTCCTCGTCGGTATCCTCCTCGGGTGCCATGCTGGACTCGGCCTTGAGGCGGCCGCGCGTCATCACGCCCGTGCAGGTGGTCGGGGGCGGCTGCTTGCGTTTGCGGCTGCCCGCGGCGGCGGCTCCGGCGAGGGGCAGGGGGCGGGGCGGTTTGCGGTCCGCCAGCTCGTCCTCGTCGGAGTCGGAGCCGCTGCTCCAGACCTCCTCGGCGGCGCCGACCTCGTCGCCGCTGCGCCGGTCCCAGGTGTGCTGGTACTCCAGCTTGCCGCATACGCGGAACTGGTCGGTGAAGGTGGGGTGTTCGCTGTACTGGGGGCCGCGCAGCATGAGCATGTCGCGGTCGAAGAAGAAGAGGGCGGCCAGCGCGTCGTACTGGCGTATCTCCACGGTCTCGCGCAGGGCGCGCAGCTCCAGGAAGATGTGCTGTCCGCTCATCAGCAGGTTGCTCGAGATGCTCAGGCCCGGGATGACCTTGGGGCAGATGAGGCCGAAGTGTTCGTGGGAGGTGAAGGCCACGTCCAGCATGACGTGCGCCGTCTTGCCCGGCTTGATGACCAGGCTCTTGGGGGCCATGATGGTGAAGCCGTTGCGCTGGTGCTTGCGCATGAAGGGCTGCGGGTTGCGCGTCATGGTTAGGTCCTCCTCCTCGTCGGAGCCCAGCGACAGGTGCAGAAAGAGCTTGCAGGCCGGCACGTCCTCGTGGAAGGACTCCAGGTAGACCTTCATGTAGTGCTCGGCCACCACCTGCATCTTGACCACGCGCGTGTTCTCCAGCGAGCACACCAGCTGGCTGGCGCTCACCACCTGGCGCAGCGCCACGTCCTTGGTGTTGAAGATGAACGACGTGGTGTAGTACACGTCGGGCTCCTTCCACTGGTTCTGCTGCCGCGCCCACGATAGGTTAGACACGGTCAGGCGCGCCTGCCACACCTGCTTGCCCGACTGGTGGATGATGGTGTCGGCCACGGGCAGGTGGCGGTACTTGCGCTCGGCCGTGGTGGGGTAGTGGTGCACGTTGATGTCGGGCACGTTCACCATCTTGAGCGGCATGGCGTACACGTACAGCGACATGGGCTCCTGGCTGGGGCAGATGGCCCGGCCCGTGGGGTTGTGCACGTTCACCGTCACGTTCTGCACCTCCTCGCCCGTGTGATAGGTGTGCTGCACCATCAGGTGGTTGTCGCCCCGGTGGCAGGGGGTCGACTCGGGCGTGTACTGCGAGATCAGGATCAGTGAGTGCTGGCTGACCTTCACGTCGATGCCCGTCTGCAGCGACTTGGTCTCGTGCGGCTGCAGCGGCGTCTCGCCGCGGCTGAACACGGCTTTCAGCACGTGCCCCGAGATGGGGCCCAGGACGTTTATCATTTCGGGCTGGCGACGCCCTCGCGACTCCATGCTGCCTGCGAGCGCGGGTGCCGGCGACTGAGCGCCGCCACGTCGCTGGGCGTCTACTTACATACTACGGCCCAAGCCGCGTGGGGAATCCCGGCTTTCGACGTCGAAAACGAAGCACACGACACGCGGATCGGCGTGGAACACAACGGATTGCTTTATTCATTTACCCGACACCCCGAAAGACGACAGACCACCACCATCGACCCGGACGCGACGACCACAACGCCCGGTGGGAAAAAGAAGAGAGACCCTCCCCCAGATGATACTACAACAGCAGTAGCAGAGAGAGACAGTGACTTGTAGTGTTTTGTGGGTTGTTGCGGCGGCGTCCCTAGAGGTCGCCGCAGATCATGGCTAGCGTCACGGGGCTCGGTTTCTCGGTCGCCGGCGTTTGCTGTTGTTCCTGCGTCGGCTCGGCGCTCAACAGCCGCATGGGCAGCAGGTCCTGGAGCGCGATCGAGGCGCCCAGCACCGACAGCTGCGGGGCCGGTCGGTTGTGCAGCGCCGACTTCACCTGATACGTGAGCGCCGACAGGCAGCCGCGGTTGAGCGTGTGCTTGGACGAGATGAAATACAGACGTCCCAGCACCGAGTCCCGCGGCAGCGACACGCCGCCGCTACCGTCGTCGTCCTGACCGCTCTGGTTGTGGTGGTTGCTATGGTTGACGACGCCGTCACCGCTCGCGTTGCTGCTATCCGCTGCGTTGCTATGATTACCGCTCACCAGCACCGTGATCTCGAGCCACGTGCGGGGTAGCCAGACCGTCACGGGCATCTTGAGTCCCTGACGGTTCTGGGGGACGAAGAGTCCGAGGTAGGGGCCGTAGAAACGGCGATAGATCCGCAGCGTGTGCGACGCCTTGAGGCACAGCTCGTAGGGCACGCGCACCTCCAGACCGTCCTCGCCGGGCCGCTGTACGAAGTACGGCAGCGGCGCGTCGGAAAAGAAGGGCCGGCGCACCGTCTCGCGGCGCAGTCGCAGGCGGAACGACACCGGGTCGCTGGGACCCTCGCTGCGGTCGCACGTCACGTTGAAACGCAGGACGCAGTCCTGGTACAGCGTGAGCGACGACAGCGTCAGGTCCGCGGGCGACTCGGCGTCCAGTTCCAGCCGTCCGAACACCGACGGCCCCAGCGCCGCGGCCGTGGCCTCCGACAGCCGCACCGACAGGCGGCTAGTCAGGCCGCGCGGACCCGAGATGCCGCCCTCCACCCGGTGCCAGCACAGCGCGTGCCGCACCTGCACCGTCAGGCTGGGCGTCAGCTCCGTGTCCGTCGCCGGCGGGGTGTCGTCGTCGCCGCTGCCGCCCGCAATCCGCGTCGCTTCGAACGTCAGTTCGGGCAGGTGCAGCGCCAGGCAGTCGTGCAGCGCCGCGTGATGCGTGCCCTTGCGTCGCAGGGGCAGCCGCCGTAGCAGCGGCGTGATGATGCGCAGCGCAAACAGGTTCAGCGACAGGCGCACGATGGCCATCTGCGCCAGCTGCTGGTCGATCATCGAGCGCACGATGTGACATCCCGGACGCGCGGGGAACAGCGAGAAGGCCGGCCGGATGTCCGAGTCCTCGTTAGACACCACGCAGAGGATGCCTCGTTCGCGGTCCTCGTTGCGGTCGTCTTCGTCCTCCTCCTCTTCCCCCGCTCCTTCCTTCTCCTCGTTTCCCGCCGTTCTCTCCTCGGAAGCTGTCGCGTGCTGTCGGCGCGCGGCGCTGTTCTCCACCAGTTGCAGCGGCGCCGATAGCAGGATCTGGAAGGGGTGCTGCAGTTCCTCGGGTCGCAGGTCGATGTGCAGCTGGATCAGGTGGTAGGTGCCGCGGTGCGTCAGCGGCTGCTTGGCGTTGTGCTTGTCCGTCAGCGTCAGGATGGTGTCGTCGTCGGGCCCGACGGCGTGGGCGGGAAGCAGCGCGTCGCTGTGGTGATTCCCGCCCGCGCCGCTGCCTCCGCCGCCGCTGCCGTGCAGGCGATAGCGCCTGTGCGCCTGCCGGCTGGGGGTGAGCGGGCCCTTTCTGGCCCGCGACCGGGCCCGATTCCGAAGGGTTGGGTCGCCGCGCGGCATGCTTGGTGTCTGCGGGCGCGAGAGGGCTGGCTCAGCCCTTAAATATGCAGGTCGCCGATTTGTTATCGGGAGAAACGTCACACACCGTAAAGATCGTCTGCTCGCGAATGAGGTCATCCAGCTGTCGCAGCATGACAAACAGGGCCGACAGCCGCGAGATCTCCTCGTCCGGCGAGACGTGGTTGGGCCGCGGCGGCACGCGTTCGCCGCCGCGCTCGCGGTCCGTCCGCGTCAGCAGCTCTTGGCACTTGACGAGCAGCATGGAGCTGTCCTCCAGCGCCAGCTTGCGCACGTACGTCACGATCAGGTCCGAGGCCAGGTTGGCCACCATGGACATGGACAGGCAGGCCGTCTTCATGTCGAGTAGCAGGTAGTTGTCGATCACCGGGTCGGGCAGCGTGAAGGTGGCGTCGCGGTAGGTGATGGTCTTTAGCTGGTGCACGGCCGCCTTTACCTCCTCGTACGAGCGGTCGAGCGAGAACAGGCCCATGATCAGCAGCCGCTGGTTGATCTCCTGCGCCAGTGGCACCGGGATGACCCAGGGCAGCACCAGCTCCCACTTGCCTAGCGTCAGCAGATTTTCGCGCGCCATGGGTCCGTTGAAGAGCGGCGGCAGCAGGCACAGCGCGTCGCCCTTCTCCCACAGCACGGGGCCCGTGTTCAGCACGGTGTACAGCAGTCCGTGGGTGGGCACGTGCAGCAGGATCTGGTTGCCCTCCACGCGGCGCAGCAGCGTCAGGGTCATGTTGCGCAGCAGGCTGCGCATCCGCGGGTATCCGCGCGTGTGGTCCGTGTACTGGTGCAGGCCTAGCTGTAGGTGCTTGATGAGGTGCAGGCGCTGCGGGATGGGCACCACGGCCGCCGTCAGCTTGGCCAGTTTGCCCAGGTCGGCGATGGTCAGCTTGTGGTCGAAGGTGCAGAAGATGGTGGACTCCATGGCCGCCATGGTGGCGGCGGCAACGCGGGAGAAAAAGAAACGACGCGCACGGGGGCGAGATCAACGTCCGCGCAGCACGGCGCTCCGTCAGGCGAGCCGCGTCGTTCGCGGACGCGGCGGTGGGTCCGGCCACAGAGCGACACGCGGCCCACGCTGTTCGTCCGCGCTCGTCGCAGTCCGCGCTTCACGAGTTAAATAACATGTGCTGCTGCAGCGGGATGATCTCGCCCACCACGTAGTTGCCGAAGTGCGTCTCGGACGTGGCGAACGCGCCCGCGCCGCCCTTCATCTTGGTCTCCATCAGGCCCAGCGTCGTGGTGCTGAGGATCGGCAGCGCTTCCTGCGTCAGACGGCACGGGTTTTCGATCAGTTGTTCCGTGCCCTCGACGCAGATGTACTGCGTGTCCGTGTCGCCGCGGATGCAGTCCTTGGCCCGCAGCAGGTACTCGTCGATGGTCTTGAACAGCGTCTTGTTGGAGTTGATGATCTCGTCCGTGTCGAAGAACTGCGCGCACGGGCTGTAGAACTTGCAGTTGTAGCCCAGCTTCTCGCGGTGCCTCGTGTTGTACAGCACGTCGCTCAGGCAGCCGGCCTGCGAGGCCCAGGGGTTGTGCGTGGCCGTAAACGTCTGCGCGTCGGGCTCGCGGTGGTCGTACAGCGCCTTGGTGGCCGCGTCCGTGTCGTACGGGTCCACGCCCAGCATGCACGAGGCCCGGCCGCGCGGGTTGTTTGTGATCTTGTAGTAGTTGATGTCGGCCGACGCGGGCGTCAGCACCAGTTCGCACACCGCCTTCTGTCCGTGCACCGTGGCCGCCGCGTTGCGCTCCGACATGCTGCCGAACGTCAGCATGGAGATGGTCTCCGTGTCCAGCAGCTGTGGCCGCGCCACCCCCACGGCGTGCCGGATCCAGCGGTCGATCTCGTCGTGCCGGTACACGTGCATGGGGAAGACGGCGAACAGGTCCTGCACGCGCACGCCCATGTCGGTGCGCACCCGGTTCACGTAGGCCACGCACGTGTTCGACGTGTAGCCCAGCCCCATGTCAACGGTGTTGATGTTCTGCGACACGTGGTACGTGGTGCTGATGTCGCGCTCCTCCTTGGTCACGATGGGGTTGGTGATGATCACCGACGTGCACGACTTGCCGCTGTACAGCAGCATGTCCACCTCGAACGTGTCGGTGCGCACGGCCGTCAGGGCGAAGCCCGGGTGGATGTGGGCCTTGGTCTGCAGCACCAGCGACACCGGCGAGATCTTGTACAGCATGGAGGCCAGCGTCATGACCGAGTGCAGCACGTTGGGGCAGGTGGCCGAGTAGCGCGAGAAAGGCGAGCGCAGCCAGCTGTGGTACTCGTGCGCGAAGGCCGTGGGCAGCGGGAAGCCGCCGTCGTGCCGGTGGTAGTGCGGGAAGTCGGTGATGTAGCGCTTGATGTCGTCGTTGATGCCCGAGCCGATCACCGGGTCCGAGTAGAAGCGGTGGAAGGGCACCGCCAGGCAGTACTCGACCATGATCTTGGGCGCCGTCACCGCACAGCAGCCGTTGTACAGCACGAACTGCAGCGACGTGAAGTCCGGCAGGCCCTGGCGCTGCGCGTGGTCCAGCTCCGCGCGCACCTCCAGCACCTTCGCGTGCTCGCCCACGAACTGCACCGCCAGGAACAGCTCGCGGCAGGCCTGCGTCAGTGAGACGTGCGCGTCCGTGGCGATGTCCTCCACCAGCTCGCTCAGCAGCTCGCCTACCTGCTGTCGCTGTGCCGCCGCGGAACCCGCGCCGTCGTCGCCGGCCGCCCCGCTGCCGCTGCCCGACGTGGCGGTGCCCGACGACGCCGCCGCGGTGCCCGTCGCGCTGGCCGTCGCCGTCGTCGACGCGGCCTGTCGGTCAGCCGCCAGCAGGAACGTCGGGCGGTAGAAGAGGTCCACCAGCAGCGTCTTGAGGTTGAGTCCCAGCCCGCAGGCGCGGTTGTTGGTCATGGCCGGCATGAGGCACAGGTAGAAGACCTTCTGCAGCGTCCACTCGTCGTCGCTGGCGCGGTGGTCCTCCACGAAGAGCGGCTCGTCGGCGTCCATGGCGCCCAGGCGCGGCACGTCCGACACGCCGTGGTGGCGCGCCTCGATGTTGGCGTTGGTCAGCGGCTGCCGGTCGGCCACGATCTGCACGCCCTCCGTGGTGCGCGGCAGGTGCGTGATGAAGGGCGGCCACAGGCGGTGGTCGTGCAGCGCGTTCACGTAGGCCGCCAGCGGCTCGTCGGCCAGCTGGCCGTTGTTGACGCCCGCCAGCGCCGAGATGCGCGTCACCAGTCGCAGGATGGCCACCAGGTTGCGGTAGTGGAAGAGCATGTGCGGCGGCAGCACGCCGTCGGCCAGGTGCTCGGCGATCAGCGTCACCAGCGAGTAGCTGTGCGCGAAGGCCAGTAGGCTGCGCGTCTGATACATGTTGACGATGCAGCGCGCCACGAAGTTGCGCAGGATCAGGAAGGCGTCCGTGTTGCCGTGCACCAGCACGTCCACCAGGTAGAAGAGCTCGGGGTAGTTGGCGTTGGTCACGGTGCTCTTGAAGAGCCGCAGCGTCTCCTCGTAGTCGGGCGGCGGCCGTAGCCGCACGTGCTCCATGATCTGCCAGGCGCGCAGCTCGTGGAAGGGCCCCGGCGCCAGCCCGTCGGGCAGGTTGCCCACCAGGATGCGCGGCGTGCACAGCGGCACCGTCTCGCTGTTGTCCTGGCAGTGCGTGAAGTCGAAGAAGGGGTGCAGCTCGGTGTAGAGCGTCAGATTGCCCACCTTGTAGAAGTCGGTGACCACGAAGTCCTGCTTCATCTCGTTCACCGTGCGCGGCACCTCGCGCCGCACGCGGTAGAAGTGGCCGACGCGCCGCGCGATGCCGCCCATGGGCTCGCGCTGGAAGCGCGACTCCAGCAGGCGCTGCATCATGGGGTCCGAGGGCGGCCCGCGCTCGGCGAAGGCCTGCAGGCAGGGCGTGGGGTCGTGCAGCACCGGGTGGCACAGCGTCTTGAGCGCGTCCACGAAGTCCATCTTCTGGATGGCGCGGTCGCGGTTCAGCAGGTAGGCCGTGGTGGGCAGCGCGTTGCGGATGGTGTCGGTCAGCTTGAGCTTGCTCTCCACCGTGGTGTAGCCGCGGTCCTCGGGCAGGTACAGGCCCACGGGGAAGAAGAAGGTCAGGTCCACGTTGCGCTCCAGCGGGTCCTTGGTGTCGGTGTTTTTGTAGACGCGCCGCAGGTTCTCCAGGATGACCGAGCGCTCGCCCAGGCGGATCACGTCCATGGGCAGCGGCGTGAGGCTGTGCGCGCCGGCCTGCGACAGCGAGTCGCTGGGCAGGTGCGGCTGGCCCGACGTCAGGTGGCCCTTGTAGGAGTTGAAGTCGGCCAGGATGGAGTGGTAGGCGATGGCCGTCACGGCGTTCTCGGGGCTGAGCACGAAGTTGCCGTAGGTGGCCGGCGCCGACACCGTCTCCTTGCTGATGAGGCCCGAGAGCAGCGACATGATGATCTGCATCACGTTGGCCGTGCTCACCATCACGCCGCTGATCTTGGCGCCCGAGCCCGTGGTGTAGGTGGTGGGGTTCTCCAGGATGCTGTCGGTGGCGGCCTCCACCAGGCGCGTGAGGAACTTGACGATGTAGTCGCGGTCTTTGGTGCGGTTGAGCAGGAACAGCGTGGCCAGCAGCTTCTGCTTGAAGCTCTGCAGGATGTTGCTGCGCTGGATGCGGTTGAGGGCCTGGCGCGCCAGCGTGGCGTTCTCCACCAGCGTCTGCACCACGAAGTACGGCGGCGCTTTGCGCAGCAGCGTCTGCAAGAAGCTGTGGATCAGGCCGCGCTCCATGGCGTCGGCCGTGTTCTTGAGCGCGCGCAGCACCGTGTGCATGGCCTCCACGTTGAGGATCTTGTCCAGGATGGTGCCCTCGAAGGTCTCGCGCAGGTACGTCAGGCAGGCGGCGCTCAGCTCGAAGGGGATGGTGATGGGCGACTTCTCGCTGTATTTGGTGACCATGATGGTGGTCTGGCGCGTGGTGGGCAGTCCGGCGCCGCTGGCCACGCGCGGCACCTGGATGTGGAAGAGCATCTTGCCCGTGGTCAGCTTGTTGAGGTCGTGGAACTTGATGGCGTGCGCCGCCGCCGCCAGCCCGCTGGTCAGGAAGTAGACCCACTCCAGGCGGTTGCAGAAGGTGCCGAAGATGGCCTCGAAGTGGATGTTGTAGCGCTCGGGGTCGTCGCCGTAGTAGATGCGCAGCGCCTCGAACATCTCCTCGCCCGCGCTGGTTTTCACGTGCGTCAGAAAGTCCGCGGGGATCCCTACTTTAGGGAGGAGCTCGAGCGCCGACCAGTTCTCCATCGCGGCGGCGCTGGCACGGCGGGCCCGACGATGGCTGCTCCGCCGCGCCGCGCCGGCCGCGACGCTCTAATAGTCGAGTCGCCGGCCGCCCGGCGGGTGCTCAACGTCCCCGTGCACGTGAATTCGTACAATCTCACGCAGGAGCTGTCGACGGGCGAGGACGCCCGCTTCTGCCGGCCGCGGCCCGTCGACGCCGAGCGCGTCCGCGCCGTCTTCGCCGCCCTCTACCGCGCCTGTCCCGCGCACGTGCGCGCCGAGGCCGACCGCGTCAAGTTGGTGCTGGGCCGCCTGCTGCTGGGGCCCGTGGCCGTGCCCTGCTACTGCGACGAGTGGGTGACGGCCGGGGAGGAGGAGGACGACGACGGGGCGGCCGCGCGCCTGCTGCGCGAACACCTGGCCGAGACGGCGCAGTTCTGCCGCGGGCCGCTGCTCTACGTGCACCGTCGCTGCCGCTGCGCCGGCGGCGGCGCGCAACGGCCGCTGGCTTTCAGCGTCATGGAGGGGCACGTGGCCACGCACGTCTTCCGCGGCCTGCTCTCGCTGGCCGAGTGGAACTGCCAGCTGCCGGGCCTCTTCTGCCCCTGCGTCGTCGGCGGCGCCGCCGCTGCCGCCACCGAGCGCTACGCCCTGGCCTGCCTGCCGCGCGATCTCAGCCTGCACATGGACGACTACCCCTACCTCATGGTGGAGATCGGCCGCGTGCTGGGCGTCAGTGAGGTGGACGACTACGTGGGCGCCCTCTCCGGCTACCTGGGCGAGGCCGCGGCGCCGCGCATCCAGGTCCACTACAAGCTGCTCTTCGGGCTCAACGTGCGGCCGCAGGCGCCGTGCGCGCTCAGCGCCACCGGCGATTTCTTTCTGCTGGAGTTGCAGAAGCTCTGGCTGGGCGTGGAGTATCACAACGAGGTCACGGCCGAGTTTTTCGGTCGCGTGCTGGCCCAGCTACACCGCGAGCGCGGCCGCGTCATGATGGCCCTGCGGCTGCCCGAGCAGACCGTGTGCCACCTGAGCGCCTTCGTGCTCAGCCGCTTCAAGCGCCAGGTGCTGTACTTCAAGCTGCAGGTCAGCTACGGCAAGTACAAACACGCGCACGCCAGCGGCCTCCACCCCAACCTCCTGTGCTACCGCCGCCTCAGCGTCACGTTCGCGGACACGGACACGGTGTGGAGAAATCTTTTCTACGTTTATTACGAACTGAGTCGGGACGTGTCGGCGGGCGCGAGCGCCGCGCCGGGGGAGCAGAAAGGGAAGAAGACGGCCACCAAGGAGGAGGAGGGGGAACAGGAGGAGAAGAACGGGGAAAGCAGGGGACACCACGGCGAGGACGATGACGAGGATGAGGAGTATCAGCGTCGGCACCGTCTCTCGTCGTCGGGTCACGGCGTCGGCGGTCGAGGTCGCACGCAGTTACTGGTGGCCCCGCCGCCGCCCGTCACGTCGTTGTCGGGCCGGAGTCACGACGTGGCCATCTCCGTGCCGCCCTCCTCCACGTCCCGTCTCCTGGGCGGCGGCGGCGGGCCTCTGGACGCGGTGGCGGCGACCGCGGCTCGCGCGGGCTCCGGACGGCGGGGCGGCGCGGCTGCCGGGAAGGGACAGCGCGACCCCTCGGCCGATCGCATCCGCCGCTACGTCTGCATCATCTCGCGTCTCATGTTCGCCCGCTACGGCGAGAGGGGCCGGCGCCAGAGACAGCGTCGCGACGGCGATGCCGACGGGAGCGGCGCTTTTGATTTCACCGGCCAGAACCTACGTCGGGCCTACCAGGAACACCGTCGGCGGCGTCACCTGGCCGTGCAGCGCTTCGCCCCGTGCCGTCGCAAGCTCATCGGCGGCATGGAGTTCGCCGAGGTGACGGGCGTCAGCCTGGACCGCATCGCCGTCAACGCCTTCAACACCAACCGGGTCATCAACATGAAGGCCGCGCTCTCGGCCTCGTCGGCCTCCTGCGCCGGCTGCTGCCGCCTCAACCGCCTGCCCAAGAACATGACCCACAGCTTCGTCATGTACAAGCACACCTTCAAGGAACCGGCCTGCACCGTCAGCACCTTCGTCTCCAACGACGCGGTGTACCTGAACTCGCTCAACGTCAACATCCGCGGATCGTACCTCGAGTTTCTCTACTCGCTGGGCGTCTACCGCCTGCACGTCAACATCGATCACTTCTTCCTGCCGGCCGTGGTGTGCAACAGCAACTCGTCGCTGGACGTGCACGGCCTGGAGGACCAGGCGGTGATCCGCAGCGAGCGCAGCAGGGTGTACTGGACCACCAACTTCCCCTGCATGATCTCGCACACCAACAACGTCAACGTGGGCTGGTTCAAGGCGGCCACGGCCATCGTGCCGCGCGTGTCGGGCAGCGATCTGGAGGCCATCCTGCTGAAGGAGCTGTCGTGCATCAAGAATATGCGCGACGTGTGCATCGACTACGGGCTGCACCGCGTGTTCACGCAGCTGGAGCTGCGCAATTCGTACCAGATCCCGTTCCTCTCCAAGCAGCTGATCCTCTTTATCCGCGTCTGCCTCCTCAAGCTGCACGGCCGGGAGAAGCGGCTCTACCTGGATCGCCTAGTATTTGAGGCGGCGCAGCGCGGCCTGTTCGACTACAGCAAGAACCTGACGGCGCACACCAAGATCAAGCACACGTGCGCGCTGATCGGCAGCCGCCTGGCCAACAACGTGCCCAAGATCCTGGCCCGGAATAAGAAGGTCAAGTTGGACCACCTGGGCCGCAACGCCAACCTCTTGACCGTGTGCCGCCACGTGGAGGCCAACAAAATCTCCCGCGTGCGCCTGCGGGTGCTAGTGGAAGTGCTGAGCACGTTGCAGGGTATCAGCGGCACGCCGCACACCCGCGAGGTCATCCGGCAGACGCTGTTTCGCCTGTGCGGCGACGCCGCTGGTAGCGGTGGTGGGCTGTTCGGCGCGTCCGGTCAGCCGTCTTCGGAGACCGCCGTCGGCGCGGACGTGATTTTTGCTTCTGGTCTCACGTCGTCGTCACCGCCACCACCGCCCTCGGTGCCGCCGTCTTCTCCGGTCGACACCAGAAGATGATGGAAGCGGCGGCGTCGGCGTCCGCAACGGCTTCCAGACTCGGCGGCGGCGCCACCGGCGGTTCTGCTTCCTCGTCTTTCTTGGAAGAAGACGATCGGCTCGCGCCCGGCTGGCGGGACGCGGCACTGGTCCAAGGCGACGGAAGTGTCCGCGAGCACGCATTCAAAAACGTAGCGTTATCCGAGCTGGTCCGTCGCGTCATCCCGCCGCCGCCTGACGCCGACGAAGGCGTGGTTTTCGCCTCCGAGCTCTCTTTGTACAGCAGCGGGCGTGTGAGTCGCATTTCGTCCGTCTTCTCTATCTACTGGCAGGGCCACTCCGAGTTGGTCTACATCCTTACGGGTCTCACACACTGCACGAAACTAGTGGTCGAATGTGGGCAGATGAAGGGGACGGTAACGGGGGACCGGGGTTGGGACGGGGACAGCCGCCACCGGCACAGTATCAGCAGCCCCCACCACAGTGGCTCCAGCAGCAGCAGTCACAGCCATCGCAGCCGCCACACTGGTTACAGCAACAGCCGCCCTCGCCACAGCCACAGCAGTGGCAGCAGTACCAGTACCACCACCAGCAGCAGCCGGGACACCAGCAGTGGCGGCCTCGGCGATCGGGACGACCGCGGTCGGGGCGCGGGTTCAGGGGCGATGGCGGTCGAGGACGACCTCCTCTACGAAGTCCCCGGAATCTATATGATTCGGGTCTCGGACGGGAATATGGGTCCGAGGAACGTGGTATGGCCGAAGACCAGTGTGCTCTGGGCGCCGGACGTGGAGATCAGCACGGTCCGCCGGCACAGCGCGGCGGTCCGCGCTTTCGCGTCGGCTCTCAGGAACTACATGTTTTGGATGGGGCGCCGTTCGCAGGAGGAGCTGGAGGTGTGTCCGCCCGAGGTCGAGGATCACCTGGCGCCGCTGCTGCGGGGCCCAACCCGCGGCGATTCGGAGATTTTCGACGGCCTCGTGGGCAGCGCCTATCAGCGCCTACGTCAGAGCGACATCCCGCGCTCTTCGAGCCTCCTGCTGGAGCACTGTGTGGGCATGGCCAGCCTCAAGAAGCTGCTGCTGCTGGACCTGCCCCGCCTGGAGAACTTCTATCTCTGTCAGGTGTGCCTGTACGAGCTGGACGAGGACGAGGTGGGCGAGGAGATGCTCGGTATGCTGGCCGGCAGGCCCGGCGATTCCGGGGACGCGGCGGAGTTTTTCCTCCACCGCAAGACTATGAAGGTGGCCGCCTGTCTGGCGCTGATGCTGAACTGCCTGCACAAGTACCAGGAGGGGCTGTCGACTATCGAGCAGCTGCAATCGGTGCTACAGCAGCAACGTTTGGACGAGAACGACCTCATCCTGGTGGCGCTGCGCCGCTACTACCGTCACCGTACGGGCGTCCATGCGCGGACGCTGGCCGCGGCCAAGGCTCTCATCTCCGAGTTCGCGGAGAACTTCTCTCCCATGGGCAGTTACACACGCCTGGGTTTCGACCGCCTGGGCGCCCTGGACGCGGAGGTGTCCATCCAGGACCTGGTGGCCGTCCTGCGCGCCTAGCTGACCCTGAAGTGGATGGCGTGCATCTCGTCGCACAGGTAGGTGGCCATGATGACGGCGATGATGAGGTCGTCGGAGAAGCGCTGGTGCCGCTTGGCCGAGTAGCTGCCCGCGCCGCCCTCGGCCAGGGTGACCCGGTGCAGGTTCTGCAGCTGCTCCAGCAGGTACTCGATGGGGTCGTGGTTGAGCTTGATGGTGTAGGAGACCACCTCCTGCGAGGCCTTGATGTAGCCCGAGTTGAAGCGCGAGATGAACTGCTCCACGGCCAGCGCCTTGTCGTGGCCCATGAGGTAGAAGGGCTGCTGGATGCGGTTGGTGTCGGGCGTGTGGTAGAAGAGCACCCGGATGAGTTTGGTGCTCTGCACGCTCTGGCGGATGAGGCAGGCGATGCGCACGGCCGCCGCCTGGTTGCTGTTGCCCTCCACGGCGATGCGCAGCTCGTCCAGGTAGGGGTGCAGGCTGAGGATGGAGACGGCCATGTGCGCCGCGCACTCGGAGATGGCCACCTCGGAGCTCTCGGAGAGGTCGCGCAGGAAGAAGTGCTCCAGGCCGTAGATGATGAACTGGTGGCGGTAGGTGCCCACGGCCGCCACGCCCGTGCCCGAGGCCTTGCGGTTGGTGGTGAAGGCCGGGTCCAGGTAGATGTAGAGGGTCTTGCCGAAGTAGTCGTAGGCGTTGGTGTTGAGCGTGCTGTAGCGCAGGATGTCGAACTCCTCGCGGCTCTGGTCCGTGATGAGCACGTTGTTCTGCGCGATCTTGTTGGTGCCGCCGATGATCTCGTCCATGAAGGCGCCCGGCATGAACATGTTGGCCGTCTTGCGCACCTGCGAGTTGAGGCTGATGAAGGTGGGCTTGTGCAGCCGGTAGCAGGGGCAGGCCGTGGCGTCGCCCTTCTCGGTGAAGCTGTGCAGGTGCTCCTCGCACACGTACGAGACCACGTTGAGCATGTCGAAGGGCGCGTTATTGAGACGCGTCAGGAAGCAGGTGGCGTCGCTGGTGGTGTTGGTGGACGAGATGAAGATGATCTTGGTGGTGTTCTGCGCCAGGAAGCCCAGGATGGTGTTGAAGGCCTCCTTCTTGATGAAGTGGGCCTCGTCCACCAGCAGCAGGTGGAAGTTCTGGCCTCGGATGCTCTGCGAGTAGGGGAGGAGGGAGGAGAAGCGCGAAAACGAAACCATGAAAAACAAACACAACAGGCCGGGGTCGGGCGGGTTGCCTCCCTCCCGCGCGCGCCGTCTCCGCGGCGGTTATCGCCCGCGGGCGCCAAACCGTGCCGAGGCGGGCGGGAACCAATCACCCGGCGCGATTTGGCGCCCGCGGGAACCGTCGGTCCGCCCCCCGTCGACGCGGACGCAGTGGCGCGCACATAAAACCGAAAGCGGCGACGTCGCGCGGCGTCCCCACGCCCGCCATGAACGCGCTGTTGACGGAACTCAACCGCCTGGGGGTCGCGCACGCGTCCTCCGAGGATGTCTTCCTCTTCGTCGACCGCCTCTTTCACAATTTCGCCTTTCTCTTCCAGACCGAGGAGTCCAGCCCCCGTCGCCTGGAATTGGTCTCCGGCCTCTTTGAGCACCTGACGGTGGAATGCGTCAATGACATCGTGGACGCGTGCAACCACCCGGACGTTCCCGGGACCGAAGGCGGTGGCGGCAGTGGCGCTGCGGGAGGAGGAGCAGCGGCGGAGGGAGGCGCGGCGACGAACGCTCCCGTGCCCATGAGCACCGGGAACGTCAGCCCTTCCGTCGTCAGCTCCTCCAAGCTCTCTTGTGACTCCCCCGTCTTTGTGCCGGCCTCGGCCACGGCCGCGGGATGTGCGACGCCTCGGGCGCCTGCGACATGAGGCACGTCCACAACGCCTTCACCGAGGAGATCCAGCTGCACTCGCTGTACGCCTGCACGCGGTGCTTCCGCACGCACCTGTGCGACCTGGGCAGCGGCTGCGCGCTCATCTCCACGCTGGAGGGCTCGGTGTGCGTCAAGACGGGACTGGTGTACGAGGCGCTCTACCCCGTGGCGCGCCGCCACCACCTGCTGGAGCCCATCGAGGAGACGTCGCTCGACGACGTCAACATCATCGGCGCGGTTCTCAGCGGCGTCTACAGCTACCTCATGACGCACGCCGGCCGCTACGCCGACGTGATTCAGGAGGTGGTGGAGCGCGACCGCCTCAAAAAGCAGGTGGAGGACAGTATTTACTTTACTTTCAATAAAGTCTTTCGTTCCATGCACAACGTCAACCGTATCTCGGTGCCCGTCATTAGTCAGTTGTTCATTCAGCTCATCATCGGCATCTACTCCAAGCAGACCAAGTACGACTCGTGCGTCATCAAGGTCAGCCGCAAGAAGCGCGAGGACGCGCTGCTCAAGCAGATGCGTTCCGAGTATGGAAACGCACCTGTATTCGGATCTGGCCTTTGAGGCGCGCTTCGCCGCCGACTGGCAGCTGCCGCTGCACCTGGTGCTCGATCACTCGGCACTCTCGTGCGAGGAGGCCGAGACGCTGCGCTACGTCTACTACCGCAACGCCGTGCGACCCGCGCCGCCGCCGCAGAGCACCGAGCAGGGCGGGCCCGAGCAGGACGCCGCCGAGGACTGGCAGCGCGCCGCCTTCCGCGTCCTGCCGCGCCCGCTCGAGCTGCTGGCCTACCTGCGCGACAGCGGGCTCACGGTCACGCTGCCCGCCGACGACCCCGGCGTGCGCATGTACTACGCCGTCTTCACCACCCTGGGCCTGCGCTGTCCCGACAAGCGCATCTCGGGCTCGCAGATGCTCTACCTGCGTCTGATGTGGGACCAGGGGCGCCAGCGTGACTGGGAGTTCCTGGCACGCGACCTGCTGCGCGAGGAGATCGAGGCCAACCGGATAGATCGGCATCAGCGCGAGCTGGCCGAGGCCCGGGCGGTCAATAACCGGCGGCTGACCTCAGGCACCGCCCGGCCCCTGCTGTCTTCCGCCACTACATCTTCTGCTCCGTCCCATCCTCTGCTAGGTTCCGAGCCCGCGTTCGGACGCTCGGACTCGCCCGCCATGGCCGCGGCCGCAGCGGCCGCCGCCGAGCTGCCCCCGCTGGAGTCGGCGGCCGGGACGCCCTTCTTTCAGATCCCCCGCGCACCGGCCGGGGCCGACGGCGGCAGCGGGCAGAGCGGGGGCCCCAGCGACCTGGAGCTGCGGGTGGCGCGGCTGCTGCGCGGCGACCCCGAGTTCACCTATCACGCGGGCCCGCTGGAGCCGCCCTCCCGCATCCGCGGACGCGAACTGGTGCAGACGCGCGTCGACATCAACCCCGACCTCATGTACGCCACCAGCGCGCAGGAGCCCGTGGAGGTATCGCGCACCGACGAGTGGAAGGGCGCCGGCGTGTCGCGGCGCCGCGAGGTCTGGGACGTGCAGCGCCGCGTCCGCTTCCACGTGCTCTGGTACGTCAACTCCTTCTGGCGCACCTGCGGCCTGACCTACGACGACAACGAGGCCGACCTGTACCGCGCGCTGGACGCCTACCGCTCGCGCATCGCGGTCGAGTACGTGCTCATTCGCGCCGTGCGCGACGAGATCCGCCTGGTGCTGCAGCACCGCCGCGCGCTGCGCCAGCTCTTCGCCTGCCACGTGGTCCGAAAAATGTCCTGGATCCACGTCTGGGAGCTCTTCCGTCACGCCCTGGAACTCTGGATAGACCGGGCGGACGAGCGCAGCTGCATTATTAAGGCGCTCACGCCGCGGCTGGGCCGCCCCGCCAGAGCCCCGACGCCCGAGCGCCTGGACCGCGACGCCTCGGCCCTCAAACCGTACCCGTGGCTGGCGGGTCGCGGTTCCCTGCCCGAGGAGCCCGAGCGCGTGTGGTATGCCGACGTGGTGCGCTGTGTCCGCGCGCAGGTCGATCTCGGCGTCGAGGTGCGCGTGCGTCGCTGCCGGCGCACGGGGCTGTGGGTCGCCCGCGACCGCCGCGGACAGCTGAGGCGCTGGCCCTCCCAGGCCGAGGTCTGCGTGCTCTACGTCACGCCCGAGCTCCACTTCCACTGGGTGCTGCCCGGCGGCTTCGCCGTCTCCTCGCGCCTCTGTCTCGATGGCCTGGGGCAACGGGGTCTGCGCGAACGATTCCAGGTCGGTGAGGCAGTTTTTACAAGAGGAATGCATCTGGCGACTGGTCTCCAAGGGCCAGAAGCACCGCGAGTATCGGGCAATCTGCTGCAAGTCGGCGATCTTTAGCACCCAGGACGACAGCTCTTGCATCCTATGCCAGCTCATCCTGCTGCGCCGTAACAGGCACGAGTACATCATCTGCCTCAACGCCAACGGCAAGTACCAGGGGCACTACTCGTCCCCGCGCGTGCATCGCCGGCGGCGCCACATCTGCCACCTGCCGCCCGTCTACCAGCTGATCATCACGGGCCCGCTGGGTCCGGCGCACCTCGACTTCTTGCCGCGCTTCAACCACGTCGTCAGCAGCATGTCGTGTCGCGGCATCTCGCCGGACACCATGTACGAGGTGTGCCAGGTAGTCTCGGAAGACGAAGCCAAACGCGTCGTCATCAAGGGAGACGGGGCGGTGAGCCTCACCGGCGACAAGGCCGTGAGCCTGGGCGGCACGGGCGCCTGGCTGGTGGTGCGTCCGGAGGGTTACGTGCTCTATTTCTACATCCTCTGCTACGACCTCTACACCTCGTGCGGCAACCGCCAGGAGATGCCCTCCATGGCGCGCCTGATGGCGGCGGCTACGGCCTGCGGCCAGATGGGCTGCACCTTCTGCGTGGATCACGGCGGCCACGTGGACCCCACCGGCGAGTACGCCGGCTCGGTGTCGGACCACGGCGGCTGCTTCTGTTACATCCCCTGCGGACCCATGACGCAGTCCGCCATCCACAACCCGGAGCCCGCCACCTTCTTCTGCGAAGACGAGAAGGCCCAGTTTCTCTGCACCTGCGGCTCCAAAACGGCGCCGCAGATCACCCTGGCCTCGGGGCTGGACTACGTGTTCGGCGTGAAGGACGCCGAGGGGGGTTGGTTGCAGGCCAAGCAGGACGTGTGGGATCTGGTGAAGGTGGAGGAGCCGGTGTCGCGCATGTTGGTCTGCTCCTGCCCCGTGCTGAAAAACCTGGTGCACTGAGTAGGAGGAGAAGAGGGTCGGACAGACGGGACTCGACAGCTTTCGGACTCAGGGACAGAAGAAAAATAAAATCCACATCATCTTTTTATTAGGAGAAAAGGAGAATCATGAAAAATACTCACGTTCGTGTTGTAGCAGCTGGCGAAGAGCGCCGTGCTCTTGGCCCCGCGGTGGTCGATGCTGATGACGTTGTCCTTGTTCTCCACCAAGTAGTCGCGCGCGAAGGTGTAGCGGCAGCGGAACTCGACCTCCTTGAGCACGAACTGAGACACGTGTTTCTGGTGCGCCACGTAGCCGATGCTGATGCCGATCATGTGCTTGAGTAGGAAGGAGATGATGGGGATGATGAACCAGGTCTTGCCGTGGCGCCGCGGCACCAGGAACACGGTGGCCTTCTGCTTGAAGATCTCGATGGAGGTCTGCGAGAGGAAGTCGATCTGGAAGGCGTGGATGAGGTACTGCAGCACGCGATTGGCCAGCACGGGGATCTTGGTCACGGCTATAAAAAAGATGACGTGTATCAATAAATTCTTTTGAAACGGCTCGAGTCGGATGGGTTTGGCGTCGCCCTCGGCGGTGGCGAAGCCGCCGTCGAGCCACTTCTTGAAGTCGGTCATAAAGCTGTTGATCTGCACGAACTGCGGGTCGCGGTACAGCTCGGTCAGCGCGTCCAGCTTCTGGTAGGAGGCGCGCTGCTCCTCGGGGCACGGCCGGAAGGCCAGCTCGTCCAGGGCGCTCTTGAGGCGCTCGTGGAACACCAACTCGCGCTTCTCCTCGGGCGAGTGGTAGTCGCGGTAGCGGCCGCAGAAGGCCATGAGCGGCAGGAAGGCCTCGTTGCACGAGTGCGCCAGGCCCAGCTCGGGGTGCATCATCTGGTAGCGCTTGCGACACAGCGCCGCCACGTTGGTGAAGGCCGTGGAGATGCAGGAGGTGGGGTGGTTCTTGCGCTTCTGCAGCTCTTCATAGCGCTCCTGGATCTTGGCGGCCGAGTCGCCGTGCAGCATGATGGCGGCTCCCTCCGCGTCGTCGTCCTCCTCGTGCCCTCCTTCTGTTTCTCGGAAACGCGCGTCACGGGCAGGCCCGTCGACGTCGCTTCAGGCGTCCCACCGCGTCGATGCTGACGTGGTTTCCCTGATCTCTTCCTCTTCTACGTCCGACTCCTCTCCGCCCCCGTCGCCTCCTCCTTCTTCCTCTTTCGTTTCTCCCGTCTTCTCCCCGGCCTCCGTGCCGTCCCCGTCACCCGTCCGCGTGGCTTCGCCGCGGTTGAGGAAGGCGCCCGCGTCACTCAGCGGGGTCTCGACGTCACTCTGTGCCGTGGAGCGGATGGTGGAGCTCTCCACCCAGGCGCCGCCCGAGGATTTCGCGGCCGGCGAGACGCTCCGCTTCGAGGAGGCCGTAAATATGGCGCTCGTGGCCTGCGAAGCCGTGTCTCCCTACGACCGCTTCCGACTGATCGAGACGCCCAGCGAGAATTTCCTCCTGGTGACGAACGTCATCCCGCGCGAGTCCTCGTCGGCGGTCGAGGCGCCCGCCTCCGTGCCGGGCGATGACGACGAAGAAGGAGGAGGGGGGGAGGATAACTCTTCTTCCTCGCGCTTCTCGGCCTTCCGTCACGACGTGCTGGAGCGCTTCGCGGTCTCGGCCGAGGCGCCGCCGCCCCCCTGCGTGCGGGATTACGCCCTGCGCAACGCCGATCGCGTCACCTACGACGGCCAGCTGATCTACGGCAGTTACCTGCTGTACCGCAAGAGCCACGTAGAGCTGGCCCTCTCCAGCAACAAGGCCCAGCACGTGGAGGCCGTACTGCGCCAGGTGTACACCCCGGGCCTGCTCGACCACCACAACGTCTGCGACGTGGAGGCCCTCCTGTGGCTGCTCTACTGCGGCCCGCGCAGCTTCTGCGCCCGCGACACCTGTTTCGGCCGCGAGAAGAACGGCTGCCCCTTCCCCGCCCTGCTACCCAAGCTCTTTTACGAGCCCGTGCGGGACTATATGACGTACATGAACCTGGCCGAGCTGTACGTCTTCGTCTGGTATCGCGGTTACGAGTTCCCCGCCTCCGCGACAGGTGCAGGTGCGGGCGGCGCCCCGGAGCCCTCTTCTGCTTCGTCTTCTTCTGCGGTTCCCACGGGTGCGGCGGCGGTCGGTGACGCGGTGCCCGATGACGACAGCAACGGAGGGGAACTGCACCTGCCTTTAAAGCCCGTCTCGCTGGACCGCCTCAGAGAGGTGCTGCAGGTGGTGCGAAGCCGCTTCTCCGGGCGCGAGGTGCCCACCTGGCCCGCCTCGTCCCGGACCTGCCTGCTCTGCGCCCTCTACAGCCAGAACCGCCTCTGTCTGGACCTCGCGCGCGACGACGCGCGCACCGTCAGCTACAGCCCTATCGTCATCCAGGACTGCGCCGCGGCCGTCACCGACGTGACCCTCAGCCACATCTTGCCCGGTCAGAGCACCGTCTCGCTCTTCCCCGTTTATCACGTCGGTAAGTTGCTGGACGCTATCTCCTTGACCGACGCCGGGCTCATCACGCTGAATCTATGACGTCGGCCAACAAGCAGCTCTTAAAAGAGGTGATGCGCCTGGACCTCGAGCGGCAACAGCACCAGTTCCTGCGACGCGCCTACGGCTCCCGGCACCGCCTCACCAGCCACCAGGCCCTCAGTGTGATGCGCACGGCCGTGCGCGAGCAGACGCACTACAGCCGCCTGACCGTGCAGCGCGTGGGCGCCCACCTGCTGGGCGACGAGCGTCAGGAGCTGCAGCGGGAGCTGGCCCGCGCCAAGCAGCTGCAACGCCTCGACGTGGACGGCGCGCTGGACTCTTTAACCGAGTTGAAAGACACGGTGGACGACGTCAACTGCGCCTTCGTCGATTCGGTTTCGTCAACGTGCGACCTGGAGCTGGAGGCGGACGACGCGGAAAACGCCACCTAAGGTCTCCGCGCAAGCTCGCCGTCGTCGACGCCGCTACCGCCGCCGCCGCTCTCGCCCTCCTCGCCATGGCCTCGTCGCTGCGCTCGCGGGCCCGCTCCTCCTCGGCCGACTCGGGCTCGGGCTGGGACCCGCCGCCGCTGCAGCGGCCCAGCCGCGCGCGTCGTCGCAACTGGGTGCGCGAGGCCGCCGCCACGGCCGCCGCGGCCGCCGCCGCCTCCTCCAACGTAGCCCAGGAGGCCGCGGCCCTGGCCGCCCTGGCCAACGTCACCACCAGCGTCGGCACCAGCGTCTTCAGGCACGCGTCGTCTTCGGGTCGAAACCGCGTCGTCTCTGCCAGCGCAACCACCGTCGTGGCCGCCGCCACCACTTCCTCCTCTTCCCTGAGGAGTGACGGCTTGTCGCCCGCCAGGCTCGCCGTGCCCGCCGTGGCCGCCCCCGCCTCCCCGCCTCCCACGCCGCTGCCCGCCGACAGCAACAAGGAGAACCGCGGCCTCAGCGGTCGGCGCAGCGCCGTCAGCAGCGACGGCGGCAGCAGCTACCACGGACTCCGCTGCCGCGAGTCCTCGGACATGTGGTCCTTCGAGTACGAAGGCGACGACGGGGTGACCAGCGTCCGCGGCGGCGTCGTCGGTGCCACCAACGGCGGTGGTGGCAACAGCCTGGGCTTCGGCATCGGCACCAACACCAGCGTCCTCGGCAGCGTCCTGCTCAGCAGTCGCAGCAGCGGCGATCCCTTGGAGAGCGGCGCCATCAGCCGGCGACGTCGGCGTTGCAGCAGCGGCGGTCAGGGTCAGCGGGGGCCCCTGGTCTCCCTGGCCCGCACCCCTCTCTGTCGCACCGGCGGTCGCGCCGTCCGCGTCAAGAATCACGTCGCGGCTAGCACCTTCCGCGACCTGGATGGTGGTGGTGGCGCCGGTGGCGATACGTCGGATTCGCAGCCGCCGCCGGAGGATGAGGACGACGAGTCGGCCACCACCGACGGCGAGGGAGTGGGCGTCCTCGACGATCCCGTGGGGGTCGGACCCGGCGCCGCCGCGAACGTCGAGCCTGAGCACGACGACGTGCACTGCACCTGCTCCAACGAGCACGTCATCACCACCTCCATCCGCGGCCTGACCTGCGACCCGCGCATGTTCGAGCGCCTCGACCACCCCGAGCTCTGCGAGGTCTCGCTCTCGTACCTCCTGGTCTACGTGCCCAAGGACGAGGACTTCTGCCAGAAGGTTTGCTACGCCGTGGACCTGAGCGACGAGAGCTTTCGCCTGGGCCAGGGCTCCTTCGGCGAGGTCTGGCCGCTCGACCGCCAGCGCGTGCTCAAGATCGCGCGCAAGCACAGCGAGACGGTGCTAACCGTCTGGATGTCGGGCCTGATCCGCACGCGCGCCGCCGGCGACGAGCAGCAGCCGCCATCGCTGGCGGGCACGGGCGTCTACCGCGGACTGCTGACGGCCACCGGCTGCTGCCTGCTGCACAACGTCACGGTGCACCGGCGCTTCCACACGGACCTCTTCCACCACGACCACTGGAAGCTGGCGTGCGTCGACAGCTACCGCCGCGCCTTCTGCACGCTGGCCGACGCCATCAAGTTCCTCAACCACCGATGCCGCGTCTGCCACTTCGACATCACGCCCATGAACGTGCTCATCGACGTGAACCCGCGCAACCCCAGCGAGATCGTGCGCGCCGCCCTCTGCGACTACAGCCTCAGCGAGCCCTACCCGGACTGCAACGACCGCTGCGTGGCCGTATTCCAGGAGACGGGCACGGCGCGCCGCATCCCCAACTGCTCGCACCGGCTGCGCGAGTGCTACCACCCGGCCTTCCGCCCCATGCCGCTGCAGAAGCTGGTGGTGTGCAACCCACACGCGCGCTTCCCCGTCTCCGGTCTGCGGCGCTTCTGCATGGCCGAGCTGGCGGCGCTGGGCAACGTGCTGGGCTTCTGCCTCATGCGGCTGCTGGACCGCCGCGGCCTGGACGAGGTGCGCCTGGGCTCCGAGGCGTTGCTCTTCAAGCACGCCGGCGCCGCCTGCCGCGCGCTGGAGAACGGCAAGCTGCAGCAGTGCGCCGACGCCTGCCTGCTCATCATGGGCGCGCAGATCAGCTACCACGCCTGTCTGCTGGGCGAGCACGGCGACTCGCTGCTGCCGCACGCGCTGCGGTTCGTGGACAACAAGGTCTCGTCGTGCCGGGTGCGCGCCTTTCGCCGCTTCTACACCGAGTGTTCGCATGTCATGCTGCACGAATACGTCAGGAAGAACCTCGAGCGCCTGTTGGCCACCGCGGACGGTCTGTATTTATACAACGCGTTTCGGCGCGCCACCACCATAACCTGCGAGGAGGACCTGGACGCCGACTGTCGGCAGATGTTTCCCGAGTGAGACGGTACGGAGTTTGGGGAGAAGGGACCCAGAGGAGATTCCCGAAAAAAAGTCACTGGATTTAGCCCCGAGTCGATAATAAAAGAAGAGAGAGGACGACGACACGGAGTGAGCGTATATGTTGTATGTGTAGTGCTTGCTGCGAGAGGAGAGAGAGCGGGACGCCGCCGCCATCATGTGGGGCGTCTCGAACCTCAACTACGACGATGACGAGGAGCTGACCCGGCTGCTGGCGGTCTGGGACGACGAGCCCCTCAGCCTCTTCCTCATGAACACTTTCCTCCTGCACCAGGAGGGCTTTCGCAACCTGCCCTTCACGGTCCTGCGCCTGTCGTACGCCTACCGCATCTTCGCCAAGATGCTGCGGGCCCACGGCATGCCGGTGGCCGAGGAGTTCATGTCGCGCGTCGCCGCGCTGGCTCGCGACGAAGGGCTGCGCGACATCCTGAGCCAGCGGCATGCCACCGAGGCCTCGCGCGCCGACATCGCCGACGCGCTGGATCGCGTGGCCGAGCGGCACGATGACCGTCTGGGCGGCTCGGACGACTACCTGTGGCTCAGCCGCCTGCTGGACCTGGCGCCTAACTACCGGCAGGTGGAGCTCTTTCAGCTGCTGGAGAAGGAGTCGCGCGGCCAGTCGCGCAACTCCGTCTGGCACCTGCTGCGCCTCGACACGGTCTCGGCCACCAAGTTCTACGAGGCCTTCGTGAGCGGCTGCCTGCAGGGCGCCTCCTCGGCCTCGGCGGCCAGCTCGCGCGCCGGCGTCTCGCCGGGCATCCAGTTCGGCCTGAAGCACGAGGGCCTGGTTAAGACGCTGGTCGAGTGCCACGTGATGCACGGGCGCGAGCCGGTGCGCGACGGCCTGGGCCTGCTCATCGACCCCACCTCGGGCTTGCTGGGCGCCTCGGTGGACCTGTGCTTCGGCGTGCTCAAGCAGGGGGGCACTCGCACGCTGCAGGTGGAGCCCTGCGCGCGCGTCTACGAGATCAAGTGTCGCTACAAGTACCTGCGCAAGAAGGAGGACCCCTTCGTGCAGAACGTGCTGCGGCGGCACGACGCGGCGGCCGTGGCCTCGCTGCTGCAGTCGCACCCGGTGCCGGGCGTGGAGTTCCGCGCCGAGCGCGAGGTGCCCTCGGCCCGCGAGTTCCTGCTCTCGCACGACGCGGAGCTCTTCAAGGCCACGCTCAAGCGCGCGCGGCCGCTCAAGGCGCCCGAGCCCCTGCGCGACTACCTGAGCGACCTGCTCTACCTCAACAAGACGGAGCGCTCGGAGGTGATCGTCTTCGACGCCAAACACCTGGACGACGGCACTATTAACGCGTCTCTGGGCCCGGCGGCGGGCGGCGCCGACGACGAGGCCGCCGGCGGCGGGAGCAGCGGCGGTTCGCAAACGGCCTTCGAGGACGAGAACACGCCCGAGCTGCTGGGCCGCCTCAACATCTATGAGCTGGCGCGCTTCCCGCTGCCGGCTTTTGTCAATCCGCGCCACCAGTACTACTTTCAGATGCTCATTCAGCAGTACGTGCTGAGCCAATACTATATAAAGAAGCATTCGGACCCGGAGCGGATCGATTTCCGCGACCTGCCCACCGTCTATCTGGTGTCGGCCATTTTCCGCGAGCGCGAGGAGAGCGAGGTGGGCCGCGAGTTGCTGGCCGGCGGACGGCCCTTCAACTGCGACCACATCCCCCTGCTCATCATCGTCACCCCCGTGGTCTTTGACCCGCAGTTCACGCGACATGCCGTCTCTACCGTTCTAGATCGTTGGAGCCGCGATCTCTCCCGCAAGACCAACCTGCCGATATGGGTGCCGAACTCTGCAAACGAGTATGTTGTGAGTTCGGTGCCCCGTCCGGCGACCCCCTGAGAGACGTCATGGGCCGCCGCGTCAACCTGCGCGGCTACGATAACATGCCCCACACCTCCTCGTCCGAGTCGGACCTCGAGGAGGACGACGACGTCGATTATCCCTCGGCCGACCCGCAGAAACGGCGGCTCCACCCGGGTCCCTCCGGCGGCGGCAGCGTTCTCAGTCAAAAAAAAAAGCACGCTTCTCAGCAGAACGTGTATGAGCACCCCTATCACGAGCCCGTCGTCGTCTTCAAGGGCCCCGGCCACGACGACGGCGAGGAGGACGGCAACGAAGCCGACCGCAGCTCCCTGAGCACGGTGCGCTCGTCCTTCCGTCAGGACAACAAGAAGAAAAAGAAGACCAAGAAAAAGAAAACCACGTCGCAGCAATCCTCCATCATGCAGGAGACGGACGATGATCCGGACCTGGACGACGAGCGCTCCGCCTGTCTGGGGGGCGCCTCGTCCTCGCCTCCGCCCCTCCCGCCCAGAGGAGGAAGCCAGACGACGGCGGGCAGCGGTAGTCGCCGCTTGCCGCGACCAGCCACGCCCATGCCCTCGAAAAAGATCAAGAGCCGGTCGGGTAGCGAGAGCACGACCTCTTCCAGGGTTTCTATGTCTTCTTCCTGCTATTGACCTCATAAACTGTCAGGCTTTCGCTCTGCGACCCCGGGGGAGGGAGTCGCATCATCATCTGAAGGGACAGTTAAAAACTGACGTGACTCGGCTCCCCCGCTTTTGTGTATTTTTTTGTAAACCGTTGAGCTTCCAGGTACTAATTTTACAGATCTTAATATATATCACACGCTTTTATGAGACCAGAGATTATGCTGTTTAATAAAAAAACTTTGTACAAGCCACACACACACAACTGTTCCACTCGAGTCTTTTTTTGTTTGTGTAGGGAAGAGGAGGGGGTGGAATGGTGATACCCACCACGACGCGCTAGGCGCCCTCGGACTCTTCGTCCTCGTCCGATTCGGGCATGGCGGCCTCGTTGTGTTTCAGGGAGGCGATCTCCTCCTCGGACGTGGTTTTCAGAGCCTGGTACTTGAACAGGCTGCGCGCGCGGAAGTAGCGGATGGCGCGACAGGCCGTGAAGGTGGCCCAGATGAGGAACACGGCCCCGAAGCACCAGCTGATGACTGGCAGATAGTTATCACCTACCAGCTGCTCGTATTTGATAATGGGGTAGATGAGGCCGCAGAGTCCGAAGAAGGTGCCCAGGTGGTACCCGAACTGCACCTTCACGTACTGGAAGAACACCGACTCGATCATCAGAAAGTACACGATCGAGATGACGGCGTACACCACGAACACGGCCAGCACCATGTGACCCGTGCGCACGAAGAAGTTATTGCCGAAGCCGTAGCACAGGCCCATGGCCACCACCACGGTGTTGAAGCCCAGCGCCACCTGCACCAGGTTGACGATCATCGTGCGGAACTGCACGGTGCCGTGCAGCCGGGGGTGCAGGCGCGAGAAGTGGAACAGCGTGCGCTTGTAGCTCTGGTAGTGCGTCACCATGCTGATGTTGAAGACGGTGAGGCAGAAGAAGTGCACCACGCTCATGAAGGCGATCATGCTGGGGAGGCGGAACGACATGGTCAGCGTCAGCAGCTGGAACGTGTCCATGCACAGGATAAAGAGGAAGGCCGTCAGGCTGTCGCCCATGTACGAGATGTCGCGCGTCGACTGGTTCAGGACCGTGCTCTGGTCCCGGCGCCACGCTATCTTTACCCAGCACACCAGGTAGTACACCGTCACCGCCAGGAACACCAGCTGCATAAAAACCGCGTAGCACACCAGCTGCACCGAGTCCAGAAACAGCGTCGGCGTATGGAGATGCATGACGTTGAAGGCCGACATGTTGATCTTCTTGAAGTCCACGACGTGGTAGTACACGCACGGGTAGCCCAGGTCGGGAAAGTTGCTCAGCACCAGGTGCACGCTCACGTTCACGAAGGTCAGCACCATGAAGACGATGGAGGCACCCCAGGTGCGCGTGTTGACGCGGTCCACGTGCGAGGGAGCCATGGTGCGGGCGGCCGCGCCGGCGGCTCCAGGGGTGGCCGGTGCGTGCTGATGACGAAAAGCCCGCGGGTCGTTAAATACTACTATGGAGGCCCATGCCGCGGCTGCGCCTCCTCCCGCGCCTTCCCCGAGGACGCGGTTTGAACGCGTCGACGCGACCGGCCAAAAGACCGCGCGGCGCCCGTCGGGCCCTCACAGCGCTCGTCGCGCGGCCGGGCGGCGAAAAACGGCCCCGAGCTCGGCGGGGATGGCCGCCAACCACTACACGCTCGTCGGGGCCAGCTGCCACCTCAGCTGGTACGGCATCCTCGAGGCCTCCGTGCCCATCGTGCAGTGCCTCTTCATGGATCTGGGTGCCCTCGGCGGTCGCGCCGAGGAGCCGCGGCTGCGGACGTTCATCGTGCGCGGCGACCGCCTGCCCTCGGCCGAGGTGCGTGCCGTGCACCGCGCCAGCTACGCCAGCCTGGCCTCGGCCGTGGCCGACGCCGAGGAGCGCCGCCGCGGCATCGAGCACCGCAGCGCCGTGCTGGCGCGTGTGCTGCTGGAGGGCAGCGCCATCATCCGCGTGCTGGCGCGCACCTTCACGCCCGTCCAGATCCAGACCGACCCCAGCGGCGTGGAGATTCTCGAGGCCGTGCCCGCGCTGGGCTTCGACGCGGCCGCGCTCTCGCACGCCCTCAGCCTCTACCACGTCGCCAAGCTGGTGGTCATCGGCTCCTACCCGGAGATCCACGACGCCGTGGCCACCTCGTCGTCCGTCTCGGCGCGCGTCGCCACCGGCGGCCACGAGGACTACGCCACCCAGGCCCACAAGAAGCTGCGGCGCGGCTACTACGCCTACGACGTGGCCATGTCGTTCCGCGTCGGCGCCCACAAGTACGTGCTGGAGCGCGACGACGCGGCCGCCGTGGTCTCACGCCTCTTCGAGGTGCGCGAGGTCTGCTTCCTGCGCACCTGTCTGCGCCTCGTCACCCCCGTGGGCTTCGTGGCCGTGGCCGTCACGGACGAGCAGTGCTGTCTGCTGCTCAAGTCGGCCTGGACCCACCTCTACGACGCGCTCTTTCGCGGCTTCGCCGGACAGACGCCGCTGCGCGACTACCTGGGACCCGACCTCTTCGAGTCGGGCGGCGCGCGCTCCTTCTTCTTCCCCGGTTTCCCGCCCGTGCCCATCTACGTGGTCAACGGGCTGCACGCCCTCATGCGCGAAACGGCGCTGGACGCCGCCGGCGAGGTGCTCTCCTGGTGCGGGCTGCCCGACATCGTGGGCCCCGCCGGGAAGCTGGAGGTGGAGCCCTGTGAGCTCTCGCTCGGCGTGCCCGACGACGAGTGGCAGGTCTTCTGCGGCGAGGGCGGCCGCGCGGTACGCCTCAACGCCACGGCGTTCCGCGAACGGCCGGCCGTGACCGACCTGCTGCAGCTGCAACAGCAGCATCGGCGTTCGCCGCCTCCTCCCGCCCACACCACTTCTTCCTCTTCCATCGCCCGCGCCCACCCCTCCTCCGACGAGGACGATAACGCGCCCTCCTCGTCGTCCCCCTCCCCGTCCCCCTCGGCCGTGGTCAGCAGCAGCACGGGCGGCGCGCACCCGCCGCACGACGACGCCACCTTCACCGTGCACGTGCGCGACGCCACGCTGCACCGGGTGGTCATCGTCGACCTGGTCGAGTGCGTGCTGGCCAAGTGCATCCGTGGACGCGACTTCAACCCCTACGTGCGCTACAGTAACCGACTCCACACTCACGCGGTTTGCGAAAGGTTTATTGAAAACTTGCGCTACCGCTCCCGGCGGGCCTTCTGGCAGGTCCACAGCCTGCTGGGCTACATCTCCGAGCACGTCACGTCGGCCTGCACCGCGGCCGGCCTCTCGTGGGTGCTGTCGCGGGGCCATCGCGAGTTCTACCTCTACGACGGACGCTCGGGACACGGCCCCGTCTCGGCCGAGGTCTGCGTGCGGACCGTGGTCGACTGCTACTGGCGAAAGCTTTTCGGCGGCGACGAGCCCGGACCCGTCTGTCGCGTGCAGGAGAGCGCGCCCGGGGTCCTCCTGGTCTGGGGCGGCGAGCGCCTGGTGGGGCCCTTCAGCTTTTACGGCGCCGGCGGGGCCCTGCTAGGAGCGGGAGCCGTGGGGTCCGGCGGTGGTGGTGCGGGTGGTGGCGGCGGCGGCGGCGCGGCTCCTCCTCCTCACTATCACGTCCCCGTGGGCTGTTGCGGCGGCTGCTGCGCAGGCGGGGGCGTGCGCGACGAAGGCGGCTCTCCGGCGGCGGCGCCGCTGCTGCTGGGCTGCTGCTGCGCCGGCGGCGACTGGCTCTCGGCCGTGGGCCACGTCCTGGGCCGGCTGCCCGGACTGCTCCGCGAGCGCGTCGGCGTCCCGGAGCTGGAGGCCGTCTACCGCGAGATCCTCTTTCGCTTCGTAGCCCGGCGCAACGACGTGGATTTCTGGCTGTTGCAGTTCCAGCCGGGCGAGAACGAGGTGCGGCCGCACGCCGGCGTCATCGACTGCGCGCCCTTCCACGGCGTGTGGGCCGAGCGCGGTCAGATCATCGTGCAGTCGCGCGACGCGGCGCTGGCGGCCGACATCGGCTACGGCGTCTACGTGGAGAAAGCCTTCGCTATGCTCACGGCCTGCATCGAGGTCTGCGCGCAGGACATACTCTCGTCTTCGGCCGCGCCGGCTGCCGTCACCGCCCCCGTGCCCACGTCTTCCACCCGCTCTCCTCTGCTGTCCTCCGTTCTTCCTCCTCCTGCTGTCCTCTCTCCTTCCTCTGTGCCGTCCTGCTCCTCGGCCGCGACGGTCACCACCACGGTGACCGCGGCGCCTTCTTCATCTTCTTCCGCGGCCTGGGACGGCGACGACGAGGAGCGCGACGAGTGGGCCCGCAGCCTGGGTTCCGACGCGCGCAAGGCGGCCAGGCGGGTGGCGTCCGAGGGCCTGCGCTTCTTTCGCCTCAACGCGTGACGACGACAACAACGAGCACACAGCGACGCTACTACGACGACTAAGCCCAAGACGAACAACGTGCGCGTGCGTACCGTGCGGCGACAGGTGACGATAGCGTGTCGACGTCCATGCAGAATAAAATTGCGTCAAAGCTCACAGTGTGTGACGTGGTTTCTGTGTGTGCTCTTCCTCTTCTTCCCTCTGACGCGCGGGCGTCTCGTGTCACCGCGTCAGCACGCCCGATGGGGAAATCTTGGGAGGGCCCGGCAGGTTGGGGAAGTTGGCGTTGAGCACGTCCAGCAGGGCCAGGCCCACGGCCCAGCCGTCCAGGGTCTTGCGGTCCGTCAGCTTCAGGCTGAAGACGTGGTCCTCGTCCTGGCGGGTGATGCGAAAGAAGAAGCGCGTGACGATCTCCAGGCAGCTGTGGCGCGCCTGCAGGTACAGCATGAAGGTGGCCGGCACGTGTTCCACCACGTCCGCGTCCTTCTCCTCGAAGAACAGGTACAGGGCGCTGCAGATCAGTCGCCGGGCGCTGTGCTGCAGCAGTTTCCCGAAGCTGTCGCGCACGTTCATCATCCGCAGGTACGAGAGCAGGTCGAACAGGCACTGACGCGACAGGTTGCAGTTCTCTACGCACGAGAGGATGGTGCACAGCGAGAAGTGCATCAGGTTGTCGGGCTTCACCAGGCCGCAGCGGTGCTTCACCCGCAGGTCCGTCAGCTTCAGCTGCGTGATGGCGTCCTCGGTCTCCAGCAGAAACACGGTGGAGTAGCCCACGAAGCTGGTCCCGTGCAGCAGTTCGGCGCGGTACTCGCTCATGCTCAGCATCGGCGACTGGACCGTCTGCACCCACAGCCGGTCGTCCTTCACCGTGAAGTCCATCACGCGCGGCACCATGATCATCACGTTGTGCTTAGTGAAGTCCGTACGGACCTCCAGCACGCCGCGGATCATCAGGGACTCCATTTCGAAATCGATCGACTCGTTCGGGCCCGCGCCGACGCTGCTCTGGGGCCGGCCGGGGCGGCGCGCCCTCTACTCTAGTCATCTGGCGGTGCCGCGCCTTCTCGCGGTTGCAGATGAGCTCGACGTACTGACGAAACTTGCTATCGTCATAGGCGGCGGCCACGATCTCCCCGAAGGAGAGGTGCAGATAGGCCTCGGGGATGGGGTCCAGGGCGCTCAGCCCCAGCACGCTGCTCAGGTACGGCAGCGTCACGCGCTCCACCGTGTAGTTGGAGTACACGATGGCCTCCTCGGCGCCCTGGTTGGTCACCAGGCGGCGCAGGCGGAACGTGCGAAAGTACTCGTTCTCCCACAGCTGCGTCAGCAGCCGCTCCAGCGGCTCGGTGCTCGGCACGTACTGCGAGAAGAAGCTGTTGGCCACCAGCCGGTTGTCCTCCACGGGCAGCGCGCGGAACGGCGTCGCCTCCTGCGCCTTGCGCACCGCCTCGGTCACCGGCAGGTGGTACAGCTCGGCGTCGCGCGCCCCCAGATTCACCGAGTCCTCGCGCCGCGAGGCGTAGCGTGTCAGCAGGTCGCGCAGCTCGTGCACGCGGTGCTCCCAGGTCTGGTTCAGCGTGCGCAAGTCCTGGATTTCGTCCACCTGCGCCTCGATCTGCTCCTCCAGGCACTTGATCACCTGCTTCTTAAACACGTCGCGGATGTCGCGCTCCTGGCCCAGGCCGCCCGAGACCGACGAGGCGGCCCCCAGGCCTCCTCCGCCGCCGGGGCCCGGGCCGGGGCCCACCACGCCGCCGGGCGCGCGCGACGGCAGCAGGCGGCTTTGGTCCACCAGCGAGGGCGTCAGGTCCTGCAGGAACGACTCCACGCTGTCCTCGATGCCGATGCGCGATTTGCTGTCCGACACGTTCAGCAGGAACTTCATGATGGACTTCTTGGCGTCGCTACCGCGGTCGTGCTTCTCCATCATCTCCACCATCTTCTTGCAGTTCAGCTCGTGCCGGCTCATGGTCACGGCCTTCACGGGGAACGTGTTCAGCAGCTGGCAGATCTTCTGGTGCCGGCACAGCCCGTCGTAGCGCAGGATCTCCTCGTGCAGGTGCGCCACCGGCGTGGTCAGCAGCAGCCGGTCGCGCTCGTAGGCCAGCGGCTCGCAGGCCACGTACACGCGGATGCCCTTGCCGCGCAGCTGCGCCTCCAGGCGCTCGCTGCGCACCTTCTTGAACACGCGCACCTCGGGCCCGTTGGCCACGCGCACGGCGCACAGCCGCTCCACCACCTGCAGCAGCAGCGCCAGGTTGGCGCTCAGCAGCTCCTGCGCCAGCGGGTGCGTCTCGGTGGAGCGCTGCACGGCCGCGCGCACGAACTGCGCCCGCTCCAACACCTCGCGCTCCTTGGGACGCGCGTCCACCAGCGGCACGATGCCCACCGTGGCCCACCAATCCACGTACAGCCCGTACTCGTCGTTATCCGCGTACTGATATAAGATCTCGCGCAGCGTGCCCAGCACGCCCGTTTCCACGCTCTGACGGATGGACGCGCTCCAGACCAGCAGGTACTGCTCCAGATCCTCGTCGTCCAGCGCGCGGTAGGGGAACAGCGCCGCGTGCAGCTTCCACTCCTCGGCCACCCGCCGCGCCGTCATGGTGTCGAACAGCGTCTTGCACACGCCGTAGAGCAGCTGCTTGCGCAGCACGCACGGGTCGCGCAGCACCTGGTGCATGCTCTTGCCGCGGCAGGCGCCCATAAAGCCGTGCAGCAGCCGCAGAAAGCTCATCGTCTGGCCCGTGGGGAAGATGTCGATCACCGCCTCGTCGTCGCCGCCGCGGCCCGCCAGATACGACGACGCGCTGATCCTCAACCTGTCGTCGGCCGCCAAGATCGAGCGGATCGTCGACAAGGTCAAGTCCCTCTCGCGCGAGCGCTTCGCCGCCGAGGACTTCTCGTTCCAGTGGTTCCGCTCCATCAGTCGCGTGGAGCGGGGCGGCACGGCGTCCGGGGCCGACGCGGGAAGAGTAGGCAAGAGCGAACCCTCTACTTCTTCTGTCCCTCGCCCGACCTCTGTCGCGTCCTCGGTCGCCGCTGCCGCCAATCAGGAGGCGGGCACGCGCGTCCCCCGCGTCGACCGCTGGCCCTTCTTCCCCTTCCGCACGCTGTTGGTCACCGGCACCGCCGGCGCCGGCAAGACCTCCAGCATCCAGGTGCTGGCGGCCAACCTCAACTGCGTGATCACCGGCACCACGGTGATCGCCGCGCAGAACCTCAGCGCGATTCTCAACCGCACGCGCTCGGCGCAGGTTAAGACCATCTACCGCGTTTTCGGCTTCGTCAGCAAGCACGTGCCGCTGGCCGAGGCCGGCAGCGAGACGCTGGAGCGCTACCGCGTGTGCGACGCGCGCGAGGAGAACACCATCCAGCGGCTGCAGATCAACGATCTGCTGGCCTACTGGCCGGTCATCGCCGACATCGTGGAAAAATACTTAAATATGTGGGAGCGCAAGGCCTCGCTGGACGATGTCTCCGAGTTGTGCGAGAGCAACATCATCGTCATCGACGAGTGCGGCCTCATGCTGCGCTACATGCTGCAGGTGGTGGTGTTCTTTTACTACTTTTACAACGCCCTGTGCGACACGCGCCTCTACCGCGAGCGCCTGGTGCCCTGCATCATCTGCGTGGGCTCCCCGACGCAGACCGAAGCCCTGGAGAGCCGTTACGACCACTACACGCAGAACAAGAGCGTGCGTAAAGGCATCGACGTGCTCTCGGCCCTCATCCAGAATGAGGTGCTCATGAACTACTGCGACGTGGCCTCCAACTGGATCATGTTCATCAACAACAAGCGCTGCACCGACCTCGACTTCGGCGACCTGCTCAAGTACATGGAGTTCGGCATCCCGCTCAAGGACGAGCACGTCGCCTACGTGGACCGCTTCGTGCGGCCCCCCAGTTCCATCCGCAACCCCTCGTACGCCTCTGAGATGACGCGGCTGTTCCTCTCGCACGCCGAGGTGCAGCTCTACTTCAAACGTCTGCACGACCAGATCCGCCTCAGCGAGAAACACCGTCTCTTCGACCTGCCCGTCTATTGCGTGGTCAACGAGCGCGCCTACCAGGAGCTGTGCGAGCTGGCCGACCCGCTGGGCGAGTCGCAGCAGCCCGTCGAGGTCTGGTTCCGCCAGAACCTGGCGCGGATCATCAACTATTCGCAGTTCGTCGACCACAATCTCTCCAACGAGATTGTCAAGGAGCGCCTGCGACCGGCGCAGGAGGTGGTGCAGCAGCAACGAGAGCAGCAGCAGGAGGTGGCGACCGCTGTTCTCGGCGGCGGTGGTAGCAGAAGCGCCGTGCTGGGTGGCGGCGGAGGTCTGGACGATGTCATCGCCGCCGAGGGAGGCTACGTGCCGCCCGCCGCTGCCGCCGCCGATGGGGGAGTTTCGCCGTACCGCGAGACGCTGCTCACGCTGCGCATCACCTACATCAAGGGCAGCTCGGTGGGGGTCAACTCCAAGGTGCGGGCCTGCGTCATCGGTTACCAGGGCACGGTGTCGCGCTTCGTGGAGATCCTGCAGAAGGACACCTTCATCGAGCGCACGCCCTGCGAGCAGGCCGGCTACGCCTACTCGCTGGTCTCGGGTCTGCTCTTCTCGGCCATGTACTTTTTCTACGTCTCCCCCTACACCACCGAGGAGGCGCTGCGCGAGCTGGCCCGTATCGAGCTGCCCGACGTGCCCTCCCTCTGCTTCGGCGGTGCCAACAACGTCGCCGCCGCCGCGCCCGAGCAAGACGACGACGGCAGTGCCCGCGTCTCCTTCTCGCCCGTCAGAAACCCCGTCGTCTCGGACGATTCCGACGACGGTGGCGAGGCGGAGGAGACCCACGACATCCCCTGCATGGCCGAGGACGACCTGGCCGTCACCGACGCCGAGCTGGTCGACCACACCGACCTCTACGTCGACCCCTTCTTCCACAAGTACTCCAAGCCCCCCAGCGTCTCGCTGCTCTCTTTCGAGGAGACGGTGCACATCTACACCACCTTCCGTGACATCTTTCTCAAGCGCTACCGTCTCCTGCAGCGCCTGACCGAGGGCCGCTTCGCCACCCTGCCGCTGGTCACCTACAACCGCCGTAACGTGGTGCTCAAGCCCAACTGTCAGATCAGCTCGCAGACCGGCTCCTTCGTGGGCATGCTCTCGTACGTCTCGCCCGTGCAGACCTACACGCTCGAAGGCTACACCTGTGACAACGTGCTCAGCCTGCCCAGCGACCGCCATCGCATCCACCCCGAGGTGGTGCAGCGCGGCCTCTCGCGCCTGGTGCTGCGCGACGCCCTGGGCTTCCTCTTCGTGCTCGACGTCAACGTCTCGCGCTTCGTCGAGTCGGCTCAGGGCAAGAGCCTGCACGTGTGCACCACTATCGACTACGGCCTGACCTCGCGCACGGCCATGACCATCGCCAAGAGCCAGGGCCTCTCGCTCGAGAAGGTGGCCGTGGACTTCGGGGATCACCCCAAGAGCCTCAAGATGAGCCACATCTACGTGGCCATGTCGCGGGTCACCGACCCCGAGCACCTCATGATGAACGTCAACCCCCTGCGGCTGCCGTACGAGAAGAACACGGCCATCACCCCGTACATTTGTCGCGCGCTCAAGGACAAACGCACCACGTTGATTTTTTGAGAAAGAGATCGCGACGGTCTCCTCCGTACTTTATTGAGCAGGAAAAAAAAACACCCCCGTTCCCTCCGCTTACGGTGTGCTTCTTCGCCAGTCGTCTTCTCCTGGTGAGGTCGTCCTCCGTAGACTGTGCCGTTCAGTGGGTCCGCGTCGTCACCGTCACTGTCTCTTTTTCCGTTTCTTCGTCCGTGTCCGTGCCGCACCTGCAAGAGAGAAGCCCGGGTGGGAGCGACTCCAGTCCCGCCGTCATACGCCGCCGCGAGGTCCGACCAAGAGCAAGAGACCCGTCGCCTTTCCGGGGCAACGGCGGCCGCGTACGGGGGGAGGCGGGATTGGACGCCGCTCCGTTCGATCGTCATTCTGCTCCACAAATTTCTGAGTCTGTTTTTCTTTTTGAACAATACGCACTGGTAATATCCGTGATCCCGTGTGGAAGAGAGAGGATATAATAAATCGTGTGTATCTCAAAAAATTTATTTGCCAACAGCTATGTATGTAATTTCTCTCATGTAGCAGAATAGAGACCTTTTCGTCTATTTTTTCGTATTTTGTTTCCCTAACTTATTAGTTTTGTAATCGGGTTTTTGGAATTCTTTTCAGAACATCCTCCGCGCGAGTGCGTGCGGGAGGCCGTACGCTGCTGTTTCGACGTTGGTCTATAGAGTGTACGTGTGTATCTTCTTTGTGATTTCGCATCATCTGCATGCGCGCACGCGCTCGTCTTCGAGATCGAGCAGAAAGTGATGTGGTGGTACATGTATCAAGATTTCCTTGACAAAAGAGGTTTTTATTTTTGGTTTGTTTTATAAAGGTGAGAGGAGAAAGGTATGAGGAGATGTTCGATGATCGTTACAGTTATGCTGTAAGGAAGCTTTTATCGTGCGTCCTGTGTATCACGCATTCGAAACCTATCGATAGGCAGATATTAGCTAATTGGACTTTGCCCATATTGGTTGTTGTCATTCGTGGCCTGAGGCTGGGCGACGACGGCGCTGGTAGCGACGCCGCCGCCCGCGGCGATTTGTGTATATAGCGTGCGGTGTGATAATCGTGTCGAGCGAAAACATCATCGACGTCTTTTTTTTGGTTTCACTATCTTATCAAGCGATGGAACTTTCTTCGGTACGGGTTCTTGTTATGGAAGCTTGTGTTTTCGAACATTATGATTCTTTTTTTAGGTAGGCGAAGAAGGGCCTATCGTCTTTTTTTTTCCTACAAAGGACAGATATCAATCTTCTAAAAAGAAACTTATCATGGTAAATTCAGAATCCTATGGTGTCTTATTGTTTTATCTCTACAAAAAAAATCGTCAACATTATGGTCTAACAAAAAAAATCATACGACTTATCATTAGGTTTCCTGACGATATATATGATCCTTATAACCTGGCTACTATCTCGACAAAATATACCATCAAAAACAATGATTACATGGGTGTTGGATAAAAAAACAACAATATCCTTACTTACAGTCATCTTCTTCATGAGTTTAATGAAGTATAATATCGGTCATCTATCAATTTATCTGCTATGTTTTCTTACCCTTTAGGAATTATCTATCGGATCTATGACGATTAACGTACCCGCCTGCGAGGCGAAACTCTGAGAAGTCTACCGAGTCGAGTTACAAGTCACTAAAAATAAACTACTCATTCTTCATCATTTTACACGAGCTACGCGTCTACTCACTAAGGCTTACCTAATCGTTAGTCTTATCGTCGTGTTAGTATGCTAATATTCCTATTCAGCTTCAATTTTTCTTAAGCAAAACACATAAAAAGAGACTACGTACAGGGGATTATATCTATTCTTCTAAGCTATATATATACACAAAAATGTTTCTTAACCAAAAGCTACACCTCCCGACGCAGGGTATCGTCTCTAGCGGAGGGGGAGAGGAGACAGAACAAAAAAAGTAACCCTAAGATTACTCTAACTAATAATAAACAGAACTTACCCACTAAGGACTTACCGAGACTATATTCACCAAAATCAACGTAATAAAAGTGTTTATAAAAATTATCCAGAACCTACTTACTTCTTAATGTTTCTAACTTTTGGGGTGGAAAAAACCCAACTATCATACTTTTGTTTTCGTTTTCTGACACAAAGTTTTTATCAGCTTACAGAGAAAAAAATAAAAAGCGAGACTTAAAAACATGATTTTTCGATGATATTCGGTAGTTACGATCCAAAGATTCAAATATAAACTTCTTATTGACTAAGGATGGTTGTTATCGTTGAACCATTCGTATTATTCATGGTTGCGGTGACTAATTATGGAGAAAAATGTGATTGTTAGCTAGGTGAGACTTACAGCTATCCATCCGTTTCTAGTTTTTGCTTCGTGATTACGGTATGGTGGTGATCGATTCTGGTCAACAACTTTTGATGTTGTCGTTTCAAGGCTTAACAATGTCCTTAACGCTACATGATGTATTATTCTTATCATCATCGTTCCTCCTAGAAGGGGGGTGGTGTATGTATGTACTAAGGTGATAGTAGTTCATCGTAATTACAGTAGTAGTAGGAGTAATGGTAGTAGTATAGTAGTATTCCTAACATCATGACTATTCAGACTATGGCTTCATCTATCTTCATCTAAGATCTCTATAACGGTTCCTAACGAGAGGAGATATGGAAAAACTTATCATCAGCATAACAAAAAAAAGCTATCATCATTATCGGTACTATCTATAATCTCTATATCATATTGTGTTGCTATCCTAAAGAAGTGAATCAGGGTCTATAAAAAGAAGGTGTGTACACGTTGTCTTGTCTAAACGCTTAACGGTTACTGGGGGGTTGGACGGAGTCGCGAACGACTCCCGAGTTCGTCACGGACCGGCCGTGAGGCGCTGCGCGGAGGCGCGAGCGTAACGGTTGCTTCTCCTCATCGTCGTCATCGGCCTCCTCCGTTCGTCTTCTTCGGCGAACGAGGAAGAGGAGGCGCCGCCGCGATGAGCGTTCTCTTGTTCTCTTTTCGTCTTTGTACTTTCTATCTTATCAAGGTGGTGGTGTTGTTTGTTGGTGGTGATTGCTTTGGATGATTTCTCGTGCCGTGGCGTGAGATCATCCTCGGAATGAGGAGATAAGGGAAGGAGGAGGAGTCCAAGGAGATCCCCGCTCCCCTCCATGCTGTTGTTCTTTTACTTTTTATCATCATCATGTTGTTTGTGGTTGGTTTTTCTTCATTCTTTTGTTTCCATTCTTTGATATACTATGATTTCAACTTGAAAAAGAAAAATGTCCGTCTCCACCTCTCGTGAAAGGCGCGCGCGCTTCTCCCGGGTTGCCTGGTGGTAGCCGTCGTCGTCGTACTCGTCGTCGCTGCCGCCTCCCCGGGGTCATCGTTGTGGTTGTCGTCGTTATCGTCGTCGTCCTCCTCTTCCTCGTCGTCGTGGCTCTCTGCGGCTCGCGTTCGCGTTCCCCGGTGACGAAACCCGCGCACACCGCAGAACGCCGAAGGCGCGACGGCACGGCAGAGGATGATGTGGGAGGAGAGGCGAGGAGACGGACACAGCAGACCGCGGCGGGAGGAGGGGGCGGCAGCCTCCTCGTACGCGGAGACAGAGACGCGGCGCGATACTAGTGGTGGTCGTGGTTTCTTTTTTGGGTTGTTTGGATGCTCGATTATATCCTGTTTATGGGGTTCTTATCATCATCTACTCGGTCGTAGAAGGACCTACTACGACCCTATAGCTATCTATACTATATACATCTTATCATCTAGGCTCGGTTTTCAAGGTCAGCCTGTGTATATTTTCGTTCTTATTATTCTGGTTTTCCTTTCGCGCGTGCCGCCGGCGGCACGCGGGCGCGGGTCTTCGTCTACTTCTCGTCGTTATTGCTTTGAAGAATTGCTAGGCGTTCGATGATCGTTGTTAACAAGTCTGGCTTGATTTTTTCGTCGGGGGTTGCATCTTCCGTGAAAGTAAAGTGACACTACTATGGAAAGAAGTGGTAACCATATTATCTGTTGGTTTAGGAGAAAAAAATCTTCTTCGAACGAGAATCATCATCCCGACTGACAGATCTAAAACAACGTACGGGTCTTGTGGTTTTCGTACATTTGTTCTTCTTTTGCTGCTAAAGTACTGAATTAACAGAATTGCTTCTCCGTAACTATATTCGTAGTATGATTTTCGCAGATTCAGAAAAATTCAAACACAGTTCTCACAACACACACAACGACAGATCAAAACCATCCGTGATGGCGTCGAAACTAAAAAGAAGGAAGACAGACGGACACGCGGTATGTAGTATGATGGGTCCTGACGACAGAAATAGTGGGTCTGTGGCTTTTGATTCGTGTACATTCGTGTACGACTCATTCGTTTCGTGCGTGTCGAGATTCATCTTCCTGCGATGATGTAGGGTCCTGGGTGTAAAGTAGGATTTCGAGTATCTCTTTTAGCAAAATCGAGGGTTGTTGTCATGACGATCTCTATGATTTTACAATAAACAAGTGTGTGTCTCTATAAAGTGAAGAATGTTACGTGGTTAGAGATGATCGGCGATCGTCGCGCTGCTTGCTGCTCTTCCTGGGAAAGAGAAGAAGAACCGAGAGAAAAGCCGGGGCAGCTCGGACCTTTAGGACTGTTCTTCTTGCTTTTATTTCTCATCTAAGAGCTTCGTTTAGTGCAACTTTAAATTATCATCATCATTATATCATATCATCATTACAAGGAGTAGAAAGCTGAAATGAATCTATGAAGGTGCTATTCTTCTCTTATTTTTTTCAGTCTATAGAAAAATTGTTGTTCTCTAGGAGTGTTATTTTCATTATTCTTGTTTTGTTGAAACAATACATGGACGAAAAAAAAAGATTCTTCCTTAAGGCAGTAGATACCAGATTCTCCGACGTTACCGTCGTCATCGTCCGCACAGACGGTTCATTTTCTTTCGAGAGAGTATCTGCTGAGATTGTCCGTGGTGTATCTAAGTCGCTATTCTTGTTGTTAGTAGTTTTGCACACAGTTTATTCAGTATATTTTCTTCTTGCCATGATTTCGTCCACCCTTTTTTCGACGATTACTACAAAAATCTCTGAAGAAGAGAGAGGATAGATCGCGGCGGGGGAGAAGACCTCAAGGCAAAGGAAAGCAATTTTTGTTTTGCCATCAAGTGGTGACGATAACCCGTCAGATTGATAATTGGTTCCTACAGAAACTATCTAACCGCAGAAGAAAAAACTACAGAAGAAAAAAAATAAAGGACCACCTACCTGGGGCGAGCCGCGCAGTCGGTGCCTCTCCGCTTCCCGCGACGCTCACCGCTCTCTCTCTCTCTGTTCTCTCCCCAGCCTCTGCACCGTCACGCCGGGAGTCCGCGGAATCCGCGTCGCGTGTCCGGTCGGCCCGTCCGAGGTAAGTCACGTCGCGCGCCGGGCCGCGTTCCCAGCCGCGCCGAAGAGGATGTCCCGAAAACCCCGTCGTTTCCTTGGCTCCCACGCGCTTTCGGTTTCCAGTCCGCCTCGGCGGTGTTCCTCCTCCGGCTTTAATAAAACGTACTGTTTAACCACGTTGCGTCGTGACGTTGTTTGTGGGTGTTGCTAGGCGGGTAGAAAAGATGATGTATAAATAGAGTCTGCGACGGGCTTCAGCGCTCTGCCGGCTGCGGTGGCACTCGCTCGACAGCCTCCGACGAGCGCCGCGCCCGCTCCGCACGCCGTTTCGCCATGGATCCGCAGACTACCGTCGTGCGAAAGTATTGGAACTTCACGAATCCTAACCGCATCCTGCACCAGAGCGTCAACCACTCGTTCGACGTGCGCCAGTTCATCTTCGACACCGCACGCGTGGTGGACTGCGTGGACGGCGAAGGCAAGGTCATGCATCTCACCAAGGGCTGGCTCTGCGCGACCATCGTGCAGAACGGCGAGCCCGCGGCCGGCTCCAAGACCCAGCAGGGCTTCATGTCCATCGATATCACGGGTGACGGGGACCTCAAGGAGAACCTGTTCGTGCGCGGGGGCATCGTCTCCAACAAGTCCGTCTCCTCAGTGGTGGGCACGGGTGGCCCCAACGAGAGCGCGCTGCTCACCATGATCTGCGAGAACGGCAGTCTGCAGGTCACCTACGTGCGGCACTACGTGAAGAGCCACGCCGAGGCCGGCCCGTCCTCGGGCGCCAGCGCCACGACCACCGCCGCCTCCTCGGGCATCTGTCTGCCCTCGTCCCTGAGCGGTGGTGGCAGCAATAACAGCGGCAGCGGACACGGTGGTGGCGGCGGCAGCGGCAGTAGCTCCGGCGGCCTGGGACTCGCGGACGAACATCAGCGTCGGGCTCGGCAAGAACAGCGTCACGAGGAACGTCGCAAAAAGTCGTCGTCTAGCGGCGGCAATCCGGATCCCGCTAACGGTATGCTGCGGGATCCCCGCCTCATGAACCGCCAGAAGGAGCGCCGGCCCGAAAACGACGGTGAGTCCCTGGCCTCGCGACACGGTGTTTGGAGATGATGAGGATGATGAGACGTGGATGATGAGCGCATGACTGAGGATGATGAGACCGGGGGCGAAAGCGAATGTGGTGAAAGGAGGAGAAGAGAGACGAACGAAAGCCGCCCTCTTCTACCTCCGTCTGATGCGCTGTGTGTCCCCCTTCCCCCCGTGTGTGCCCTGTCGTCCCCCGTAGGCTGCTCTCCGCTCAGGGACGCTAAGAGACAAAAGATGATGGCCACGCAGCCTTCTCAGCATCACCACCACCACGAATCCAAGAGCGGCGCCAACGGCGGCCACGAGGCCGAATCCTGCGTCGGGATGAGCGGCGCCGGCGGCAACAGCGGCGCTCACGGCGGCGGCAACAACGGTAGCGGCGCCACCACCGCCGGCCTCAACCGCATGCTGCCCCTGGACGGCGGCGTCACGTCCGAAGCCGTGGCTTTCCTCAACTACTCCGCCAACAACGCGACGGAGGCAGGTGCCGACGGTGCGTTACTCGGGTGCGGCGGCAGCGGCAACGAAAGAGGCGAGGAGGAGTCTCGGCCGCGGACGCCGAAGATGGCGGTCGCCGGGCCTTCTCCTCGTCCTCTTCGGGCCGAGCCGGTCCCTGGAGGAGGAGCTGGGGAATTGGTGGTGGCCTCGGCCACGGCGACGGTCGCCTCGGAGGTCGTCGTCATGCCTGCTTCTTCTAACTGCCGTGTCCCTCCTCCGAATTCGCAGGAATCCGCTGTCCCCCAGCGTCCTCGCAGTCCGCGTTTTGATGACATTATACAATCATTGACCAAAATGCTCAATGATTGTAAGGAGAAAAGATTGTGCGATCTCCCCCTGGTTTCCAGAATCGTGCCGGAGGCGCGGACCGCCGCTCCTGGACAGCCACCGCAGCAGCAGCCACAACAACAGCAGCAGCAGTCACAGCCGCCACGCGTCCCGGCGACAGCTCCTACCGCCACAGCGACCTCCAGCGACGGTAACCCCAACGACAACGGTCGCCAGCACCACCACACCGCCGCTGGTGCTAGCAGCGCCACCGCGGCCGCGGCCGTCACGGTCGCCGCTGCCGCCGCCGCAGCCGTCACCGTCGCCTCCGCAGCTGTCGCCGCCACCTCCGCTGCCGGACCCGGACTCGCAGCAGCGGCAGCGACTCTTCCTCTCGCCACCGGTGCTGGCGAGACAGTAACCGCCACGCCACCGGCCGCCGCCACTCATACCACCACCGCGACCGCCTCCCGACCCGTGTGTCAAATCAAACCCTACGTGGTGAACCCCGTGACGACGAGGCCGGCGGCTGACGAAGAAGACGACGCGGTGCGGCCTACCACCAGCGCGGGAGGGGGGCATCGCGGTCGCCGGGCGAACCATAGTGACGCGGCGGGCACGGGTCGTCGGGGACGATCCCGGAGCGCCCGCGGGGGAGGAGGAACCGGCGGCCGGCGCCAGACTTCTTCCTCCTCGACGAGAAGGTCGCGGAGGAGAAACGCGCGCCGTGATGACGACGACGATGAGGATGACCAACCGGGCCCCTCCTCCGGCGGCTCGCGTCGCCGGAGAGGGCCCTCTTTCATGGAGGACGGACTGGAGATCATCGATCCCAGCGAGGAGGCCGCGATCGCCGCGGCTTCCATCGCGGCCTTCTTTGATGACTGAACTCGGGCCCGTATCCCGCCCCTCCCCAGGAGAGAGAAAAGAGACAAAAAACAGGACGCTGGTTTTGGGCTTTTTTTGAGAGACTCTCTCGGCACTACCTCGCCACCACCGTGGAAAAAGAGGAGGTGCTTGTATATATATTGTGGTCGCGGTCACTGGTTTGTATATAAAATAAAAAGAGATGACGCTAGTCGCCTCAGAACACGCACACCACGGTCTCGCTCTCGTCTCTCTGGCTGTTCTTCCTCTTCTCCTGTCTCCGTCTTCCGTTCCGCTCAGGAGTCCAGGCGCCAGTCGATGGTCTCCTGGTAGTGCGTGTCCAGGTACGCGTTGGCCAGCACGAAGTGGTCGTTGCCCACGAACGACTTGCTGGTGTTCTTGGGCGAGGGGTGGCAGGCCTTGAGCACCAGGTGGCGTCGACGGTCAATCAGGTACTCGCAGCTCTGCGCCTCGGCGCCCCACAGCATGAACACCAGATGCTCTCGGAGCTCTGACAGCCTACGGATCACACGGCCACTCAGCGTCTGCCAGCCTAAGTGACGGTGAGATCCAGGCTGTCCGTGCACCACGGTGAACACGGTGTTGAGCAGCAGCACGCCGCGCTGGCACCATGCGTCCAGGCATCCCCAGGTCGGCCGCCGAAAGCCGTCCACCGTGCGGGCCACCTCGCGGAACACGTTGTTGAGGGAGGGCGGCGGCGGCTTGCCCATCATCGTGCCGAAGGCCAGCCCGCTGGCGCTGCCGTCGCAGTAGGGGTCCTGGCCCACGATCACTACGCGCACCCGCTCGGGCGAGCACAGGAAGCTCCAGCGGTGCACGTGCTCGGGCGGCGGGTACACCACCCCGCGCTGCCGGGCCGACTCCACCGCCGCCACCGTCTCGCGCAGCAGCGCCGTGTCGTGCTCGGGCAGGCTGAGGAAGCGCACCCAGTCGGCGCTCAGACAAAACACGCGAGCCTGCTCGTCGGGGTTCAGCATGCAGCCTTTATTATCAGCAATGTTAGCCAGCATCCACTCCCGCAGGGCCATAGCGGGAGCGGGCCGGCAGGTTCACGCGGGCCTGCTTCAGGGCGGCCGGCAGGTCGGCGTAGTATTTATCCAGGCGCTGCAGCAGAGGGGGGTTCAGCCCGTGACGCAGGCAGAACTCCTTCACCAGGTTGTACAGCTGGTAGAAGAGCGTGATGCCGCCCGGCGAGCGGGCCGTGCTCACGGGCACGCGCACGGCGCGGCTGGTCCGCGTGGCCTCGTTGCGTACGGCCAGCAGGGCGTTGAAGTAGAAGGGCGGCACCAGCTCGAAGCCCAGGACGTGCTCGCTGAACACGGTGCGCACGTACTTGAGCTGCGTCAAGTCGTAGCCGCGGCACAGGTCGTCCACGCACGTGTAGATCGAGGGCGAGCCGTCGCCGCACTGGCCGTAGCCGCGCAGCAGCGCCATCCAGCGGGGCGCCGCGTCCGAGTTGATGAGCGTCAGTAGGGCCCGCAGCTGCGACGGATTGTTGTACAGCATGAGCAGCGACTCCAGGAACCCGTCGTCCACCGTCACGGCGCCGACGGCCTGCTGCTGCTGTCCCTGTAGCAGCTGTTGCTGGTGCCGTAGCGACGGGTAGCGGATGAGCTGCGACAGCATCCCGTCTCGGTGCGTAGCGTTGACCAGCGGCCACAGCCAGCTATCATCCTTGGCGGGGAAGACCTCGCCCGCCAGACAGCGGCGCGTGAGCTCGGGACAGGCGGGGTCGGACGATGCCGCCGCCGCTGCTGCTGCGACGATCCAGGCGACGACGGTGAGGATACGCAGGCGGTGGCGCGGCGGGCGCAGGTCGTACATCAAGTCCGCGGGCGCGCGGGGTAGGTGAACTGCCGCAGGTGGAGCAGAAAGCTGGAGGTTAGGTCCCCGAGTCCCAAAACGTTATATATTCCAGCCACCAGGTTCGCGGTCAGGGCGGAGTTGGCGTAGAAGGTCCGGTTGCCGGCGACGATGACGGCCAGTCCGTGGTCACACTTGGTCAGGTTGCGGGGCACGAAGTCGACTCGATCGATATCGGGCCAGCCGGGGACTGAGGAGCCTCCCTGGGGACTTCGCTTAGAGTACTCGCAGGTGCTGATGTTGATGGCGTCACTGCGGTTACACTGAGCCTGCAGATAGAAAGGGAACAAGAGAGACTCCTTTCCTTCTTTCTGCGTCTCCTTGTCGTCGTCATCCTCTTCGTCGTCTTCGTCCTCGAACACCACCTCCGTCTGCGACGGATCCTCGTCGCCCACCACATCCTCCGGGTCGAGGAGGAGCTCGGCCTCGTAGAAGACGATCGACAGCTGCTGGGTACAGATATCGAGCGACGCGGGCACGCTAGTGGGGGCGCTTCGGCTGCTGTCCTCCCCATCCTCCGTGGACCACCACCCCGTGGTCAGATCCGAGAGGGAAGGCCTGACGGTCGTCGGGCCGGATAGAGAAGAGTTCTCAAAGTCGGCGGTGGTGACGACAGACGGCGATAGAGCGGACGTGTCGGTAATGACGGCGCTCGTCGTCACGCCGCTGCTGTTGCCGCTCGTGGTGGCGTTGGTCGTCGTCGTCCCATTCGCGGGGGTCTTCTGGGAAACAGTGGACGAGGAGAGGAGTGACGTGCTCGCGGTTGCGGTGACGACGCTCGTGGAGGAGGCGGCGGTAGCAGCGGTAGTGGTAGACCGGGTCGTACCGGTCGTGACAATCGTCGTGGCGCTGGTGTTGGAACCGGTGCTATTTTCTCCGTCAGCCAGCACCACCGCGCATGTCAGCCAGAGCAGGAGCGGCCAGGCCCCCCGCGGCCGCTTCTTCATGAGGTCGGCAGACGAAAGCCGGTGAATTCGTTGTAGAGCGGCAGGTGGGGCGCCGCGATCGAGGGGTACGTCAGGAGGCTGACGTTGATATTAAATACGTCTGGCTGCTTTTCGACCACCGAGGCGCACAGGGTGACGGCGTCGAACAGGTCTTTCTTGGTGGCGCCCGAGACCCACATCTGGTAGACGCCCGTCTCGTGGTAGGAGGTAGAGCGCGGCACCACCGGTCGGATGCCCTCCAACACGCGCCCGGGGTCCTGGTGGAAGAACTTGAAGGTGGCCACGGCCTGCGGCGTATGCGGCATAGTCTGCGTGATGAGCTGCTGGCCCGCCAGCACGGTGATGTTGTGCAGCTTGAGCAGCGCGCTCTTGAGCGCCTGGAACGCGTTGCCGCACGAGGCGCTGATCTGGATCTGCACGGCCGTAGAGTCGTGCACACGCATGAGGCGCGCCACCTCCTCGAAGATGTGCTTGTACTTGCTGGCGAAGAGCGGCGCGTAGCGGCAGTCGGCGGGCAGGATGTAGGTGGCGTTGCCGCCGTTGGTGGCTAGGGCGGGCGGCAGGGCCGCGGCGGCGGGCGTGAAGAGCGTGATGGGGCGCTGGTGGCTGGTCAGGTCGATCATGGGCGGCGAGACGGAGGCGGAGGACGGCGACGCCAGCAGGCTGGCGGCCAGCGCGGCGGCGGCGCTGGCGGGCTGCGGGTAAGGTGGCGGCTGACCCAGCGGCGGCATGGACATGGGCTGCTGGGCGTGCGCCATCTGCTGTTGCTGCTGCGCCACGGTCATCGAGGGCATGCCGACGGCGCCGGAGGTCCCTGGTGGCAGGCCGTCCTCGGTCAGGTGAATCTCCACCGCCGCCGGTATGTTATCGGCGGTCAGCACGGCCTGGTGGTCCGCCTCCTGTCGGAAGCCGGAGAGGAACTCGGCGTGATCCATGGTCAGAGTGTGGTAGTAACCGAGCGCGGGCTGAGTTATATTGAAGACGGTCAGCTTAGAGCGCAGTTTCACGTCCCTGGCGGACTTGCGAATGAGCGACGTCCCGTAGGGGTAGACGTGATGCGAGGAGGGCGCAGGCAGGGCCGCCGCTGTCGCCGTCGCTCCCGCTGCTGTCGCCGACGCGCGTCGGTCGCGGGAGGCGGGCGACGGGGCCGGCACGATCTTGACGTGCGTGACGTCCTGGTCGTCCGGGGGGATGCGCAAGAGACCCTTCTGCGGCACGACCACGATGGTGCGGTGCGTCTTTCTCTTGTTAGCGGGGGCCAGCGACTTGGAGATGCGGGGGGAACCGTAGACGATCTTGATGTTGGAGTACATGACATGACCCGGGAGGTGGACGGGCGGGGACGGAGGAGACAACAATCCCAGAAAGAGGACCGAGTGGGTAGGGGACGATTTCTGAGTGCCTCTCTGGTGCTCACCACTGCTTGAAGTAAGGCACCGGGTACTTCTTCTCTTCGACCTCTTCCAGTTTTTTATAGGACCAGTCGCGTCGGCGCGCCAGCATGTAAGTCACGTAGATGAGGACGACCACCATGAAGACCAGGAACGCCAGCACGCCGTAGGCCAGCAGGCGGTCCTCGAACAGCGGGTCGCCGTGGACGAACAGGTAGGTGGTGGTGAAGTTCTTGTTGGAGATGTGTACGCTCAGCCGCACGGAGGAGTGCGAGCCGTTGAGATGGAAGAGAAACTGCCGCAGCAGCTCCCCGTTCTCCGTCACGTTGCTAATACTGCACGGGAGAATGGTCTTCCCGCCGTGGTGGAGGTGTACGGTGCTGTTGTGGTCGTAGAGGCTGCCGTTCAACAGACAGTGCGTGTGATTCTTCAGCAGCACGCGGATCTGCATAGTCGTGGCGTTCAGGTGCGTCCCGTAGACGGCGTAGATGGGGTAAGTGAAGAAATTCCACGAGGTGTGCACGGTACGCCAGAGGCTGATGAAGCTGCAGTTGTATTCTACGGTAGTTCGAGGTACGGGTCCCACCACGGACAGGGCCTGGCCGGTGTTATTGAAGTCCATCTGATATCCACCTGTGAAAAGACACATAAATTGTTGAGTTATCGGGGCCGACGGGTTTACCTGACGTGGTTGGGTAGGTACTCACCTGAGGTCTTGACTTCCTTGGCGTTGAGGGAACCGAATTCGGTAAAGTTACCCTGGCAGTTGGGTCGCTGGTAACAGGTGATCGCCATGAGGTTGGCGTTCCCGGTCGCGTTCTCCAGTTTGATCTTACAGGTGGTGTTGAACAACTTGTAGTCGTAGCTGTACGCGGACTCGCAGGACACGGAGTACTTGTCGAAGATATACTCGGTGGTCGACTTCGGAGCGGTGGTGCCGGTGGAGGTAGTGGCACGAGGGGTCGTCGACTTAGCGGTGGTGATGACAGTCGTCGCCTTGGAGGTACTGATGGCAGCAGTCGTCGCCTCCGAGGTAGGCTTACCGGTGGGAGTCGAGGTAGCGTTTACCGAACCGTTGTTGGAAGACGTGGCGGCAGCGGTGGTACTCGGGATCACGCTCGTTGTAACGGTACTGTTAGTGGTTACCGACGTGGTGACGGGCACGCTAGTTGAGCTCGCGGTAGTGTTCTTGTCCCCTCGCGCCCCAGTCATGTCGCCGACTAGCGCGGCGATCGCGAAGATCGTCACGAGGGGAGACATGACGGCGTGTGACGGGGACGGGGGGCAGGAGGGTTTATGTACACAGCGCGTCACCTATGACGCCTAAATTTCCAGCTCCAGACGAAAGAGGCGTTAATAATAAGCATCACGAATACTAGCTGCGACACGATGACGATCATGACTAGTTTTTTGTTAGACCTTCTAAAGTACTCGGGATTGTCTATGAGTTCCTGTTCCGTGACCCTATGGAAGGAGATTTCGGTGGCATTATCGGTCTGGTTGGCCATGGAATGCACCTCGAACGTCTTGGCGCCCCACGTCCCGTTGGATCCCCAACAAGTGACGCCGGCATTGAGGTAGGTTCCGTACTCAGCCCTCAGAGTCACGTTTAGATAGTGGTGGTAGTCTTTCTTCTCATTATCAGCAGTATAGTTAACCTTGCCAGCTACGATCGTGGTGTTGCGTTTGGTGCTGACCATGATCCCCGAAGCCAAAAAAGGTGATTGAAGGGCTGTAGTGTTACACAGAATAGTCAGGTTAGTATCATTCTTATACAGGTAAGAGATGTTCACCCCCGGCTCGCCCGTCCGATCATGCACTTGTGCCACCGCCGCCTCCCCGCCCGCCGTTACCGCGTACCTCAGGGCCGCCGCCACCGACACCAGGACCACCGTCACCCGAACACGCTGCATAGTTACCCGTCCGTCGCTGCCGGGAACAAATGACGTGCGCCGCTGACGGGCTATGATTTATAGCCCCGGGCGCGTCTGTCGCAATCCAGTTTCCACAGAGCTGCGGTCACGATGCTCAGCGAGAGGATCAGGCACATGGCGTACAGCAAACCTAAGTCCGGGTCGATGCGGCACGTGCGGATACCCTCTAGGGTGGTCAGCCGGGTGAAACACAGGAGTTTCTCCTCGTTCTGCTCCCGGTCCACCAGCAGGAGGCTCACGGTGCGATTGAGGAGCAGGGGGGTGACTAGGGAAACCACGTGCGGGCGCACGCAGGACTTGCAGTGACGGACGCTGACACTGTGGAGACCCCTCTCTTCGTGACCACTCTTCTGTTCCCCTCCTTCCTCCTCATCCTCAGGGGAGAAAACGGGCACCCTGGTCTCCCCGTCTCTCAGAGACCACCACAGCCTGCGGTCCAACTTGGGAAGGTAGCACGAGATCTTCACCATACCCGTGTTGGGGGAGCAGATGTACACCGCCCCGCTGCCACCCACCGTCATCCACAATAACACCGTGCACACCAAGTACCACCACGCCACCATCATGACACGGGTCACTCTCGGTTTACAAAAGTAAAACACTCTGTGACGCTTTTATTTAATAGCGTTCTCTATCACACATGATGATACACACTCGGGGACAAGGAGGGGGAGTACAGATCATGAGTAGATACAGAGAATAATAATACAGTGCACAGTGCCAAAACCAGTGTTGTCATTGTCTATGTACAAGAGTCCGGCCACCACTAGAGGAGGGAACGTGCTCCATCCCTTACTGAGACTTGTTCCTCAGGTCCTCGATGGCCGCCTCGATGGCCATGCTCAGGGTGTCTAAGTCCTCGGTGGTCTCGGCGGGCTCCTCGAACTGCCCCACGGCGTAAGCCTTGGCGGCCGACTCGTAAATGGGCAGCATGAAACTGCTCTGGTTGGTGGAGAAAATGCGCAGCATCACCTGCTTTGGGAACTTCTGCATCAGGGGCAGGCACATGTTCAGGGCGCCCAGGAAGTCCACGGGGGTGGCACCGTGTATGATCATATTGCGGTAGTCCGAGGAGCGGGGGCACAGCTGGTGGGTGTGGGTCTCCTTCATGTCCCACACAGCCTTGACGCCGCTGGCGCAGGCCTCGGCCGTCCTGTGGCACACGTCGGGCGGGTGGGTCACGGGCACCGTGTGTTCCATCAGGAAGGGCGTGGACAGGGACAGGTTGTACATGCTGCCCAGCCGGCATCTCACGGCGTCCACCTCGCTCTTCACCTCGTGGTTGCGAGTGTAGATGAGCTGGATGCCCTTATTGTTCACCTGCATGGAGTTGCACGACTTGATGGCCTCCTCCAGCACCTGGTGGATGCTGGGGATGTTGAAGGGCAGGTTCTTGTACTCCAGCGAGCGAGTGGTGTTACGGAACATGCGGTCCACGTCCTCGGTCCTCACGCGCCCCCGCTTGGTCTGCGCGCTGGGGGTGGAGAACGGGGTGTTGCGGTCCTTCATGATGTTCCTCACCCGTTCGTTGTCCAGCTCGGAGATGCGCTTGCTCTTCTTCTTGCGGGGCCCGGCATTCTGGCTGCCACCGGGGGCGCCGCGGACCACGCCGCCCGTGGCGGTGAGGCTCACGCAGCTGGGGGCCGACTTGGTCTCCTCGGACTCGCTCTCGGAGTCTGAGGCCGAGCTGCAGGAGGAGGAAGACGAGGAAGAGCTGTCCTCGTCCTTCTGGGAGGAGGAGGGAGGGTGCACCTCCATCTGCACCTGCTGACGGTGTAGGAGGGGGTTCATCCGGGCCGCCTTCTGGGTCGCGGGGCTCACTTGAGGGGAGCAGCCGCGAGAGGAGGAGGAAGAAGAGCCCGAAGAAGAGGAAGAGGAGGAAGCAGCAGAAGACTGGACCTGCCGCGGTTGTGACTCAGACTGCTTCTGAGGCACTTCCTCACCCTCTTCCTCCTCGCTATCGGAGATCACGATACAAGAGGTGGGCTCGATAGTCGTGTCTCGGTATTGGATGGTGAAGTCGGGGTCGGGCTTGATCTCCCGCTTGATCATGGGCATCATGATGGGCGTGGGAGGCACGGGCGGTTTAATAATAACCTTGAAGGGCCGCTGGGTCTTACGGGGTTTCTTACGAGGACTGACGAGGTCGGGAGTGACGGACCTCTCGGGAAGGAGGACGGGAGGAGATGGAGTGCTGGGAGGAGCGGCTCCGCAAACACCACCCGTGGAGGGGGCGCTGCTGGTGGTGCAAGTATTGGTGGTGGGGGTGACACCGGCGGTAGTGGCGTCGATACCGGCCTGATTGACAGCCTGGGCGAGGATGTCAATACCTGAGGGGACCAAGAAGACACGGGAGACTTAGTAGAGTTAACAAGAGTGTGACAACGTTTATTGAACAGGTGACGTGGTGTTACAGAGTATAACATAGAGTATATATCAATATCTGTAGTGACATAGGATCCCTCCTGACTATGACTAACTAGCAGCTAACTAGACAGAGTGACAGCTCACTGATCGGCCTTGCTACGGGTCACCATGGGGTGGGTGCGCTTGCCAGAGGCAGGCTGCTGCTCCTCCTCTACCTCCTCGCCCGAGTCAGTGTCCTCGTCCTTGACCTCCACCAGCTCGGCGTGGTGCACCTCCCCCTCAGACTCTGGCTCAGACTTGACAGAAACAGAGTCATCAGCCTCCCCCTCTTCTTCCTGAGTCTCCTCCTCAACCTCTGCTTGGCTTTCCTCCCCCTCATCTGCCTCCTCGTCACTGGTCTCGGCCACAGTCACCGTGCCCAGAGGGATGTCACTCTCGGAGGGAACGGGAGAGTCGGGGGGAGAGATGGGAGAGGAGACGGCGGTGGCCCGCACGTGGGCTGCGATCGCCTCGTCCTCATCTGACTCCTCAGCAATGGCCCGGAGGTCCTCCACACTAGGGGAGCAGACCCTCAGGGGGTCGCAGCCCAGGAGGTACTGAGCAAAGACCCGCATGCAGATCTCCTGGATGCGACGCGTCATGGTGCTCACCAAGTCCTCTTTGGTGATCTGGGGTTGGCGAGCGATCATGACGCTACTCTCCTCCAGGATGTAACAAGACAACACCCGACAGAACTCAGTCAGCAGCGAGATGGCCCCATACATAGTCATCATGGAGGCGTCACTGGTGACCTTGTACTCATTGCCCATGGTCTCCACACAGGTAGTGAGGATGTCCATGAAGATGTTATCAATGTGCAAGAGTACCTTGTCCCGCTCCTCGTCCAGAGTTTTCATGATCCTCTGGGCGTGGCACTTGACCTCCTCGGGAGAACACTGATGGAAGGACTGCAGGGCCGCGATGGCCGCGCTGGTTCCATTAGTGGTCTTGGGGAAGGCGGAGTTCTTAGTAAAGAACTCCACGTGCTTAAGAGCTATATAGGTCATCTTTCTATTCAGCTCCTCCTTCTTAGCCTGGGCCTTGGCCTTGAGCGCGTTCCCTAGCTTAGAGGCGGCGTTCTTAGCCACGTCATGCAGGTCCTTCAGACACTGCAGCCACAGGTCCCTACTCTCCTCTGTCACTACATAGTTCTCATACATGTTCTGCATGGTGACCCCGATACACTTCATATCCTCGAAGGGCTCGTTCACCTTATCTAAGATATCTAAAGCAGTTTGCAAACAACCCCCCATGTTATTAAACGCCGCCGTGAACTTCTCATCCATCTGGGTATACTTGGTCAGCATGTGTGTCTTGACTTTCTGTCTCACAATATCGACGCGGACCTTAATCTGCTTAACTGTGGAGGATAACAGAGATAGCTGTCATGAGTCACTAAGTTCCACAGCTGTCTCTCCACCCCCAGCCTGACACATGCATGAACCACCCCGAGGTTAATAAGCTCATCCTATCATCTCTTTTCACATGCAGAGACTGTGTGGTTAGCAAGACACAGAACATCATGCCTACTCACCAAGTTCTTGCAGAATGTCCTTCCCGGGGTTCTCATCACACTCCTTGGTGACATCTTCAAAGGACTTCAGGTCATCTTCAGACACATCGGGGAACAGAGGGTCTCCCAGGTTCAGCTGGCTGTTGACCTCCTTCTGGATCATGGAAGTCAGGAAGGCACATGCCTTGGACACGGGGGTCTCGGGCCTAAGCACGTGAACACAGACAGGACTGATAAGTTTATGGGACAGACACAGAGAAAGTTCCCCTCCTCTGTTTGCTTTCCACCCCCGTGACATGCATGAACAAGCCCGGGACTCACCTTGGGATCTTGCTGGAGGGGCCCTCATCAGGGTTGGCAGAGTCCATCTTTCTCTTTCCAGATGATGACTCCATCTCTCTGGTGAAGTGCCGCGTGTGGTCTCTACCTGCAAACATCCATGAAGACAGTGTGGTTGAGCCTGGTGTACTTATGTCTCCCTCTGCTGGCGGCAGTGACGACTGAGCGACAACTACCCTCCACCGCTGTTAACTATCACAACACCACGGGAGTAACGAGCTCCCTTACCTTTTCTTCTCAGCTGTCAGGGACTTCATCATCTGTCTCTTCTTCCCTGGCCTTAAGTCTCCAGACAGCAGAGAGTCCGTGGACCCATGTAGGGTCCCCGGGCTCGTTGTTAGAGGCATACCCCACAGCCTCGGCCCTGGGCGGCATGGTAATAGTGGTGGGGATCGTGATCTGCCTGAGTCTGGCCTCGACAATTAGCAGCCGAGAGGTGCCCAGCGACGATGAAGAACAAGAAGAGCTGCTGGGGACCTGGCCCGAGGAGCCGGAGGAGGACAGACTAACCACACTCCCGTGGCCGGGGGTACCCGAGATCGCCGTGGAGATCCCCTGTTAGCCCCGGACGGTGTTTGTGGGGTCTAAGAATAAAAGAGCCATCCTTAAAAACAAACAGAGTCCGCGTGTCAGTCTCTGGGAGTTGGAAAGGGGGTCTAAGCAGAGTCCGACACCGATAGATTGGCTATAGGCCAAGAGGGGCGGCATGGCAGAGGGCCATAGTATTGATCAGATATAGGAAACACCGTCACCAATAGGGGGCAGTCCCAATCAATAGCTCCACCTATATGTTAAGCTATACCATCACCCTATAGTATGAGTAAGCGGAAGCGCCCTGGTCCAAAGCCAAGATAATGCATAGCATGCTATAGATAGTATATAGCCACGCCTATATCTATAGGCAGTACTTACGTCACTATTGGCACGCTGTATCCGCGTTCCAATGCACCGTTCCCGGCTACGGAGGCTGGCTGGGTCCCGGTTCCTTCTATGGAGCTCCAAACAGCGTGGACGGTGGCTCCAAGCGAAGTGACGGTTCACTAAACGGGCTCTGCTTATATAGACCGCCCATAGGGCACGCCTACCGCCCATTGACGTGTAATGTGCGTCAATGGGGCGGGGTTTATGACTCATATTGGAAATTCCCATTCATTTTGGTGCCAGAACGGATGCCCATTGACGTCAATGGGGCGGGATTATGGAAAGTCCCATTAGTCATACGTACTGGGCGTACTGCCCGTTGTATTAGTCATTGGAAATCCCCATTAGTAATACGTTGATGTACTGCCAATAGGGAAATTCCCATAGAAAAACAATAGGATGATGCAATTGGCGTACAGCCAGGCGGGCCATTTACCGTCATTGACGTCAATAGGGGCGTGGTGAACGGTAAATGGCCCACTTGGCAGTACATTCTATGGCTCATATCCGTTCCCCGCCCATTGACGTCAATGGAAAGTCCCACCATTGACGTCAATGGGCGGGGGTCGTGGGGCGGTCAGCCAAGTGGGCCATTTACCGATATTGACGTCAATATGCGGATCTCCATATATAGACATTGAACTATTGACCTATTAATTGACACTAATCAATATGTGGCTATTAGCCAATATATAAATAAAAACATGGCGTCGATATATGGCATGCGGCCATATATCGATGTATATGATCCATAACATTATATCGATGTATATAATCCATAACATTATATCGCCTACGTCATATCGTTGGCATGGGGCCAATGATATCGCGGCCCTATCGTCGATATCGTCCCATGTCGCCGGTCGCTTATGTCGGAACCGCGATAGACGCGACAGGCCGTATCGCCCGTGTCGTCTAAGTCGTATATCGCCAACGGCGGCGTACGATAGGGCTCATATCGCCAGATATCGCGGTTTGAAAATATCGCATTTGGAAAAAACGGCGATATGACGTATGCGAAAAACGCGATCGGCGATATACGCGGCGGGCCGCTTCCCCGTAAACTCGACTACCCGTTATCGCTATCTCCGTCCGCGATATCCCCGACTATCGTATGTATCGCGCGGCGCCGACGACATAAGTCCAGAAACGCGGAGATCTCTCATACACAGAAGCGCCGCGACGAGTTTTTTATTATTATATCTTTATTCACAGCGACAAGACACGGCAACAGTGTTAATGGTAGCGGTCGGTTATTGGTTTTCTATTGCAGCATGTAGCCCAGCTCTGCGTTGCACACGTCCAGTCTCCGGCGGGCCATCACGCTCTTCAGGTAGCTGTTCAGGTCGGTGATCCGCCCGGGTTTCTCGTATTCCAGGCTGATCCAGCGGTACGGTACGCTGCCCGTGGCGCCCAAGATGTACTGGGGCTGTTCTTCCTTGACCTTAGCGCAGCGCAGCTTACCGTCTGATTCCAAGTACAGCCTGCGGGTACAAAAAAAGGACATGCATATCCATAACTTTCTCTGTCCCGCGCCCCGTAAACTGTTAAGTTATCCTCCTTCCCGAAAGCGAGGCACTTACGGGTTGTGGTTGCACGCCGTCAGCTTATCGTGTACCACCTGCCGGGTCAGAGAGCGGGCCATGCCCATGATGATACCGCGGATCTCCGCCGTCTTTTGGGGGGTGTAGCACACCTCGCCCTCAGGGCATCGTAGCCTGGAGATATCATCACAGCGATTTGTGTATGTGTTCCATCAGGATAGAGAAGACGCAGACGAGGATCCGCACATACAAGCACCGCAGGACGAACACGCAGATACCTACGAGACGGTGTAAGGGGTGCACATCTTGAAGTTGTAGCAGTTCCCGGGGGGGGTAGGCGATGTTCACCATCTCGCAGCATGATTCCGCGCGCGCGAACGAGCGGGACGGGTTCGGCCACATCATATACAGCAACGTCAAGGACAGCAGCGGGCCCGGAGACATGACGACGACGGCGGTTTCCAAAAATCCCCGTGCGCGCGCGGCGGGCTCAGACGAGGAGATTGGGGTGCGTGCAGTAGCTGTAGGTCTGGTTGTTGGCCTGGGTGAACGTCAACCGCGTCTGAAAGGCCACGCTGTAGTCCCGAAACACGTGAGCCCAGGTCTCCAGCTTCATGATGCACATCTCGTACCGCGTGCCGTCGTTGATGACGAAACGCAGCAGCTTGGTCTGCTTCGGGACCATGTGCGAGCCGAAGACCTTGGCGTCGTCCGTGCGGATTTGCACGTTGCCGTCGTTGGCGGTCGATGCCGTCTTGGCGAAACGCTGGAACACCGGGTGGTCGCGGCCGCTCAGGTACCAGGTGACCTTCTTCACCCATGGCGAGGGCCGCTCAATCAGGGTCTGTCCGTCTCGGTTGTAGAGCAGGACCAGGGTCTCGTTGTTGCAGGACGGGCCCCCGGGCACCTCGTGGTATCTCGTGAACTCGCTCAGGCGGCGCGGGGGCGACGGGAAAGTCAGCGGGCAGTAGAGCGAGGCCGCCTGTTGCGTCTTGAGATACGCCGTGAACGCCGACCACGATGACGGCGACGAGGCTTCCTGGAGCGTCAGCTGCGACCACGAAGACGCGGCGGTGGATTTCGGCGGTGACCTATCTTCGTCACATTCTGCGGACGTCAGCGGCAGGAACGAGAGGAAAAACGCACACGAGAGCAGAAGCGTCAGCGGGTCGCGTGCCCGTCGTCGGTGACAGTAGCGACGACAGCAGCGTAGGTGCATGACCTCCGCCGCGGTTTTACTGGGGAAAGAGCCGCACGCTGAATTCCAGCATGCGGTAGTGCGGTCCCAGAAAGCCGGAGGCGCTGAACGTGGTTCTCTTGTTGGTCCCGCCGCGGGCCTTCTGGCGCCTGAACTCGCCGGCCAGCAGCGTTACCTCCGTTACGTTGATCCTGCGAACAAACCCCGATTGGTTCGCGCGCACGTCGTTCGGGTGCCCTCTTTTCGTCCTCCCCTTTCCCGAAACCGTACGCGTCGCTCGGCTCACCTCTTGAGCGTCTTAAAGTTATCCAAACCGTGGCTCACGTCGTAGTGGTACTCCACCAACGTGTCCACCAGCCGCTTGACGTACTCCTGACGGGTACGCTCCGGCAGCGCCGGGGAACACGTGTCCCAGTAGTCCCACGGGCGCGCAAAGTCGTCCCGCTCGGCTTCCTCCCTGCGACACTGGCCCCACACCGCGACGCTCAGACACAAAACAGACAGAAACACACGGTACAACCACATGTTGCACACTGAAGGTCAACTTTATTGTTACACAGGGAAGAATATGGACGTGGGTGGTGGTGGTTTCACGGGACTCGGACAGGTGACCGCTTGTTAATCGTACTCGGGTTCCTTGAGGGTGACGGGTGTAGTGGTGGCTTTGATGAGTTTGGGAATTTGCCAATTGGCGTGGGTGGGTTCCTCCATCTCGGAGGCGGTGAGTTCGTCGTACACGGTCATGTAGTAACGGATGTGATCGTCGTCGTCCGAATGAGATTCGATGGTCATGGGCGAACCCTTGCCGTAGTTGGGGTTGACGAACGAGGTGTCTAGCGTACCGTCCTTTTTGAAGTAGATGACGTTCTGGGGGTCTTTGTTCATGCTCTCGCGGGCCGCCGTCGTGGCATCCTCGTCGAAATCGTTGTCCAGCGGCTGGTAGAAATGGGAAGAGGAGGCGGCGGGGATTCTCCCGCGGCGACTGCCGCCGCCGTTCTTGCCCAACAGCGTCTGGGAGCCGTCGTCGTCGTCCAGGTCCAGGAGCAGCGCCACCTCGTCGTCCGTGAAGCCGTAGAGGCGTCCGGGCTTGCGACAGGAGACGTAGAGCACGCAGAAGGCCACCACCAGGAAACTGAGGATGGAACTGCCGATGACGCAGTACACGACGATAGTCATGATCCATTCTACCTTTTTCTGGGTGGAATTATCGTAGGCCGTGGTGATGCTATCGTTGTGGTTTCTGCTAGTGGCCGTCGTGACGGTGCTGCTCGTGTTGGTGGTACTGGGCGCCGGAGTACTGCTGGTGGTGCTGGCGGCCGCGATACTGGTCGTACCGTGATTCAACGTGAGGTATAGCGTGAAAAAAGCCAAACATACCGTGAGGGTAGTGTTGGTGCCGTTGCCCAGAGAGCCCGTGGGGTGTCGTCTCATCGTCACCACCGTCTCCGCGGCGTACCGGGGTGGCGCGAGATGTATCTTATAGCGCCGTCAGCCTCGAGACCGCAGCTTCCCCTTTCTCCTTCCATCTAACGTGCGCGCGTTCTCACGCCGCGGCTCGCTACCGGGGCGACGACATCCACCAGGTTACCAAAACGCGAACCCACAAGATGCCCATCACCGTTATCAGCAGCGCATTCAGATACTGCACGACGAATCTGTCGATGGTCGCCAGCCATCCGGCGGCTTTTGGGTCCTCGCGCAGTCTCTTGGCCCGTTCGAAGGCCTCTTTGGGAAACGTGTATTGCACGTAGCCGCGGGTCAGGCGGGCGTTGTGGCGATAGACGGAGAAGTCCAGCGAGAGGTGGGAGCCCACCTTGTACTGCGGCCGCTCGATGGTGGCGCGGTGCCGTAGTCCGCGGGGCTCCTGGATCTCCACCTGCAGCTGTATGTTGTCGTACCGGTAGGTCTCACTGCGTCGCACCGTCCAGTTAAGGTGGTAGTCGCGCTCGCCGTTACCGCTGATCACGAAGCTGCTCACCAGGTCCGGCCCGAAGGCCAGATCCGGCGTGTCGAATTGCGCCACCAGGCGACCCGAGTCCAGGTTCTCCAGGATCTGGGTCTCCGTCTCCAGATAGAGGGCGAAGCGCACGAAGTCCACCCGGGGCTCCAGGAACTGCGATGGCCGATCGCCGTCGTTGACCACGTAGGCCACGTAGAGACCGGCGTTTTCGATCACGGCGTCCAGCTGCAGCCGGGAAGAGAAGCTCAGGCCGCCCGCGGGCCAGGGCGCCGTCTGGTTCTGTAGCTGCAGCGTGATTGTCGCGCCCGGATCGGACAGCCTGTAGCGCCAGACCGTGTCCGACGGAGGTGACCAGGAAGATGTCAGGTTGCTGGTCCAGAAAGGTGTGCATTTCATGCTGTCCCAGTCGGCGCAGACGGCCCATCCCAGCTCGGTGAAGGACCAGGGTACGGAGGAGAAGGTGTGCGCGAAGACTAGCGGGCCGCCGCGACCGCTCAGTAGTCGGACCTGTACGTAGTTGAGGAGCTGGCTGCCGTGCGCCCTAAAGACATGCTCGCTGAGGGAAGTCAACAGGAAGCACATTAGCCAGAAGCGGGGCATGGTGCGCGGGGGAGATCGGAGAGAGACGGCAGCTTTATCGGCATGACGTTTTCCCCTCCCTTTACAGCACACACGTCACGAGGAGCGTACCGCAGATCACCAGGGAGAAGGCCCACAGCGCCCGGTAGTCGCGATCCTCGTGCGTCAGGGCGGGGTCGTCTCCGTAGCCTTCGTCGTCCCCCTCCTCTAGCGGCTGATTCGCCACGCACGACCCCTCGGCGAGCTCGCCGATGACGTTCGTGGTATACCAGGTCAGGGCTCCCAACGCGCCCAGGGCTACGATGCGGTAAAATAGAGACATGCCTTTTTTCCCCGGTGTCTCTCTGTTTCCCTTTCAGAACATCCTCAGGCCGTATTTGATCCTGTTCAGGGTGATCACCCGTTTCCAGAGATAAGTCTTGTAGGCGTGGGGTACGGGCCAGCCGAGAAATTGAATCCCGGTGTCTATCACGGTATAAACTTCCTGTTCCGCGTCGAACACGACGCGGAAGAAGAGGCGGTTAAACTCGTGACGGACGGCCGGCGCGTGGGGATTCAGACACTTGGTGCTCTTGTCTTTTAAGACCGCCAAAACCTGCCGGCGAGCGCATGTCTCGCTAGCCGTGATTGGCTTGAGGTACTGCGTGCCCGCGGGGATGGTGTTCAGCAAGATGTGGTTTGCGCATAGACATTGCCGGTCGTCCTCGAATTCAAGGGAATGGGTGGGACATATACAGCATAAAAAAATAAATATAGTGCATAAAGGGAATCGTACCCTAGTGTAAAGCTGACGTGACAAGTTTTGAAACACCATGTTGTCACGTTCCGCAGTATTTCGCTATCCTTACAGGATAGCTACTATGTGTTCCTTCTTGTAAGGTCTCCAGTCAGGTGAGTGTTTATGGAAAATGCATACCCGATTTCCATTGCGGTATGTAAAGTGATGCCATGTACTTAATCTAAATCGCTTATAAAATTTATTAGGATATTCAATACATACGGGTCGTGACCTTTCGGAAAGATATGCAATGGCTTCTGTTCGTCCGCATTCTACCCCAGGTGGATAAACATAGATCCAACTATTCGGTATTGGATAAGGCCAACGCCTGTCTAGGCATTGACAGTGTTGTTCTCTTGTGACAGCATCACAAGTACTGATTGTAATATGTACGATTATTATTGATAATAAAAACTTCATAACGGATTATCTATGTGCATGGAGTGTCCTACATATCAAAATAAATGGTTTTACTGAAGGATACAATTGTTCATGTTGTTTCTTGGTAAATTTGATTATACTGTAACGTTTATGCAGGGGTATCATGTACGAACAGGCAATTGGTAACCATTCGGTTGATTAAAATTAGTGGGTTTATCTGTGTGTTTACTCAATATCAGTGGTGTTTTTTGGGTGGCGTTAACGATAACGGAGAACCAGCGATATCCCTGTTCACATTCTGTAAGAAACTGCTTACTGATTTCATGATGACGTCCTAGGCATACTTTTTGGTTATAATTAGGAGGTAGGTGAACTATCAGTTCCATATTAGGACATCGGTAACTGGACGAAATACATTCCACCCACTGGTGACGTTTACGAGGAAACCAGTGCTCGGGACTCATATTTTTACCTGAACAATAACAACGCATTTCCGTAGCGATGTTTACACATATCCAGGTAGCAAGGAGGCCAATCATGAAGCCCCACGTTGCTCGCATGATAGCTCCGTTCCCTTGTTACTCGGCGTCCGTAAATTCGTGAGAACTTGGATTCCCGGAATTGGGTCCTAAACTGCGTACATGACTCCTCGTTTCCCGGTAGTTACCTCCCATTTCACGCAAAAACACTTATCATACCGCGCTCGGACAGGTGTCCGAGCGTCTATTTTGCCGTCCACCCAGGTGTTTTACCGCAAACCTAATCCACTACATACCACACCATACACAAAACGGGCTGCGTGCGACACCATTTTATTAAAACGGGAACCACACTTTCACACCAGCTCTACCAACACGGCTCGGACCTTTCTCTTTTGCAGACCGCTCTCAAGCGTCACCTCCACCCACCGCGGATTCCCCCTCGCGTCCCTCGTGTCTCTTATCTCCCTCGTCGTTTTCCCCCTCGTCGCCGCTGCTACTGCTGCGACGGTCCCGAAATCCGTCCGGATCGCAGGTCGGAAATGTCTCCGACACGATCCACGCGCCTTTCACCCAGTCCGACTGGTCCAGTCTCGCCAACACGTTACTCGGCATCAGCTGCAGAGCCACGGCCGTCACGGCGCTGTACCGGTGCAACACCAGGGACTTGGTCTGCGACGTAGCCATCAGTACGGCGTAGGCCCCGTAGTCCGCCTGATAGGCCGCGTGGTGGGTTAGACGTTCCCACCCCGAGGTGCCGTCGCGAGCCCTCGCGCACAGCAGCTGGACGGCGTTCTGATGTCTGTAGTGGACCATGGCGCTCGGACCGCTGATGAACGAGTAATAATGCGCGGCCGAGACGGCGTGTTGATCGTGCATGGGCGAGCGACGACAACACTACCTGCGGCGTCGTCCTCCATGCTTCGTCCTCTCACCTTCTTATGTAGTGACACCTCCTCTCTCACGCTCTTGGACCGCATTTGCGCACTCAGTCCTTCTCTCTCCTTTCCATAAAGTGCTTCTCTATGGTCAGTGCAGGATACGTATACTTTTTCTATCGTCACAGCGACCTGTAAATCAGCGCGCTCAGCGGACAGTAGTTCTGACACCTGTCGCTACGATAGGCGGTCACCAAGTACAGGATCAGCAGCACGATACCCACCAGAAAGATCAACACTGACAGCCAGGCCAGCGTCGTCCGATTACTCTTGTTTCCTTCCTCTTTCCCCACGTACACCACACTCTCGTTTCGATGCCGGTGGTGATGCTGACGACCGGTCTCTCCTTTCTCCTCCTTGTCTTCGCGCGGCGTCACGGTGTAATGCGGCGCGCATACAGTATCGTGCGTGCGCGTACAGACCTGCGCCGTCACCGGCTTGTGACCCGTACACTTCGTACAATTTGTGCAGTTTTTCCCCGATACGCTGAAGGTCCCGTTCGGACACGACTCGCAGACCGTACCCGTCAGTGGCGTGCACGGCTTTTTCATCTGATACCCGTCGCTGCACTTCGGGCAGCATTCCCCTCCCATCCTCACCTCATCTTCCTTGCATCTGATTCCCGCTACTCGCGCCGCTGCGACTGCCGACCCCAGGCACAGCAGCGTCCACAGAGGCCTCATACCCCGCTGGCACCCCCGTTGCCGCCGCCGTCGGAGGGTCGGCGACCGCGCATGGTAGCGGTCCCATCTTGGGCGCGATTTGCAATTCGGACACCGTGGCGTAAATATAGGACATAGATCGGTACAGATACACCGTCACCTGATCACCCCCTATACTATCTATGGACGTCAAGAAAGTTCCTCGCCCGATCTATAACCGTGACTGGTCGGTAGATATCTCCTACCGTAGTACAGGCCGCCCGCCACCGCAACTGTGGTGATTACGGGCACCGTATAGATGATACTAGCAACCGCGGCTTCCTCGTTTACTTGCATATCCGATGATGCGTCCTCCCCTTCTATTATTTTTTCTTCCAACCTGTGCTCTGTCATCTTGTTTGATCCTTCGTGGAATACTCGACAAGTATAGTTCTGAGCGGCTGTCTGCTTAGGAAACGCAAAAGTTCCCCAGGCAGAGCAAGTGTAGTTCATATTAGGTCCTATAAAAAACGAGGCAGCGTTCATATGGTGGGTTCCGTTGCTACCTGTGATCGATACTTCACAGGGCCGAAATACGGACACGCGACATATAGTGTGACTCGTATTTATTCGTCTAAATATAACATCATCTGGCAGAAGAACAGTGTGTTGTGCTTTTCCACTGTAGTGACGGAGCCACCAAGGGCAGTCTGTTCGCAGATAGTTTTGTATATCTGTTGTATCCACTGTGGAGGCGTCGAATTTCCTTTCAGCGATACTAGCACTTTCATTTAATGTTTTCCACCAGGTGGAAGAATTCATGGATAAAAAATCGGTACCATTGACGCCTATAGCGTAGTAATCACTATGTGTGCCGTTGTTCATGATACTGCAGGCGTGATATTTTTGTAATGTCAGTCTTGGATAAGGGTTCCATTGTTCAGGTTCTGATAGATTGAAATATTTATAGAGGATCTTTGTATTTATGGAATCTCTCCTAAGAAAGCTGGATACTTTACGCTCTTCACCGTCTTTGTAAGTTCGATTAGCAACAAATGTTTCAAACCACGTTTGAGTCCCTTCTGTGATGACGTGTGGTGCTTCTTGACGCAGATTGGACGTATACGACCCGTTATATCGAACAAACAGGCTATCGTTCAAAAAACCATATACGTAACCTATATAAGAGTAGCCATGTACATCATATTTCAGATAATATGTGTACGTGAGTGAATACTCTTTGGTAAACGGTATAAAATATCCCACCAAGCAAAGAATTAGCATCTTTCCCTGTTTTTCATATTCTATTCGCCGTCGCATCACCTTTTGACACATCCGCTCATAAATCATCTTCGAAACACCCCACCCCAAATTATAACGCTCACGCGTAAAATATTTTCTATTCATACTTTATTTTGCACACATCAAAATCAGGACCAAGTGAAAGCACCCTCCCTTCCCTTCTCACGTCTTCATCCTCCTATGTCCCGGATACTCATCGTACTGCGGCAGGCGTCGATAACCATCGCCCCGTCGGCCCAAGCAGCGGCGGCAGCAGTGCAGGTAGATCAGGTAGCACACGAACCCCACGCTGAAAAAACCCCAGAAACCCAGAAAGCTCGCCACGCCCCGAGTGGCCCAGGGCGAGAGCCCCGTCGGGATCTCGGGCGGTGTCGCCAGCGGGGGCTCCGTGGGAGGCAGGGCCGGCACGAACTTCGCCTGCTTGTCTCCAGAACGGTAGCAGCCGCCCGGCAGTCGGTACTGCCGGACCACCGGCCAGCAGCGGTCGGGCTGCTCCTCCGGTTGACACAGGGGCCCCCAGCACTCCTCGTCCTCTCCTTCGCCGGCATCGATGTTAATCTCCGTTCCGTCACCTATCGACGCCGGCTCGATGTAGAACCGGTTGCGCCGGAACCCCATCTGCGACGACCAACCGCAGTCCACATGTTTCAGGCGCCACGGCGTGGGCGACCAGATCTGACGGTCCTGCGAATGGCGGCCCAGCGGCGGCGTGCAGCACGGCTCGTCGGCCCAGCTCAGCGTCTCCAGATGCGTGAGGACGACGAAGCGCTGCAGGACGAGCGCGTGACTGTCGTTGCGCAGCAGGCACTCGTACACGCCGGCCGAGGACGCCGTCGCGCGGAAAGTCAGCGAGAACAGATGAGCCACGTGCAGGTCGGTGAAGTTGTAACTGACGCCTCCGCGGAGACGCGACTCCGTCAGCTTCTCCTCGAGGGGGACGACTACCTCCCCTCCGCGCGAGAGATTGAAGACCAGCTCGACGCTACGCTCGGTTGGAGGCGACAGACAGAACGTAGCCCTGATGACCGCCAGAGGCCACTGGTGGATCATGACCGTGCACGGGACCGTGACTCGCTCCCCTTCGGCCACCAGCATGGGTGCCGGCGACACGATCTCGTAGTTCTCGGCCCGCGTTTCTTTCGGCAGCCCGGTGGGAGCGGCCGCGTCGGACAACAGCGCACCGGCTCGCGAGGACTTTTCGGGCTCGAGCAGCAGCATCCCGACGACGGTGAGCAGCGGCAACAGCCTCCGCACCTTGCCGACCTGCCGACGCGCCATCCCCTGCTCGCCGCGGCCTGCTCCTGCTCGGTCTGTCGGCCCCTCCGCCGCCGCGCCGGCGTGGTGGTCACGACGATCCGACGAGACGGCTCCTCCGGGACGACCGATAATGAGCGGCCCGTCCTCCTTCAGGTCTTTTTCGCCAAGTCCGCGGGGGCTTCGCCGGCGGTCGCTTCGCCCGCGGACTCCCCGGCGAGCTCACCGGAGGGTTCACCGACGGCGTCGCCGACCTCCTCGCCGCCGTCCCCGACGTGGTTCAAGACCATCGCGCAGGACCTTCTGCGTCGCCAGCGGTACGTGACTTGTCTCATCGCCACGTCCAGCGACTGAACGGCGCCCGATCAAAGAAGAACGCCGCCGTCACAGCGTCTGGTACGGCTGCACGAAGTCGTGGCTGTTGCGCAGGGCGTTGCGGACGGCCTTCCTCACCGCCTGTTGCATGGCGGTCACCACCTCGGGCGGCACGGGCGGCGGGGGCAGGTCGATCAGCAGCTCGCGAGAGTCCTGGTCGCGTTCGGCGTACGACGGACTGCACGGCTGGAAGACCGAGGACCAGTCGTCGATGCTGTCGATCTCCACCGCCGTCTCCTCGCAGGCGTCGGACATCAGCCGGTGCAGCGGGTTGTCGATGCCGCGGTAGAGCCGCTCGTCTCCCGATCCCCTGGCGTGACGATGGGACCCGACGGAGGACACACTGGTGGAGCGGCTGGCACCGCCGACGCTGCCGGTGCCGCTGCTGCCGCTCTCTGAAGCGTGCCGCGAGGGCCGACGCAGGATCACCCGGTCCTGCCACTCGTCGAAGCGGTCGCAGCAGCGGTTGAGCCAGCCGCACTTGATGATGAAGCGACGGAAGGCGTCGTTGTTCCAGACGTAGAGGATGAAGAACAGCAGGAGCATGCTAGCGATGAAGCCGAAGACCACGAGGGCCGTGAGGGCGTTGGAAGAGCTGCTCTGCGACGCGGTTGTAGCAGTGGACAGCGTCGTGCTACTCGTACTGCTGGCAGTAGTCATGGCCGACACGCGGACTGTGCACCAGCTCAGCCGAGGTCTCAGGGGAGACCTCGCTTCAACGCCGGTTATTTATTTCCAACGTGATCATACACGTCACTTAGGACCGATTGACGTGCCCGCTTCTCTATTCCCCTTTTTAACCACGTCAACGGCTCACGCGCTCACACGTCGTTAGCTGCGTGGATAGGTGACCTTGTCCTGCGTCAACGGAATCGCGGGCGGACCCGCGGTACCGTCGCTGACGGGCGGGGGATACGCGGGTCCCGTGGCGCCCATTGGTAACGTGGGAGGGGGGAAGACGGGGTTATCGTAAGTGTACCGGCCCCGCGTCATCTGCCGCTGCTGCTCGTCTGGGTCCCCGCCACAACAGTCCGGGAATAACTTACGAAAGCAATACCAAACACACAGTATACAAGTAAATATAAAAAATAACGATAAAAAACCACATCCACCCAGAAGTCCTGCAATAATTTGTTGTTGATTCAGACCATTGTTATTAGTGTCATTAGCATTCGAACATCCAGTGCCCGTAGTAGCAGTGCTACTAGTGCTCTGTGACGAGTTACTCGAGGTACCCGTCGTGGTTTCGGAAGCCAAAGCTGCCGATACGGCAGATGATAACGCCACCAAAGTCACTGTCACCGTCATATTAGGTGCGGTATAATTTTCGCAATTTGAGATACCTGCAGGCGGAGTAAGTGGAGTACCGGGGTAGGTCAACGTATGACTTCGAAGTCCTATACATGTGCTAGAAAACAAAGAACATTGTGTAGGGGGGGATATTCCCTGAACTGTATATCCGTAGTATAGAGTACGATTGCACTTCTTGACTGTGTGATTTGTAGTAATGTTTAATTGATGGTCGTTACCTGTATTATGTAACAGCACCGTGGCAGGGAAGGTGTCGTTGACGGCGCAAAATACATCGTGTGATTGATTAGCCTTTGTGTTGACATAGATTGTGCCGATCGGTGCGATAGATGTACGCAAGGTAATGTTCATCTTTTGTCCATCGAATTTGAAACAATCGTGTATTCCTGTGCAGTTGAGGCCGCATCTCCTTAACGTCATGGTAGCTGTTGTATCAGATCTGCTATGCTCAACTTTACCAAAAGGGTAATTAGCACGATCTTGGGGAGTATGATTATAATAAGACATTGTAGTTTCTGACAAAGATCGGTTAGAACAAGAAGTATACATGAGACCCATGGTGATATTATCGGTCACTTCAGTGAATTCGCATTTTATATCAATATATTTCCCAATCACTAATGTTTCGTTCTTCACCTTCCATATACATTTAGTAACGTTAGCGTGGATCTTGGGTCCTTGTGTGTAAGAATTAGCGAGGCTCATGTCTAATATTTCCCAAGCTAATAATAAAGAGCTAGCCAGTCTCAATTCTGTCATCCAGAATGCTTTTATTCAGCAGATCACACATATACACAAACAGCTTTATCTACATCTAGTCCTCCACCTCCGCCACCGCGATTTATCATCATCGTCGCGGGCCGCCGAGCCGTTCCTCAGGGACCCGTCCACCTTCTCAAAAAGCCGCCGTCACCGCTCCCACCACCGGGGACACCGCTGCCATCACCGTCGCCGATCGACCAGGACCGCCGCGCGGTCTTCACGTACGTTCTGGCCCGCTGCTGCGCCGACGACATGCCTCTATGCAGGTTCTAGGGTAATACGACACCAGACGGGAAAAAATTTACTTCTCCCGTCTTTTTTCCTCGTCCTCCGTTCAGGTCTGGTGGACGGTGGCAACCGTGATAAACTGCGTCGTCGACCCCATCACGGGCTGCAGCAGATCCCCGTCGTAGAACATATCCACGTCTCCGCCTGCGATACTGCCGCGAACCCCGCGGCCCATTGGTACCATCTCCACCGCCGCCGACACGCTGTGGCACGCGCCGGGCAGCATCTCCGTCTCCTCCGACGTCGATACAGCCCACGACGAGAACCGCGAGTCCGCGGAGCGCGTCGACGGCGAGTAGTAGCCGCAGTTAAGCGGCTCCCAGTTCACGTAGATCTCGTCGTTTCGCCCCGGGAAACGGTACTTGGCGTCCGATTCGCGCCGTACCGGCCCGAAACCTAACGGCATGTCCGTGAAGCGCCGCTCGTACTCGCCGTACATCTGGCAGCAGTTCACCAGCCAGCGGTAACTCCACACCAGCCGCAGTAGCGTCAGGGTGTCCCTCCAGTGGTACAAGATGTACACCAGCAACCCCGAGATCAGTAACACCAAAAGGCACACGACGGGTAGCCACACGCTCGTGGGGATATCTCCCATGGCTCTTTTTTATTAATTAGTTAACCACAATAAGATATACACGAGTCGGTCGTTCACAAGCAGCACTCTGTACACCTCCCCTTTCCTCCTTGTCCTCGCTGGACGACCCGGCTCCCTCGACCCACCCGCCGCTCGTCCTCCTCTTCTTTTGTAGACAGCGTCCCCGGGGAAGCTGCCGCCCCCTCTCCTTTCTTACGTAGCGGGCGACGGTAGGGGAGACGACGGATGATGGGCACTTACTTGCACCGCCACCTGGACGGCCGTCTGCACGGCGCACTGCACGGCGCCCAGCCATTCGGGCGGCAGCGTCTGCTGGCCGACGCTCAGTTCTGTTCCCGCGGCGACCGTGGTGGCGGCGGCGGGCTGCGTCTCGTCCACCAGTTCTATCGTGTCCATCTGGCAGGCTGACGGCGACAGCGCCGCGCTCGCCCGGCCCCTCTCCAGATCCTGTTCCTCGTCTCCCTCGTCCTCGTCGCCGTGTCCTCCGCGTCCCCAGCGCCGGTGACGCCTTCCTCGGCACTCGTCGGGGAAGCGGCAGCCGCAGAACAGGTTGTGCAGCATGTCTCTCCAGTCGTTCTCGTGATAGTATCTCAAGTAAGCGATCAGGGCGCCGACGGCCAATACCATAAGTGTGAGCAGAAGCGCGCAGACGGCGTGGAGGACCAGGCTCATGGGATAGTGTCCCTTATCTTCCTCCTGTCTCTCTCCCTCTCCTTTGCGTTTCTCGTCCGCTTCCTCACCCGGCCACCACACGCGCAGACGGCATTCCCAGAGACGTCGAATGCGACCGGGGCGCTCGACGCGCTGGCATTTATGCTTTCCAACGTCAAGCGCCCACGTCATTTCACACCCGCCCCTTTCTCCACTGTCGTTAGTGACTTCTGCTGTTTGCTGTGCGCGGCGAAGCGAGCGAGAGCTTGGGGTGTGTGAGTTGCGATGAGGTCGCCGAGGACGGCGAGGCGTCTGCGTGTTAAACGGCTGTACGCGGGGTGTGATGTGCTTTTAAAAAACTGGCTCTAAGTAGTCTTTCTCTGCTGTCCGGTCGCCTGCCCGACCTTGCCGTCTTCGTCTCTCTCACGTCTGCATGGACTCGGCGTCCCGCAGCACGTTCCTCAGCGCCTCGTCTAAGATGTTGTCGATGTCCGTCCAACTGGGCGGCGGCGCCACGTCCTTCACGGACACCGGCTGACACATGGTCCCCGGGGCCCTGGGCAGCGTCGACGAACAAGACGACGAGGACAACGAGGCTTTCCTCCCGCGCGTCAGCGTCGAGCAGCCGTTCATCGTCGTCAGGTTCTGCACCGCCGGCGTGCGCGGCAGACGCGGCGTCCGCGGCGGTTTGTGAGGCGTCGGCTTGTGCTGCAGCGTCGCCGGCGTCTCCACCTCTCCCGGCCTCGTCGGCTCCGTCGGCGTCCGCGGATCCACGTAGGTCTGCGGTGTCAGCGCCGGTCGCGGCCACACCGGTTTGGGTTTCGTCGGCGGACCCTGTTTCTTGCGACCCGGCGCCGCGGGAGGGTGGCCGTTAGCCGTCACCTTCACCAGCGGCGTCTCCACGCCGTTCGTCGGCACCGTCCGCGGTAGCGGCGTCGGCGGCACCGTGGGTACCGTCAGATGGGTGCTCGGTGCTCGCACGGGCGGCGTTGGGGGACGCGACTTCAGCAGCTGACGGTGCTGTTCCAGCGCCTCGCCGAGACTCGAGGGAGACGAAGGAGAGGGGCATGGCGGCGGCGCCGGTTTCCAGGACGGCGGTCGGCTGATCACCGTGTCCACGCTGGTACTGCTCGAATCTGACGACGTCGAAGACGTGTCGTCGTCCTCTCTCCCGTCTTCTCCCTCTCTCCCTTCCCCCGCGGAACGCAGGCTGCTCGGCGTCGACGGAACGGTCACCACCACGTCGGGGATCTCGTAACGCGACGGCGGGAACTCGGGCTTGGGCGTCTTGGGCTCGCCGATGTACACGGAGGTGCACAGGTCGTCGCGCTCGTCCCGCGATAGCGGTGGTTTTTTCTTTTTCTGCGGCGTCCGCGGGCCGTCCATCAGCTCGATCTCCACCGGCACGGGCTTGCCCTTGTCGGATCGCTGGCAGCAGCCGCAGAAGCCCGGCGGCGCGTCCGTGGACGAGAAGCGACGCCGCGACTTGTGCTTCCGAGCGCGACGGCGGTTGACGATCAGCAGCGCGAAGGCCGTCAGGGCCATCAGGACGGCGAAGCCCACTAGGAACAAGCTGCCCTCCAGCATGCTCGCGACCCTCCTTCACCCGTCCTGGACTGCAAAACCCCGTACTGGAACTGACCGCGGCACGGCCATTTATTGTCATGGTTAGCCAGAAACGTCACGAATTGGCAAGGAGTTAGTCTATTGTTTGCGAAAAGCGGTGAAGCGGACGCGTGCGAAGTCGGAAGTGCAGAGGGGAGGCTCATGGCGGGGGCGTCTGCTGCTGCTGTTGCGCAGCTGCCGCCAGAGCCGCCGTCACGGCCGCCTGGACGATGGCGGCCAAGTCGGGCGGGAGCGCCTGGGGTACCCCGGATACGGTCGGCTGCGGAGCGGGTGCCGGGACGGGCGTCGGAGTCGGCGCGGGGGTGGTGGGCACGGTGGGGGTGGTCGCCTTCGTTCCCATGTCGCCGCTCGTCTTTTCCTTTTCCGACGTGCTCTTGGACGCGGGTTTCTCGGTGGACTTGGATTTGCTCCTACCGCCGGCCTTGGGCTTTTTGGGTTTCTCGGGCTTCTCCGGCTTCGTCTCGGGTTTTGTGTTGGGGTTGGGGATCTCCACCTTGACCTCGCACAGCGGCTGAGACGACGGATCGGACGGACCTTCGCCGGGATCCTCGGGCGGTTTGGCCACCACCTCGCAGATCACCCGGTCGCGGTTTTCGCCCTCTTGGTCGGTGTGTTGCCCGCGCTGAAACCTGACCACGTCGTACAGCGACCCGGACGTGCACTTGCTAGAGCACCAGAACACCCACTTGCAGGTGAAAAAGTCGACGTAGACTTCTCGAGCCAGTTGCGGAAAACGGATAACATAGATGATCAGGTAGATGAATAACAAACCGGTCAGTACCAGGGACACAATGCCGGGCGTGGTACCGTTAGAGGCCGCGATACTCCATATGGCTAAACTCCCAGCGACGGTTAGCACGCTAAAAGTTATGATATTGCCCCAGATGCATTCACAAGCGGGTGTGCAGATCGTCTCGCAACGCCCCATGGTTACAAAAAACCTTAATCTCCCTGTCGTTCCCTATCTAATCTGTTCTGTCGTACGATCCCCAGGCTATTTATTTCCCACCGGCGTCATACCCATGGGCATGTTCACCGATCTGCCCTCCGTTTCGCTCTACACTTGCAGTTCCAGCACCCCGAGAGTCCCTACGTCCAGGGTGGTTAGTTCCTCGACGCTCGAAGAGAGCGTTCGCATCTCCACCTCGGCGGGCGGTTCCATCGCCCGGGTTAGGGGTTCTGTCTCGCCTCTCAGACAGCAACCGCATACGCTCTCCCGACAGAAAGCCGCCAGGTCCCGCCTGAAGTACCACAGGTACGCGTTCACCACTATCGTGATGATCAAGCTGGTCAGCACGACCACGATAGAGATGGGGATCCAATGTTCCATAATGTCGCTATAGTCGTCCGACATATCCTCGTCGCGCTACCGATAGTCGCGACTCGCTGTTATACGCTTCGCCCGTCGCCGCTTCCTGGCCCGCGCGCCCCACGCACCCCGCGCCCCTCACAGCCGCGTCGTGTAGCATTCGCCCTCGTCCGACGACGCGCCCTCCTCGCACAAGATGGCCGTCATAGATTCGCTGCGATCGAACTGTCTGCCGCGTCGGGCGCCTCGTCGAAATAGCTTGGGCCGCTGCCCATCGGTGATCTCGTCGTAGTAGTAAAAGCTGATCAGCGCGCACGACACCAGCACCGTGCAGCCCATCACCACTCCCACGCAGATGGCCAGGATGGTCAGCGTCTCCATCATCGCGGCCGACTCCTCTACCTCCTCCGTTTAAAACCCGCCCAAATAATAGCCGGCCCGCGCGCTTTCTCTTCCCTTCTTCCTCACGTCGCTGCCGCCATGTGGCCCTTCACGGTGCTGCTGGCCGTTACCTACCTACTGGGCCTCACCTTTTGGCTGGAGCTCTTCTGCCTCTTCTCCACGGCCCTCTTCGACCGCGAGATCGCCTGGGCGATCTTTGTGCGCATGCTGGTGCTCGGCGTCGTCTTGGACGCCGGCGCTAGCGTCTCTCACACTTTCATTCGCTGTCTAGCCTACGAACGCGCTTTCGCCGTGCCAGTGGCCTTCGCCTCCCCCTAGAAACCACCATGTCGTCCCGTCCGCCGCTTCCTGACGCGGTCTCGCGCTACAAAACCCGGCCTGACCCGCGTCCCGCAGACGCCCCGCCAATAAACACACGCACGACATGAGGGCCTGGATCGAGATTTTACTTAGCGTCGTCACCATAGCCTTGCTCCTGGGCGTCTTCCTAAGCATCTTAGCTTGGTATTTTATCAGTTAACCTGCGTGACTGCGATTTCGAAACGACGGATGACGCCGTCTATAAAGCTCACTCCCTATCTCCGTCCACGCCCAGTCCTCTCGGCGGAGCGCAACAGAGGTCGGAGCTCCACAGGAAAAGTCCAACTTCCCATCCAGCAACACGCCACGGCGAGGCCATGACCGCGCCGACGGCGGGCACCGGCTACCTGGTGAAAACCCAGGAGCGAAAAGAATGGTGGCCCGACAACTCGCTCAAGCGCTGGTGGATCGGTATCCTCGTGATCATCATCATCGGCGTGTCGCTGGTGGCGTTCATGATGTTCATGCAGAAGCACGGTGCCAGTGGCAGTACCAGCAGCGGTTAACCGACGCTACAGCTCCAGGTTGCGCAGCCGGCCCGCCAGCTGGTCGCGTTGCTGCAGCTCCGAGGCCAGGGAGTCGCACCACCACTTACGCGTGCGGTCCCAGTAGGTACGTAGCAGCGCCCGCAGCGTGTCGTAAAACGCCTCCACCGTCTCCAGCGTATGCGCCACCTCACGCAGGACGCGCGTTGCCTGGCACGAGCGGCGCGGCTCTCGACCCCTTTCCTCCTTCCCCTTCGCTCTACTTCTTTTTCCTCCCTCCCCGCCTCTGGCGTCAGCGCTGTCGCCTCGCTCTCGGGACTGCCCATCCCCAGCGTCAGCCTTTTTAGGGCTCACGCTGCTCGCGGGCACTCGGACATAGCCGTCCTGCGTGGGCCACAGGCTCTGGCAGCGGTTGTCCTTTCCTGTCACCAGCCCCAGGAGCTGTGGCGTGTCGCCCTCCGGCCATCCGCTCAGCGTTTGTCGGCCTAGGGCCAGCACCGGCCGCCTTCCGCGGTCCGTCTCGGCGTCCAGCAGCACGAAATGCGGCGCGCGGTATAGATCCGCCGGCCCGTTTCGTCCGCTGCTGGCGCTGCCGTTCTCATGTGGCTCCTGTCTCCTCTCGTGCGTGGTCTTTTGCGAATCGCCGACCCGGCTCGTCTCATTCTCTGGCTGACTTGGCGCCTGGCGCGGTTTCTGTGGTTCCGGGTACCCGCGGTGAGTCTCGTTCCTCCCCCCGTGTTCCGATTCCCCTGCGCCGCCTGACGACGGCGGCTGCAGCTCGATTTCCAGCGCGTGCAGGTAGTGCGTGGCGTTGTACTCGCATCGCCGAGCCGCCGTCACGATGGGCGGGCAGCGGCACAGACAGTCGCTGTCGCCCGGGTCGGCCGGCTGCCGCGCGAACCTCCGCTGGCACTCGGCCCGTTCCGCCTCCTCAGGCTCGTGTCTCTCGTCCCGCAGCGGCCACAGCAACCCGCCCAGCTCCCGGGGGAGAAAGCCGACCCACAGCATGACCTCCCCGACGCCCGACCTGCTCGCCAACAGCGGGGTACGCAGACGGAATACGTTGAAGCGGACTTTCTCTGCGCTCTCGCGGAGTACCGACGGCGCCAGCTGCTGCTCGACGACGGCGTCGGAGGAGGAGCAGCGACGGCCGACTTCACCGGCGGCGACGGTGGTGGCGGCGGCGCCTGCACCGTCTGCTGCCCCGGCCGGCGCGACCGCGGGCGCGGTAAACGGGACCGTAGCAGTCATCGACGTCGCCGGAGACGCTGAAGACGGTTTGACCCAGCGTCTCTGCACGTCCACCTCCAGCAACGGCACCGCGGGTGAGGCCGGGGCGGAAGGCGGGTCGTCGTTCGTAACGACGTCGTCCTCCCCTTCTTCACCGCCTCGTCTCCCCATCACCTCTGTCTTTATCGTCTCCCCACCTGCAGGTGTCGCCAGTGAAGCCGTCGTCAGTGCACCTCCTCTCGTTAGCGAGAAGGGCGGCGAGACTACTACCGGCTGCAAGGTCGTCGAGCAGGAGGAGCGCGAGAGCCCCAAGAACCTCTGGTGTACGGCCTTCAGAGAAGCCATCTGGGACGTGGCCCTGCTGGAAGTTCCGCGCTGGGCCTGGCAGGGCTGGAGGCGGTGGCGGTCCCAGCGCGGGACTTCTTCCTTCCCCGTCTCTTTCCTCGCCCCCTCCGTTTTGCCCCCGTCCCCCCAGTCAGCGGCCGCCTCTGTCGCGGCGTCTCTCGGCTCGGCCGTCTCTTTCTCTGATCTGGTCGGCCAGGCCCTGGGCGAGGTCATCGGCTCCTTCGTGGCGTACATCGTTTTGGAGAGGCTCTGGCTCGCCGCCCGGGACTGGGTGTCTGGCCACGACGCCGAAAGCGAAGAGGCCATGGCCAGGCGGCGCCAGCGCATGCTCTGGCGGATGTTCACGCGCGGCGGGCCGGACGGCGCGGAGCAGTGTTCGTTCCGGGGAACGGTTGTCGAGGAGTCGGCGGACGAGAGCGGCGGCGAGCTCCTGAGCTCGGGAGCTGGCGCTGCTACTCGCCCTTCCCCGCTGCCCGGTAACGCGTGACAGTAATAGTAGGCCGCGAACGTGTTGCGGCACGTCCCAGTCTCCTGCCATAGCGGTGAGATCTCGTTGCTAGTCGGGAAGAACGCTGTCAACGCCCACCACCACCACAACATCCCCGCTAGCTCCGGTGGACGCCGGGCCATTGGTTTCTCCCGCTGTATATCGTTTCCCGACCCCGTGTACTGCTGTGTGGTGTACGATCGTCTTTTTGGCTGTGAAGTCCCTCAATAAATACTAGTGAACTCATTGCCTCCGGCTGTCTCGTCATGTTTGTCGTTCCCCTCTGTTGCATCTGAATCCCACTTTGGTATCACCTTAGTAGTACTTTTGCGAGACACCTCAGTCGGTGTCCGACGCCGGCAGTTCCCGGGGTAGCATACGCCACAGTTGCGTTCGGGGACCGTGGCCGCTGCCGAGCGTGAGTACGAGATACCGACGCCAAGGTTGGGACGGCCGGATGCGTTGTGGGGGGCGTCTGACGGTGCTGCCCCCTCCCAAAGAACTCCCTCCGCCCTCTTCGTCCTCCTCGTCTTCGTCCCACCCGTGCAGCAGACGTACGCCTACACCGCGGCTGCTGACGTGTTCCCAGCGGCCCGTACCGTCACGCTGTCGCGCTATCAATAGCTGGCTGACGCCGCAGCGATAGCCGTCCCAGCGGCACCAGCAGTCATCGGGGTGACTGGAGTTCCCTGGGGGTGGGGGATGGGCGGCTAAACCTGTGACGGGCCGTGAGTCAGGGTTCGGACTAGTGGATAATTCCCTAGAGACCCCTACGGTGACGCTCACGGTGGCTTCCGTTGTGGTGACGGTGGCGGCCATGTTGTATGCGTCATAGCGTAGTGGTCAGTGTGTTTTGCAGTATACGAGGAAGTGAGTTAAAGGAGTTGATTGAAAGTGGAGAGATTACAGTACGTTGTTCCAGTCTATGCCTGTGTCGTGTTCGTTGTTAATTCGCCACCATTCACTGAGTTTCCAAAAGATTGTTTTTCCTTGAAATTGTTCCGGTCGGTCTTTTGGGTTAGTAATGTTGGGGCGCCAATCATATGGCACTTGTAAGCCATAGCCTAGAGTGACACTATATTTAGGAGGGTGTTTTTGGGTTTGTTGCCAGGTGACTTTGTAGCATCCTAGTCGAGTACTATTTGTAACAAGTGTGGCTTTTTTGTGGAGACAGTGTCCTCCTCCGTGTAGTGTAAAAAAATAGCGGGTGTGGGACAACGGTTTTGGTGGTCGAATTTACACAACCATGGACTGTTTGGAGTGGCTTTTTTGTGTATTTTGTCACGTGTGTTACAAACACATTTGTTGAGGTTGGGGACTGCGTGTGTAAGTATGAGGATAGTGTTGAAAAATAGTGTGAAGGTGTTGACGAGCATACCGTATCTCCCTGACGTAGACGGTGTATGTTGCAACGAGTCCTAAACAGTAATGGTGTGTTGTACGGTTTTGGTATGTTGCGGCTGAATGGTGTGTTGAACGGCGAAGTTGCATATGTAGGATGTACACAAAGGCAGGAATACACGAGAGTTTCCATTTCCATAAGCGTTTTTATTGCTGTTCTGTTAGGAAAGCGAACGTTACCGGTGAAGATTATGGCCAACCCAATTCCCATACTCCGTCGAGTCCGTGGTAGATGTAATGTCCGTATTCTTCAGGTATCTGTCGGAACCAGTCGAGTATAGTTCGTTGAATCAAGGCTTTGGGATGAAATCTAGGTCCGGGTTGCCAGTAGTAGGGGATGTCTTCGCGTGGTCCGAGGAGTATAGTGTTGTCGTTGCGATGTTTGAGTTTGAAGCATGCTCGTCGATGTATTTTGGCAAGTTTTGTGGAGGCATTGAGGCAGATGCCTATTCCGGTGTCGTTATACAGCAGAGCTTCTTTAACGTTGCATGTCGTATGCGGTGGAATGATGCAGAGCCACGTGTTGCTGGGTTGCGTTCTTCTGGTTGAGTTTTTGTGAGGACACAGGCATTCAGAAGTCGTTGCTGTTCGTGTCGCGAAGCTAGTTTTGAGTCGTAATTGCAGCAGGCAGAGCAGCAGCAGAGTCGCGTAGGCCAGTAGTCGCGGCGTAGCATTCGTTGAAGTGGTAGTGGTAGTCGTTGTTGCGTGTAGATCTGTTGTATGTCGTTGAAGGTGTTGAGGAGGTGTGCGTAGTGTGTTGGTGAGTGCTTTTATGTGTGGAGGTGTGTTGTAATGGTGTTGAGATTGTGAAAGTATAGCCCCCCTCCTCCGCGTCCCCCCGGGGCCCGTCCTTTCTCCTCCTTGCAGTGCGTTCATTGTCCGTTCATTGTCCGTTCATTCTCCGCAGTGCATTCCCCTCAGCTCCTTCCCCCCAGTTCATTCCCCTCACCTTCAGTCTCCTTCCAGTTCGTTCTCGGACTCACAGCTGGCATACGGTGTGACTCAACGCTGGCAGAGCCTGTGACGCAACGCTGCCTCACCGGCTGGCTTACCGCCGGCTTGGCCTCGCCAGCACACAGCTGCAGTCACAGCCGCGCGCCAGCACACACTCACCTTCGTTCCACAGCACGCCGCCCACATCGTTTGCCCTCCTTACCCGCTGTCACCACCACAGTCTCATCCGGAAACTTGCCCTACCACCCTAGTCTATCCGCGCAGCGAGTGTGGCGCGTGTTTGCCGTGGCCGGGATCGGTGAGTCACGGAACCGGTTTCCGCGGCGGCGTGCGGCGGGCCGGCCGGTCGGACGTGTTTCGGGCCGGCGGGTCGTCGCGGGGACTGGTTTGGCGTGCGTACGTACGTGTTTCTGCACGGCTCCGGCCGCCGCTTCGGCCTCCCTGCACGCCCGCGGCAAGCGACACGCGCAACCTTGCGCCAATTTAGTGCCCCCCCGCCAAAAACACCCCCCCACCCCCCGGGACCCGCAGCGGAGGCCGGATCGGAGTGTGTGCGTCCACCGGTCTGGCGTCCCCAGGCGTGCAAACGGCCAACCAAGCGTGAGCTGCCGGAGGCGGCGCCTGCGACCGCTGCCCGCCTCACGCGGGAACAACACTGGGTATAAAATCTGCCTTCGGAGCTCACACACGCACGCCTGCGCTTCTCGCCGTTTGCCTCTGAAAACTACGTGCTCCGCGAGGGCCGAGAGAACACGCGGTTTTCAGGGGTGACGCGCGTGCACTCTAACGAGACTATTAGGAACCATAATCGCCGTCCGCGATCCACACCGACTTTCCGCTGAAGCCGTTCCCGTTGCGGACTCCGATCCGCCCTTCCCCACTTCAATTCCTCACGACGCTCTCTGTAGGCAACGTACGCTCAGGCCGACGCCATGAGCCAGCGCTTTCCGCGCCCGCCGGGACGACCGCACGCCCACCCCAACGTGCACAACCCCACCACGTGCAAGCCCCACGCCGGAGGCCAAGCAGGCGCCATCGGCGGAGGACCGCCCGGCGCCCCGCCGAGCCTCAACTTCTGGAACAGCCCGGAGCGGTTCCTGCTGGCGCAGATCCCCGTGGAACGGAGAACGTTGACGGAGCTGGAATACCAAGCCATGGGCACCATCTGGCGCACGGCGTTCATGGCTAACACCACCAGCCGAGCCATGCGCAAGTGGGCGCAACGAGAGGCCGGCGGTCTGCTCCCGCTGGGCCGGCCGTACGGCTTCTACGCGCGCATCACGCCGCGCAGCCAGATGGCCGGCGTCGGGGCCACCGACCTGCGCCAGCTCTCGCCGCGCGACCCCTGGATCGTGCTGGTGGCCACCATCGTCCACGAGGCGGCGACGGGACACGAACCGCTGCCGTCCCCGGGAGCCACGGCGCCGCCTACGGGACTGGACGGCCTGTGCCAACAGGACCAGCTGTACCTGGCCCTGGGCGTCAACTTTCGGGTGTTCATCTACGACCTGCAGCGCAACACGCTGACCCTAGCCGCCCGCGACGCCGACGAATGGTTCCGCTACGGCGCCGGCGACGTGGCGCGGCTGTATCGGTCCAACCGGCTGGGGCTGAACGCGCCGCGGGCCACCGCTGTCCCCGAGCCCGCGCTGCTGCGGACGCTGACCAAGAGCGACGACGTGAACGAACTGGGCCGCGAGCTGCGCCGCCGGTGGCAGCACACGGGCATCCCGCTGCAGACGCCCGGACGACTGCGCCAACCCTGGGTGATCCTGGGCTCCTGGCAGGAGCTGGAAAACTACGAGCCGTTCGCCTCGGCGCCACACCCGCCGTCGCTGCTGACGGCCGTGCAGCGCCACATCCACCAGCGCCTGTGCTGCGGGTGGCTGTTTCTGGGCGTCGTGCTGCCCAGTCGCTGGCTAACGATCTACTGCCGCCACGACACAGAGGCGGGGACGCCGCAGGAAAACCCGAGCGTGTCGGCTGATACCGGGAACGATGCCTCGTCCTCAGCCAGGCTCTCTTCCTCGGAACACGGCGCCGCGACCAGGTCCGGGGGTCCGGCGAATGCAGCCACGACGTCTCCTCAGCATGGCGGACGACAGACCGGGACGGGGCCCGGCGCCTCTAATACCGCAGCTGGCGCAGGTACCGGGACGGGCTTGTCTTCGGGGATGGCGCCGAGCCAGACCGCAGGACGCGGAAACGGACCCGCGGGACACCCAGCCGGCGCGCCTCTAATAACGCATACGGCGAACACCCAGGGACACGGCGTCGCGCCCCACAACTCGTCCGCTGCTACCTGTGCCGTGTCCCCACCTCTGTCGAGCTCCGCCGGCCCGACTTCTGCTGCTGGAACTGCTGCCGGTGCTACCTCCTCTGGTCAACGTCCCACGGCCGCCGACCTGCTCCAGCAGCAGCAACTGCAACAGTTGCAGCAACCGCCCGTTCGGGGAACGGACGGCCGGCCCTACGCCCAGGCCCTGCTAGTGCTGGACGAGCTGGGTGCCGTCTTCGGCTACTGCCCCCAGGACGGCCACCTCTACCCGCTGGCCGACGAGCTCTCGCACCTGCTGCGCGCCGGCCTCCTGGGGCTGCTGACCCTGGGCCGCGTCTCCGCCCCGCCCGCCGAGGCCGCCCTGCGCCTCCTGCCCGACCTCGACCGCGAGCACTGGGAGCGGCCCCGCTGGGACGCCCTGCACCTACACCCTAAAGCGTCACCATGGACGCAAGACCCCGAAAAGGTGTTTAACTTTTTGACGCGGCAGGGGCGCGGGGACCCCGTGTGGAACAGATGGGACTTTCTCATGAGGGACTCAGAAGCTGTGGAAATCTTTATCGACGAACTGGTGGTCCAACGACAGGCGCAGCTGCCGGAGAAGTACATAGGTTTTTACCAAATTCGCAAGTTGCCGCAGGAACTCAAAAGACCCAAAAAGAACAAACACGCCCATCCGCTTCCGATGTACGACGAGCTAACCGAACCGCTCAGTCCGCAGGCCAGCCTGTGTAACGCCCTCCGGACGGACGACGAGAGCTGGTGTCCGCAAAGTACCGTTCACGATGAGCTGGCCTGGATGGATCTCGACGAATCACGCTGGGAGCCGGGGACCAGCCGCACAGACGATATAAAGCAGCGCCGCCTGGCCAAAGGCACTCTGCGAGCCGGAGCCGAGATCGATCGTCCCATGCCCGTCGTGCCGGCAGAATGCCACCACCAGATGTTCACCGCCGGAGGCCACCAGGTAATCCCACTGTGCGGATCCGAACCCGAGGACGACGATGAAGAGCACATCTACGAGGAGATTCCGCCGCGACCCCCGCTGCCCACCCCCAGGACGTCGCTGATGTCCGCGGGCCCGAAAACGCCGGGGGGCAGACCGCGTCCACACACGCCTCCGCAGAAACCGCCGCGGTCGCCTCAGGTCCCGGCCACGCCTCCCAGGCCGTCGCACAAGGCCCGGGCGCCCCCGCCGCCTCGAACACCGCAGTCGCCGACCAGTCCCGGCGGATACGTGCGTCCTCCGCGACCGCCCCCACCCAGAGGAGACGTGCAGACGGAGGCGCAGCTGTGTCACAAGATGGGGGCCATGAATCTCGACCACCAGTACCCACAGACTCCTCTCCGGTCTCCACCCCCGAGGCCGCCTAACCGCGGTCCCCCGGCTCCTCCTCCCAGAAACAAGAAGAAACAACAGCAGCATCCCTCCCACACTCATGTTCCGCGTCACGTCCGCCAGTAGCGACGGCAGCAGCAGCCGGGGCGACACTGTCGCACGGTTCGAAGTAGTCCACCCGCACTAGTCAGGAGTAGCTGTCGGCCGCCGACGAGGACTCCTGTCGGTCCTGACTCCGCCGCGACGCCCTCGTCGCGGATGTCGCCGCCGAGCACCCGCTCCGCTGCGACGACCAGCGTCGGGCCCATGACGGCAGTTTGAGTCTCCGGACACGAAGCCTCTTCCACCACGGCTGCCTGACGCCCTCGCTCAAATCCGGACACGACACCGCCGAGGCGTAGGACGACATGGACGACGAGCTCATGCCCGAGTCCGCCGTCCGCGAGCGGCTCCGCAGCGCGTGGCCCTGCCAGTCGCCGCAGTCGCACCACACGTCGTGGGCCACGTGCACCTGGTGGCGCCACTGCGCCTCCACCTGCTCGGGCCAGGCGCCGGAGCCCGGCCTCAGCTCGGCCGAGACCCCCACGTACTCTACGTGCGCCTTCCAGTCCATGCAGGCGCACCACAAGTCGTGCGAGTCGTCGGCCACCCGCCGCCAGGCCAGTTCGCGCATGGGGAGGCTGGAGACGGCGCTCGACATGACCGGCATGCCGACGACCGGCGGGTGACCGCAGTCCGACGCCATGGTCGACCCCTCAGCGTCGTCCTCCGGTCCTTCGTCGCGGCCCAGGAGCGAGCGCAACTCGTCTCCGCGGCCCTCCGACCGCGAAATCCACGCCCCGCGCTGCCGCCAGCAGCACGGAAAGCAGCACGCGAAGCCGCGCCACGCCAGCCCGAGCCCCTAAAGTCGCATGTCCCCACGCCCCGACTGAGGGTGCGCCCCACCCGGCCTCGTTTTTCTGCTTACGGGGGTCGTCTCGGACGTCCCCCCACAAGGGCCGTAGCTTTCAATAAAATCAACGTGAACCACAGACACTTGTCCCGTTTTCCACACACGGGGGTTTATTCACAGGGGAAGGGGAAGACTCAGCACATAAAAAACCGCATCCACTTGAGAGACATCTCGAGGTTCACCGTCACGTACACGATAAAGATCACCAGGGCGGTGACGCTCAATGCGTAGAACAGGACGGCCAAAGCCACGTGCCGGTAAGACCGGTGGACCATCCCGTACTGCATGTTCCACATGTAGGCATTGGAGGTGTAGTCCACCCGGATCTCGGGCACGCAGGTCAACCACACTACGTCCCCGTTGAGGACCAGGCGCACCACCAGTCTCTGAATGAGAGGCAGCACGTTCGCGTACTGCACGCGCCAAATCAAATTCTCGCCCGCGATGAACTCTACATCCTCGGCGCGCACCGCCAGGTTCTCGCCCACGCCGCCGTAGTCGGCCTTCGGGTCGAAGACAAAGGTGGTCAGGTTGCCCGACACACTGCCCCTACCGAACATCTGCCCGTTCTCTATGTGGCATCGGTTCTCGTCGATGGTGAACCAGGGCCGGGTGGCCGTGGACTTCCAAGGCTTGTAGCTGGTGATCTCGGTATGAGGGTCCGGAGGCCCGTCCAGGGCCGGCAGGCGGATCAGGGGACCCATCGAAGCCCAGAGTTTCACCAGTGACATCCACATCCCGTTCATGATCCCGATCCCTCCACCTCCAAACAACTCCGTCGGGCTCTGGGAATAACAGCGTGGAGTCTGTACGCTGTTTTCCAAGATATAGCCTAAGACCCTGTGACGTGACTAAGCACCCTCCCATTTTCTCTAACTTTTCCTGATTTTTCCCTCATACACTTATAGGTTCTCCCATCCAACCCCCCAGTCAAGACACAGACACCAGGGTTCGATTTCACGAATAAACCGGTTTATTGTGAGTCTCTCGGAGAGAGTTCAAGTCTTCTCAGGATCAGTGACGGATTTCCAGCGTCCTTTCAATAGATATGTCAGTTCAAGTGTCTCTTAGCAGCAATAGCACCGACAGTCTGTCTCTCGGGAGGCGCGACACCTCAAAAGAAACGCATATGGAGGCTCATGCCCACGGTCAGGTAGGCCAGCATGAACATGGACAGGACGTAGACGCACACGGTTCTCATGAACAGACCCCAGTTATCGTCCCGCATGGCCCGCTGGAAGTACCAACCGACGGTCCAGCTGCTGTAGTCCATCTGGACCTGGGGATCGCACGAGGCCCATTTCTTCGGCTCGCCCCAGCCGCTGGACAATAAGACGTCTACGGTATCCACGTCGAAAGGCACCGCGATACCTTCCACGTTCCATTCGAAGTAGGTCTCGGCCTTCTGGCTCCACTGCGACTCGGTCACTTCCAGGTTATCTCTGTAGGAACGGGACTGGATGCCGAACTGCACGAAGTGTCTTTTGGTGAAATTACCCGAGATCTTCCCCCGAAAGTACACTTTACCCATGTGCAGACGACATTCGTTCTCCTCCACGAGGAAGTGTGTAGGGAGGCCGGTCAGCTGCTGCGCGATGCTGAGAACGGGCCGGGGAAAGGCCTCCGAGAAGCCCAGGAGCAGGGCGGCCAGGGCCGCGAGCACGATCACCAGCTTCATGGTCGTCCGGTCTGACTGTTTCTGGTCTTCCACCCTCCGGTTTGACCACTGCAGGAGCTGTGTCTCGCTCAAAAGCGGCGTGGAGACTGAACGTTGTTTCTGAATATATACCCCTGCTTGTGACGTTGATTTCCCCTACGTAGGGGAAAAGTGACGTGCCAAAAGAGGCGTGTCGGGACTTTCCAGACGGGGATTTCACACGGGACTTTCCAACGGGGCGTGGTGTAGCGATTGACGTGGGCGGGGGATTGCCCCATCGGTGGCGTCAACGAGCGAGGGGAAAAACGCAAGTTCTCCCGCGGTTTATAAACGTAGAGAGTGACGCCCGTGGCCCGCCCCCGTGACAGGACGATAGGGCGACGGGGCACGACAGGCCCCGGCTATCGCGACATGTCGGCGACCCACGGTCGGGTGGACGTGTCGCGACATGGACGTGCAGGGGGATGTTATGTCGCGATAGTGACGATACAACAGCCCCGTACACCTCCCCGTCGCGATACGTGCGGGCGGCGGGCTCCTATCGCGCGATATCGCCGACTGCCGCCGACTATCGCCGATTATCGTCGAGTATCGCGACATAAAACAGACGCGGGGAGATGAGCGTGCTATCGCGACGCGTTTTTTATTCTCAGGAGCCGCAACGTCGGGAACTCCGCTCCAGCTGCTCGCCGCGCACGCCGCACAGCAGCACCATGGTGAAGATCACCGCGTTGACCATGCAGAACAGGTAGATGCTGACGGCGATGAGCCCGTGGCGTTCCACGAAGCGAATGACGCCCCAGGCGGGTCCTTCGCAGACGCAGTTGCTCATGAGCAACAGCAGTCGGTGGCTGGGCCGCAGGCCGGAGGCGTTGCAGGGCAGGAGACGGCTGACCTGTCGGCAGTTGATGAGTCCCTCCGGGTGTCGGTATTCCTCCTCTTCTCCCTCCCGAGCCTTGTTCCCATAAGATTCCAGGGCCGTCTGAATCCAGCGGGATGTGAGCCGCTCGGCGGCATCGTCCTCCGGTTCCTCTCCTCCCGTGCGGTCACAGTCTTCCGTGCCGTTACGGCACTCCGAGACTCCGATCCTCTTCTTCGGCACGCAGGTTTGCCGCCGATGAAACAGGGATAGCAGGTCTTCGGGGGGCGCGTCCCTCGGGTCGGCGCGGCCGGCCGACACCGAGAACAGCGCGAGCCCCAGCAGCTTCAAAAGTCCTAGGTACCGCATGGTCGGTAGCCAGGGAGAGCGGCGGCTGGCGGCGTGTGTGAGTGACGGTGATTATATACATTTTCTACGGTGCCGCCCAGCGGGTGGTGCCAGCAGTGACGTGGGTGAGACCAAGGCAGTGAGCGTTTTCGTCACGTTTGTCATGCGACGCTAGCGGAACATGATAAGCCTGACGAGAAGGTTCGTGTTCTTTGACAGAGCCACGGGAACGGTTTTATTTTTTGTTTTTTCATGATATCGGGAGGGGGCATCGCGAGGGAGATGACGGCGAGCCCTACGCGGAAAGGCGAAGGCTTTCGCCACTCCTATCTTGAAAGCGTGTCATTCTTTATGATAGGCGTGACGATGTCTCCGCCTCTCCCCCGGACGACGGCTACAGCTCGCGGTCGAAGCCGTCGCCCGACAGATAGTCGAAGATGAGCGCGAGACCGTACAGGTAGTAGTCGACGTAGTATAGGGCGTATCTCATACACAGACACCACATGCTCACAAAGAGCAGGACGCGACACCACATGGTACCCTATAGACACACTGATACAGAATCTGACAATTTATTGGCATTTAGCGGCGTAAAACAAGGAATTCCGCCGGACGCTCCCGGCGTATCTGGCCTTGATGCCCCTCCGCAACATCTCGAATACCTTGACCCAGAACAGCGGTGTGGCGCAGAGCGCTAAGGTGATCAGATAAGCCCAAATCATCACGTAGAAGCAAAGTGAAATAAAGCGTCCCTCGTGGCTCAGACGGTAACTGTCGTATTCGTAAAACGAGAATTGGGGGATCCAAGGTAGCTCTACCGTAGGGGTGCAACTATAGTATTCCTGCGAAAACTTTACGGGGAAGACTCGCAAGCTGACGTGGCTAACCGTGAGAGATACGGGGTGCTTGATCTCGACGCTGAGAGACTGTTCCGTTACCGTGGCCTTATGGGGAATGAACTCGTACGATCCGTCGCTGTCGGTCAATATGATCTCCGATAAAATGCTGGGGTAAAACTGCCCTTCGAGATGCCAGATGCCGGTCATGTTACCGCCGTAGATAGTGCAGCTGACGGTGTGGGAGAGTATCATGTTGTTTTTGGGATACGGCCGCATAAATTTCTTAAACTCAAGCCTCCCCGCAATGAGGTCAGACTCCCAGGCTTCACTGTTCATGAAATCCAGCGCTATCTCACGGCGACTGAGTTTGCGGCGGCCATAGCCAGTCACCGCGGTGAGGCAGAGAAGGAAAACGTGCAGTTGGGTCCACATATCGGCTACCGTTCCTAATACAAAATAAGCGATTAAGCCGTAAATTTAGGCGTCCGGAAGCCATAGTCCGACGAGAGACGACACCGAGACACCACTTTTTTTATAAATTACGTGTATTCACAAGACGTATAAAAAAGCACAGATATACACGGACTCAATACAAAGGCTTGACAGGGTGACACTTTTGGGGGACACAGGCGTGATATCTCATGTAATGATAACGGGAGAGTTCGTACACCATCTTGGCGAAGACGTACCCCAACATCAAGACGGCCAAGAGTTGCAGTCCCAGCACAAACCCCAATTCCCAGTGACGGTACTCGTAGTGCAATCTCTGCAGGTTGTCCATAGAAGTCCCATAGTTCAGATAACGTATGTGGTAGCGGGGTTCGCACCACAGAGGTTTGCAGCGCATACAGGGAATGATGTTCAGGATCAGATAGTCCAGTTCGGGAGGCACCCGTTGGGTCAGACGAAAGGTAGCCGAATCGCGGCTCACCTCGCGCCGGGGAGCCTCCAGATGACCCCACCGTCGGCCGCGGTGGCCCTGCCAGCTGACCCTGCCGAGTAAGCCGTCTTCGGGGAAGAACGAGCCCCGGACGCGCCATTCGGCCTCCAGTACACCGTCCCTGACGACGCAGTCCGCTTCGTAAGTGTCCACCTTATTTCTGTACAGAAAGGCGTGCCGCTGCGAGCTGAACCCCTCATAGTCGTCCTCCCCGTAGTCGTCTTCGGCGGCGCACAGGGCACCCCAAACGCACAGCAGTACGGCGAAGCACCACACGAGACAGGGTACCCCCATAAGTCCAGAATCACCGGTTCTTTTCTGTTTCCTCGTGGGGGGTCACGGTGACCGTCGCCGCTGCCGCGGTTATGCGCCCGGCGGGGTGGCGGCGACGGTGGCGGCGGGTCCGGGGGCGCACGTAGCGGAGGTAAACACAACAGGCTAACTGGATGCCGAACGTGAACAACGCCACGTGTTTCAGAAACTGCACCAACACCACATAGGCCAAGAGCACGTAACGCTGCTCCACGAACAGGCGCTCCAGGTCCGAGGAGGTCGTGCGCAGCGGCAGCCACGGCAGCCGGAGTACCGGCTGGCAGTGGAGCGAGCTCCGGTTACAGGTGCTGCAGGGGTAAACGTTCAACATCACGTAAGAGATCCGAGCGTCCACTTGCGGCAGCTCTACCTCGTAGCGCCGAGTCCCGTCAGTCTCTATCCGGGGCTCGTCTACCTGGAAGTGGCTGGCGCTACGTTCGTTCCCCCAGGTACCGTAGACCCGGGGAAAGGGTTCGGAGAAGTTGCCGCGGACGGCCCAGACGGCCACCAGCGTCCCGTGTTGAACGTAACATTCGGACACGGAGCTCTGCACACGGTAACGAGACACATTGTCCCCGACCGGGTGAGGGTACGGGGGCAGACGGACAGACTGAGAGGAGTAGGGTGAGGACGTGGGACAGGTACGATCAGACGCGGACTCGTCTCCGGACACACGAAAAGACGTCTCCCGAGACCGTCCCGAGAGCACACTTACTGCGATCACACAGCAATGCCAGATAAGAGACTGCGACTCCTTCAGCTGCATAGCGCGGACGGGCCTTCTGTGGCCGGCGCGTCCGTACCGTGCCCACTTATAGCGTTTCAACGTGACGCGACTATCACATGAGGGGACTTTCCGCCGTCATGACTGACGTGGGATTGAGCAAGGCCACTGACGGGGGGGACCTCGTACGTCAGTGTGTTCGTCTGTCCCCGTCAGGGCCTACGCAGGTTCTGTCGCCGCAACCTACGTTTATATCCACGTAGCTTATACCACATGACCTATCATACGATTTCCCGGAATCTTGTCACTTACGGGAAAGCACATTACCTCTTGAGTAAACAACGCCAGTGACATCATGGAACAGTTTTATTAGCGGCCGGTATCCACGCCCGTCAGCAGCAATAGAGACCTCGTGATCACATAGGAACCGCAGAAGATCCCCACATAGACGCGGAGCATGGCCCAATAGTCCCCCTGATACCACATGTGCACCAAGTCCATCACCAGTCCCATCACCGTCCCGGAATCGTAGGCCGTGGCGGGGCACATGAACAGTTCCCCGCGTGGGTTGGGGGACATCTCTAGGGACACGGAACAGTTCTGTTCCGACAGCGGTCCGTGGCGCTCGTCCCCTCCCTCCGTCCAGACCACCGGCGTAGGGCCCAGGGTGTACGTCGCCTCGGTGGCCGTCGCCAGGCCCTTGACGGCCACGGGTCGTCGGTCGTCGTCGCCCAGGTGCAACAGCGCCACGGCCTTCTGCGTCCCGGGCGTGAACAGTCCGTGCATCTGCAGCGTGCCCGACAAGACATGATTCTTGATCACACAGCTGCAGGTGAAATGGCTGACCTCGTTCGTCGCTCGCGGCGACGACGATCCTTCCTGCCTGTCCGTCGCGCCGAGGCTCAGCAGCCAGGCGCCGAGGACGCAGCGGATCATCCTCCAGTCGCCCATGGTGTTTTTCGGAGGCGCCGCGCTCGGTCTCGTCCTCTGAGGAGTCCCGGACCGAGAAACAATGGTTATAAGCTCCGCCATGTCTCTGTCACATGTGGTCCCAGATGAGCCACGGCCTATCGTGGTACGGCCAAGTCTGCACGCACGTTCCCCAAAACACCTGGATCGCCATCACACACATCAGCGTGTACTGAAACGACTTCACGAACATCACGTAGTAGGCCGTCAGGCGCCGGCTCTCGTGCAGCAGCCGGCGCACATCGTGAAACGAGCTCCACAGGGGCAACCAGGGTACCGCGGCCGCGGGTTCGCACTCCGTCCAGTGCGCGTGGCAGCGGTAACAGGGCTGAAAATAAAAGAATACGCGCCGTAGGTCGACACGCACGGGATAACCGTACAGCCAGTAGCGCCGCACGCTCGCGGCGGTGTCCCCGGAGACGTCCTGCAGCGGGATGTCTTCGCTGACACCGCCGTCGTACCGATAGTACGCCTTCGGTACCGGGCCTTTGGCGGAGAAGTTGCCGCGGAGGATCCACAGGGCCTCCAGCTTGCCGCCGTGGCGGATCACGCACTGGACGCCAGAGTGCTCCACTGCGTAGCCCGAGATGTCCGGCCAGGGAGGAAAGCCCGGAACCGTGTCCGTCGTCGTTTTTTTTGCGGTCCGGGGGACCGTCTCGTTCGCGTACGGCAGCGACCACGATCGCGGACAGACATCCTCCCCCCGGACCGCGCTACACAGGGTGATCCAGAGCAGTCCCAGCCTCATCGTGCCGGACGTTTCCAATCTTCCCTGTCTGATCCCGAAAGCTGCTAGGTTCTCTTATAACCGTATGCCCTAGCTGACGTGGGTACTCGGGGCCGTGTGCCAAGTGGCATGAGAGGGCGCGGGGCGCATAGAGAAACGACACAGGATTGAGCTCATCACAGCGATCTTTATTAGGGCTGTCGAAAAAGCAGCCTTTGCGCCGTGCGGTTCAACGACTCGGCGTAGGTCGGGAACCAGAGGTGCGAGGTTAGGGGCACCAAGGTCAGCAGAAACATGATCACCTGGTCCATGTACAGGATGGTGGCGGTGCGCAGCAGCCCGCCGTCCGCGTAGTCGGTGGCCGGCGGTAGGTAGAGGATCATCAGCGTGTCGCGGATCATCAGGACCTGAAGGGCGTAGACGAGCCCGACGGTCACGCCCATCACCACCCGCTGGTGCACCGCCCAAGGCTGGATGGCGACGAAGAGCCACAGCAGCGGTACCGCCAGGCTCAGCAGGCCCATGATGGCCAGGCGTCGCGACACGTGCCACGCCATCAACCAGGCCAGGCCCGTGGCCCACACGCACATGGCCGACGAGACCACGTAGGCCTGGATGATGAGGCTCTTGTCGAAACACAGGCCCACGACGGCCAGGGGGAGGGTGGTGAGAGCGGTGTAAACCATGATCATCAGCAGGGAGCCGGGTTTTCGGTTGTTCTGCATCCATTGTCCGTACTGGCGGAGCATGCAGGGTATCAGCATGCCCCAGACGGGCAGCGTATCCCGCAGGTAGACCTTTTCGATCCGCCAGGGTACCAGCATGCAGAGGATGGTGGCCACCAACGTGGCGCTGCTCATGAAGGTGACGATGCCGTAGAGGCGCACGATCCAGAGAAAATGCTGGATGCCCTTCCACGTCTGTTCATCGGAGGGGTTGAAGATCCTGGGGGGCAGCGGTATGGTCGTCGTCGTGGACGCGGGCGACGGGGGTGTCGGTGGACTCGAGGACGGCGCGGTCTTCTCCCCTTCCTCTCTTTCCTCTTTTTTCCGAGGCTCTGAGGATTTATCTTTGCCCAGCGGCTCGCCCTGGTGAAACTGGATCTGTACCATGGCGCCGGGCGAGCCGGCCGAGCGGGCCGGAGTAGGTTTCTTCCTCCGCGCTCGGCGGACGGCAAGTTTTATATAGAGGAGGAGACGCGGCTCGACGCGCTGGGTGTGGCGTGGTGCGGCCGCAGCGAACTGAAGACGTTGGTCCAGGGCAGGTGCCAGAGGTTGGGGCTCAGGACGATGAGCGTGATCTTGAACATGGTGATGAGGCCCACGTAGATGAGCAGCGAGCCGCGGACCACGTCGGAGGCGGGTAGTTCGTCGCGAATGTAACGCGTGCCGTAGAAGGTGACGGACATCATGATGAAGAGGATGGCGCCGTAGCCGTAGAGGATAACGCGCTGGTGTCGAAAGACCGTCTGGTCGCCGATGACCCAGAGCGTGATGAAGAAGACGCTGGTCAGCACCCGCGAGCAGATGGTCTCCCAGCGACGGGCCTTGAAGGCGTCGCACGTCATGACGGCGCCGGTGCACGCCATCCACAGGGTGATGACCAGCACATAGTCGGTGAGGATGGCGGGCAGCTCGGAGCACCAGGTGTAGATGAGCGTGCTGACCGACAGCAGCGCCACGTAGCAGCCGGCGATGACCAGGCTGTTGGGGTGGCGGTCGCCGCGCAGCAGGATGAAACACCAGAGCAGGGTGGGGACGAAGACCAGCAGCATGGGAGAGGATTCCTTCTGGCAGAGATTGTGGGCCTCGGGGATGCCCAGCCAGACGGCGCCGCAGAAGGCCGTGGTGGCGGCCACGTAGAAGATGGCCAGCGCGTAGACGCGCATGTGGACGCCGAAACGGCGCAGCCACATCACGGTGCGGTGTAGTCGCAGCAGTTCGGCCCAGTCTCGCTGCAGGGCGTCCATGGCACCCAAGAGTGAGGAGAAGAGCGAGTCGCGAGCGTGTCTGGAGCGCGGTGCGACCAAGAGTCTTATAAGGCAGAGACGCGGGTGGGCGCCGGCTCGGGCCGTGCTATCTACCGGGTGTCGCCGAAACCGACGGTGACACGACGGCGCTCAGGGTGGCGTTAGACCGGTGGCCGGACAGGTAACTGAACATGAGGTCCCAGCGCGCCGACCACATCACGGGCGTCAGGACCAGCAGGGTGGTGTGGTAGATGAGCATCTCCGTGGAGTAGAGCAGCAGGGAGCCGCGGATGGCTTGGTCGACGGGCAGTTCGGTGGCAACGTGCCGCACGTCCTGAAAGAGGACGGCCAGGATGCAGCCCACGAAGACCGTGTAGAGGCACAGCAGCATCTTGTGCATCAGCTGGTAGGAGGAGGCCAGGATGCCCATCACCACGGTGAGCAGCGTGGTGGTGAAGAGCGCATCGCGCCAGAGAGCGCGCAGGCGGTGCTCCCAGGCCACGCCGTTGCAGGCCACGAACAGCGCCCAGGTGAGAATGGCGCTAGAGACGGCGTGGGTGACGGTGCTGCAGAAGTTGATGACGGCGGCGCTGAAGGAGAGGAAGGCCACGTAGAGGCCTAAGACCAGGGCGTTGCTGGGATGCTTGTAGTCGGTGCCCTCCAAGATGCCCAGCACCAGCACCGGGGTGCAGCTGAGCAGCAGGGGCGAGGGGTCCTCCTGGCACCGGTACGAGAGCTGCGGGTAGCCCAGCCAGACCAGCGTGCTGAAGAGCACCGTGATGGCCGTCTCCAGCAGCAGCAGTCCGTAGACGCGGAAGACCACGACGTTGCGTTGCAGCCAGAAGACCGCGTCGTCTGTCTGGGCTTCGGTCAGCGCCGCCGTCTCCTCTTCCTCCTCTCCCCCCTCCCGCTCGCCGCCGTCCTCTTCACCGCCGTCGGGCGCCGGGCGCGGCGACGGCGGTTCCATGCTGTTTGCTGCCCGGCGAGAGCCTATCCGCGAGTTCTCAGGACTCGCTCACGGGAAAGTAGGTTTGCAAAAAGGTGCGGAGCGTGAGGATTCTTAATACCATGAGCAGGCTAAAGACCAGGTTGAGGAAGACTTTGGCGGCGGCCAGGGGGGTGCGAGCCAGCGGCGTCTCGTAACGCACCGCCAGAGCCGTCTCGTGAAAGTGCGACAGGGCCAGGCAGGCGATTAGGACGCTGATGCCCGAGATGACTTTTAAGTACCACGAGCCTTCGCGGAGCGAGATGACGATCAGGGCCGCCACGAAGGCCAGCGTCACCAGGACGTGGACCAGCACGATCTGCCGCCTGATGTCGTGGTCACGCGCCAGCAGCGCCAGCCCGGTGAAGGTAGCGAAGCCCGTCAGGGTGAAGAGCGAGGCCGCCAACAGCTGGAAGGGCGAGATGCAGAGGCAGGCCACCGCCAGCGGCGGCAGGTTGATGAGCGTGTAGAAGAGCAGCACCGACACCTTGGGTGGGTGGGACTTCTCGGCGCAGTAGAGGCAGAGGACGGCCAGGAAGGGCACCAGGAAGGTGAGGCTGGGCGAGCCCTCCGTGAAGCAGAGCCGCGGGTGCTGGCGCCAGGCCGAGGGAGCCACGAAGGCGAAGGCCAGGAGCAGGGACAACGTGCCGGCCACCTGGAAGACGACCGCCCCGTAGGTGTACACGGTCACGCGAAACTGGTACACCCAGGCCAGGGACCGCGCCGTCAACCGGGCTCGGAGCCTGGGAGGGAGATACACGGCCGTCTTGTCGGTGAGGACGGGGCTCCGCATGGTCGCGGCGGGAGCAGCGAAAGCGCGACCAGAACGCCGTACCGCCTCCTATATACCGAGAAGGCGATCACAGAGAGATGCTAAGCGGCAGCAAGGAGCCCGACGACGCGTTGCCGCTGAAGGGCGCGAACGTCACCATGACGGGCAGCGAGGAGCCGGAGGAAAAGGACGGCAGCGATAACAGGCTCTGGATGAGATCGGTACAGGTTCTGACCCTCAGCAGGATGAAGAAGATGAAGACTACGCTGCTGAACATCTGTACCGACGTCCATCCCGCGTCCCGCGGCATGGTGAGGTAGCGCACCATGAGGACCTGCTGCGAGAGGTGGCCGGCGAAGATGATGCCCATGGTGGTGTAGAAGCCCACCAGCAAGCGCAGGGCCCAGGGCCAGTCGCGGGTAAAGACGATGAGGAGGTCGACGAGGAAGACCGCGAACCACACGGTGTTGATGAGCATGAACTGGTTGAGCGCGGCGCGGAGGCCGCGGCAGAGGAAGGCCACCTGGGCGCACAGGAAGGTGACCACCAGCGCCAGGACGAAGGCGCTGAGCACCGGCGCGGGGTCCTCCTGGCACACGCAGACGAGGCCTACGAGCGGGAGGTGGACGAGGAGGCCGCCGAGTAGTAGCGCCAGCTCGTGGAGCGGACGACGTTGGCGGGGGTGATGTCGGGAAAGAGGCCGCTCGTAGCGCCAGTAGATCCAGCACGCGCTGGCCAGGCAGAGCAGAAGGGCTGCCTCGGGCGTCCACGGGACTCCGCAAGGGAAACCCGGATACGCTCGCAGCACCTTCGCGGGGAAGACCAGAGCGAAGCCGCCCAGGGCAGATACCGCGAACGCGATCTGGAAGAGCAGGAGGCCGACGACGCGTGAGAGGACCTCGAATCGCTCGAGCCAGCACAGTGCAGCGGCCAGGGACGCTTCATATCGCTCCTGTTCCTCGTCGCTCTCGCTCGACGGAGACAGCAGCAGTCGACGGTAGGCGGGCGCGCCGACGCCGGGAAAGCGAAGACTCCGCATCTCCGCGGTGGTCGCGGCGACGTTATAGGCACGAACGCCCTCCGAACGTCTCTGGCGGCCCGGATTGGCGGAGAGGGGATGAGGCGACGGGCTCAGGATATGGTTTATTTCCCCCCTCCCGTGATCACGCCAGGAGCCGCGTCAGGTTACGCCGGATGGCGCGCAGGAGGTCGCAGCCCGCGGCGGACGACTGTTCCAGGCCCGTGGAGCGGGACATCCAGGCCATCCAGGCCACCAGCTTGTCGTGCGAGTCCTGCGTGGTGAAGAGGATGAGCAGCAGCAGGTAGAGATAGGCGAAGTTCTCGTAGAGACACAGCGCCAGCAGGTCGGCCTCCCGCCACGAGACGTCGAAGAGACGGGAGGTGTCGAAGGCCGTCACGGCCAACATAAAGCCCAGCGCCGTGACGTAGTAGCCCAGGAACAGTCGGCCGCCCAGCGACATGGGTTGGACGTAGATGCCCATGAGCAGTACGGCCACCGACAGTAAGTACAGCGATACGATGACCTGCCAACGACGACGGTCCATGCCGCCCAGGCAGGCCACGGCGGTGCAGATCGCGAAGAGGATGCAGGCCAGCACCCCCGCGCCCACCACCATGACGGACGAGGAGCAGGCGCTGGCCACCACCACCGACAGGGTGGTGACCACGCTGTAGATCGTCAGCACGGTGGCGGACGGCGGCCGGTCCTCGTACTTGCTGTGTAACACGGCCAGGCACACCGTGGGCACCGCCAGGCTGAGCGGCGGCATGAAGCCGGTGCAGCACAGGAACACGGTGCTCTCCAGGTGCGGGAAGGCCAGCACCATGCCCAGACACAGCAGGAACGTGCAGGTGGCCTGCATGGCCACGGTGCTGTAGACCCGCGTGCAGACCAGGAAGCGGTGCACGTCGCTCGCCGTCATGGCGGAGATCATCAGGACCCCGGGTCCGCCCCGGACCAGCAGGGGCGTCTCGGCCGCCATCTCCTCGGCGTGGTCGGGGGGCATGGCGGGATCCGGGGGTTTCCACGGGCGCTCATGTTTTTCCTTTCTGGAAACCGTTTATACACTGTGCCGTCCCGGCCCCCCGCCCGGCCACGGACGCAGACACCACAGACGCGGGTGGAGAGCGGGTCCACAACACATCATATACATTTTTATTAAAAGCGAGTGAAAAGTAAGGGTACGAGTGTGTCGTCTCTCGGGGGGGGGGGGGGGTTGTTCGGTTCTCAATGCAATCTCAGGACGTCTAGCCAGGTGATTTGGCCGTGGTGGTCCTTGGCGTACTGCTGCAGCCACAGGTGACCGCTGAAGATGGCCACGCTCATGTTGAGCATGCACATAGCGATGGCGTACATGATGACGCTGATGAAGACCCCGTTCTTGGGCGGCGGCGGCGTCCGCAGGTAGATGAGGTCCACCGTCTCGAAGCACAGCGAGGCGGCGGCGCCGGTGACGATGAGGGCGTAGAGCCCGCTGTAGATCTTGCTGACCCAGATCACGGGCGAAAAGTACAGCAGCAGGTAGTAGGTGACGACGACCCAGGCGTAGCAGGTGCCGATGAGCTTCCAACGGGTGTTGTTGAGACCGCCCAGGTAGGACAGGCCGGTGCAGAGGACGAAGAAGAGCACGGTGAGGGCGAAGGCCAGGCCTATGACGCTCCTCTCACCGCAGAAACCCGTGGCCACGGTGGTGCCGGTGTTCATCACCAGGCAGGCCACCGTGAGCCAGGCGTGCCGCGTGAAGCGCGGGCGGTACTCGGCCACGCCGCGCAGCATGGCCAGCGACAGCGGCGGCACCACGGAGGACATGGCCGGCACCACGCCGTGGGCGCAGTGGCCCCGGACGTCGGGAAAGGCGAACCAGGCCAGCAGGCAGACCGTGAAGGTGCAGGAGAGCTGCCAGGCGAGGCCGTGGTAGACCCCGACCAGCATCCTGAAGCGCGTCAGCCAGTGAAAGAGGTACGGTTCGGCCGCCAGCGCGCGGCGGTAAGCGGCCACGGCCGGCGGCGCCTCGTCCCTCTCCACCGTCTCCCGGTAAGAGGGCGGCGGCGAAGGCGGAGGAGACGGCGGCGGCGGCGGGCGAGAAGCGGCGTCGGGACGGTCCCCCATGCTGCGTTCGCGGGCTCGGTCTAAGATGGGCGCGGAAAACAGTCCGTCTTATCGGCGTCGGGGTGCCGACGTGCGTTCTTGACGTCATGTCAGCGGCGAAACCGAACGAGTCCCGCCGCGCTCGCCCACTAGCTCCAGCCCGAGGCCGCCCGCCAGGGTCTCGACTGCGTCAGCAGGCTGTAGATGCTCATGAACAAAGCCACATTTTCCACATACAGTCGGATGGCGGTCGGAAAACTCTCCGGGAAAGAACTCCGAAAGATGGTCAGGGACAGGTCGTGGATCACCGCCACGGACAGGCACGCCACGGCGCCCAGGTGCATGAGCAGCGAGACCTGTTCGGGCATCGTCACCAGCCACATGAGCAGCGCCGTAGCGCAGAGCAGAGACAGGCAGGGTACCAGCAGGCGCCGCAGCGTGTTCCAGTGGCGGCTGAGCCCCAGGCCCATGATGGCGGTCGCCAGGCAGCAGAGTTGCAGGACCCAGGTCAGCAGCGCCGGGTAGAGCAGGGCCCGCAGGGGCTGGCACATGAGCGGGCCCATGAAGGCCAGCGTGTTGGGCAGGCAGTAGCCCAACATGAGTATCAGCTTGTCCTTGTAGGCCGCCAGCTGCACGCCGTGAAGCGCGAAGAGACAGGCGACGGGCACGACGAGGCCGAGTAGCTGCCAGAGGGCCGTATCCCAGCGCTCGCACAGCTCGGTCAGCTGCGGCACGAGCGACCATAGCAGCGCGCTGAGCAGCACGGTGACGGTCAGCTGGAAGTTGACGATGACCGCCACGCGCAGCCAGACCGCGAAGCGCTCCAGATACGGGGCCAGCTCCTCGAGGGTCCATTCCAAGGGCAGGTTATGGAGCATGCTAGAAGCAGTCTTTTTCTGCTCCCTCCGAACGCGTCTCGGCGGAGTGACCATCGAAACAGCCCCGGGGGGCCCGCGCGGACGGAGCATTTTTATAGGGATTGTGACGTGCGCGGAGGGACCGCGCCGTCGCGGGACCAGTCTGTGTCTCTGTCGCCTACGTCGCCTTTGCGACAGCGGTGGATCTCGCCGTGGCGTTACCCGCCTCCAGGCCCTCCGAGACCCGGATCCAGTGCGGGCCCGAGAGCATGAGGATCAGCATGAGGAACAGGGCCATCACGTCCAGGTACAGACAGATGGCGTATCGGATACATCGGTGCGGCTGACAATAAAAGATCACCGATAACGTGTCGTAGGCCAGGATGCCCAGGAAAAAGCTGATGGAGAAGGCGCTCAGCGTCATGATCAGCTTCTGCATCCAGTTCTCGTGGCCCGACAGCGCCAACGCCAGGAAGGACAGCACCAGCAGCGCGTACACGCAGCTGATGCACCGCCAGCGGTACGGGTCGCGTCCGCCCAGAAAGGCCAGGCCCGTGAAGGTGATGAACAGCGCCACGGTCATCACGTAGGCGCCCACCAGCGCGCGGCTCTCCGAGCACATCTGGAAGATGGCCGCCGTCAGGCTGTTGGCCAGCAGGTAGATGAACATCACCGTCACGTTGCTGGGGTGCTCGTTGCCCAGCGTATAGGCCACGAACATGCACACGATGGGGACCAGCACGGTCAGGAAGAACGAGTAGTTCTCCACGCAAAAATTGCGATTCTGCGGGAAGCCCAGCCAGAAGACGCTGCCCAGGCCGAAGGTGAAGGCCAGCTGAAAGACGAGCACGGCGTACACCCGCAGCCACACGGTGAACCTCTTGAACCACTCCAGGGCTTCCACCCGGGAGAGCAGCAGCGTGGTGGCCTCCTGGTGCTGCATGGCGCCGGCGAGATCCACCGCACTCCGCTGAGCGTACCGGCGACGGCTTATGAAAACAGCCGTCCGAACGCGCTAACTCTTATACACAAGCGCGCGAGTTCCCGACGATGACGTCGCGACGCGGACCGTCGTCGCCGTCGTCTCGGCACGTTACTACGACACGAAATTCTGCGTCGCGCCCGTCGTCGGTCGGTTTACGGGCATGAAGTACAGCACGGAGACGAACAGGTACATCAGATCCATGTACAGATACAGGGCGCCCTGGATGTAGCTCTCGTACTCGATATCGTGCAGGATGTCCTGCGTGTCGCACACCACGGAGGTCACGATCACCGCCAGCCCGGCCACCATCACCACGATCTCGCCCACCTCCTCGGGAAACAGGGAGAACACCAGGAACAGCAGCAGGATCAGCGCCGACGCGGCCGTCAGCAGGGAGCGCTGCAGCTCCACGTCGCGGGCGAACGTGTAGGTGGCCAGCGTCAGGAAGCAGAACAGCACCACCGTGGCGATCATGGCGTAGATGACCGAGCGGTGGCTGAAGTGGAAGCCCGACGCCGTCACCGCCACGCTGGTCAGCAGCGTGTAGGTCAGCAGGAGCCACACGTTCTTGGGAAAGTTGGGCTCGGCCCAGCGCAGCAGCCCCAGGCACACGATGGAGATCATCAGGCAGGACAGCGTCAGTCGCACGCTGGGAAACAGGTGTTCCAGCTTGTGAGGGAACACCAGCCAGCAGAAGCCGCACACGCTCATCAGGATCAGGCTCTGCACCCACATCAAGATGTAGATGCGTAGCAGAAACACCGAGCGGGCCACCTGCACCTGGCCGCGCAGCGACATGGTCCCGCCGCGCCTCCCCCCTTTCTCACCCTCCGTACCCACGTCCCGTCTAAATACATTGACGACGAATGAGACACGCGACACACAGACCGGACACTCACGTGACGTGTTCCAAGCTAGCAAAGCGGTGTAGGTTTTATTAAAAAAAGTTACCCGGAGTCGTCCCCCCTCCCTCCCTCTCTTCAGTCGTCCATCTCGTTGGACATCTGATCGGGCTCGGGGATGACCACCTGTTTTAGGGTATGCCCGCAATCGTGCATGGCCTTAGCTCGCCGCCCGCGGTGTAGCCAGGCCTCTCTTTCGGTGGTCGGGAGGCACTCCGACTGGTACACCGGCGGCCCGCCACCCGCGTCGTCTCCCTCCCCGTCCCCCTCCTCCTCACGGCCCAGCTGGGAGGACGGGATCTCCGTTTCATCGTCTTCCTCGGCGGGCATGGGCTCCGTCGGCGGGGCGGGCGTGTCTCCCTCGTCGCGCGGCGCGTCCTCGACCCCCTCCTCGTTGTCGCTGGGGTAGGGCGTGTGGGGCGGATTGCCGGCGCGCGGCGCCACCCTTCGGGGCTGCCGCGGCGCCTCGTCCTCGTCGCTGCTCAGCTGACACGACAGCTCCACGCCGCACTCGTTGTAGGGCATGTGCGGCGTGGGCGGGAAGCACTTGGCCACGCGAAAGCAGCGCTGGCCCTCCACCGCCTGCGTGGTCTCGTCGTTGTCCTCCCACAGCCCGCCCTGCAGCGCCGGCAGCGTCTCGAGGCGCTGCGCCGGGAAGAATGAGCTCTGATGATGGTCCTGCAGCGCCCCCGTGGCCAGCAGGTCCGTGCGGCCCCACGCCACGTTGTTATTAGGCACCTTGTCCTGACCGCGGCTGGGCCGCAGGAACCAGTCGAGCGCGCTCTCCAGCTGCGCGCGCGTGATGGTGCCCAGAGCCCCGTGCCAGCGTAGCATGTTCTTTTTCAGCGTGTGGTGGCACACGGGCAGCTCCTCCAGGCGACACTCGCCGCGCAGCCCGCGGTCGAAGCGGCACAGGCCGCGCGTCTTGAGCAGGCCGCACTTGAGAAACATGTGAAAGTTGTCCGCCAGCCGGTACAGGTCCGAGTCCTCGATCTTGAGGAAGTAGACCACGCCGAACTGGTCCAACAGCACCACGCCGCTGGGCACGAAGGGTCCATAGGCCAGGTAGTAGCCCATCATGCCCACCACGTACCACTCGCAGCAGAGGCGCTGGCGGATGAAAACGCGCAGCTCGCGGAACTCCGCGGCCGACATGTGATCGAAGGGCCGGCAGGCGCGCAGCGCCTCCACGCTGCCCAGCATGAGCAGCGGCTCGACCTCGGTGCGGCCGGGCGTGCGGATCACCAGGTTGAGGCCGCTCATCTCGCGCGCCGTCTGGGCTACGGCCACGGCGTCGGTGGGGTCGGCGCAGAGGAACTTCTGCACGTGGTAGCGCGGCTCGGTGGTGGAAAACGGCGTCTGCGGGTGGCGATACACGTACTCGCACCACAGCAGGCCGTTCTTGGCGAAGACCTTGAGGTCGCTGGCTACCTCGTACAGCCCGTCCGTCTCCCAGTCGTAGACGTAGACGGTGCCGTGCTTACCCATCATCAGCACGCAGGGCACCTCCTGCGCCCACTTGGTATGGCGGTGGGGGTCGTCGTCCGCCGGTCGCACGGCCAGCACGCCGACGGCCTCCAGGTCATCGTCACAGCACAGATACTCGGAGGCCAGCGAACGTGCGTAGATCTGCGGGATGGCGGCCGTCTCGCGCAGCACCAGGAGCCAGTTGGCCGGGTTACGCAGGGCCACCGTGGTGCCCCGGTGCTGGCGTACGTAGCTCCGCAGCGCGTCGGGGTCGTATTGACGCAGGTAGAGCCCCTGCAGCAGCGAGAGCGTGCGCTGGTAGATGGTGTTGCGAAACTGAAAGACACCATAGTCGCAGCGGATGGCGTCCTCGCAGCGCTCGTCGCGCTGCCGCAGATAGGTGCCCCAGGCCTCGGCGGCGGCCTTGGTCAGCAGCGACATCGCGGCGCCCCGACGCGGGCCGTGTGGCGCCCCGGCGCGGCGTCAAAGCTTAATATAGGGAGCGGTCCCTCTCGAGTCTGGGCCGCCGCGCCGGCGTCACGGCCCGGGAGGTGGGGCGGATCGGCGACTTCTCACACAAAGTGTTCCCGAAAGTCGAAGCTCTTGACCCACTCCGGAGATAAATCCGTATTCAGGTGAATACGGCGCGCCTCCACCTCGGCCTCCGAGACCTCGGCCTCCGTCTGGTAGGCGTCCACGATGCGCCTGCCCAGCTGCCAGCGCTGCGCCTCGGCCTCGCGCCGCTGCTGGAACCACTCGTCCACGTCCTTGAGGTCGAACACGGTGTCCTCCTCGAGGTCGAAGCCCAAATCCTCCCACTCGTCGTCCTCGCTGTCGGCGCCGTTACCGCCGTGGGCCGCCAGACGACGGGCCTGCGCCGCCGCCACCGCGGGCGCCTGCTGTCCCTGCGGCTGCTGCTGCGGCTGTCCCTCGGGTACCACGTTGTCGGGCTCCATAGGCTCTTCCTCGTCTTCATCGTCCGCCTCCTCGTCCTCCACCTCCTCCAGATGGCCGTACACTTCGATGTAGCGGTCGTTGTCAGGCACCACGTGATTGTCCTCCTCCTGCGGCAGCGGCGGGCCCGGCGGTCGGGGCGGGCGCCGTCGCCCCTGGGACTCTTCGTCACCCTCCTCGTCCTCCGGCGGGCGCGCGCGCCGGCGGTCGCCGAACTCGCCGCGCATCACGCGCGTCTGCCACATGGTGAAGGCGTCCCAGCCGTCCCAGGTGTTGAGCATCTCGGCCCGAAAGCGGTCGCCGCGACAGAGCCAGCGGTACTGACGCCCGTAGTCGCGGTCCACACCGCTGTCGAACATGGTGAAATGCAGGCGCGCGCCCTCACCCAGGTGCACGCAGGGTCCGTTGCGCTCCAGCCGAGCCGAGCGCCGCAGCCCGTGCTCGTAGCGTCGCCGCACGTAGACCTTCATGAGGCCGGCCCGGAACAGCTCGTGTAGATCGTCGGCCAGCCGGTACACCTCGCCGGCCAGGCGCTGCGTGGTGGGCGAGCGGTCCAGGTGCGTCTTGACGATGACCGTGTAGAAGCGGCAGAAGCGGTCGAAGATCAAGAGTGAGGAGACGTCGAAGAAGCCGCCGGGCCGGTAGGCACCCACGGCGCCCAGCAGGAACCAGCGGCAGCGCAGCCGCAGGCTGAGGTACATTTCGCACTCGGCCAGGCGGCAGGGCGCCGCCACCTCGAAGGGCCAGCACTCGGACAGGCAGCCGAAGTTGGTCAGCAGCTTCAGCGTCTTGGCGTGGCGCCCGGGCGTGTGGAAGTTCACGTCCCGCCCGTGGTGCTCGCCGACGCAGGCGGCCAGCGCGTCGGGGCTCCGGCAGTTGTGCAGCAGCGCCCGCACCACGTCGTGCGGGACGCGCGTGGCGTAGGGCGTCTGCGGCTGGCGGTAGATGGACTCGGTGTAGAGCAGGCCGTAGCGCGCCAGCTCGTCCAGGTGCTTGGCGCACAGCAGCAGAATCTCCTGCGAGGGCTCGTAGATGTACAGGCGCGTGCTGCCGCCCATACAGAGCACCAGCTCCGTCTCCTCGTAGCGGTCGCCCACCAGCACCACGCACTTGCCCAGCACGATGAGCCGCTCGGCGCAGCAGATCACGTCGTCCAACAACTGGTCGCGTAGCTCGGGCATGCTGCTGCCCGGGCGCACCTGCAGGAACCAGTTGTGCGGGATGCCGAGCGACAGCACCTGGTCGACGTGGTTGCGGACCCAGTCGCGCACCACCTCGGCGCTGTGCTGCCGCTCGAAGATGGCCTTGAAGTCGCCCATGACCCGTAGGAAGGTTTCGTAGCGCGTATGGCAGTAGAGGAACTCATCGTGTCGCGTGAAGGTGGGCGCCCCCTCTTCCCAGCGCGTTCGCCACATGCCGCCGCCAACCCGAGCGCCGGAGAAGGAGGAGAAACAAGAAGAATCACTCGAGACACGGCTCAGAACCCAGCGACTCTTTATTCCGCGTCCCTCGCACCCGGCTCAAATCTGGATGTACTCTCGCACGCCCGTCAGGCTCTTTAAAGGAAAAGGGTCCGAGTACGTCACCAGTCGCGACTGCTGCACCAGCGCGCTGATCACCCGCTCGGCGCCGTCGCGCGTCGACGAACGCGTCGTCACCAGGCAGTGCAGACGGGGACCCGTGTCGTCCTGGCGCTCGGCGGCCTCGCGCTCGGCCGCCTGCAGCCCCACGATGTCGGGATCCACCACGTAGGTCTGCGAATTGGTGTCGTAGCGGTGCAGCACCAAGGCGTTGGGGTCCAGGCGCTCCCAGGCGCCCTCGTGCGGATCGAAGCGCTCCGTTAAACAGAGCCACTCGTAGTGCTGTTGCAGCACGCGCCGCTCGCGCTCGCGCCGCTCGTCAGGGTGCCAGGCGTCCTCGTTGAAGAGGATGTCGCGCTTGTGGTCCACGGCGCGCTCGTGGTGGTGCGGGCACAGGTGCCGGTGCTCCATGCGCGTCTGGCGCTGCCGCTCGCGCTCGAAGCGCCGGTGACGGAACACCATCTTTAACAGCCCCATGCGGAAAAACTCCGTCACGCTGTTGGCCACGCGCCGCACGTAGTGGTTGGGGTCGTCCATCTGGATGGCGTACACGGCGCCGAACCAGTCCAGCAGCACCAGCACCTCGGCCACGAAGGCGCGCCCCGGCCGCGGCCGGCCCGTCACGCCCAACAGATACCACGGCGTGCACAGGTTGGCGCGGATGCCCCACCACCAGCGGCGGCACTCGGCGTCGTTCAGCGCGCAGAAGGGCCAGACGCACTGCAGCTGCTGCACGGTCTTCATCAGCCGCATAATCACCGTGCCGTAGCCCGGCGTGTGCAGCTTCACGTCGCAGTTCAGGATGCGCTCGGCCGTGGCGTACGAGCCCTCGGGCGTGGTGTCGTTGAGGAACAAGATGTGCATGGTGCGCGCGCCCCGCGGGTAGCGCCGCGGGAGCGGCGGCTGACGCCGCCGCAGGGCCGTGTGCACCACGTCACGATAGGCGATCTCCGAGCGCGACACGCCGTAGCGCGCCAGCTCGTCCAGGTTGTGGGCCACCAGCACCAGGTACTGGTCGCGGGTGTCGTAGGCGTAGATGCGCGAATAGCGGCCCTGAAACACCACGTAGGGCGTGGAGATGACGCTGTCGTCACGATCGCGCCGCGGATCGGGCAGCAGGATCACGGCGTAGCCCAGCGGCGTCAGGGGCTCGCCGCAGCACACCAGCTTGCTCGCGGCCTTCTTGGCGCTGACGATGATCTCGTCCTCTAGGCGCAACGTCACGTGCCAGCCCTTCGGCGGACCCAGACACAGGCAGCGTCCCTCGTTGCGCTGCACGAAACGGGTGATCTCCAGGGGATCCAGGCACATGAACAGGTCCTTGAAGTCCCGTAGGACCTGACGGTACAGCGCCATGGGGTCCTCGCCCGCCGCCGCGCCGGGCAGGCCCATCAGGGCGTCCAGCGAGGGCAGCTGCGGGGGCACCACGGCGGCCAGCGCGGCCTCCGCGGCCCCCTCCGCGCCGGGCCCCCCGGCGAAATCCATGGCGGCGCCGCCCGCAGAGACCCCCGCGCCGAGCCAAATACAGACACCGGACACCAAACCCCGACGCTGACGTGGAAACGCGCCTCGGTCTGAGAACCGGCCTAGCGTTCGGACCGCAGTCGAGACAGATGACGGTCCGAGCCACTGAGCGGTTCCCAGCCCTGGCGCAGCGCTCGAAAGCACTCGCAAGTCGTCGCCGCCACCCTCTCCGAGCCTCTTCTCCCGCCTCCGCCGCCCTTCCCAGCCCAGTTTATAGCCTCGCGCCCCCCATTCCACTCGTCGCCAGGGGGGCCAATCGGACCGTCGGAGATTCCCAAGTGGATGACGACCTCCCAGGTCACGTCGGTCATCCTCTGAGAAACACCGCTACCCGAAAGACCCCACGTTCCCCGTCGCCCAGACCGTCGACGGCGCTACCGCCGCTGCGCTTGACGTCCGTCGTCCTCGGCGACCGTTCCCATCTGACACCCCCACAACGACGCCCGCCCGGATTTTAAAAACCGCACATTCCGGCCGTATCATCCACAGAAAAAAACATCAAATCGCGTCTGTCTTTATTGCCAACACACGCCGTTTAGGTCCAAAGATTTTTTGTCCGGCGAATCATATCCAGAACGGCAGGTAGGAGGACGGATGAGGCATGGCAGGCTTGGGCGCCGGTCGGCCCTCCAACACGGCGGCCCGAGCGGCACGCCTGGTCAGGACCCGCCTGTACGCGGGACTGATGTCCTCCTCGACCTTTTTGTTTTTTCCCGTAGTCTTCTCGGCCTCTGTGCCGCTTCCCCCCTCGGACTTGGTCCGCTGCTTCTGGTTCTCTTCCTCGTCGGAGGAGTCGCCCCCGTTCTCCGCCTCGGGTTTCTCGTCCTCGTCCGAGTAGTACACACAGAGTCCCTGGCTCACCAGACTGGGATTCATGAGGTCCCGACGCGGGATGCGCTGTTGCAAACGCTTCACGGCGCGTTCCAGACGTGAGGTCATACCGTACCACATGGTGTACCTGCGGGAAGGCCCGTACCGCTGCGTCTGCTCGCGCACGTGATCGTTGAGCTGCTGCCAGTACTGCTTGGCGCACTCGAGATCGGAGATCTGAGGGTAATCGGGGCGCACGCGCGGGTCCCAGCTCACGTCCGAGGCGCCGGAAACCTCGTCCAGGCTGTTGCGCGCGTAGCAGCCGTCGGTCCTGGAGTAGAACCGGTCGCGGCGCACCAACCACTTGTAGCGCTGTTCGTGGTGACGCTGGAAGGAACGCACGCGTTCCACGGCCCCGAAGCGATCCCAGAAGGGAAAGTTCTCATGCGGACAACGCCCGGGCATCTCCAGACGCTCGGCGTCCTCCACGGCGAAGTGGAAACGCCGGCCGGCCTGGTAGATTTTCATGAGACCCACGGTGAAGAGCATGTCGATGTCGTTGGCCAGACGCCACATTTCGCGACGAAACACGTCGAAGTAGAAGATGACGCAGCCCCGGTCAGCCAGCAGCACGAACTCGGCGTGAAAGAGGCCGGAGGGTAGCGACTCGCCCACCACGCCCAGCACCATAGCCTCGCAGCACAGACAGTCCACGAAGAACTTGAGCAGGTTGTGGAACTGTGGGGTCTCCATGCAGATGAACGGCCAGACGCCCTTGAGGTTGTCGGCGTGCCCGCAGAGCATGAGGGGCCGCGTCATCTCACCCGGAGTACGCAAGGGAATACATTCGCCGCGATAGCGACAAGCCACCCGCTGCAGTTCGTTGATGTTGTGGTCGTGCAGCCGCAGGTCGCAGATCATGTTGTCGGGCTGCGTGGTGAGCAGCGGCGTGCGCATCTTGTCGGCGTAGATGACCTCCAGGTGCAACAGGCCGTGACGTGCGAAATCGTCGAGGCTGTGAGCCAGGTAGTAGAGAGTCTGTTGCTCGCGGTCCAAACACCACATGGTTTCGTAACGTCCCAGCAGGAGCACCAGCCGGGCCCGGCTGGGGGACTCGATCTCCTCCACGTAGAGAAAGAAATCCTCGTCCTCGGAGTCCTCCTCGTCCGAGGAGGTGCGCGGGCGGCGCAGGACCGGCAGCACGGAGCTAGAGTACTGCAGCACCCCTAGGGGCTCGAGGGACTCCTCGCAGCAGATGAGCCGTCCCCAGGGCGAGTCGGGCCCGTCGATGACGGCCGACTCGCCGAAAATGTCTTGAAACTCCACGAAATCCAACCGCCAACCGTTGGGCGCGGGGATAGGCAGGCTGATGTTCATGTCGGCATAGCTACGAACCAGCTGTCGGACCTCCTGTCGCGAGTCTTGGCACGTGAAGATCTTGCGCAGACCCCGCAGAGTCCGGCGCACGACGGCGCCGGAGGCGTAGCGATAGGACTGGCGCATGTCGACGGTGCGCGGAGCGACTGTTGGCAGGCTATTTTATGGACTCGTGCCAGTGACGTCGCTTGTACACGTCGTTCGTGGCCCAAAGACACGGGTGGCGGGTACGGGGACACGGCGTATAAGGTTCTCACGGTCTGAAAATCACCTGAACCTACGTGACCCATACCTGCGTCAGAGACTCACGAGAGTAACCGAGTCTTGCGACAGCTACGATGGTCACAGCAGAAGCCGGTCGCACCGGCCGCAATGAACGTCAGCCGAGTTACGTCAAAAATGACGCGGTTTCTGTGTGAGCACATAGACGGTATTGAGATACAGGTGAGTGGAAAGGGACGGGGAAAGTGTACTGGGAACCTGGGTGCTTGTGAGAACTAAACACAGTACGGGACTTTTTCAGGAAAATTTAGCGCACCATGTCCAACAACACCACCAGCCGCATTCCGCCGAAGATCTACAACACTACATTGTATCAGCTGTACGATTATACCAGAACGTGGGTATGGGTCATAGGATTCATGGGGATTTTGTTGAATTTATGTGTGATTCTCACCATCGTAATCAAACGTCGAAAAAAGAAGTCTCCTAGCGACGTCTATCTTTGCAACATCGCTTTAGCGGACTTGGCGCTCGTGTTTATTCTGCCTACCATACTCGAATATGTGCACAATCATAAGGACACCGCACATCATGTGGCTTGTTATGCTATGAATGCTTGTTTTTACATATGTCTTTTCGCAAATGTATGCTTTTGGACTAACTTGTTTATGGACCGCTACTCCGCTATCGTGTGGGGTGTACAACTCAATAGCATCCGAAATCGCCGTCGCTCTATGTGGTGGAGCCTTATGTTCTGGCTCTTTGCCCTGATAATGGCATCTCCTCACTACGCTCTGAAACAAAGAAGCGACAGTGAATGTGTAGGAGACTACAGTCATGACCTAACTAAGGTCGTTTTCCCTGTGTTTATCAATTTCAAAGTGAATATCCTCGGTTTTCTAGTTCCCATCATCGTTATGTCGCTCGCTTATCACAATATGGTCCGTTTTGTGATTAACTACGTAGGTAGATGGAACTTACAGACTCTTGATGTACTCCTGGTGATTGTGGTATCTTTCGGCTGCTTCTGGTTTCCCTTCAATTTGGCACTGTTTCTGGAGTCTATTGAACTAATGTGGAGCAGTACCTCTAGGTTTTTAGGAGGTGCTATCGAGCTTTGTCTCCACCTAGGCCATTTTTTCGTGTATTTTCGCGCCTGCTTTAACCCACTGATCTATATCATCGTGGGCAAACAGATGTCTAAGGACATGTGTGATACCTTTAGATCTATGTGCTTATGTTGTTATCCCCGAACGGTGCCCTACCAGGACATCGACCTCGAGGTGAAAAAAGACTTTCAGAGACGGCTCAAAGATAGCAAAAAGGCCTCCTATCACGGTAAGAACGATAAGGTCCCGGTGGAAGACACAGAATTCCTGCTGTAATCTGATTCCGTCTCAATAAACAGATCTCTATTTTTGCACAGCGCATGTCTATGCCTCTCGTTCTTTCCCGAGGGGGTCAGACGGGGACGTCATTTTAGTGGCGCGCTTTTCACTCATAAATAGTAAAACCTCCCGAATCTCAGTCTCTCGAAGCGTGGTTCTGCCAGCGTCCATGCCTCGGGAGCTCGAAGGGTGCTATCATGACGCCAGCGGGTGCGCTGACAACGGAGTTCGAATACGATACAGCGGCTGAGGCTTGTAACCTCACCGACGTACTTCATCAGTCTAGGCCCGTTACGCTGTTATTCTACGGTCTCATCTTCATCTTCGGCTGTGTCGGCAATCTCCTGGTTATCTTTACCATCACTTGGAGGCGACAGATCCGCTGCTCCGGCGATGTCTACTTCGTCAATCTGGCTCTGGCCGACCTCATGTTCGTCTGTACCTTGCCGCTGTGGATGCAATACCTCCTCAATCACGACTCGCTGGCGAGTGTGCCTTGTACCGTTCTCACCGCATGTTTCTACGTCGCCATGTTTGCCAGCCTCTGCTTCATCACCGAGATCGCTTTGGATCGCTACTACGCCATCGTCTACATGAAGTACCGCCCGGTGAAACAGGCCGTCTTCGCCAGCGTCTTCTGGTGGCTCTTCGCCTTCATTATCGCCATTCCGCACTTTATGGTGGTCACCAAGAAACAAAACCAGTGTATGAACGACTACGAGCAGCTGGAGCGCAGCTACCCCATCATCCTTAAGACCGAGATCATCTTAGGTGCCTTTGTCATCCCCCTCAGCGTCATCAGCTACTGTCACTACCAAATCTCCAAGGTGGTGGCTGGTTCCCAGTCACGACACAAAACCCACGTCATGCGAGTCTTGCTCGCCGTGGTCTGCGTCTTCATCCTCTTCTGGATGCCTTACCATCTGGCCTTGTTCGTCGACGTCCTCCGGCTCCTTCACTGGATTCCGGACTCCTGCGAGTTCACAAAATCCCTGCAGAAGACGCTCATTCTCACGGAGTCCGTGGCTTTCTGCCACTGCTGTTTCAACCCCCTCCTCTACGTCTTCGTTGGTACTAAATTCAGACAAGAACTCTACCTGTTGCTGGGTAACCTGCGGCAGCGGCTCTTCTCCCGCGCCGTAGCCAGCTACCAGACCATGACTTTCTCTCGTCGGAGCTCTAGGACCGACGACGGTACGACACAGGACACCATCTCCGAGACCTTTTCTACGGTCTCGGAATTACCGTACTAATAAAAAGCCCGATTTTGTCTGTTTTGTACCATCGGCTGTCGCGTCTCGTTTTTCCGCGTCCCCGTTACACGCGGTATTAAACAATCGTCGCGTTTCCCTGCGAATAGCGAATCGCGACGGCGGATGGAGTTATCTCGAGAAAACCGTCCTCCCACGCCATGGGCCCCCGCGGGTGGTGGTGGCTGTGCGGCGTCTGTTGTTGGTGGTGGGTCACGTTTGGATGTGCTCGGACCGTGACGGTGGATGTCGTCGCGCCCACGGTCCGGGCACAATCAACCGTGGTTTACTCTGAGCCTCCGAGGAGCAGTAGCAGCAGTCGCGGCGGCACCGCGAAGCGGAGGTCCACCGTCTCGCGCTGGCTGCGCCTGCGGCACGGCAACGCCAGCGCCTGCGTGTCGGAGGTCGACTGGACCACCCAGTTTTTCTTCTCTGGCTGCGAGCGCTACCCCAGCTTCGTCAAGCTCAACGGGGTCAAGCGCTGGACTTCGGAGCGCCAGTTTCTGGGCGAGGTGGCCTACTACGGGGGCTGCTGTGTGGTGAGCGGGGGGCGACATGCGTACGTCGTGCTCATTAACGGTTACGGGACTGCCACCTATGGTAATGCTCTGCGTCTGGACTTTTCGCGCCGTAACTGCACTGTACCGCTGCAGACCTACCCTCGCCGTCTGGAGATCTACGATGGGCAGACGACTCCGAGCCGCTGCGATCCCTATCGAGTGTATTTCTACGGTCTGCGCTGCCCTCAGCAGCTGGTTCTCAACGCCTCCGGCGGTCTGGAGCTACGGCGCTGCCCCGGTACCTCCCCCGCCGCCGCGGACCCCTCCCGGCCGCGACACCGCGGCGATCTGGAGGATGAGCTACGCGGTCTGTGCGTGGACCTGCTGGTGTGTGTCTTTCTACTAGCTCTGCTCCTGCTGGAGCTCATCCCCATGGAGGCCGTCCGCCACCCCCTCGTCTTCTGGCGCCGGATGGCCTTGACGCCGTCCAGCTGCCGCTTCGAGCGCTGGTGTAAGGCTCGTCTGCGGCGTCTGCTGGGACTGCCGCCGCCTCCGCCGCTCGCGCCGCCCTCCCCACCCAAAAAGAGCCCCAGTGTCTTCGCCACCGACAACTCTGCTTGGGCACCGCTGTCCGCGCCGCCGTGGCGGCCGCCGTTACCGTCGGTCGTTCCCGACAGTCCGCCGCCACCGTACAGCTTGCGTCATGCTACGTCACTCGTCACCGTACCCACGCTGCTCTTATATACGTCATCCGAGGCGTCGTTCGCAATGCCCCAAACAGCGTGCGCGCTGTACGCTACTTATGGGGAACCCGGCGAGCCTGCTGGATCCGCGGATGCGTCGCCGGGATCCGGAGCTGCCGCTGCCGTCTCGGCTCCTGGCCCCGGTGGCTCCGACGGCCTCGACGCGGTCCCTTCTGGCCAAGAACATGGAGCTGCGTTTCAGCCTGGCCTGGATCTGGTTCCCGAGCCTGTGCCTTCTGCTCCTGAGGAACCCTGCTGATGCCTGTCTAGTCGACGTGGGATCCCAGGTGACGATCCGGGAGCAGTGCCGGCTTCAGAACGGCGCCATGATCTCCGGCGGGGTGCTCGAGGGCAATTTCAGCGGCGGCGCCGTACTGGAGCTCGATTACGAGGGCCTGGACTACCTTGGCGAGGGACAACGCATGCAGCTCCACCTCAGCGGCCTGGAGAAGGAGGACGCCGCCGCCGCGTCTGCTTCTTCTCACCGGGGGCATCATCACGGGCGTCTCCGGTGGTCTTTCTACGTGCAGCAGCGCCAGCCCAAGTACGGTATCCACCGCCGTGTCGTGCGTCTGCGCGTCCTGTCGTCCGAGGAACAGGGACGGTTCGACCTCCCCACGTCCTGTGCCCATCAGAAGAGATACCACCCCTTGCGCGACGGCGAGGATAACCACGACGACGACGGATCCGCTACCCACGCCTCCCACTACAACCTCCTCGGCGCCCTCCTGGTCTGGATCGGCTCCGGTCTTAACATCGTCTGGTGGACCGGCATGGTACTCCTGGCCATGGACGCCCTGGGACTCGGCGAGCGCTGGCTGCGTCAGGCCCTGCACCACGGCGAGACCCAGCAGCGCTCGCGGGCGCAGGCCCTGCAGCACGAGCGGGACATGTTCTGGCAACGTCGCAAGCGGGCCAAGCGTTCGCGCGCGGCCTCCGAAGACGGTTCCGTTTCGCCCGTGATCAAGATCTCCCAGGAGGAAAAAGTGCGCCACCTCGTCGCCCTGCCCTGGGGCGGGACGCAGACCGCCCTCGTCACCGGTGAGCCTCTGCCGTCACCGCCTCCGCTGCCGGACCTGCCTCCCGTGCCGTCATCCGCTCCTCCCGTGCTGTTGTCGCAGCGGCCCCCCGAATACTCCGAGCTTCCGCCTGTATAAAATAAAGAGATTGGGCCGACCTCCGCTCTGAGTGTCTCGTTTGCGTTCGTCTTCCGCGGATCCTATCGCCGGCAAGACGGGATCCCTTTCAGCCAGCTTCGATTTCATGTCGCTTCTAGAGCGCGAAGAGAGGTGGCGCCGAGTCATCGACTACTCCCACGAGCTGTGGTGCGACTGCGGGAACTGGCAAACTCACGTCGAGATCCAGGACGACGGACCCAACAGCCAGGAGCCGGAGCCGGCGCATTGGCTGCAGTACGTGGAGTGTCAATGGCAACTGCGTGTCCGCGACTCGCACGACCGTTGGTGCCTCTGCAACGGCTGGCGTGATCACGCCCTGCGGGGCCGCTGGGGCACGGCTTACTCGTCGGGCTCCTCGGCCTCGTCGTCGGGGTTCGTGGCCGAGAGCAAGTTCACCTGGTGGAAGCGGTTACGGCACGCTACCCGACGCTGGATGTTTCGTCGGAACCGTCATCGTAGCCCCTCGCGGTACAGCAGTAGCAGCAGCGAGGACGACGACGGCTCCAGCCTGCGGACCAACGAGGCCTACGTGCGGTCCCAGCGGTAGCGGTCCCCCTGGCCTCCGCGGACGCGGGTTTACGGACCGGATATCGGGATAGCTGATAGGCTTTAAAAAGAGACAGAGAGGACGGTCTTCTCGCGCGGACACTACCACCCCCTAGCGATAGACAGCCCCCGGGATGGTGATCGCCACCACGGACTCCGAGCGCGATTGGCGTCGCGTCATGGTGGAATCCCACGCCCTGTGGTGCGACTGCGACGAGTGGCAGTCGCACCTCTACCGCGTGTTCGACAGCGATTTCCACCGCCGAGCCCGCAACCGGGAGGAACGACGCGCCGCCAACTGGCGACGACAGATGCGACGGCTACACCGCCTCTGGTGTTTCTGCCGGGACTGGAAGTCGCACGCGCTCTTCACCATCTGGGACGGGATGGAGTCCGACGCCGATTCCTCCGCCTCGTCCTCGGGCGAGGCCCCCGAGCAACCCGTCTGCAAATGGAAGAACGCGCGGGCCCTCTCACGGGCTTACCACTATCGCCGGAGTCGCGGCCGGCGGGGCACGCCGCCCCCGCGAAACATGCCGGGTTTCGAGCACGTCAGGCCCCTGTGGTACAACAACCCGCGGGACGTGCGGGAGGACGAGAGGCGGACTCGGGCGGAGCCCGACCGCGTGGTGTTTCAGTTGGGAGGGGTGCACCCTCGCCGCCCCTTTCGTATCTATGAACCCCCCGACCCCGAAGAAGAGGAACAGGGGGCGTAGCCCGAGTAATAAAAGCGGTGTTTTCCCCCCGTCATCACGAGTGGCGCGTGTGTCTCTGACGTACAGGAAGAGTGATTGACGTACGTGGAAAGTGTGACTGAGAAGCGCGTCAGCGTCTGACGCGGGATGGTGAGGACACCACACGGGGAGGGAGGCATAAAAAACATACTCGGTTCCCCTTTTCGCGCTCACACGCCTCGCGACTCCTGAGAACACCATGAGTTTCGGGTTCCCCGAGCGGATCGAGGCCGCGATTCGACGTCGACGCCCGCACTGCAAGCGCGTTCGCACGGGTCATCCGACAAACATGATGCACTTCGTGGTCAGGCAGCTGATGATGTACCCGCGTCTGATCCCGTTTCCCCTGCCGTTTTACACACCGCGGTTAGAGGTACGTCGGTAGGAGGAAGAACGACGCGGGGGTTCACGGGACTTGAGCAAGATGCGGCGTTTCGGAAACCCCCGTGATCCGCTGGCGTGGGAGCCACGTCGATGCTACGTCAAACCACCGTGACTCGGGAGAACGTTACCAGATAAAGCTCAAACGCCGTCGGCACTCGATCCTCAGAGCAACGCCTCGGGGCGATGCGGTGATGAACATCGAGAAGCTGGTGAATCTCCTGGGTCTGCTCTGCTGGATCGCCGCCCAGACCGTCAGCCGCATCGCTCCGCATGCTCGAGGACTCAGTCCTGATCAGCTTCATGGTCTCTACCGGGGTCTGCACCTGGAGCTTCTGGAACCTGCTCGGCCGCAAGCGGCGAACCGGTCCGTCCGAGACCGAGGAGGACCAGCCACCTGCCAAGAAGAGAAGGACCGAGGAGGGTCCTTCCCTCGCTTCTCAGGTTTTCGTGCTCGCCGTGTGCCATCTCACGGCAGCCAGCCTCGGGGCTCCGACACCCTTCCCGCCCTCCGCTTTCAGCTCCCAGAGAGAGTCCTCCTCTGCCTGAACCGCGGGTGTCATGGTCTCTACGCGGTTGTGGAACGGCCTCGTCTGGTTGGGGTGCCTGTTTCTAATTCCACTGTTCTGCCTGTGCTGTGGCTGAAACCAGGAGCGACATGGGAAAACGGTACCGCTCCTATTCGCGGACCTGAGGAACGATGAAGTTCTTTAAATCTCGCGCCAGACCTCCGCGCCTGACGGTGCCCCGGGTCCTCCGCTTCTTCGGATACGCCGTTTTACTCGCCGTCGCTTGGCAACGCCTGAAGAAAGAGCGTGCCGCGAGCCTACGGCGCTATGAAGAAAAAATGCGTCGGCAACAGGTACGGCGTCGGCAGAGCTTTCCATGAACTCAGAGACTGGTTGCGATCAGCGTGCTGGATCGCGGTGCTCTGTGCCGCGACGACGCATGTGTCCGAGCATGCGGCGGTCTAGTGAGACCACGGGACTCTAACCTGAGAGCCTCAGAGCGATGTATCAATAAAGAGGATATTATTTTTGTACCGGATTCGCTTGTCTTGTGTTCTTTTCGGGGTCGGGAGAGTTCGACAGTTTATGAGATAGGACAGGAAAAGTAAGGATATAAAAGAAATAAAAGCGAGGATAGAAATCGCTAGTTACATCGGTCGTATGTACTAGCCCAACGATTCCTGTGTAAGATGGTGTTGCTGAGGGCTAAAGGCCGGGTGGTGTGTTCGCTGACCACCTCCTGGCCTCTGTTTATTGTAGCGTGTATCCTAGCGTTGGGAGATAAATGTCAAAGAGAGCTGGGTTTCTGTGTGTTGTGTCTGATCTTGCATATCGTGACCACCGTCAGCTTCACGGAGGAAAGTCTGAGTTCGGCGGTGCCGTGAAAGAGATATGTATCTTGTGTTTTATGTATGTGGTATAACATGGTAATGAAGTATTCAAAGCGCGAATAAAGGTCACATTCGTCCATCAACGTGTCTTTATTGAACGTTATAGTGGTAATGGGTGGCGACGTTAGAGAAAGTGACACGTCGCATGTCACGGCATAGTCGGGCAGTGGTATCGTAGTACGGTACCGGGGCAGGCATGCACACGGGCTGGATGAACCCGGGGGCCATGTGAGGTACCACGTAGTTCCCGGGATCGGAGAATTCGGGGGCGGTGTAGTTGAGAGACGTTTGTGGCGGCGATGTTGTCGCTTCGTGAATGAAAGACTGGGGTCGGCAGCCTTTCGGTGGTACCGGGAGAGGGCGCTCTATGTCCAGGCCACAACGTATGGTAGCTTTCTTCCAGCGTCGTTGTACCACGTCGTTTTTGCGACTGGTGCCCAATACCCAGATGGACTCGTCGAGGTCGAACCAGGCGTCGTCGGCGATCGGTCGGCTGGGTCGCCAGTCTTCGTCATCGCGTCGTAGGGCCCGTCCTATGCTGGCTTGGTGACTCAACGGGGGTTCTGAGGGTCGATTGTATTTGCTGGATTTGCCTTTCGCCGAGGGTTCGTCTTCTTTTCCCCGACCTTTTTTGCCTTTTTTATCCTTGTGTAGATGTCCCCCGGCTTCCAGGAGGATCATAGCCAAGTCGAGGCCAAGAGCCTGGGCGTCGGCACGGCGTCGAGCGTCGTTGAGGTGATCTTCGACCGCGATAGAATCGCTTAGCCCTTGGTTTTTGGCGGCGAGGGCCAGTACCTCGGATTCTCCGCGTCCCGGACGTAATAAGAAATTCAGCTGGCCGGCGCCGTCGCGTACCCATAGCGGGGCGCGGGGATGAACGTGCAGGGCGTCCCAGCGGGGCCGCTCCCAGTGCTCGCGGTCGAGGTCGGGCAGGAGGCGCAGGGCGGCCTCGGCGGGCGGGGCGGAGACGCGGCCCAGGGTCAGCAGCCCCAGGAGGCCGGCGCGCAGCAGGTGCGAGAGCTCGTCGGCCAGCGGGTAGAGGTGGCCGTCCTGGGGGCAGTAGCCGAAGACGGCACCCAGCTCGTCCAGCACTAGCAGGGCCTGGGCGTAGGGCCGGCCGTCCGTTCCCCGAACGGGCGGTTGCTGCAACTGTTGCAGTTGCTGCTGCTGGAGCAGGTCGGCGGCCGTGGGACGTTGACCAGAGGAGGTAGCACCGGCAGCAGTTCCAGCAGCAGAAGTCGGGCCGGCGGAGCTCGACAGAGGTGGGGACACGGCACAGGTAGCAGCGGACGAGTTGTGGGGCGCGACGCCGTGTCCCTGGGTGTTCGCCGTATGCGTTATTAGAGGCGCGCCGGCTGGGTGTCCCGCGGGTCCGTTTCCGCGTCCTGCGGTCTGGCTCGGCGCCATCCCCGAAGACAAGCCCGTCCCGGTACCTGCGCCAGCTGCGGTATTAGAGGCGCCGGGCCCCGTCCCGGTCTGTCGTCCGCCATGCTGAGGAGACGTCGTGGCTGCATTCGCCGGACCCCCGGACCTGGTCGCGGCGCCGTGTTCCGAGGAAGAGAGCCTGGCTGAGGACGAGGCATCGTTCCCGGTATCAGCCGACACGCTCGGGTTTTCCTGCGGCGTCCCCGCCTCTGTGTCGTGGCGGCAGTAGATCGTTAGCCAGCGACTGGGCAGCACGACGCCCAGAAACAGCCACCCGCAGCACAGGCGCTGGTGGATGTGGCGCTGCACGGCCGTCAGCAGCGACGGCGGGTGTGGCGCCGAGGCGAACGGCTCGTAGTTTTCCAGCTCCTGCCAGGAGCCCAGGATCACCCAGGGTTGGCGCAGTCGTCCGGGCGTCTGCAGCGGGATGCCCGTGTGCTGCCACCGGCGGCGCAGCTCGCGGCCCAGTTCGTTCACGTCGTCGCTCTTGGTCAGCGTCCGCAGCAGCGCGGGCTCGGGGACAGCGGTGGCCCGCGGCGCGTTCAGCCCCAGCCGGTTGGACCGATACAGCCGCGCCACGTCGCCGGCGCCGTAGCGGAACCATTCGTCGGCGTCGCGGGCGGCTAGGGTCAGCGTGTTGCGCTGCAGGTCGTAGATGAACACCCGAAAGTTGACGCCCAGGGCCAGGTACAGCTGGTCCTGTTGGCACAGGCCGTCCAGTCCCGTAGGCGGCGCCGTGGCTCCCGGGGACGGCAGCGGTTCGTGTCCCGTCGCCGCCTCGTGGACGATGGTGGCCACCAGCACGATCCAGGGGTCGCGCGGCGAGAGCTGGCGCAGGTCGGTGGCCCCGACGCCGGCCATCTGGCTGCGCGGCGTGATGCGCGCGTAGAAGCCGTACGGCCGGCCCAGCGGGAGCAGACCGCCGGCCTCTCGTTGCGCCCACTTGCGCATGGCTCGGCTGGTGGTGTTAGCCATGAACGCCGTGCGCCAGATGGTGCCCATGGCTTGGTATTCCAGCTCCGTCAACGTTCTCCGTTCCACGGGGATCTGCGCCAGCAGGAACCGCTCCGGGCTGTTCCAGAAGTTGAGGCTCGGCGGGGCGCCGGGCGGTCCTCCGCCGATGGCGCCTGCTTGGCCTCCGGCGTGGGGCTTGCACGTGGTGGGGTTGTGCACGTTGGGGTGGGCGTGCGGTCGTCCCGGCGGGCGCGGAAAGCGCTGGCTCATGGCGTCGGCCTGAGCGTACGTTGCCTACAGAGAGCGTCGTGAGGAATTGAAGTGGGGAAGGGCGGATCGGAGTCCGCAACGGGAACGGCTTCAGCGGAAAGTCGGTGTGGATCGCGGACGGCGATTATGGTTCCTAATAGTCTCGTTAGAGTGCACGCGCGTCACCCCTGAAAACCGCGTGTTCTCTCGGCCCTCGCGGAGCACGTAGTTTTCAGAGGCAAACGGCGAGAAGCGCAGGCGTGCGTGTGTGAGCTCCGAAGGCAGATTTTATACCCAGTGTTGTTCCCGCGTGAGGCGGGCAGCGGTCGCAGGCGCCGCCTCCGGCAGCTCACGCTTGGTTGGCCGTTTGCACGCCTGGGGACGCCAGACCGGTGGACGCACACACTCCGATCCGGCCTCCGCTGCGGGTCCCGGGGGGTGGGGGGGTGTTTTTGGCGGGGGGGCACTAAATTGGCGCAAGGTTGCGCGTGTCGCTTGCCGCGGGCGTGCAGGGAGGCCGAAGCGGCGGCCGGAGCCGTGCAGAAACACGTACGTACGCACGCCAAACCAGTCCCCGCGACGACCCGCCGGCCCGAAACACGTCCGACCGGCCGGCCCGCCGCACGCCGCCGCGGAAACCGGTTCCGTGACTCACCGATCCCGGCCACGGCAAACACGCGCCACACTCGCTGCGCGGATAGACT